CATCAACGCCCTGAGTACCTTGAACTCCTTGAGCGCCGTTATATCCATCAACGCCCTGAGTACCTTGAACTCCTTGAGCGCCGTTATATCCATCAACGCCCTGAGTTCCTTGAACTCCTTGAGCGCCGTTATATCCATCAACGCCCTGAGTTCCTTGAACTCCTTGAACGCCTGTGCTTCCGATAATGCCTTGACTTCCCGCGGCGCCCTGACTACCAACTGCACCTTGAACTCCTTGAGCGCCGTTATATCCATCAACGCCCTGAGTTCCTTGACTGCCATTACTACCCGAACTACCAATAACGCCTTGAATCCCTCGACTACCTTGACTACCAATAATACCCTGTGAACCTTGACCGCCAGATGATCCCTGAACACCTCTAGTTCCTTGACTACCAATACTGCCTTGATTTCCTGCTATACCCTGACTCCCAATAATGCCCTGAGTCCCTTGAGATCCTTGACTCCCTATAAATCCCTGAGCACCAAAAGTGCCTTGAATTCCAACAGCGCCCTGATTGCCAATAACTCCTTGAATACCCTGAGTTCCTTGGGAACCCTGACTACCAACAAATCCCTGACTGCCAACAAATCCCTGGCTTCCCATTATTCCCTGACTGCCAATATCTCCTTTAACTCCTTGAATTCCTTGAGCAGAGGTGACCGCATTGATAATTTCATTTTTTACAAATGCTGTACTTGCAATTTGTGTAGAAAATGTTCCAATATTCGCCGTCGGAACAGTAGGAATACCAATAAAATTTGGACTATTTAATAATGCATAAATGCTTAATGCAGAATCGAAGTTGGTAATATTAGATGTTGTGTGAGTATGATTAACGTTAGCAAATAAACCACTACCATAATAACTTAAGTTTGACCAGCGTGCGGTTCCGTTGCCTATCTTTAGATAGTTGTTTGTAAAATCAAATCCTGGTTCTCCTGTTGCTAGTACAGGATTAATCTGGGACCATTGAGAAGCTGATCCTCTTCTAAAAGTAATTAAAGTTCCCATTAATAAACCTATTGTGTCAAATTTGTGGTATTATATTTAAATACACCCACAATATAGATCTTATAGTTTTGAGAGTTGATCTATTTAATCTGATATTAATTCCTAAAAGTCTAACTTTAGATACACCTTATGGCTGGGCTAAGGGTATGGATTTTAAATTAAGTGGCTAATAAATTTGAAATCAACAACTATAGACATCTTGTTGTAATCTCCCTATAATAGCTCATGACCCAATTGTTCAGAGGAGACTAGAATGTCGGAACTAAGTTTAAAACAAATTTGTTCAATTTATGCAACAGACAAGAATTGTCTTCATTGTTATGTCGATGAAGTTTATGAAGAATTATTTAAAGAGTTTAGATACTCAGCCAATAAAGTGTTAGAAATTGGGGCTTATAATGGGGCAAGTATAATGATGTGGAAAGAGTATTTTTCTAATGCCCAGATTTTTACCATAGACAATGTATATTGTCCTCAGATTGCTGACAGAGTAAATATTACTAGTTTACTGGGCGATGCTTATAGCTATGAAACCCTAAAAAATTTACCAAATGATTTTGATATTATAATTGAGGATGGATCTCATAAGATTGAAGATATGAGCTTTGTGGTTGTTGAATACATTAAGAAACTCAAGCCAAATGGAGTATTGATTGTAGAAGATATTCCAGATTTTAACTGGACCAATATTTTAAAGAACCTAATACCAGACAACTACAAAGCTGAAATAAAAGATCTTAGAAGAGTTCGTGGTCGTTATGATGATATATTGATGATTATTAGGTCTTAGGATACTTAGCTTTAACCGAAGCTATTTTAGCTTGCATGTCGAGAAAGGCTTGAGAGGCTGCCCCCTTCCACATAGCATCTAGTTGATCTCCTAATGAAGGATACTCACTTCTTCGTAAGGCATAATAATCAGGAATAGATGGTTTCACTATTTCTTCTTTACTAATCGGAACTTCTGTTGCTTGTCCTGTCATTGGGTCATCAATAGTTCTTGTTTTGGGTTCTAGTTCTGTCCAAGCTAATTCTTTCTGATCTATGTCGCTCAGAATAGACTGTTGAGCAGATTGGAGGAACTGGTCGATATTTTCTACATTGGGTGGGATAAATATTTGCCAATTATAAATATTGTCGTTGTGTTGAACTTCGATATAGGCAAGAGCCCTATTTTCATCTTGTAAATTAGATGCTAATCCTATTAAATTAATATTAGACATTTTCTGTCTCCTTATGATTGGAACCCTTAGGTAGTCTTTCGTGCCATCTCTTGTCCAAATATGAACGGTCAGCTTCTGTTAACACTCCATTAACTGGAATATTAGTATGATAGTTTGTGAGGTCAACGTCTGGGTGGGCTGTATATTTGCCACTAGCCAAGTCAATGTGTAGACATTGTACATCGGTATTAACTAGTATTGGAGTACCCCTCTTATGAATTCTATGCATAAAAAAATTATCTTCTCCAATAAAAGGAATATCTTCAGCAACCCCATTAGCGATACAACAGAATGGAAGCTCTGGCTCCTCCTCTTTCATCTGCTTCAAAATTTCAACAGGAATAAGCATAGCGTCCATACCACACATATGAGCTTTTAGTAGTTGACCAGGATCAACATTTGGAACAACTATCCAGTTTTTTTCTTTAGTCATAATCATAGCATCACCAAGTTTGATATAATAAACACCAACAACTATGCTACCAGGATTTTCTTCAGCGGTCTTGTGCAATGTTTTAAAAGCATGATATGGAACTACAGTATCTTCACCTATAAAAAACATATATTTAGCATTGCTCTCTAAAACTTGTTCTATAAGATAGTTTCGAGCAACGTCTACCTTTTCTCCATAAATATCACAAAACCCATGAGAAAATCCATGAAGATCAACATGTTCCTCTCCTAATCCTTGACGACCATTAAATTTTTGAGCTGGTTCTTCATTTTCGCATCGTCTTGGTTGAGCAATAACAACGTAGGGAGCGATATCTTTAGAAGTTTCCACAATATCTCTAAGAGTTTCCATTATTTTATCTTTACTATACATAATACTATTTGTCCTCTTATAGTTTATTAAAAAATGAAATTAATGCTATATTTTTAAAATCAAATCCAGATAGTGTACTAATTTTTGTTCCATTAACTGCTGAATATGGGATAAACTGGATGTCTCCAGTAGAGGTCAATACTCCTCCATAATAAGCTCCAGTCGAACTAGTATATAATAGATTATATGTACTAACAATGCCAGAAGAGTTTATTTTTTGACCAACAGCAGCAGAATATGGTATAAAATGTATATCTCCGTTTGGAGCTAAAACTCCGCCACAATATGCCCCGCTACTATTGGTATAAACTAAACTATATGTGCTAACAGTTCCTGTGCTGCTTATTTTCTGACCAACAGCTGCTGTAGAAGGCACAAAATGTGTGTCTCCGTTTGCAGATAAAACACCCCCAGAGTAAATACCCATTATCTAATCTCCTTATTTTTTAAACTTTCCCACAAGAGTATATCATCGGCATAAATTTTTTCAATTATAGCCTCTTGTTTTATTGTTAAAATTGGCTTATTAGATTCTGCTGATGCATCTATATGAGGAAGTGGAGTTGGTAGTCCTAGCCATTCCGCACATTTATCAAACTCGGTTTCAAATAAAAAGTATTGGAAATCTCCTTTTGGTAGTGGTCCATATATTGGTTGTATCAAGTGTTCTTCTATAGTTTTTTCTGGCTTATGGGCACACATGCTGCGAAATCTTTCAATGGGATTTCTGACGATAATTGCAATATTTTGGTTGGTGCCGTCCCACCATTCCTCTGAGCCAAAGAATGTTGCCGGATGCGACTCGTCGGTTATCTCAATATCAGGCCAAAAAGTACGCATGGCCGCAGTAGCTAAAGAATGGGAACCGCTACGAGGGATTAGAAGCACGGCATTGTTAGTGATAGGTGATCTTAAAATTTCACTCATGTAAAATACAGGACTACCGCCCCGCCTCCTGCCGCCGCGTTGGCGTAGCCTGTCGCAAATCCCCCACCAAGTCCAGCATTTTTATTTGTAAACTTATCATTATATCCACCCGAACCAAATGCTCCAATTGTGCCGCAGTCCTCGGTCGCCTTACCTCCAGCGAGGGCGACTGCTGATAGTAATCCGCTAACATCGGTAGCAATAAAACGACCGCATGACTGTCTTGTTCCGTTTCCACCTACGGCTCCAGCTGCGGAGCCTTGTCCGGCTACATTTCCACCTCCGAACAAGACACCACTGCCTCCATTTGCTCCACCGTCTCCACCAGAATAACCTCCTCCGGTTCCTGTCCGTCCGCCACCATTACCGGTGATAGTCGCGCCGTCAAACGTAACAGTGGATGATCCTCCCGTACCGGCTGCGATGTTTACAACTCCACAAGTATACGTCACCGACTGTCCGTTAGAAACCGTCCATGTCTTATACGCACATCCACCAGCACCAGCAACCAATGACCCATAATAATATGAGTTTCCTCCTGCGCCAACCGCCCACGCCTTCATACTTGTCGCCCCCGATGGGACTGTGTAGGATGTGCCAGAAGTAAGCAATACTGCGGTCGGGGTGTAGGAAGAAACTGCTGGTCCGGTATAAATCAGACTGTAGGTACTCACCACACCAGCACTACTAATTTTCTGTCCCACTGTCGCATTAAAAGGAATAAAATTAATATCTCCATTAGGAGCAAGAACTCCTCCAATATAAGCCCCAGAAGCCGTATAAACTAAACTATAAGTACTAACAACACCAGCACTGCTTATTTTTTGTCCTCTAGCAGCATTATATGGTATGAAATGTGTTTCTCCACTAGTAGATAGAACCCCACCAGAATAAGCTCCAGAAGTAGTATAAACGAGACTATAGGTGCTAACTACACTTGAACTATTTAACTTTTGGCCCACAACAGCATTAACGGGAATAAAATTAACATCGCCATTGGGAGCTAAAACTCCACCAGCATAAGCTGATGTTACAGTAGAATAAACCAAGCTATATGTACTGACTGTTCCAGCACTATTTATCTTTTGACCTCTATTACCATTATAAGGAATAAAGTTTATGTCTCCATTTGGACTCAACACACCACCGATATAAGCCGAGGATGTTGTGTAGACCAGACTGTATGTGCTAACGATAGCATTTGTAAAAACAGCAGAACCCGTTGTTGACTCATCCAATATGGTTTTCAGTTTATTCCACACCACAAGACCAGTATCAATACTACTATTGTCGCTAGATGGAACTGTTCCATTAACAAGACTTTGAACTTCGCTTACAAATTTTGGTGAATTTAAATGTGTGCTCATATTAATATTTATTTAGGAATGGAGAACAACAAACTCCAATATTTAGTGGCTTAGCTGGAAGAGTGGAAATTTTTTGACCAACAGTAGCTCCATATGGAATAAAATGTATATCTCCATTTGGTGCCAAAACTCCACCATTATAAGCTCCTCCGTTTGTTGTTGTTGTATAAAGTAAGCTGTAGGTGCTGACTAGGCCAGCAGTGCTAACTTTTTGACCTACAGGAGCAGTAGTAGGAACAAAATGAACATCTCCATTTGGAGATAGTACCCCTCCACAGTAAGCATCTGATGTATTAGTATAAATTAAGCTATATGTGCTGACAGTTCCATTAATACTCCATTTTTGTCCCCGAGAGTTTCCCGATGGTCCAAAATGTATATCTCCATTTGGATTAATTACTCCTCCATTGTATGGAGATTGCATACTTGATTCCCAATATGTGCTTACAACTCCGCTACTATTAATTTTTTGAAGAGTACTATATCCATAAGGAACAAAATAAACATCTCCATTAGGGGCTAATACTCCGCCATTGTAATAATATGCCCCAGTTAAAATTAAACTATAAGTACTAACTACTCCAGCGCTACTCACTTTCTGTCCCACAGAAGCACTCATCGGAACAAAATGAATATCACCATTTGGTGCCAATACTCCACCAGCATAAGCGTTGGCGGTGGTGTAAACCAGACTATATGTACTAACAACACCATTGATATTTATCTTTTGACCCCTGTTGGAATTATATGGAGCAAAATGGATATCTCCGTTTGTGGACATTACTCCTCCTCGATAACCTCCAGCAACAGAATACACTAAACTATATGTACTAACAATTCCGCTACTACTAACTTTTTGTCCAACAGTTGCAAAGAATGGAATAAATTGAATATCTCCATTTGGAGATAAAATTCCACCATTATAAGCATATGATTGTATTGTATTAACTAAACTATAAGTGCTTACTATAGGATTGGTAAAAGCAGTTCCATTGTTAGCTGATTTCTCTAATAGTGTTTTGATTTTATTCCAAGCAACTAGATCGCCACTTATACTACTATTATCACAAGTGGGAATTCCTCCCCTTGCTTTGTTTTTGACTTCAGTCTGCCATGTTGGTGATATGTCGTATATTGCCATAGTTTAAAATTTGTTTAAGAAGGATGAACAACAAGTTCCAATTTCAAAAGGTAAGGCTGCTGTGGTGGAGATTTTTTGACCCCTATCTGCTGCAAACGGAACAAAATGAATTTCTCCTCCTTCATTTAGAGTACCAGCAACATAAGCATAAGCAACTGTATAGACTAAACTGTATGTACTTACTATTCCATTTTTATCTATTTTTTGTCCTCTATTAGCAAAAAGTGGAACAAAATGGATGTCCCCATTAGGAGCCAAAACACCTCCGTGGTAAGCACCAGAACTATTAGTGTAAACTAAACTATAAGTGCTTACTGTTCCATTAATGTTTATTTTTTGTCCCACAGCGGCTGCAAAAGGTACAAAATGAATGTCTCCATTTGGTGCCAAGACTCCTCCAATGTATGCCCCGTTACTATTGGTATAGATTAAACTATATGTGCTAACCACACCCGAACTGCTAATTTTTTGTCCTCTATTGCTAAACGCAGGCACAAAATGAATATCTCCATTTGGAGCTAACACTGCGCCAAAAAAAGCTCCTGAGCCAGTAGTGGTGCTATATATCAAGCTATAAGTGCTCACCACGCCAGAGCTACTAATCTTTTGTCCAACAGGCGTGAGCTTTGGAGTAAAATGCACATTTCCATTTGTATCTAAAACCCCTCCATCATAAGCCCCAGCAGTATTAGTATAAATTAAACTGTATGTACTTACAACTCCGCTACTACTAATCTTTTGTCCAACCGCAGCGCTCGATGGGCAGAAATGAACATCTCCATTAGAAGCAAGGACTCCTCCGCTATAAGCGGATCCAGCGGTGTATGCTAAGCTATATGTGCTAACTAAACCAGTTTTACTTATTTTTTGTCCTCTATTAGCATTCCAAGGCACAAAATGAATATCTCCATTCAGAGTAATAATACCTCCTCTATAAGCAAGACTATTAGTATAAACCAAACTATAAGTACTAACTATAGGATTACTAAAAATGCTTCCGGCAGTAACGTTCTTATTTAAAAGATTTTTGAAATCTCTCCAAGCCAATAAGAAAGAATCAATGCTATTGTTGTCTCCAGCTGGTAAAGCTCCATTAGCAGCTATTTGAACGTTATCATCCCATTTTGGAGATATAACATTAATGTCTGGCATGTTATACTCCTATCACTGTTACTCGGTACTGACTGGTTGTTGGAGCAGATACAAAAATAACTTGGATACTATTATTATTTACATAAACTATATCTGGATATACATAATAATTAGTGGTTGTGTCTCTAACAATAACGAATGAGTCACTACTCACTCCCAAACTATGGGTGACTGTGTAGGTGGTATTGGTTCCATCTCCTATTAAAACTGAGTATGTAGAAGATATACCTTTGATTCCTTGAGTTCCTTGAGATCCAGAACCAGTTGTTCCTTGTAAACCTTGAGTTCCCTGACTACCCGTGGTGCCTTGAACACCTTGTAAGCCTTGAACTCCTTGACTGCCGGTACTGCCGATGGTGCCTTGACTTCCCACAGTACCTTGAACTCCTTGACTACCTTGACTGCCGGTACTGCCGATGGTGCCTTGACTTCCCACGGTACCCTGACTACCAAAGGTACCTTGAACACCTTGAGTACCTTGTCTGCCTTGAACACCCTGTGGACCTTGAACGCCTTGGCTACCTTGACTGCCGATAGTGCCTTGACTACCTTGGAGCAATATATTACTTATCAATGATCTATTAATTAAACCACTAGTTTGAATCAGTAAATAATCACTATTCTGAGGATTAGCTATAGTACCAAGAGAAGGTAAAGATAAATTATTAAATTGTCCACTATTTGCTACAATTAATCCACTAATATTAGTATTGCCAATAATATCTAGTTGACCACTTGGCGTATTAGTATTAATGCCTACTTTATTATCTGTAGAAATAAATATGGTCTCTTTAGTGCCAGACGCGCTAATAGATTGACCTAATTGAGCATTGTTATAATTGATTGTCATAGGTATATTAATAATCCTAGGTAAATATTATGACTATCAAAATATACACCGTGCTGGATCTTAGTGCTAAAAGAGTAAATTATGAAATTTTTCTGATGTTTGAATATTGAATTAGCTAAAGCTGTTGGATTCCTTTTTTTTTAAGAACATTACATCTTTGATGATATTAATATCTTGAGCGGGATATGCTTTGAATTTGTTAAGCACATCTGCATCTATGAGGTCTTTATGAACCCACCAATCTTCAAATGTACAATCGCTATGGGGAGATATATCATTAAACAAAAGAGTATAGCCAACACTTTCTAAATATCTTCTAGATTTTTCTCGATATATTTTACTCATATCTACATAATGATCATGCTCGTAAGTAATAACTCTAAATTTGTATTTATTAAATGGTATTAATAATAGTGCTTCAAATGTATTTTTAGATGGTTCTATATCTAGTTGTAGGTAGTCGATAATATTAGAAGAGAAAGTTTCAGACAATAGTTTATCGTAATCTACTGCTAAAGCATCTCCATTTATAACTCTATTTTTTCTCTCATTGATATGTTGTGAGGCTAACTCTACGTTAAGTTCTATTCCAACTCCTGTCCAGTTAAAATTTTGTTCAAGCAGTGCGGTATTACTATTATGCAAAGAGTGCGCGGATCCTATTTCAAGGTAGGTTCCATTAGTTTTTCCTTGTAAAGCAGCTAATACAAATAAATCCTGACATACCTGAGAAAAGTTCTTTTCTATATTTTCTGAGCCTGGAAATTTAAATCTTAATAGATCATGCTGGGATTTGTCGTATCTGGTAATAGCTTCAGACTCTGGACCTGATCCTAGTGTAGATAAGTTTTGTTGAATTAGATGCTTATAAATGTCGTTAAGTTTATCCTTATAATCATTCATTAAAACTCGCAATAGTTTTCTAGCTTCTCTGGGTTTACCGCACCACCATGAAGCTACTGCTTTTTGAAAAACCAAAAAATATTCGCCCTCATAGCCCACATCAAGATTGTCTGATGGCTCTTCTAATGCTAGTCCTATACAAGCATAAGTATAAGAATCCATCCATTGTAGTCTATGTTCATGTAATTGACTCAAAAAGAAATATGCTTCTCTTCTTGAAGGATATATAGCAATTGCTTGTTTTAATAGATTTTCACAAGTATGGTCTCTATTGCCAATTTGTTTGTAACATAAAAAGGTGTGTAAAATGCATTTATATCTTAGTAATTGATTATTTGTAAATTCTGCACATTTAATATAGAATCCTGATGCTGGAGCATAATGTTTCTGATCCTCATACCATTTTGCTAGCTCAAAAATTGCTATATCATTAGTGTGATCATTAATATAATTATCTAGTAATTTCATATATTCAACATCTTCTTAATTATATGTTTTGGAGCTTCTAATAAATATGCTGCATTATCTTGTACTCCAAAAGTCATCAATAAACTATCATTATAGTCACATAAGCCACAACAAAATTCAACCTCACATCCTGTAAAGCTAAATGGTTCTGAAATTTTAACTATATGAAAATCTTGATTCCATAATACCAATCTATGTTTGTATGATACATTCTTTCTTCCTGCTTCACTCTTAAATAAATAAGTTTCATGAGTTAATGCTAAGTAATGATCTTCAAAAGGAATAACCTGAGATCCACCTCTTAAATCAGCAGCTTTTAGATCTTGGTATTCTGTTAGTATTACAGTTTCGCAAATGCCTGTAACCGGATCAAATTTAGCTACTTCTGTAGGGTTTGTCCATTTTATATAATGATATGGCTTGTCCAGAATGGGCATCCAGTTTTTCTCACAGTAACTACTATTATTTCCTGGCGCTGGAATTCTTTGTCTTTTAATTTCAACACTTTTATTATTTTTGATTAAAATTTCTGATAATTCCATTCGTCCTTCGCCATTAGTAGTCGTGTCTCTTCGTACTCCAGAAAGAAAAAATTTATTATTCCATTCTACTATTCTACAATCTTCTAATCCTACAAATTCCCACAATGGTTTTTCGTCTAATAAAGAAGTATCTACAATATTATTAGATACTATTTCAAATTTTTCATTTAATGTACACAGTATATTATATGTTGTAAGTGAAATATCATTCTCCGGGTGCAAATAGCATAAAGGCCCCCATATGTGCTCATTAACCCCATTCTCTGCATGATATAGAACATAATTAATATTGCGTAAATTAACTATTAATTGATTATTTTTATTCCTAAAAATAGAAGGATTAGTTAAAGAAGTTCCTATCATAGACGAAGAAGGAACTAATAAAGGATGGATCGATCCACCTTGTTCTAGTATGGATTTGGATATATTCATTTTGTCCTATTATATTGCCTAAGATGCTTCTATTTATAATTATAGACAATATTTTTATTCAAGTCAAGGGATTTTAAATTACCCATAACCCAGTAGCTTCATCTAAAACATACTCTTTTCCAGGACAAGGTGGAACAAAAGCTCCTTCTGGAATATTTATGTCCTCTCTAAAAACATAGCCTATCCCAGCATAATTTAATCTAAAAGGAACTCCACCATTATTATGAACTCCGCCAATTGTATTGTATGAAGTTCGTTTACAAATTTGTCCTCTAAATTCACCGTAATATTTTTCCCAGTCAATACCTTCTTCATTTTCATTCTTGCCAACTATAACTTCAGTAACAATATTATTTTCATCTAAAAATGCATAATGTGCCATATATTATATCTTTAATTAAAGTAATGATATCTATTTTTCCTGAAAGTATTATTAGATCCACTAATGCTAACATTTTGAGCTAATATTGAATTGTTATATGATAGTGACATGTTATTTTATTCTTATAGGTAATATATTTATATTAGGTATTAAAATGTAATACTTCCAGATGTTGTAAATGTGTAGATAGTATCACTACCAACAATAGAGGATGTTGGAGAGCCTGTTGTTGTTGCAGATACACCTGAGCTGATACGAACAATTACTACTCCATATCCACCTGATCCTGCTGTGTAAGAATCATCACCGCGCATACCACCTCCACCGCCGCCAGTATTGGCAGTGCCGCTCTGAGGGCTATTATTGAGTCTTGCTCCATTTCCACCGCCTCCGGTTCCACCCGTTCCAGTATAATTATCGCCTCCACCGCCACCGCCACCTCCATAAAAAACTGCACTTCCGGTTATTGAATTAGAAATACCAATCCCTCCGTTTGGTGCTGTGCCTACACCGCCAGCACCCGATCCCCCATATGAAGGATTGGATGAAGTGTTTGTGTTGGAAATTGATTGGGGAGATCCTGAGTCGCCGCCAATACCGGAGCGAGGAGTGTTAGCCCCACCTCCCTGACCACCTCCTGCAGTAACACCAAATGCGCTGCTGCTCAAGCCATTAGCGCTAGTGCTAACGCTGCTAGACCCTGCGCCACCAGAACCAACAACAATCTGATATTGTTGGCCTGTAGAAATAGTGATAGTGCCAGATTGAACACCTCCACCACCGCCACCACCACCATAACACACGCCGGGTGTGCCTTTGGCACCAGAGCCACCACCACCAACAATAAGATATTGCAGTGTCACTGTTGAACCAGGAACAGCAGAATTTGATGAAGATGAGTAGTTTCCGGTACCAGCCCCATTTGTTGCCGAAACACGGAAAATATATGTTGTTCCGTTGGTCAATCCTGTAATAGTAGCATTTGTTGCAGTCGAGGCGAGTCTACTAAAAGTTGTCCATGTTGAGCCAGAGTTGCTTGAGTATTGAACCGTATAGTCTGTGATTGGCGTCTGTGATAAAACTGTTGGTGCTGTCCAAGAAACTGTAACTTGAGTATTTCCAGAAGCTGCAGAAACTCCCGTGGGCGCAGGAGGCGCTAATAGCGTTCGCAAAACAGAATCTGATGTATTTCCAGAAAATAAAGTTGTTTGTATTCTTGAAAGAGGCATATTAATTCCTTAAGTATTATAGTCTGGAAAGGCTGCTGTTGGAACTAAAAATGTTGTTCCGTTCGGATATCTACAGACCGTAGTAATACGTAGTTCATCGATATATCCATTATAATCACGACCAGAGAGTGCTCCATCCATGCCAATTCTGATTATTGAATCGGAATTATTACTATAAGACTGTGTAAGATTATATATCATTGAAGCTCGCTGAACGCCATCGATGTACATACGCAGGACGTTGCCTGAGTCACGGCACACAGCCAGATGATGCCAGTTGTTGTCGTTGAGTCCGCCGATTGATGAACCAAGCGGTGAGCCGAGGTTCATCGAATATAAGTAAATATCTCCAGCCGATGCAGTTGCGTTGTTTATGTTCAGCACAAAGTCATATGCCGCCGACACTCCTTGCCTGCCGCGATAAAACAAACAGGTGTATTGCTGCGTCGATCCAGTGCGAAACCAGAACTCTACTGTGTGAAGTTGATCGCTGAACTGAAGCGCAGATATATTATATGTAGGAGTCTGTATATAGTCTCCGCTGCCATCAAAATATGCAGATTTGCCACCAAATTTACTTTGAGTGGCAGACTGCGTAGCGTCGCCATTCGCCGTGACCGTCTTTGGCGTTGCCGAAGAATCGACAAATGTAGCACCTGTACCATCCATATGCAATAGCAAAGAAATGTAACTAAAATAAGGATCACTACTCCAAGCACTTATTGGAGTTCTTGTCCAATTATTAGTACTAGTACAAACATAAATATAACTACTATCCCAACAAATGTCTCCCGTGTTACCAGTATCAGTGGCCGAAGATGGTGTCTTACTATTTCTTAATCGGAATTTATCATTATTGATATCTAACAAAGTTGTTGGAACACTTGTTCCTATACCAATATTGCCCGAAGATGTTATTCTTAATCTTTCTGAATTTCCAACATTAAAAGATGTAAAAGCAGCAAGATCGGTTTCATTATTATTAATACCAAATTGACCATTCTTATATTTAACCAAATCAACACTAGTATTGCTAGTACCAGAAGTATTAATTGTAATTAATCGTAGAATACTACCAGCGCTTGATGAATTATTACCATTATTAATATCTACATATCTTAAACTATTAATATTTTGTCCACCAATAAGAATATCTCCTTTATAATCAATCTTAAATCTATCATATCCAGAACTTGCTATGTTGATTGAACCACTAGATGGGAAATAAAATCCTGTTGAGAGGTCATTCGATGAACTAATAGCCGGGCTTGATACTGAACCGGGGACTATTCCATTTAATGTAGCTACCGCTGTTGTTCCATAACCAACTCCCCAGAAAGTTAAACCACTAGCTGGGGCTTCAGTAAACACTATATTAGATCCACTAACACTATATGATGAAATTGGTTCTTGAGCAACGCCGCCCACATAGATCCCCAAAGTATTTGCACTAACTGGATAATATGCTGTTCCGCTAACTGCTAATCCGAATGATGTGGACGAACCGTTAAAAGATGAACTGATACTATCTAGTTTAGTATAAAGATTATTATTAATTGAGGGCAATAAAGTTATATATTCTATTGTTGTTCCTGATGGAGCACTATTAGCTAAAGTTACTGATGTTCCATCGGTTGCAGTATAGTCGCTACCACTTAATAATTTCACTCCATTCTGGAATAGATCTAAATATCCTGGAACATATCCTCCTGTTATTGACAAAGTTGATGTTCCGCTGGTGGTAGTTAAGCTTGATCGTGCTGAATTTACATTTTGAGTTATAAACTCCCAAGCATAGCCACTCCATGTGTAAGTACGACCATTTTGAGTGGTTGTTTGACCTGTAGTTGGATTAGAGGGAAAATTTAGTGACATGTTATTTTATCTCATAAATTGTAACATAATATTGATGGTTTTGTGGTTGATCATGAGTCTGGGAATGCTGATGTTGGTACTGTGATAGTTGAGGTTGTGTAGCCGCGACCAGATCCCTTTGTAATCCGCAGGTCATCAATGTATCCCGACATTTGGTTTGTTGAGCCACCCCGCACACCAATGTAAAGCGGAAGTGACGACGAACTGCAATTACCTATTAGAGTGCCTCGGAGCGCACCGTCCATATAGCAGCGAATCACTCCACTAGTGCGAGCAACTGCAATATAATGCCATGTATTTACAGTTGGTCCAACGGAAAACGCCACTGCAGACGATCCCGTATACAACTCAAACGTGTTGTCGGCTTTTTTATAAAACGTCCACCCAGGGCCAGCAGTTGGGGTAAACTGTTCGATGATGTTTTGTTCTCCGCTGAGTGATGTATAATAAACCCAACATTCTATCGTCCAATCAACACCGGCTAAATCAAATGCAGAGCTGTTTGCGATGCTCAGATAGCTACTACCGTCAAGATAAAGCGATTTACCACCCCACTTGGATTGCGTAGCAGACTGCGTCGCTCCACTGCTTGCCGTGATCGTTCTCGCCGCACTTGATGAATCGACGAATGTCGAACCAATGCCATCCGCATGTAGTAGCAGGCTGACACTACTATAGTATGGATCTCCGCCAGCTATTATAGAATTGCTGACTGTCGAATACGCACCAGTACCGACCGCATTTGTCGCCGACACACGAAACACATAGGCCGTTCCATTGGTCAGACCGGTTACCGTTGCACTTGTGGCGGACGATGCCGACTGAGTGAACGTCGTCCATGAAGAGCCACTATTGCTACTGAACTGAACTGTATAATCTGTAATTGGTGTTTGAGTTGATACGGTTGGGGCATTCCATGATAACGTGACTTGCGCATTTCCTGCGCTAGCCGTTATTCCCGTTGGTGCCGGGGCTAAAAATAAATTCCATCTACTATCACTACCAACTGGAGCATAGCTTACTGGACCTAATTCTTGATAAACAGTACTGGCCCATCTATATATTCTTCCAGTATCTGTACTAATATAAATAGTGCTACTAACTCCACTAGCTGGAAAATTTGAAACTGTACTATATTCTATAACACTAGTTGAAGAACTTCCTCCAACCCCACTTGCTGTACTATTAATAGTATAAGTTCCACTAGACGAACTAATAGTAATATTAGATCCAGCCACAATATTCTTAACAGGAAGGATTCCACTAGTAGCCGTTCCAAAATCAGTAATATTAGATGAGTTTAAATTTATACTACCTAAACTAGACCAATTTGATATTCCATCTCCAATTTTTAAAATATTATTAGATAGATCATATCCTGGCTCACCACTAGCTAATACTGGATTGGCCGAAGTCCATGCTGAAGCTGTTCCTTTGCGTATTTGTATAAGGTCATTTACGGCCATCTTAAGATATAGTCCTATTTTTATTAATACTATAGGGTATGATAATAGTTAATACACCCATGAGCAAGATAGTATTGCTCTATTTAGCTATTAAAGATCTTATTTTTAGCTCTTTCTAATATATTATCCAAACTGTCTTGAGAAACCCGACCCTTAAAATGATTATAAGTATCAATTATCATATGATGGTTAGGGTCTCTAGTTATTTCCAACCATCCTACAAAATAATTCCATATTCTATCTTCTAATATTAACGGATACTTAACTCCGTTGGGACGACCAAATCGGTGAATCCACTTTAGTTGAGGAATACAAATATTCTTCCCTCCGTTTCTCCTAAACTTTTCTGCTAGATATCCTTCTTCGGCCCCAAAACCCTTAAAATGTTGACATATTTCGGGCCAATTTTTTTTCTCAAACGAACATAATCCCATGCCCTGCATCTTTATTTCAAAAGGTTCTCCTTTGGATACTCCTTCATTATTATTCCACCATATACCATACATATCCCCTCTCCACTCATCCTTGAACTCTGATGAACAATTTTTTAAATCATCATAGAGTAATGGTCCCTGAACTAAATCTTTACAGTCTGGATGATCTTTATAGTAGTTTAATAAGGACTCTATAGCATTATTTACTAATAATACATGACAATCTAAAATTAATACATACTGACCATTAGCATGATCTACTATCTTATATTTGTTAAAAGAACTTGGTTTATCTTTGAGTGGAACATACTTAGCAACATCCGAAGCCCAGCCATTTATAAACTTGGCTGTTTCTTGACCATGAACACTATCTGGATTATTATCTAACACTATTATTTCTATGTCATTATTTTTTAAGACTGAATGATGCGCTCTTAAGCTTTGAACAGTAAAATAAACTCCATCAAAGTCATCATAACAAGCTGTGCCTATTGTTAATAATTTATTCATATATATTTTTAATTATTGCTTTTATGAGTCTCCATAAGGAATAAAATGTTTTCGTACAAAAACCATATTGATGAAGAAGCCACAAAAACCACTTAATAAATAACTAACTATACTGCTAGTATAATTTTCTAATGGATTGATAAAGAATGAGAGCCCCAGACTAATCCAAAAGCTTACACACTCATGACAGAGCAGGGGCTTACGAATGTATGGAACTCGTGCCACCAAATTTCTTAGTGGCCGAGTAACCTCAGTATCACTCCAAGCGTACGATAATGCTAAAGAGCAAAATAAATAAATAATAAAATTGCTCATAAAAAATATACTATAACTTTATCGTCTCTTTCCGCTATGCTAAACATCCGAAACATTTTATTCGGTAAAGTTGCCGCAAAAGCTGCCCATGCTTCCTCACCTCCATCAATAATGAAGATTTTTCCTGTATAATTATTATTAGCTCGTTCTTCAGCTAAAGATTGTAGTTTAACATTAATTTCATTAGTATTCTTAATATATTGGTTTAAAGATTCTGGATTTTTTTCTAAATGCTCGCCGAAAAACTTAAATACTCGTCCTCGACAAGAGCAATTAGGATTATCTTTAAAGGTAACAAGATCCGCTAGTATGGATGGAAAATCATTCTTAAATTGGCTAAAAATTTCTTCATCCTTAATCAGAATGGGCAGAATATCGATCATATTATTTTTATTAATCATAGTTTGGTCTCCTTTAGCTTATAATAGAGACCATTCAGATATTGGCAAGATTATAAGAGTATTATTGACACATCCAAGTATTGTAATCTGTTTTTACCAATGTTCCGTAGCAGCATTCACCAGGATTTTCAGCTGGATATCCGTCTATGGATCCTGGAATAACTTTGGCATTTGGACAACAAGTACTAGAACCTTGATTAGCAACCGATGTACATGTATACCCGACGCCACAAACTCCAGCATATTCACAACAAGTTTCGCCCGTGCCGTAGCATTGATTATACGAGTCACCACATGGAGTTTTCCCTTGTGGACAACTACAATTGGCATTACATTCAGATAGAGTTGCGTAAATAGGTCCATAAGGAGTTGAATAACCATAGCCGTAACAATCAGAGCAAGGGGAGCAACCCCCATCTACGCCATTGCAAGCATATCCATTAGTACTTGGCTCACCAGTTGTTGTTGTCGTTGTTGTTGGCTCTGGAGTTGTTGTTGGGGCGTCTGTTGTTGTTGTGGTTGGAGCGTCTGTTGTTGTTGTGGTTGGAGCGTCTGTTGTTGTTGTGGTTGGAGCGTCTGTTGTTGTTGTGGTTGGAGCGTCTGTTGTTGTTGTGGTTGGAGCATCCGTAGTTGTTGTGGTTGGAGCATCCGTAGTTGTTGTGGTTGGAGCATCCGTAGTTGTTGTGGTTGGAGCATCCGTAGTTGTTGTGGTTGGAGCGTCTGTTGTTGTAGTCGAACCAACTGTTTGATCTACAACTCCCTCTATTCCAACAGAATTCGAAAGAACAGGTAAAATTTCAGTATGAGTAGGATCCCAATCTTCGATAGGTGCATTATCTCCTTCTCCGTTTTCTCCAAGATTTTGTAAATTGTCAAAAATGCTACCATTTTGAGTGAAGTTTTCTGCTGCTGTTGCTATAAAATTTGCTTCATCTGATGATAATATCAAATCTTCTTGTGAGCTTTGGATTCCAATGCCTGTCTCAAAACTACTTCTAGTCAAACCATAAGGAGCTAATGCTTTACCAAAACCATCCCAAGTTGCTCCATCTCCACCGTTCCATAAAACCCCATTATTATCAGCCACTCTTTTAAGAATAGGAACAATAGCACCACCTAGTTTAACTACATTATTAATACTGGACCAACTCATTTCAAAAGAAAGATAAGCACTTGCCCCAGTTCCATTTTTCAAGATATTTAGAGTTACTGGACCAAGAGTTAATTTGGTTGTAGAGTTATATGTTGTAGAAACAGTATTATAATTTACTCTTATATTATCAATAACCTTGGCATTGCCATAAGCCTTGTTTGTATAATAAATTTTTATACTATGTGTTGATGTTTGTAAATCTAATAATTGAAGTTCATTATTACCTGATATTCCTGGTTTATTATCTCCCCACTGAGCTATAGTTTTAGTACTTACTCTATTTTTAGAATCTACAGAACTAGTAGTAATATAAAAGTGCGGATCTCCCCAAGCTCCTACTGTCATAGCTGTTAGCGTTGATAATGGAGGAGATGGTGGTTTGGGAGGATTTATCTTAGCCCGCCCATTTACCATAAAGATTTTGCTGCTTTTCATATTATATTTCTCAAGTATAAAGGATTAAATTATTAACGTGTATTTTAAACAAAATTTAAAGAAAATCTTATTATGGTGTTCCGCCATCAATAATAAAGTATTTCAGGGCTGTTGCTGGTGTTGTATTCGACGAGCCTAATAGCTGATTATTAGAAGCGTCAAATTTTAGATTATTATTAACACTAGGTTTAAGATTGCCATCCGTACCATTAACAAAAACAAGATTATTTACATTACTTGTGCTAAGATCAACCTCAATATTATTAGCATTAGTTGCTGTGCCACTAAGACTACCAACAAATGATGTGCTACTAATACTACTTAGTCCTGATACAGAAGTGATGCTTCCTCCAAGACTAACTGATGTTGAACCAATAGTTACAGAGCTGTTAGCTAATTGAGAATTATCGATACCACTAGCTTTGATACTTACGACGCCAGAAGAAACACTAAAATCTCCACTATCAAAACTAGCAATACCCTTGTATTCTGTTGAAGCATTAAGTATGTAACCATCATTAATTCCTATTACTCGGCCATAAGCATCTGTACTTACACTAGAAACTATGCTGCTAGCGAGAGTTGCTCCAGCTGGTATATTATTAACAGCACGAGTGAGAGTCACAGTATCTAAATCAATATTATCGGCATTAACAACTATACGACCAGCTGTACCAACAGCATCTATAGTATTTCCATTCTTTGTTAAACCAGCACCGGCGGTTATCTGACCTGCCCCGGAGAATTGAGCAAATGCTAGGCTAGTTGTGCCGAGAGTGATGGTGTCGTTTGTTGTCAATACCCACCCACTATCAGCATTAACAGTACCTTCAGACACGAAAGTAAATAGTCCAGTAGTAACTTCAGCATCAGAATCAGCGTCGGATGCTCTACTCCAAGAACCAGCAGCTACCGTATAGATACCATTTTGACTACCAGTATTCTGATTCTTTACTAATACTCTATCGCCAGCTATAACGGTAACTCCGTCAACAGTTTGGGTTCCAGATAGTGTTATATTGGCTGTTGTAGCAACTCTAACACTTGCTTTAACATCAAGACCCATTCGGGCAGCATCTACGTATGCTTTTGTGGCAGCATCTTGAGCACTAACAGGATCTGCTAAACTAGTAATCTTAACACTATTGAAGGATACGTCACTTGTAGGAACACTCATTTGATCCAAACGATTGGTTCTTACAGCAGTATTGAAGTCATTAATATTACTAGCAACTAAACCACTACCACCAACAGTAAGATTTCCGTTAACAGTAACTCCACTCATTATGGGGTTATTTGCAAATACTAAAGATCCTGTTCCTGTTTCATCACTAATAACTCCAGCTAGTTCAGAACTAGTTGTAGATGATAGTGCACTTATTTTATTACTTGTATAGATTACTGTTCCACCACCGCCGAAAGAAACAGAACTAGAATCTGTACCAGTAAATGTCAAAGTATTACTAGCAGTTAGGGTTTTTCCATCAGCAACAGTTAATGTAGATCCATTTGCTGGAGCTGTAATTGTGACTTTATTTACTGAAGTAGCAGTTGCTGCTCCTAAAGTTGGACTAATTAATGTTGGACTATTATTGAAAACAAGTAGTCCGCTACCAGTTTCGTCGCTAATAACTCCAGCTAGCTGCGAAGATGTTGTTGACGCAAATTGAGCTAAAGTTCCTGCTACAGCAGCACGACTAGTATCTGTTGGATGAACGTGGTCAGCGCGAGCTGCTGTTGTTGCGGTGCCTACCGCAGCAGTGCTATCCATTAATGGAGTTGAACTGCTTAAACCAGTAATACTATTAAAAGATGTACCTGTTGCTGCTCCGATATTTGGAGTAACAAATGTGGGGCTATTAGAGAATACTAAGCTACCTGAACCTGTTTCATCGGTAACAAGAGTAGCAAGATTATTGCTACTTGGTGTTAGTAAAAAGGTTCTAGCATTAGCAGATAGGTCGGTGATCTCTGATAGCTCAATAGTAGGATTACTTAAACTAACAACATAATTACCACTATTATGAACTAAAGATATTCCACTACCAGCTGTTAGAGAACTACTAATAGTAAGAGTATTTGTTCCGCTATTGTATACAAGATCAACACCGCTACCACCAACAATACTTGCACTAACAGCATTATCAATAAGAGCATTAACGCCACTAGCAAAGTTAGTAATTAAAGAGGTTGGTATTCCAGTAACACTAATAGTCTGGTTTCCTCCGACATTTGAAATACCTATACCGGTACCTTGAATAAGGCTTTTAACACCTAATAGTCCACTAACTGCGGTATTAAAATCTCCAATATATGAACTGTTTAATCCTGTAACTGAAAGAGTTTCTATTCTTCCAATACTATCGTAACTTGCTCTAATTCCGCTAACTCCAGTAATAGTTGCTCCGATAATATCTTTAACAGTGTTCTCATTTACTGGAGAACTAATAACAAATCCTTTATCTCCTGTTGGAGTTACAGTAATGTTATTTCCAGCAATAACACTTTTTACTGGAAGCAAGCCGCTAACTGCACTATTAAAATCGCTTAAATAACTAGAGCTTAAACCAGTAACTGATACTGTAGCAATGCCGCTGGTACCAGCATAAGATATGTTAATGCCGCTAGTACCTACCAAATCACTTCCTATAATAGTAGCCCACGGTAAACTACTCCATAAACTAGTACCATCACCAACCTTAAACTTTTTCAGACTTAGATCGTAACCTAACTCTCCTTGAGATAGAGGATCCAGCGAAGCTAGCCATTCTGCTGTTGTTCCACGACGAATCTGAATTTTTGTTAGTGCTGGCATTTCATAGTCTCCGGTATATTAAAAAGTTTTATGGGGTACCACAGTCGAAGCTGTAATGGTCTAAGTAATCATCTAGTCCGCCAATTCTTCCAACGTCTAAATTTCCAAATGTATTTTCTAAAAATATATCAGGCAAATCGCTAAATAGTATTCTTTCTGTATTAACAATTTCCAAATTAAATGTTTGATAATTTTCTATCTCAATATTATTTACATTATTAACAAAACTAGTTTCAATATCTAATATATAAGTATTTGGTTCTATTTCTATGATAAATGATTCGTCACTCATGTGTTACAGCTCAAAGATTCATGGGATTGGCTATTTCGTTTTATGATTGTGACTGTTCCAAAAAGAATTCTTGTTGTATACTTGCCTCCTCCAGTATATAAATCATCAGGAGATTGTAGCTCCAAATCATACTTAGCGTAGTTGAAATCAAAGTTATTAGTACTTAATGCTGGTATTAATAATGTAATTTTACCATTGTTCTCATCAATATTAAACTTATATACACTAGGATCAAGGTTCTCTGTTGTAAAGATCTGTGTTTGATTTAAATTAGTTTTCCATATGAGTCTTCCGCAATATCCTTGTAGTGGTACGATATTTCTATTTTGGTCTTTATATATCAATGCTAATTTAAAAGATGTTCCTTGCTCTATAGCGAAATCATATTTGCCTGCTGCCATTTTTGAGTTCCGATATAAATTGGCTGAGTTGATTGTAACTATATTATGAAATACACCTAACACCATTATATGTTAATGGTCTCTTGTTAAGATATGAAAAGAAAAAAGGACTGGCATTGCTGCCAGCCCTTAATTCATAACATTGCTTTTTAAAGCTCAAATTATAGTGAGCCAAGTAGTACTCTACGGTTGTCAAGAACAGCAAAGCCTTGCTCTGCCCATCCATAGAAACCAGCTCTCTTCTGACGATGTAGTGTCTCGTCCTCGAAGATTTGAACTTGTTCACGAACTGGCATAATGAAACTGTCTCTCTTGCGTAGATCAAGACCGACAACCATTTCACTCTTACTACCAGGAAGAGTTCCATTAAGAACATTGCTATAAAATAGCTGATACTCTTGGCCTTCTCCAAGTTCATCGAGATCATGAAGATTAACGCCAAAGACACGGTTAAGAGTGCCGTCAGCTGCTGTGTAGATTTCTCTACGAGTCACTTCATCAACTTGATCGATACCCCAGTTGCGGATATCTTCCATGCTTTCTGGTGAAACATAAAGATCAGTTAGTAAACCACGGTTATTAGAAGCTGAGTTACCACCGCCATTGCGACGCATAACTGTCTTCATAAGACTTACTAGACGCTTGGTAAATAAACCAGCAGAGGCATCACTATCGTATACAACGATATTGCGATCAACACCAGCTGCTAGAAGAGTATGCCAGCCGTCGTCATTCATCTTCTTTACGAATGATGACTCTAGAACTTCCATAGCACGACCAACTACGTCCCAACGAGCATCACGAGCATACTTCAAGAGATAGTCAATTGAGGCGCCGATGTCATAGGTTGGAACCATGACGTAATCGCCTTCAACATGACGCTCTGGAATCTGTCCGTGGTTAGGAATAGTATAAGCAACGAAATCTTTTTCGGTGCCAGGAGCTAGGAAATCAAGTGGAAACTCTGGTGTGGCGCTTTGAGCAAGTTGAATTGGCTCAAAAATACCGTCCAAAATATCTCCACTTAAGAGAGCTTGTCTTAGTGGTAGCTCTAGAGCTTTTGCAAACTCTGAGTTGGCAGCTAAGGCTACTTCTCTATTTGGCGAACCAGAGCGAACAAGAAGATCTGTTAGTTCTGGTGTTGGTTGAAATGCTTTTGTATTACCTGACATTTTTTTCTCCCTTGTTAAAGCTTAAGCAATGTTAACTGATAATTTTACATAACCATCAGAATCTTTTGACCCCAAGAAAGAGCCAATTTTTACACTATTAGTGCTTGATGTGCCAATGAGACCATTAGCTCCAACATAGGCATCAACACCAGCAGCAGGAGTAACACCAGCAACTAACATGTTGGTTGTAACCTGCCCTTGACGAAGTAGAGCAACCTTGCCGCCAAGTTGCACTTCATCTTTATGCCAGTTGATGTGCTGTCTTGTTAGGTCATAATTTACAACGTCATTTAACAATACGCCTAGTGGCTTAGCTCCACTGACAGCGGCGGCATATGCAACGACAGCGTTGGCGTCGTCCATTGATACACCTGAACCACTGGTAACAGCAGATACCACGCCGCCTCTTTCAGCGACTGTGTTCATGAAAAAAGAAATATCTGTTAATGCTTCAATACGATCTGCTTTAAGAGCCATGTTATTCTCCCTTGTTAAGTTTTTTACCTAGTCTAGCACAAACGAATTCAATTAGTTCTGCACGAGTTGTGTCAACAGATGACTGGGTGTCATTGCCGACTCCAAGATTTACAGCTTCTTCTACTTCGACGTTTTCGAGAACAGATGAGTCTACTGTTTCTTCAATAGATGCTTTCTTTTTGTCATCTTTGTTTTTATCAGTTTTTTCATCATCTCCCTTTTTGAACTTTTCTAACCATGGTGGCATTTTGCCAGCCAAAAGATTTGTCATTGCGTCGAAAGCATCGTCAGTTAGTGATTCAAACTTTTCTAGAGTAGCTTCAGATGTTTCATCATCAAAGCCACAACCTAAAAGAGAAGCTTTTCTTTTCATTTTCTTTTCTTTCTTAGCCATTTCTTCTTGATCTTTCATGTATCCAGCAATGGCTTCTAGAGCAGCTGATAGTTCGCTCTTGGTTTTCTTTAGTTCTTCATCTTTAGCATCCATCTCTGCTTTCATTTTCTTTTTAGCTGCTTCTGTCTCTTCTTCTTTTTCTTCTTCTTTTTTGCTTTCTTTTTTATCTTCTACTTCATTTTTTTCTTCTTCTTCTTTTAGCTTCTTAGCTAATACTTCATATTGAGCTTTTAGATTTTCTAGTTCAGCACCAAGTGTAGCGATGGATTCATCTTTAGCTTGGATAGCTATTTCTAATTCACTTGTTTTGTCTACAACTTCGGTAGCGACGTTTGTTTCAGTTACTGATGTAACTTCAGTTTCGGGTTTAACTTCAACTACTTCTTGTTCTGAACTCATAATATGATTCTCCACTTTAGAGGTTAACTGATTATTAGATACACCTGCTATTAATAAATTATTGTTTTTTTGATCAAATAATTTATCGATAGTGTCTTTTGTAAAAATTATACTATCTGGATTTGCGGGTTTTTCCACAAATCCTTTACCAGAAAATGTGATATTTCTTAGTACTCTACCAATCTTGTAATTATCGTGTTCTCCAAGACCGCCATATGCTCTTAAGTATTTGGTTAAATAAGCTGTATTCTCATTTCTTGCTAAAGTTTTATATGATCCATTGGTCTTATCTAATAAACCATAATCAAACCCTTTAAAAAAACATTCCATACTTACAAACATAGAACCGGCTTCAATATCTGCTATTAATTTTTCAGCTCTATCTTTCAGTTCGGGACTAGTAAAAGCTCTATAAATAACAGATCCTGTTAATATATGATATTTTTCTGGAAGATCAGCAATAGCTATTGTTTCATCTATTAGATCTCCATTCTCTGTGATCGGCCAATTGTTGGTAATATGACCTATAATTAGGTTTTCATCGTGCTCAAGATTAGTTGGTTTATCTTCTGGGGTTTTTCGAGCTAGCCACACTTCTGATTTATCAAAAATGTCGTCATTTTTATTCCAAGAAGAAGTAACTAAAATAGATTGAACATAATATAGATCAGAGTCATCTAGAGCAGCTAGTGACTTATTTACTGAATTGATTTTAGCCACATCTGAAACCACACATGGCTCAGCAATGGAAGCATAAGAAAATGATGCAGATGATGAGATCTTGGTTTCTAGACCATCTTCTTTTTCATATGTAAATATTTGCATTTTAAACCTCTTTTTCTATAGAAGAGTACACCATAGAATAAAATGAAGCCTTGGCCTGTTTTTGTTCGTCTACTGTGAGATCTTTATTTAGATCTGATTTTAGTTCTTTTAACCAAATGCTATATGCTGATATTTTATCATGCTTATTAAATTTGTCTAAATTAGCTAGTATTTGTATTGTATCATTTTCATTGATAGCAGAGAGGGGGTCTAGGGTGAGTAGTATTTTTGTTTTGATTAAATCTAGCTCTTTAGTTTCTTCGTTTGATAAGCTTCTTAGATTTTTCTTATTATAAAATTCTAACAATATTGGATTAACAATTTGACTGATTTTATCCTGAGCATCAGAAGCCCATAGTAATAACTTGGCTCCGGTTTGTGGTTTGAAAACTTTGGTTTTTCTCTTCTCAGAATCCTTAGAATTATTAGGTCTACCTTGTCCGGGTACTCCAGGCAAAGATTCTGGCGAATCTTTTGCCAACTTCGTTGAGGGTGCAGGCACAGAGGGTTGCTTCATATCAAGTGCGGATTTTTCTCCACTTTTTTTCTTATCGAGTTCTAAGCCCACTTGACTTGGAGCTACAACACCAGTTTGTAAAGCTATTTTCTTTAGTGAATTTTCTGGCACTGGATCATACCAAGGACCGGCTTTATTAACCATTCTTTCTGTTTTTCTATCTCTATTTTCTTTGTTAAGTCTTGATTTTTCCATATCTGGATCAAAACCAAAACGAGTTTGTAATAGTTCATCGCTAATAAGATTTCTATCTGCTAGTTGTACTAGTAAAGATTTTTCAACATCTTCATTACTTAAGTCCATTCTATCAAATTCTATTTTAGCTGCGTATTTGAAACCCATTGCTTTTTGTACTAATTCAATTTCTCTATCCCAAAATTCTACTAGAACATCTCGTCCATACTGTAATCTTTGAGTTAGTGTTTTGAGTGAAATAAAATTATTAGTGGTTCCAGCAGCACCGAAAGTTCCTGTTAGGGTAGGAGGAATACCTAATCCTGCATAAACACTGTTCATGTGAGGAATATATTTACCTTCTCCTAGAAATTGATGTACATTAGTATTACTTTCCAATAGTTCTATATCAGGACCCCAAACAAGATCCATTGTTCCTCCACCAACATTGTTACCTAAAATGCTAGCTAGTTTTGCTGTAGCTGCTTTTGTTGGAGCAATTTTATGTTCTAAACTACCTAATTTAAAAATTCTAATGTTGGATATGGCTCCGTCTAGTGCTGCCATATCTGCTAGTTTTAGTTTTTCTATTACATTAATATCATCCATGATAGAATAAATCATTGGATATGCCCAAGCTTGCCAATCATCTTTTTTATAGTGAAAGACAAGAGTCTTGTTGGGATCTAAAGGATATGGAAGTCTGCTTTTTGCTGCTTCTAAAATTTGTGATGGAAGAGCTGCTACAACTGATTTTTCAGCATCTGTTTTTGGAGCATTTACTAGTTTGCGAAGTTGAGCTGGTAAAATTAACTGATAGGATTTATCTTGAACAAATGAAGATAGTGGACCAGCAGCTACTTCTACAAAAAAAGGATCAACGAATGTGTATTTCCAAGGAATTTCTCTTTTTTCGATTGGAATATTTATAGTTTCATTTATCTGTAGGTCAGGAGCAGCTACGGCTTGATATAGTTTATCAGCTACTTTAACGCTTAGTTTTCCTGTTTGTCTATTAATAACTATATTGCCAGTTTTATATAGATTATTTAAGAATCTTTCACTTCTATCTTTGCCCTTAACTTTCTTGAACCATTGTCTGTAGAATCTTTCTATTCTTTTATTTTTATGTACTAATCTTATTCCTTGGGATGCAAAGTCTCCCATAAGATCAATAACATTTTTTACTAGACCAACTCTTTGATAAATGTCTTCTGCTTTACGAATAACTAGTTTTATTTCACGAGGTATAGCTTCATCTGGACGAAAGTAGTCGTAATCGCTTCTGGTTAGTCCTGGACGACCAGAGGTATTTTTATCAAGATTTGAATAATCCATTCCATATCGTCTCATAGCGCTGGCTTTTTGAACCAGAGTATATTCTGACATGGATTCTGAAGATTGCTTGAGAGCGTCCTGTTTACTGGCTAAATCGTCACCCCAAGTTACATAAGCTTGTTCATCTATAGCTTTAGCGTTCTGTATAGCGTCGCTCTTTGGAGTTTTTTTAGCCATAATTATTTCTAATTGAATTCTAATTAAAATGTAATTGCATTAACTGAATTATACACTTTTATTTATAAATGCCCGTATAAATATCATCGTCATTAGCGGAAGAAGTGAACCATTCTGGTCCTCTATACATGTTGCCTTGTTGTTTGACAACATTCTTCGCATTGTCTCCTATGATATCATACTCAACAGACTGCAAAGTCCTATTGATTTGTCTTGCTAACATATTAGCAATAACTAATGCGCTATATCGGTCTTTTCTTAATCGTCCCTTTTTACCATTTTGAAGTTTAACTTCGGGGGTATCCCAGCGGTCTCTGCCTCCGGATCCGGTACTAGTTTGTGTCATAACTATTGTGGTCAATTCATTTTTGAGTTCTTCAATTTCTAAAATACATTCGCTCAAGCTATCATAAATTGGATTAAGATCAGCTGATAATATGTCTTTATTTTCTTTGTCTAGCGCCAATCCAAGAGTTAAGCTGTCGAATCGTGGGAATAATAATACTTTATCTTCAAAGTCTTTTCTTAATCCGTGATTAGCCTGTGCTGTCCAATCAGCCTTAGCAAATTGGACTAATTCTATAAGATGTAAGCCGGGTTGAGAGTCTGTTTCTTTAGGTTTATTGTAATCTATTATGGGCCACATGAGATTTTCGCCATCTTCTAGTTTGGAAGGATCATGTAAAGCTTCTTCGATGGCAACACCTCCGCCCTGAGCATCCATGCCAAGTTTATCGCATGGAAAAGTTTTCATAAGATTTCTGATTTTACGAGCACAGAATCCATAGAAGTCATATTCTTTAACTAGTCCAGTTTTTTGTCTTTCTTTGAAATTGCTTCTGTTAGTAGTCCAAACATAAACTATTCTTGAGTGATCAGGATGAACTTCTAAAACCACTATGCTAAAATTATCTTGTTCACTAGCTGGGTCGATTCCGTATACATAATGATGAGATGTATTACCAGTAACAACAGCATCAAATATAATGGGTCTTGCATTAATTACCACCGGACTACTATCATTAACCACACAGCTTTCTATTAAACTGCGACGAAAAAATCCATCACTATCAGCAGTAAAACAAGCTGCGTATTCCATATTATATATTCCACTATGAATCGTTGCTTTGGCACGAGATACTTGTTTATCATCCATGAAGCCTTTTGGAATTAGTTCATAAGGAATACGAATAATACTATAGTCTTTCCAATTAAAGTTATCAGGTACCTCTCCCTTAAATAGATCTTCTAGCTTTCTAATATCCCCCTTGCTTTCTATAATGCCTTTATATCTTTTCCAATATCTAGCAAAATGTTTAAAGTCATAGTCTGCTGTTCCTGAAATTATAGCTTGGTTACCCATTTTACTATTAATGGCTTCAAGTTCTTCGCTCCATAATCCAACTTCTGACATGGCTTTTCTTTTAGCTTGTTCCTTTACGTTCTGAATAGGACTAGCAGATACCGCAGCGAACCCTGATACTACCGTTTCATAAATATCAGGAGATATGGATGCAAATTCATCCGCAATAATAATATGTGCTCTTAAACCTCTAATCTTGCTGCCGTCACCCATAGGAACAGCAATGGTCCAGCTGTCTCCTAATCTGATAGTACATCGGTCAACATCTCTTCTTGGTCCATCTTCATTTCCATTAAAAATGCTGCGTAAAATAGCGCTATTTCTCCATATGGTTTCCATATATTCGAAAATAATTTTACTTTGTCTAAAAGCTGCACCTACAATAACTATCTTGGTTCCAGGATAAAATGTACATCTTAATACAGAATATAAAGCGAGCAGGAAAGACTTACCCCATCCGCGACTAGCTATATACATAGGAAATGGCCTGTACCAAAACTCTTGTAAAATAGCTACTTGCATAGGATGAAGCTCAATATTGAATAATAATTTGCATGTTGATCCTAAATATTTAGGATTTCTTAATAATCTAATTAGATGCAAATCAGGATTTTCTATATCCGCTTTGATTCTATGGATCATCTGATTGGTTGGTATAATAACTTGAGATAAGTCACCCAATCCTAACCAAGCATCTTCAAATATTTGTTTTTGTTGGTCCTTCAATTTCGTAAACCTTTTTCATAATGGATAATGCCATTCTTTCAGCATTGGATGGAGAACCGCAAAAGAGCACTTTAATATTAAAGTAGATTTGCAGCTCTACTAAATGTTTAATAATGAAGTTGGGAGAAATTTTAATTTTGTCCCATAGTCTCTTGGGAACATTTGAACCAACAGGATAAATAAGAATATCTTCTAAATCAAATTCAAGTAATAAAAATGAATATTTATATTGAGCCATGCGCCCCACCACATCTTTGAATCTTTTCTCTGTGATATTGTTCGCAATTTCGCTCACGCTCTTTTTTCGCTCTATGCACAACTGATCTTCTAATCCCTTTATGGAATAGTCGCCCGTATCCAACTTGAGATTAGATACTAAGTGATGATCAAAAGCCCAAGGCTGTTGTTCTCTTGTATCTATAATAATTTCAAAATGATTATGATAGTCTGTCATTTAATAATATCTTTAAAAAAGTGGATTCATAAATAGCTTCCATGCCTTTAATAAGATCATGATGATATTTACACAATGTTATGCCATTATTAACGTCAAATCTTAAACCAGGAAACTGGGCCCATGTTCTTATATGATGAGCATTAAGTTTTTTCTTTAAATTACAATTAGGCCACCTACAACAATATTGGTCTCTTTTGTAAACGTCTTTTCTCCATTTTTTATATTGTGGATCGTTAAAATTTCTAAACATGAGCTATATCATTCTGTATCATATCGGTAACTAAATCTTTAAAAGAAATATCGTTGTTCCATCCTAGTTCACTTCTGGCTTTAGAAGAATCTCCTTTAAGGTAATCTACTTCGGCCGGTCGGAAAAGATCAGGATTAATATTTACATAGTTGCTAGGATCAAGATTTACACATCCAAAAGCTAATTTGAGAAAATCTCTAACGCTATGTGTTGATCCTGTTGATATAACATAATCTTGTGGAGTTTCTCTTTGTAACATTAGCCACATTGCCCGAACATAATCCTTAGCATGACCCCAGTCTCTAAAAGAGTCTAAGTTGCCTAGAGATAATCTTTCGTTAGTTTCTCCTCTAACAACCTTTCCGATATATTTGGTTATTTTTCGCGTTACAAAATTTTCGCCACGACGCGGACTTTCATGATTAAATAGTATGCCCGAGCAACAAAACAAATTATAAGCCGAACGGTATATTTGAACCATATGATGAGATGCTAATTTGGCCACCCCGTATGGACTTTGTGGTAGCATGGGAGTATTTTCATCTTGAACCTTTTCGTCATCTTTTACCGTGTAATTTCGGCCAAACATTTCGCTAGTGCTAGCTTGATAAAATTTAGTATGTGGAGATAAATTCCGTATGCTTTCTAACACATTAACAACACCTACTGTATTAATCTCTATGGTGGTAGATGGCTGTTTAAAACTGGTTCCAACATGACTTTGAGCTCCTAGATTGTAAAATTCATGTGGTTTATATTGGGCTATTATTCTATTGCACCCTGATGGATCAGTAAGGTCAAATTCCTCTAGGATAAAATTGGGATTGTGCAGTAAATGAGAAATACGCTGGGTATTGTTGGTGGAAGATCGGCGATGTAGTCCAATTACCTTATAGTCTTTCTCTAGTAGAAGATCTGATAGATAAGAGCCATCTTGGCCAGTTATTCCTGTTACTAGGGCAATTTTCATGGGGATTTTTCCATATCTTTAAGAAGAACACTGTCGGGGGTTAAGAAGGGCATATCTAATGTATTGTCGGCATATTGATGATAATCATTAAGAACGGTTTTAACTTTGTCTGTGGCCATGGATATAATTTCCATTTCGCGACCTTCTCTTTCGCGTATTTGTTCGTCCTCTAACATGCGAATAAGGCCAACCCAGGAGCTTTTACCATCTTCTATTCTTTTGATTCTTTGTTCACGGGTAGCCTTTAGATCTTTACTGATTTTTTGTTGTTCGTTTAATAGTTTGGTATATTCGTTAGTATAGTTGGCGATACTATTACGGGCAAAACTTAATTGGGTCTCTAAATTAACTAGTCGTGGAACATCTCGATCAATTTCTAATTTGGAGTATTCTTTATCTACTTCTTTTTGTAGTTTTTCAGTTTCGCTAATGTGGCGCTTTCGTTCTTTCATGCTTCTGTTAATCAGAATGTCTATGGTGATAAATTGTTTGATCTGAAGTTCTTCTGCAGGTAAAACATCTTCTCTAAACTGTTTGATAAGATTGACCCATAAGCTTTCAAAGTATTCTAGTTCACCACTATCTTCGTCAAACTGTCTTTTGATTTCTGTCCAGAAATTTTTACTATGTAGTTTGTGTCTTAGTACCTTAGCGTCGTTGTATTCGTTGGGATCTAAACCTAACTTATTTTCTTCAATATATCTTTCAACAGGGGCGGGATTTCTGTTGAGCTGTTCCGCAATTTGTTCTATGGTTAATGAGAGCACATTGTCTCTGATATATTTTTCTTCATCTAGTGCGAGCTGGCCTCTTTTTTTAGGTCCTTTAGTACTCATAACCATGTTCTTTCAAAATATCTTGAATAACAGAATATAGTTTGGTCATGTCGGTTTTATAAATTTTTTCACCATATTTGAGTCTTAGGTAAGTTTCACGACATGATGATGGAATATGTTGGTCTAGCAGGTCGATAATTTGTTGATTAAATACTATATCAGAAACATCGGGGCTTTTTGAGGATGGAGAATGAGAATAATCATTAACGTCTTCCATTCCTACGGGTTTCATGATATTCTTTTTGCTATTGTTACGGGTTTCCCATGCTGCATAGAGGGTACAGTCATTTTTATTGGAAAATTCCAAACATTGATTGGTGCTCTTTTTGCAGTGGGCGTCGTATAGTGGACAAGTAAAACAAGGTTTGTCGGGTCTTTGGTAATTATCTCTTTTATAATTGAAAAGACGATTACGAACGTGGGTCCATAAGAAATTTTCTAATGGTCGTTTATTGTCATATTTTTGAAGTCCTTCAAGTGCAAATATAGCAGCTTGTTGCTTCATATCATCAAAACTGTGATATCCAAATTTAAACTTGTGGCCTAGTCTTTTGCTTATATTATCTAAAACAACTAAAAATTGTTCTTCTGTAACACCGTGGGGCAAATTGCTAGGATTTTGAGTTTTCTTCTTTGAGATTTTGGGGGTCTTGGAAATTTTCTTGGTCATATAATAATTGAGCTATACTCTTTCCTTGTGGTAACAACAAATCCATAGTGGCTTCATCATCTAGTGAACCAGAGGCTTTGATTGTTAAGGTGGAATTGACCAAATTAAAATCAATTTTAGGATTAGTCATTTATTCTCCTTGCGCGAAACTTGCCAACTACTAGTATAATAGTGTTCTTACACTTTTAGTCAACTTTATCCAAGAAAGTAAAAAATGGCAACATATAAAAAGTGGTCATCTAGTGAAACAGAATTTATTCAGCAGAATCATACTTTGTTGTGTGATGAAGTTTTGGCCGTAAAACTAAGTCAAATTACTGGTCAAAATATAACAACAGCAATGGTTCGTCGTCAAAGACGCAAGCTAACTTTAAAGAAGGCTAGGGGGCGACCAAAGAAAAATAAGGTGGTTGATAATAGCAATAATGATAGTGTGATTTCTAGCTGAGTATTATAATGTTTCTTTTTAAGAGAATAGTTCCAGGTGGCATTGGTGTCATCTGGAATTATTTTTTTCAAGGCTATGAAGGATGAGTGTCGATGTTAAACTTGTGGAAATCGGTCAATTTACTTTATTAACGAGGGATTTTTTATGAAAAAGACTTTATTATTAGCGACATTAGGTTTGAGTTTTTGTGCAGGAAAGACTTGCGTGGGGAGTGATTGGGTGCCGATGGCTCCAGTAGTCCAAAAGGTGGAATATGTTCCATACTACTATTATGTTCCGGCTGTAACTATGGTTCCATTGGTTACTCAGTATGCTCCGGTGGTAAAGTATGAGAATGTGATGGTGGAAAGTCAGAGCTGGTGTCTTTTAAAGAAATATCAGGTAGTGGCAGTGCCAAAAGTAGTTTATGTTCCGATGACTCAGACTATTAAGTATTAGGAGTATTTTTATGAGAATAAAAGGAACCAAAGATAAAAAGAAAAGAAAAATTAAAACTATTTTGGATGGAAACCAAGAAAGAAATTTAATTGAGGATTATGAGCAAGGAGTAGCCACTTCTGAATTAAGAAAAAAGTATAATGTGACAAAATCTTATGTTAGTAATATGTTTAAGCGCAGAAATATTAAGAAAAGAATAGATTGGTCAGTAATTGACCAGTGGTCGGAGGTTGATGATATAGAAGCAATTGAAGAGGGGGCTCATGGGATTTATGCATTATTTTTTGTAAATATCTTAGATAGTAATAATATAAAAGTATATATTGGTAGTAGTACAAATATTAAAACTAGATTAAAGTGTCATACCAAAGATTTAAAGATAGATCAACATAAATCTACAAATTTATCAAGAATATATAAAGACAATAATTATACTATGAGATATGCTATTATAGAAATTTGTTCTGATAAAGAAATTTTGCAGAAAGAGAGTGAATATCTGAGAAGATGGTCAGATAGTTGTTTATTAAACAGATCGAAGCCTACCAATGAGGAAGACATGGGGCCTTGGTTGAAGGCTGTATTAAAAAATAAAGCATATAGAGAAGGATATGTAATTAATAATCAAACAGGATGTAAGGAGAGCGTTAGCGTATCTAAGAGCGGATATGGTAAAGCGAAAGTAACTCTTGGGGGATCTAATATTGGGGGCAGGGGTGTTACAAAGTATTTGCTTAAGCACCGTGTAGCTTTTTGGGAAAAAAACGGAAGTTATCCAGAATTAGTGAGACATACGTGTGGAAATAGAAAATGTTATAATCCTGATCATTTAGAGCCTGGAAATCATAGAGACAATAATTTAGATAAACGAGGGGATTTTCCAGAAATTTTTGAGAAAGCGTGGTTGGAATTAAATGGGGATTTGGAAAAATTAACGGAGCATTTTTCTGACCGATGGACAGCTTGTCAGATGTGGAAAGGAAAAACTGTTTCATATGCTATATATAGCTGGGAAAAGAAACTGGGTCTAAGGAAAAAGTATCCAGAGATATTAGATGCTAATAGCGACAGAAGATTCAGCTTGTCTTATCAGAAACTAAGAAGAAATAAGAAGAAGAAACAAAAAGGGCTACCGACAAAGTTTAGCTAGTACATTTGCTTTAAAGTCTCCTTACTATTTCTAAACCTCCCGGCATTTTTTGAAACTCTCAGAAAATTGACCTATAAAACAGAAAAACACCCTAACTCTATATAGGGTAATAACTTAGGGTGAGTATGAGACGCCCGGCTTGACGTAAGTACCTGCTATATATAGACTTACGACAAATTCTAAAAAATATTTTGTTTGGCATGAAATTATATTTAAAAATCCAAAGATTTCTCTTGAAAGCGTCGATAAATACTGTATAATAGGATCAACACAAGAGAAAAGGAAAAGAATCATGGAAAACGTCGTTACCGTCTACTTCACTTCTGACTGCTGCGGTTGCAACATGACTTTCGCTCAGACCGATTACGGTATCTGCCCTAGCTGTGGAGAACACTGCGAGGTTATCGGAGAGGAAGTGATCGAAGATAATGGGGAGTATTGACAAGCAGATAGCCGATAGGATATAGTGAAATCAACACAAGGGAAAAGAAATGACCATTCAAGTACAAAACACGATTCGCCGCCTAGTTGCTCGACACGGATATTCGGCTACATTTGTTCAGCACTTGGGAGAAGGTATTCTTTTGTACAGTATCGGGGGTATCATGTATCGAATTCGTGGAGATGGTACGATTCTCTAAAAGCTTGACCTAAAGCCTTACCCCATAAGCACTTAGGGCTAGGCGGACGGGCCGGGCTTGACGTAAGTACTTGCCCCATAAGACTTTACGACAACTTAGCAAATGGTATGCCAATATGTAGAAAAATGATGAAAAGTTTTGTCAAATTCTCTTGACAATAAAATTTGCAAATTTCTCTTGCAATCTCAAGTATGGGATGGTATAATGTCGATATAAGAAGTAAGAGAGAAAGAGAGAAAGAGAAAATGAGAAAGCCTCCAAAAAGTTCGACTGTCAAGGGTAAAATCAACGCCTATGCCTACAAGTGTGGGTTTACGTTTCACCCGAAAGAGGATGGTTCGTTTGCCCTGTTCGACATTCACATGGGATACTACGTCTGCCGTGGTTCCCATGATCGTGTTGTCCAGTTCGTGATTGATGAACTGTGGGCAAAGTATTATCGGTCACAGCCGACCCCCGTATGAGGGGGTTGATTAGACATTCGTTTTAGGCTAAAATACAAACACAAGAAAGAGAGACTCTAATGCTGACGATGATTGATTATATTCAACTGTTTGCTCTGATTGCTGGTTGTGCTTTCATCACCTATACTGTGCATGAAGTGGGTAACGCTATCCATTCTATGCTACATGAAAACGACTGAGGAGAATATGTCTAGGTATCTGCCCGATGGGTATGTAGATTATGCTACATACAATATTAAAGAGATTTTACAGTTTCTTCAACAATTATTAGGGATGATCAGCGAAAGCTGGTAAACAAAATGACACATTTTGAAGCAGTGAAGATGGTTCGTGGTAAGACTAATAAGAATACTCGCAAGGTTGGTAATAATACCTATGCGGAAATTCTTCCCGATGGTAGCGTAGGGATCATGCTGCATAGTACCTATGTGGTAAAGATTCATCCCGATAATAGTGCTACCCTTAATAGTGGGGGTTGGCGTACTAGTACCACTAAGGATAGAATTAACCAGTATTCGCCCGTGCGTGTATATCAACGCAAGGGAGAATGGTATCTGGAAAGTGGTTTAGAGTATGAAGATGGTATGGTTGTGGCTGATATGAATCTTATCTACTAAACGTAAGTCCTTGACCCTAAAGCACTTAGGGCAAGGCGGGCCGGCCCCGCTCGACGTAAGTGCTTATACAGTAAGGGTTTGCGACGAATACCTATAGCAAATGCTGTGCCAATGCAACCTTACGACATTGTAAGGAAACTTTTCTCTTGCAAGCTCAAGATGGGCATGGTATAATGTCGATATAAGGATAAGGGAGAAAAGAGATGAAGAACAAGATCAATGTGGGTGATGTGGTCGAAATGTCGTGTGGGTATGGTACGGTTCAGCAGATCATCGGGAAAAACTATCGGATTCTGCTCTCTGGCCAGTATGGGTATGGTGAGTGGTATACCCTGAGTGATATGATATCCCACGCTACCCTGTACCCCAAATGAGGGGTTGACAAAAGATAAAAAATTGTCTAGAATAACAACACAAGAAAGAGAGAAAAGAATGTACGAAATTGGTGATAGTGTGGTACTCAAAGGATTTGAGAAAAGGATCGTGGGAAAGATTGTTTCCTATCATTACGATGAGGGTAATGTGTGGGTCGTGCGAACTGAAGGCGGAAATCTTTGGGATTGTTGCGACAACGAATTGGATATCCTTACGGTATTGTAAGGTTGACACAGTAAAATCCGTTTGGTATAATGCACACACAAGAGAACGATAGACCTAAGAGAGAAAAGAAAATGAAAACCAAGTATCCAATCATCGAAAATGCCAAGCGTCAAGCCCGTATGATCTTCAAGGGTATCGCAGTGCCGATGCTCGTGGAAATTCCCGATGATCGAATCACGGAAGATACCGATTACGTCTACGGCGTGACCGACCATAAGCGTTATGTTGTGAGCGAGAAGGTAATCAAGTTCAATCGTACCGCACTGAAGAACATTGGCAAGGTTCGCAAGGAAAAAGCCGATCCCCGCTATGTGGGGGGTGAGGATACTATGATCGTTGCGGTTGGCAAGCCGGGAAGTCGTGAGCGTGTTGAGGAACTGACCAAGCAATACGGTGCGGTTGCTCATCTGGAAATCAGCCCGTTCAGCTTCAAGGGTGATGAATAAACGATCACTACTGCACAAAAGCATAGCAGTTGACCTAAAGCGTTACCCTGTAAGTACTTAGGGCGAACGCGGCCCGCCCCGCGAAGCGTAAGTACTTGTGAGATAACGACTTATGACAACCTTACGATATTGCAAGGAAACTTTTCCTACTCTACCCTATTGACAAATGACGATAATACTTGTATAATGGTGACAGAAAGAAAGAGAGAGTTGAAGATGGAAAAGGTTACGAGTGTGAATGGTTTTATTGGTTCGCTTCCCAGGATTCGGAGGCGTAGGATTTGGAGTGTGACGATTGACGGAAAGGTTGTTCAAGGCGTGAGTGCCGATGACAACCGAAAGGAAACTGCTGAAGCGTATATTGCTAGCAAGTACCCCGGTCAAGCTTTCACTCTCAAGTTTGTTGAGTGGAGAATCTGAACCTTACGGTATTGTAAGGTGTTGCAGGCTAAAGGTTGATGTGGTAGAATGTCGATAATAGGTATAGAGAAGATGACCAGTAACCAAGAGGAAAAGATGAGTAACATTGTGTTGCCCCAGCGGTATGATTGGGTGGAGTTTGACTATAAGGGTGAGAACTTCCGTGGTGAGGTTCGTAGGGTTGAAGATAAGCCCAAGGGTAAGTTGATGATTGTGAAGATTGGACATACTGAGTATCGGTCGTGCTACCTTGACCAGTGTGAGAATCTGACCACCACCCCTGCTGAAACGGAGGCTTGAGCATGAGAATGATCGAATATCCTTTTGTGTGGGTTATGGGGGCTTTCCTTAAAGTGATGGAAACTCTCTGTGAAGTTTGGCAGAGGATCAACGAATATGAGAATATGAAGTCTAGGGGTTATACTCTTATGAAAAGTGATAAGGGTGATGATTTCTGGGTAGGTTATGGGGATTGACCACTTAAACAAAATGGAGATACAGGGATGTATCAATTTGATTTTATTAGTGTCGCTTTCGGCTATGTTTGTGGTATTATTCTGTATGCTAGTATGTCAAATATCATGTATATGGAGGAAAGTGATGAAAGTGAGTGACTACATATTGTGGGGGGTGTGTTTTGTTATTGGCTGCACTATGACGTATCTCCTTCATCTGTAAGGACTTACGTCAAGTTCGGCCCGCCCCGCGAAGCGTAAGTGCTTATGCTGCAACACTTTACGACAACCTTACAGCATTATAAGGAAACTTTTCTGTTGAAAGGTATTGACAGTTGACGATAATAGATGTATAATCCTAGCATCTTAACCCCAACTGAGGAATGTCTAATGTCGAATACTTTCTACTGTCTGGAATGTGATGCTGACTGTGGGTCTTTTGAGCATTGCTGTGCTTGCGAGGACAATCCCGCGATGGAGAATCGTGAGCATCCCGGTTTCATCTCAAGTGCAGAGATTGAGAGTGAAATTCAGACTGAAAATTTCTGGTATGAATACGATCAGCGTTGACAGAGTTGATTAGACTTGGTAGAATAAGCCCATAACCCTTACCTTTGGAGAGTTTATCTATGAACGAAGATTCCTTTCTCGACTCCTACATGGAATCCTATATCGGTGGTTGGACAGGCGATGAGGATGCCTATTACGCCGAAGATGAGGCGGAGGATGGGTATCTCAAAGAACCTGAAGATTACGATATCTGGGATGATGAGGACGATGGTGGAGATGGGTTCATGACCTGTCCAGAGGACATCGGAGACTATTGACGTAACCCCCGGCCCTATAAGGACTTAGGGCAAACCGGGGCGGCCCCGCGTAGCGTAAGTCTTTATCCGTCAAGAGTTTACAACAACCTTACGAAATTGCAAGGAAAAACTTTTATGGTAGGGCTTGCAATGGGTCGATAATAAGTGTAGAATACCAACATCACGAACGGAAACCACAGGAACCAGAATCATGCTGAACTTTGACGAGATCAACGATATTCTGAACGATATGGCTGAAGCCGGTATTCTTGAGCCGATGGTCGAGCCGATTGACGATCCTAGTGTGGAAGTCAACTTTTGGGATTGGGCAGATGTGGTGGGTGCTGTTGACGAATTCGTTCCCGAGGAGTATACTCATGCTTAGTGCGATTGCTTTCGTTGTGGGCTATATTGGCTTGTTTTACATTACTACCATCGTGAGGGATTGACCATGAGCTACGAATATGACGATCTTGAAGATTTTTATGGTATCGACGCTGATGATCGTACTAATGATTATTGGGCTGGAAATGATGACCTGGAGAATGATTCTGATGATTCATTTGATGATAGTATGGATGGTGATGCTGAATCTGCGTTGGCTTCCGCTGGATGGGGAACCGACGAAGACTATGGTTACTATGGTGACGATGGAGTAGAAGATTTCCACGCCGATGAGGCTATCGGATTCGTTGATTACAACGACGATGGCCCATACGATGACTGAATTACTCGCCGTAAACCCTTTGTGCCTAAGCACTTAGGGTTGGCGGGGCGGGCCGGATTTGTCGTAAGTCTTTATCCTGCAACACTTTGCGAGAACCTTACGAAATTGTAAGAAAACTTTCTAGTTGACAACTAAAGTTTCATGTGCTAAAATGTCGATATAAGAGATAGAGAAAGAGAGAGTGAAGAATGAGTTGGAATGGGTATCAGATGAGTAGGGATATGTGGGGTAACATGAAGCATGAGCATATCCATGTTGGTTGGACTGTGACGTTTGATATGGATGGTAAGCGTTACTCGTGGAATCTTAATGCAAAGTATAGAACTAAGATTGACGTTGAACGTAGGGTTTTTGAGAAGTATCCTACTGCTACTAATGTTCGTTGCAACAAGAATATTTGTGAAGTTTGAAGGGAATAAAATGAGACAGTTAACCAAAAACGAAATAGCCGATCTAGAATTTGACGCTGAACTTATGGGCTTTCGGGTAGTGTATCTTCCCAAACCTCTTGACTGGAATCATTTTGTGTTGTATTATCTCAAGCCAGAATTGACTTATGTTGGTCACTATCGTGGTTTGAATGAGGTCAAGCTAGGTATGCAGAAGCACTACAAGCCGGAGTATAGTGAAAAATGAACGATCTACATTATGAATTTTTGTTGAAAGCGATGTATCAAAAACCTAAAAAGAAAAAGGTTCAACACGGGTCTGCTGGTCGTAACTACTACGGTGAGTTGAAAAGATTTAAAGGCTATCGTGGCCCATTAAAGAAAGATGAAGAGCAGAAATGACTAATGAAGAAAAATGGATTGAATATCGTAAGTCTGTAGGCTTGACTGAAAAGTCTCCAGAAATTGAAGCTGGTTGGAATAAGGAATATAATTGTTCTAACCGAGTTGGTCGATTAATTTACATGAACGATTCTGATACTTACGGAGACTGAAATGAAAACGAAAAAGAAGGTATTGACAGCACACGAAAAAGCTGTTATACTCATGAATCGTGAAGCTGGTCGTGCAGTGAATCGTGTGAAGATGTTGGAACGGTTGTATCTTGAAACTATGAAAGCAAAGGAACTTGTTAAATGAAGTGCGTTGTTACCCATACCGATACTTATGGTGGTGAAGCTAACTATGGTTGGGTGAATCGTTATGAATTCATCCCCAAGAAGAATGCTAGCCAGCGTAGCGTTATTCGTAAGGCTAAGGCTCTGGCCGGTATGACAGCAGTCAAGGCTGAGACCTATGACTATGGCGACGGCTATACCGTTAAGCCTCGCGGCTATGCTCAGATCATCTTTGTTGATTTTGAGTAAACTCTCCCTCGTCGTAAACCCTTTGTGTTCAAGCACTTAGGGCCGACGGGGCGGGCCGGGCTTGCTGTAAGTCCTTATCTACCAACACTTTACGAGAATCCTTACAATCTATTAAGATTCAAGTTACCCCCTTGCAATAGACGATAATAGATAGTAGAATACGATATAGAAGAAAGGCAAGGGTGAAGACATGAGTCCTGACGGAAGCTATAACGGTTATGTAAACTACCAGACATGGAATGTTTGCTTGTGGATTAGTAATGATGAAAATCTGTATAGTCTGGCAAAACAGTGTGGTTCTTACGAACATTTCAGGATTTTGATTCGTGAGATTTTTACCACAGCCCCTATCCGATTCGAAACGCCCGATTGTGTGGCTTGGAATGATAGTGGTATCAACATGGCCGAAATGGTAGAGTATTGGGAAGAAAATTTTTCTAAAGTTTGTGCTTGACAAATGACGATATATAGTGTAGACTTGGCGTATGGATGTTGTGATCGATTTTCAATTTGAAAGGGTTTCTATGAACGATGTGATTTTGTTTGGTTCGATTCTGTCGGCTGTTGCCGCTGCTGTTGTGGGCTTTGTCTTCTATTCCGTTTACGGTGGAAGTAAGGCCAGTTTGGCGAATGCTCAAGAGGGTCAGGTTTTCAACTTTGTCTACGAACAGCCATTGCATGGAACGCATGAGCGTTTTCTTGCCAAGGTGATCGGAAAGCAGACGCTGACTGCTGACCAGATTAAGAGACTGAATCGTAAGAGTCGGTATCGTATCAATGATCCTGAGTTTGTGCGTACTACCAATCTGGTAACGTGTCGAACTGCGGATGGTAAGGTGCGTAATTTCTATGCAGAACGAGTAACCAAGTGCCGAAAGCCGTTGCTGGCCGGTGCTTTGTTCAAGAGCGGGTTTGCTAACCTGTTCTAAAAACTAGCAGTCTCTGCCTACTAACTGACCAACCCCTAACCCTTTGACACCAAAGGACTTAGGGCGAGGTCGGCCGGCCCGCTTCGTCGTAAGTCTTTACGTATCAACGCTTTACGACAATCTTTTTTGTTCAAGTTTTTCCTCTTGACAGGCCGATAATAGTAGTGTAGAATACAAGGAATCAAAAGGAGAAAAACAGATGTTTATGTTCAATAAGCCGTATGCTTTGACCGATGCTGTGACTCGTGAGGTTAGTGACGAGGATATGGTAACTTTTAGTGGCCTTAGTGTTGGAGGTCGTGAGTTTAGGATAGTCACGCGACTTGACGATGCCCAGCGTTGGATTAATGGAGAGTTGATTCAAGTTGCTTTTCCGTATCTGTCTGCTGATGATCGTGAGATTCTCAAGACGGGAATCGATGCTCAGGATTGGGAAACCATGTTTGCAGGAACAAGAGAGGAGGATGAGTGATGAATACTGATACTTATATGGTGATGAAAGGCAATAAAGTTGTAGGTTATGTTCAAGCGTACAGTACCTATCATGCCTTGTGTCAGGCGGAAAAGTTGTATGGGAAGAATTTGCTACTTGAGCGAATTTCCAATAGTTGTCCTGCCTAATCCTTCGGATTTGGGCTGGATGGGTATAGTCAGCCAGTAGTCGGGGCTTGACAAAGAGTCTTTAATAGAGTATACTTGGAGTAAGGAGAAAATTATGCTGACAAGTGAAGAAAAGGGTTTGATTGCTGGTCGTGTGGCTAGTTTTGCTATGAAGATGGTTATACAGGCTAATGATTATAATCCTGAGGTTATGACCGCAGAACTGGATAAGTTTCAGGCTTTTATCTGTAGCGCTCTTGAGGCTGCTATTCGTGATGGTAGGCGTGAAGCACTCGTTACAACTCTTAACTAAGGAAGTATCATGAGAATTTGTCCGTGTGGGTCTGGCAAGAAAAGTTGGTGGGAAAGTGATGCTAGGGGAATTCCACTGGGTAGGGTTTGTTTGGATTGTTTGGATAAAAAGTTGAGTAAGTATAGGCCAGAAGTGTTGACCAACTCCAACTACTATGCTGACGAGCCTATTGAGGCCGAGGACTACTGATCGTAAGTCCTTATCCTTAAAGAACTTAGGGTAAGGCGGGCCGGCCGACTTTGACGTAAGTGCTTGTGTATCATAGGGTTACATCAACTCTAAAAAATTTTTGGAATTCCTATAGAAGCCTCTTGACAAGTGACGATAATAGATGTATACTTAGCACATAAGCAGATGAGGGCCGCTGGCAGAATGATATCAAAGTAGCCACGGTTAAATGGCTGTCGAGTATGGCTCAACCCTATCTGCTTTACAATACAAAACTCGTGGGTCCATGCCTTGGACTAGGTTGGGTAACTCATTACGATAAGCATCGCATGTCGCGGCAGCGATGATGCTGACAGTGCCGGTTACGCACTGGATAGTAGTGCTAATCTATGGGGGATCGCGTCCTCACCACGTTATAATACAATCCGGTATTATCCCTCATCGGGTAATAGAGTGAATTAACACTGCAACAATGCGCTTGCATTTTATCCTTCATCGGGTAGAATCACTGAAACAACAGCCGGATACCGAACAATCAGTAACCGTTCCCAAGAGCCAGACCAGAGCGATCTGTTGCTAGCAGACAATCGCTTTGCAGGGAGGATTTCCGTGGACGGTTTCCACCAGTTTTTACCTTGCTCCAAGGGTTCATAATATCGGAGTATTGGTGGGTTATAGAATCGGGGCGTAAACGATTCGCTGGTTACAAACAGGGGTCGGATAGAAACCACCAAATGACGGTCTGTGGTTGGTTAATGCGTGATACCGGACATTATCTGTAAAACTATCGTGGTGATAAAACAAGCACGCTCTAGCAGCGTATGGGTGCGATTCCCATATCATCATAAGTCGATCCATTAACAGCCGGTATACAATACAAAGGAGAAGAGATGACTAAAGAAGAATCAGACAGAAACGCAGCAATAGTTTATGTTCTTAGGGTTCTAAAAAGCCCAATGATGATCAGGAGTCCTGCTAAAAAAGACGCATTGACTTTAGCAGAGAGGTATGGTATAACGGTGACTGATTTGATTAATGAGTATGATGAGATAACAAAGAGAATATAATGAACTGGCATTATGGTGATCCGATTTTGAATGGTCAATATCTGTGTTGTGTTAAGGATTATTCTTTCCCCTTTCCGTTGTTCTGGAGTGTGGAGAATGGTGGTTGGGGAGATTGGTGGCATGGTTCTCTTGGAGATGAGCTTGAGTCGTGGAATCAGTTTGACAATTCGTTAGTGGTGTGCTATACTAGCTTTCAAGAAATTCCTATGCCGGAGGGTTGGTAATGATCTACTTAAATATTAATGAGATTGAACGATTGGCCGAAATTGTGGCCGAACTGGTTAAACTGAACATGTGTGTGGTTGCTGAGTTGAAGGGAACTAAGTGGAGTATTGAGGTAACTAAATAATGGAATGGATTAGTTTTTTTGAACGACAGCCAGAAGATGGTCAGGGTATTTGGTATTATGGTGAGCATATTGGTGTGTGGGCTGGAGAGTATTCTTATTCTCCAAATGACCCTTTTAGTCCTCATCTTATATTTTGTCATGAATCTCCCGGTCTGGTTGACCGAATGGACGCTCCGTGGTGGATGGTTGATGATGGGGTAATGAACAGGCCAATCAAACCAGCAAAAGATTATCCAGCCGATTATCCTAGTTGACATAAGTCCTTGCTGCTAAAGCACTTAGCTCAAGGGCGGGCGGGCGGTTTCGTCGTAAGTCCTTGCTACTAAAGACTTTATGATTAGCAATATTTTTTCAAGATTTTCTCTTGACTTGTCGATAATAGTAGTGTAAGATACTAGCAACACGAAAGGGAAAATGATGACTGTATATGAGCTTATCAAAAAGTTAGAAGATTATCCATTGGACATGAGGGTTTTGACCCTTGGGTATGAGGGTGGGTTCAATGATGTCTCGTTGCAGACCGACGAGATTGTTTTCAATGTGAATGATAAGGACAGGTGGTACTATGGTCCTCATGAGTCTGTGAGACATATGGATGGGGATAAGGGTGAGAAGTGCTTGATTATTGGGAGAGGAAAATGAAAACGGTAGAAAAACACGCCGAAGTACGATTTCATTTGCTCAACGGTAAAAATTTCCGAAAATGGCAAGTAAATATTATGCAAGGTAAGAAAAGGGTTGATCAATTTTATGTAGACCCGGCCGAGTACCAGTTGGAGATGAGGGGTTGCAAGCTGGTAAATAAGGTAGCTAGGGCGAAATGGGTCAATAAGAAACAGAAAAAGAATGTTAGTGGTTGGGTGCAGTGTGAAGAGGTTATGCTTCGCAAAGATTTTTATCCCTCTTTGCCTATTGACAATCTTGAGAAGTTGTATTATAATCCCATTCGTGATGTTCACTGGCGACGAGAGAGTGATGGTGGTGAGTTTGTTTGGGATAACAGTGAGTATGACACCTTAGTTACCGATGGGCGACAGGTTCATATTCTAGAAGAACGTAACGGAAATTTTGACGGTATTTACGAGATCGACCCTAAGTATACAGAAAGTTTTGGAATTTATGATCAAAATCGAACTGAGCGTCCGTGAGTCGTTGAACATGATTGCCAACGGTTGCAGTCTTGATATGTTCGACAAGATTGTGTGTGCATTGGAAGTGGCACTGGGTGTGAACCAGCGTCGTATGGTGACGATTACCGGAGGTCTGACTCTGGACAATCGTATCCATTCCATCAAGGCTATTCGACTCCACACCGGATGGGGTCTCAAAGAGGCCAAGGATTGGAGTGATTATCTGGTTGGTGGCTGGCATTACGACAAGTTCGTTCCTGCCAAGTCCGGGGCCAAACAGAGCATCACTCTGAAAACGCCCGAAGCGGCAGAGGCACTGCTGCGTGATTTGGTTGGGCTGGGTTGTGAGGGTTATCTCTCATGACCTAAAGCCTTGTCCCTAAAGAACTTAGGGCGAGGCGGGCCGGCCGAATTTGACGTAAGTCCTTATCAGCAAACAACTTAGGACAAAATAAAAAATCTTTGAGGCTCACTCAAGTTCCCCCTTGACAATGACGATACTATACTGTAGAATGAGAGTATCACGAGACAAGACTCCGCAATGATGCCAACAACAGAAACCATCACGACGGACTTGACAAGTGGGTATCAGTAACGTATACTGGTACTAGAACGATTGGTAACTGTAACATTTTTGGAGAAATGACATGAAGAAGTTTAGTTTTGTGGTTGATGTTGTGGCTGATGAGCTTGATCGTGATTCGGTTGTGGATTCGATTCGTGACTGTCTGAGCGGTAGCCTTCCTGGCGATGTTCATGCGAATGTCAAGGCCGGTGAGGTCAAGGCTTTCAGCGAGCAGGGTTATAAGGTGTGGCGAGCGAGGGTTACGGGTGTGACAGCCGAGCAGGCTGGCGATGCCCATGATGGTAAGGTAGAAAAGGAAACTGCCGAAGCGGTTGCATGATCGACCGCAGGGAGTTATAATGGCTGCGAGCCTCCACGGGACGCCGTGGGGGCTTGCGGTATTGACGAGACGACTCCGTAGCTCAATTGGATAGAGCGAGCGGCTTCTATCCGCTAGGTTGGGGGTTCGAGTCCCTCCGGGGTTATTGTTGGGGGTGTAGCTTAATCAGGTTAGAGCGTCGGCTTGTCAAGCCGAAGGTTGCGGGTTCAAGTCCCGCCACTCTCGTTTATTATCTGAGTCGCTATTGATAGAAATGTTCTTCTCTGTGACAATTACTGCATAAGATAATACATTTATCTATTTCAGTCTTAATATCTTCTAGAGAAGCATTTTTATCTCTGAGCATAGCACCTATTCCATCTGTCTTATTGTTTTCTGTATGATGGAAATCTAAACATTCTGGTGACGACAATCCGCATTTATGACATGAAGATTTTTGCTTTAGTTCTAATACATACCTAGCTTTTTTAGTAAGATATTTATATGTATTAGTATGTTCTTTTCTATGGCAGTTAGAGCAAATAACGTCGCATTTATTTATTTCTGCTAAAACTATTTCGGTTGAATATCCATGACGAATAAGATTGCATACTGTATCTTTTTTTGTATCTGGATTTCTATGGTGAAAATCTAGACAATAGAATCTAGTCTCTCCACAGATTTTGCATGGGTTATTTTCTTTGAGGTTTTGAACTAGAGTTCTGTTATGATCTTTAGTTTTGTTCTTATATCTCTGTTTATATACTCTAACTCTGTCAATATTTTTATTAGCCCATTTAGTATTATTGGTTATTTTAGCTTTGCTTGTTTTATTCTTTTTCATGGGCATCTCCTGTATAAATTAATACACCAAATCTTAGCAATACGAGGGGATTTGTCGTAAGCCTATACCATCAAAGAACTTAGGAGAAATGCGGCGAGCCGGGTTTGACGTAAGTCGTTCTCGCATAAGGACTTAGAGCAAAATATTTTTCACTAAAGAATATCTCTTGACTTAGCCGATTATTAGGTTATACTTGATAGACACGAAAGGGAAAAGTATGAAATACGCTATTGGTAATGACAAGTTGGGTAAGAATTGCTTGGTCGTGAGTCGTCCGGTTGGCGATACTTGCCCGCCCGATTGCGACTATCTTGGGAATGGATGCTATGCCGAAGCTACTGAAAATCAGTATAAAAATGCTCGCACTGCTGGATTCTCCAATATCATTACGGAAAAGAATAAAATCCGTGCGATGATTCTGGAAGCAAAGCGTACCCAAAAAAGTATTCGCTGGCAAGAACGTGGCGATTGGTTTCTTAATGGACAACTTGACCTAGAATATGTTGCAAACGTAACATGGGCTTGTGAGAGTATTCTGGCCGATGGCGATACTTTGCCCGATATGTGGTTTTATACTCATATCTACGATTCTCGGCTTGTGAGTCTGGAAAAGTATATGAATGTGTACGCTAGTGTGCATGACGATAATGATATGGGTGAAGCACTATCGCAAGGTTTCAAGCTGTTCGCATGGTGTGATAGCGATATGAAAATTGCACCCAAGCGACCCAAGAGCAAAGCAAAAGCCGAAGCATGGCGAAAAGCACTGCCGAAGCTGGTGGTTCTCAATGCTACAAAGTTTGTGGTATGTCCAGAAATCCGTCGTGGTCGGTCAGAAATCACTTGCACCGGCACTAAAGATAGTATATCATGTGACTTGTGTGTTCGTGGTTTGGCTAATGTCTTGTTTCCAGCCCATTGAAAGGAATAAAAATGAGCTACGTTGGATTGTATGATGATGCAGGAAGTAAAAATGCTTTCTATATTATCAAAGACAAAAAGATTGACCGTAAACGTGTGGGCTTCAAAGAGTTTGAGAGTGAGAAAGAGGCTAAGTTTGCCCATCGGGTTCAAAAGCATCTGGCACAGTTTGATTTGGCCCCTATGGTATATGGGGATGTTGGTTTTATTCGTAGGAATGATGGACAATTTACCTACTATGGTTATTTGACCGAAGTTGCTCGACCTATGCCAACGTGCCATGATGATGATTGTGATGGCGAATGTTTTCAGAGTGAATGTAGTAATGGCACTACTATCAGTGAAGTAGTTTATGATTTGGGTGAACATGGACTAGAATATAACGATGTCCACAAGGGTAATTTTGGTTATGTTCGACGCAAAGGATCATGGGTTCCGGTTGCTATCGACCTTGGGGTTGAGAGTTTTACTGATTGGGATGAAGATATTTATGGGAAGTTTGATTATGATGCCGATGAAGATGTTGACAGCTATGGTGCGTGTAATTGTGCTCACTGCAAACAATTTAGAGACAGGGGATAATCATGGCAAAGTATTATATCAAATGTGGAACACTAGAACTAATTTACTCTTGCAATAAATGTCCAAGGGATGCTGCAATGGATGCTATATGGGAAACGAATGAAAATGATACACTAGATGAACACTTCTATATAGATGAGCGTGGGTATAGAGACTATGTTACTGCTGATGGACATACTTGTGTATTAAATACTGGTCATATTCTCATAGACGCAGGATGGAGTATTGAATAATGTGGACAAAAATAGACGATAAAAAAGTAAGACACTTATGGGAATGTGCTGATTGTGATAATCTAGTTTATGTAGAGCCTTGGTTTTATTCAGAAAACGGCGAACCTTTTTGTACAACGTGCGAGAAGGATATGGAGTATATTCGAACAGAAGTAGATATGTAGCCTTTTCCGCAAACCCTTACTGCATAAGCACTTAGGGCGAGCGGGGGCGGCCGAATTTGACGTAAGTCCTTAGCCCGCAACACTTTAGAGCAAATTCAAAAATCTTCTAAAGTTTCCCTACTGGATTAGTCGATAATATTGGTATGGAAACGAAGCAAGAAACCAAAAGGAATGGACAGATGATCCAGTGGGTAGGGATTCTGATTACTCTGGTGGGTTTGGCCTATACGGGAATCAAAGATTATCAAAAAGGTGATATAAAATTCCCTCCCATGCCTCAGAAACCGGCCTTGACAAAGGTAGTTTATCCGGTACAATACTGTCTGATGGCTTACGATCCTAATGTTGACAAAGTTTTTTATCTACACGAAAACGGACAATGGCATGATTACGCTCCACAACAACGACGATATGAGACCACGCCGCAACCATATCAAACTCAAGGTGCGACCGCAGTGGCAGGTTCCTACGGGTCACAAGGAACACCGACATACCGTTATGGACAATCGCCCCAAGCGTCAACGAACCCGATCCGCTGAAAACCGCAGGGCTTGCGAGAACGGAGACTATTGACTATAATAGTAGGATTGCCGATGTAACTCAGTTGGTAGAGTAGCAGTTTTGTAAACTGCCTGTCATCAGTTCGATTCTGATCATCGGCTCTCGGGAATGGTGTAACGGTAGCACAAGTGACTTTAATAAACTGGAGTGCGTCAAGAGAAATTTTGATGTAGAACCTCTCAAATTCGGGGAACGCTTAACTGCCAATCCCGAGCCAAGCCGGAAACGGAAGGTGTAACGACTTGACGGGAGGCACCTAAAACTTTTAGTCATGGTGATGGTAAAGTCTAGACTACAAACCGTAAGGGTAGCGAAAGCTATAGTAGTAAGTGGATCACTTTGTCTAGGTTCAAATCCTAGTTCCCGAATTTAGTTTTTGCCAATAGCCTCTGCGATTAGTTAATTGGATTCCATATGCTTTAGCCCATTTACGAACAGAGTTATCTGTTACGTTATATTTTTTAGCTATAATACTCATAGGTATAGTAGCAATTAATTTTTCTAATTCCTCTTTAGATGGTCTTTCTACTTTTCTGAGCCATGGTTTAGAAGTTTGTTTGATTTTAATCGGTTTTATCTTTTTGAATCTTTTACCAGCATAGGTATCTGTTTGGCTATGACAATTAGGACACAAAAAACATAAATTAGATAATCTATTATCATTAGGAATTCCATTTTTGTGTTCTAGTTGCAAAGATATTTTTTTATTATTCCAGACATCTTTTAATCCGCATGACTCACACTGATATGGTATTAATTTATTTTGTATAATTCTTTTTTTTATACCACCCCTATTTGTTGTTCCGTTCTCGCAAAAAAATTGATCATCAGTTTTCTTTGGTGAAAATCTTTTACCTTTATTAGAGCCTCTACCAAGCGAAATGTGAGACATATCTATATTCTCATCTTTAGCTCGTCTTTTTACAGTATGGTGGTTTCCTCCTTTATTATTTAAACCAAAATGACGTAGTATATCTGCTATTGTGTTTGATCTACAAACTAGAGTTTGGAATTCTTCTGTAGAAATTGACCATATAATACTTCTTTTTTTTCTATTCATGTTTAACTCCTTATTGGTACCATATATTATACACCATTCTGGTGTCTTGACAAGTTGCTTTATTCTGTTATAATAGCATAAATCGACGGTGTCCGATAGCTCAACGGTAGAGTAGGCGGCTGTTAACCGCTTGGTTCTAGGTTCGAATCCTAGTCGGACAGCTTAGGGAAGAGTGGCAGAGTGGTCATAATGCACTGGTTTACTAAACCAGCGATCTCTTAACCGGGGTCCGTGGGTTCGAATCCCACCTCTTCCGTTTGGTAGATTACTCAAGTGGACAACGAGGGCAGACTGTAAATCTGCTGGCTATCGCCTTCGGGAGTTCGAATCTCTCATCTACCACTAAGTTGTTGATATGAAAGAACTTAGGACAAATCCGGCGGACCGGGTTCGACGTAAGTCCTTGCAACATAACGACTTAGGATTTTCTAAAGTTTGTTCTTGACAACTGCCGATAACTAGTGTATGATTGCTAATCGGAGGCTGGCGACTGAGTTACGAGAGTGGCCCTATAGTCTAACGGCTAGGACGACAGCCTTTCACGCTGTAGATTGGAGTTCGATTCTCCATAGGGTCATTTGTTTCTGCTAATCCTACGGATTTGGTGGTCTTGGCGATAGTCAGCACGAATCCTAAAGTTTTGGCTCTTGACAGACCGATATTGGTATGGTAGACTATTGGAACAAGAAAGGAAAATGATGAAGAACCTTCGCATCTATGATATTCTGACTGAGGATGGTAAAACTCTGGCCGAAATTACTCTGTCTATGCAAGAGGATTTTGATTGGGCTGATGTTTTCGACAAGCTGTATGATATGACTACAGAAAATGTAGAGAGTTATTCTTATGAGGAAATTGCCGTAAACGCCGAATAAGCTGATGCGCCTCTAACTCAATTGGTCAGAGTAGCGGTCTTTTAAACCGTAAGTTCCGGGTTCGAGTCCCGGGGGGCGCACTTGACAGTGACGATTGTTGGTGTAGAATAGAGGTAAGAAAGGGAGTAAAAATATGAGATATGAAGATCATTATGACGGATACGATTATGACTATGATGAATTGGTAGAAAATACCGAGGATCTTGGTCTGGACGAAGAACCTTGGATGCAAGATGCAGAAGAGGATGATGAAGTTCCGTCCTATGGTAAGAATTATTATCCTAGTATTGAAGATGAAGATGACTGATCTTTGTGTGTGCTTCTAGGTGGGACTAGACCCTAATATATTTATCCTTTCTTGTAACGGGATGTTGGTTCAAATCCAACCACACACTTTATGAACGCTTTCCAGCAAGAGCTTGATGACTTTCGGCGTACCCCAGATGGTAAAATCATTCAAGGGGCTGCTCATACTAGCAGAGTATTAAATCACAAATATCGAAATGATGTGATTATCAAGGCTGTTTGTTCTCTGCGTAAGATTGAGAATGATTTTGACAGTATTGCTTGTTGTGGTGTGAGTGGTTTGATGGTAGTACCACAGATTGCGGAGATTCTCAATAAGAATATTATAGTTATTCGTAAGGATGAGCGGCGATATAGTGAATTCTTTATCGAAGGTGTTACTCCATCTAATTATGTTATTGTAGATGATTTAATTTGTTCTGGTAATACGGTTAAACGTATAACAAATAATATTCGTGCTGATGTTCCACGAGCAAAATGTATCGGTGCATATTTCTACATGGGTGAGGAGTGTGCCTATAATGCTTCCAATTCTAAACTTTTTGAGAAGCAGTTTGGGACGATCATCCTAAACCCTTACCGGCCAAAGACTTAGGACAAGGTGGGGCGGCCCCGGTCGCCGTAAGTCCTTATCTGTCAACCACTTACGACCTGCGTAATTTTTCCAAAGTTTTCGCTTGACAGTGACGATAACATAGTGTAGAATCAGTGAAGTAGAACGATTGAACAGAAACACGAAAGGGATGATTATGGCTCATGCAGTTGAACAGATGATGTTTGTTGGTGCGACCCCGTGGCACGGTCTGGGTAACCAGTTGGACGAGGCTCCCACAATTTCGGAGGCGATTACGGCCGCTGGTCTGGATTGGGAAGTGGGTCTGAAAGACCTGTTCACTCAAGAGGGCAGACCAGTTCCCGCCCGTGCTACCTATCGTAAGACCGACGACCATTCCATTCTCGGAGTTGTCGGCCCGCGATACACCCCGCTGCAAAACAGCGAGGCGTTCGATTGGTTCCAGCCGTTTCTGGATGCTGGTGAGTGCAATCTGCACACTGCCGGTTCTCTCCACAGCGGTGCGAAGGTTTGGGTTCTTGCCCAACTGAACCGCGACAATAGTGAGATCGTCAAGGGTGATGATGTTTGCAAGTTTATCCTGCTGTCCAACAGCCATGATGGTACGACCGCGATTCGTGTCGGATATACTCCGATCCGCGTTGTGTGTGCGAACACGATGGCTATGGCTCACAGCAAGGGTAGTGGTTCCAAGCTGATTCGGATTCGTCATACCCGTTCCAGCAAGAACAATCTGGAACAGGTTCGGGATATCATGGACAATATCAACGCAGAGTTTGAGGCGACTGCGGAGCAGTTCCGATTCCTCGCGTCGAAGAACTTCAACCAGAATGATGTTCGTCGATATGTTAAGGTGATGCTCGGCATCGAAGGTACTGCGGATGCGGATATTAAGACTCGCACCCGTAATATCATGGATGAGATTCTCACCTTGGTGGAAGGCCCGAAGCAGAGTGCGACGGGGGTTCGCGGAACTTGGTGGGCCGCGTACAACGGCTACAACGAGTACCTGAATTACAACAAGGGTCGCACGACCGATAATCGGCTCGATTCTCTCTGGTTCGGTCAGAACGCAAACGACAACGTGAAAGCGTTGGAGAAAGCTATGGAGTTCGCTCAGGCACTCTAATCCCTCGCAATGAGGGTTGACACGGGAGCCGCCACTCAGCAATGGGTGGCGGTTCTTTTTTGTGCCTAGGGCATTTCGTATAAACCCTTATCAGCAAAGGACTTAGGGCGAGCGGGGCCGCGAAATCTTGTCCTAAGTTCAATGACACCAAGCACTTGCGTCAATTTAGTAAAAGAATCTCGTAAGCCCCCTATTCCCAAAGGGTTGGAATGACGATATACTGTATGTGGACGTAAGGTGTGTAGTGGCAAGGGTTTAGGTTAAAATAGTAATAGAATTATAATAATGAGTTGTATATTTTTCAAATCCGTATTTGTCTCGCCTAATCCTGCGGAATTGCTGACGTTGCTGATAGTCAGCCAGAATAGTGGCTATAATAACAAGCCTCTCTGTTCCTAAGTTCTTATGTTTTAACCACTTGCGTCAAGTGTTAGAGTGTGGTATACTAGAAGGAGTAACAACGATAGTAATAAGCTGATCAATAGTTGAGACTAATTCTCAATAGATAAAGATGGTTAGATTAGTAGTCTGATAATGTAGTCAGGCTAAATCACAGACCCCTTGAGAATGATGCAGGAAAGAAATGAAAATTGTATTAGAAATAAATAGCTCTGAGGATTTTGACTACGAGTATTTTATTGACTGGCTCAATGACCAGTTGTTTGATAGTTCTATGTGTGGAACTGATGTTGATGCTGGTATTATTAGTGTGAATGGGGAGAATAAATACTAATGAAAGTTACTGATGAAAATAGACAAGAGATTATGAGTACCTATTGTAGCCGTCTCTTGGACGATATGGACTTTAATACTCTGTACAATTTTGCTTATGATATGTTGAGAGATAATAAAGAGGGATTGACCAATAAAATGTTGGAAGAACAGATTACTGACTATTACCCTGACCTTTTGGAGACTGCATAATGCAAAAACTTTGGGATGAATCTGGTCAACCTCTTTTCTATAAAGAAAACGGAGAAAGAGATTATCTTCAGGAAGCTCGTTATAGATACGTTTCTCCATCATGGATGAGCATGGCAGCATACTCTTGTTGTCCTGAGGAATTACAGGCCAGATTGAATAACATGGAGTGGGATGGAAAAACTCAATATATAATCAACAAGGAGAATAACTAATGGAAGTAGAACTTAGTAAACAAGAAGCTTGGAAGATTCTAGATGCTCTTGTTGCTTATAAGAAAGATTATACCTTAACGGGGCCAGTTAATAAGATTTTTGACAACATTACTAAAAAGCTCAAAGAGATTGTAAAGGATTAGTGGTGTAATAATTAGTAGGTTTGGGCCACCTTATTGTGGGGGCTTTATGTTGATATTGTGGAGAATATTACGAGCGATCTTTTGCGGATGTTTATTCGCCTGGATCGGAGTCTCTATGATGGAAACGGAACTAGAGATTCTTACTAATAGTTCTTATAAGGAATATATGGCTCTTGATCTGTTTTATGGATATTTGAGCATACGGAAGTTTTATGAGAATATTGTTTATGTTGCAGGAATAAACTTTATTCTAGGATTGTTAATAGGACTAATCTGGAAACCTGGTAGTATTAAAATCTAACAAGAGCGGTGAGTTGTTCTTGTAAGTTGTTTGGTTTCAAGGATTTGCGTCGAATGTGACGATATGGTATGATAGTGTTGTGGCGGTTGTGGTCAACATCCCTTTTCTTGTGAGGCACCATGTTCTATTTTGCTTTTATTATTTGTATTGGTCTTGGTGTTGCTAATGGCCTTCAAAATAGTTAAATGAATAGTATAAAAATCCTTGTTGAGTTTACTATGGCACAGACAAAGAATTCCATGAATGAAACTCTAGACAAGGCTCTATTAGATTCTTAGTATCTATTACTTATATCTTATGTGCTATCAGAAGACTTGTAAATATTATCAATCAACCCCTGCATAATACATACTCTTTTCTCAAAACCCTGTCAAGGTAAAAAATTTCTTATGTCAACTTATTATTTATCGAGCAATGTAGATAGTCAGCCAAAGTGGTGGGTCAGTTAAAAAAGAGATAAGAAGTATAATTTGGTTCCTCAACCCTTCAGGGTATAATACAGTAGTCAACGGAGCCAATAGTCAAGCGTCATGGTGAGATGATGCGGGGCTTACGGAATCATGGGCAAAAGAGTTGTTTTTAAACTTTTACCATGAGGTGATTTATGAAAAGTCGATTTATAGGTTCGGATAATAGGGTTGAGATTCAAAGAAAGTATATTGATCAGATCTTGGGTGAATTAGATTTCATGCAGATCAAAGATCGTTTAAGAGATTATCTGAGCAAGGAAAAAGATAAAGAATCTAATTATGCTTTGGAAGCTGAGATACGAAAAGAAGCTCCAGAAGTATTAGTAGATAATTGGGAAAGTTTTGATGGGCCAACTACCTTAATAGAGGAAGAAGGATATCATCATGCTTAAAACTTTCCATAGAATAATTTCTTTTGAAGTAGAGGGTGAGATATATGATAACTCTACCTCTCCTGAAGATATTTTAAAAAGCTATGATTGGAGATTCAAAGGATTCCATGACAACCATGAGGATAAATGTTTTTTAGAATCATCTCATGATAATAGTCGTGGACGTATTACTAAAATTATTCGAAAGAATAAAATTGGTAAAACGGACAGAGCAGATACAGAAACTTTTACAATCAAGAACTGAGGTGCTTTATGAATTATACATTAGTTTATTGGAGCGTTGGAGCTTTAGTAACATTGTTAGCATTAGTATCACTATACTATTACTCATGCCATTGTTCTCCTCCAGCTATTAAATAGTAAGTAAATAATAAATACCAATTACTAAGTCCGGTGGAATTAGTCCCAGCTAATCCGCCGGATTTGGTTTTATTGGTAGTAGTCAGCCAGATTGGGTGGTCAGTAAGAATCAGCAACTTGTCTAAAGCACGGATTAGCCTATTATAGTCTAAACGACAGTCGCACGGACGCGACATATTTTTCACCAGGAGACTATTTTTATGATGAAGTTTGTTCTTGTGTTCGCTCTTATGGTTCTTGGTTCGTCAACTTATGCTGGCGAATGTTCTAATGGACATTGTACTCTACGCAGTCGCGTTGTCAATGTTACCCAAGAAATTGTTGCTGTTCCAGTAGCAGTTACCCGTCGAACAGTTGAGGCTACTCGTAATGTTGGTCGAAGAACTGTGGCCCGCGTTCGTAGTGTGGTTCGTTAATATTTATGGTTGATAATCTAAAGGGTTAGGATAACTTGTTGGATTATAGATCAATAGAGAATTCCCCCGAAAAAACTCGGGGGTCTTTTCTTAAATTTACTTTATTCATGGAGGAACTTATGAAAAATTTTATGATTGCAATTGCTCTAGTTTTTGTCACTACTTTTACCGCAGAGGCGGCTCGACCAAGATATTATAGTCAGCCAACTGTAAAGGTAGAAAGTTATGCAAGAACATACGTTGGTAACAATGATCAGGAGCGTTGTCAAGCAGAAGCAGATCATATGGCAGCTAATAACATTACTGGTCATGTTTGGGGTGTTATTGGTAATTTTGAAGGAGTTGGTTATGGTTCTAGTCCTAATTGTAACACTTGTACTCCAAGCAACAATATGACTCTAACAGGAGATGCGTCAGCACAAGGTCGAAATGGAATGTGGTATCGCGTAAGATCGTGGAGGTAATCTCTACTAGGCAAGAGTAGCTCAATTGGCAGAGCGTTAGGTTTCCAACCTGAATGTTGAGGGTTCAAGTCCCTTCTCTTGCTTTTATAAAATGTCTTAGCTAATAAACTAGGGACGATTTTAATGATACAGTCAGCGAGATTGTTATATGATATGTACTATTAAGATAACCCCAAACATGTCATGCGAATACATATGTCAAAGAGTGCAGGAGTTAGTAAACTATCATAACAAACATAATCAAGATCTAACAGATTCAATGATTACTATTGAGATTAAGAGACCTCAGTATGATGTTGATATGATTCCTAAGCTAGAATTTAAAAATTGACATTTTCCCATAAGCCCCTATTATAATTTGATTAGTCCCACCTAATCCTGTGTATTCGAAATTATAGAAACAGTCAGCGTAATATTATGAAAGTAGATTCATCTCAATTTCATATTCAACATAATGCACCACAAGATGGTGGGGACTATAAACTATATACTCAAAAAAGCGAGAGCTCTTTTGTTGATGATAGTAACTATCCCAGACTATCAGAAGATAGTGACAAAGTTTACGCAAAAGCTATAAGGGATAAGCCCTCCAAGAATTTCAGAGATAAAGATAGGGTAGGTTATAGTTATTACATTAAGTCAGCTCCCAATAAAATTCTTTTTAATCCCATAAGCTTACATACTATTGAACCCAAGTTAGCCAAGTCTTTTCTTAACAAGATTTGCAAATCAGAACTAATGTTTCTAGAAGTTAGTGAGTCAGTATTCAATATGTACTTAAATTTTCTAAAAACAGAAAACTCCCAATGGTTAGTAAAAGCCCAGAGAGAAATAAAGTAGTCCCACCTAAACTGCCGGATTTGGCATTATGGAAACAGTCAGCGAGATTATACTATGGCAAAAAAGAAATGTAATTCCAAGAGTAAATCCTGTAATAAAAAATCTTGTGGTAAAAAATGTAACAGGGTCGAGTCTCAAGAAAAAAATATTGATAATGAAATTCCCCCTAAGACAAATCAGTTCTTGGGATTAATCAAGAGAGTGTTTGGGTATGAATGATTTATTTCGTACCTTAACTTTTTTTATGATAAGTTTGATTCTGGTAGAAGCAGCAGTATACTATGGAAGCTTAAGATTCATAGCTTATTTGTCTAGGAAAGATGACGATGATAGTTCAAATAATTTCCATAGTTAGAAAACCCATCTGTCCTACTTTCATTCATGATGATCAAACCAGAATAATAGTATTACTAGTATCTCTACCCATCCTCATAGGAATACACTGGGGCATCTTGAGGTATTTTAATGTTAAATAATGATCCCCTTATTTTATATGGCCCACAGATAATTTTCTCCTGCACCATCTTCTGGTTGACTATGGTGGGAATTTTAGAAGAGTATTTATATGAGGATGATAATTATGAGTAAATCAAAATTTGAAGAATTTCATGTTCCTTTTATCAAAAGTCTCGTATTTGTTGCTGTAATTACAGTAGTTTCTATGGTTTCTGTTCATTTTTATCTCAATAAATCATTCTCTTCCTCTTCCTCATCAATCATTTATGCCTCTGAGAAATCCCAGATACAGTCCAAATAGGACTTTCTTTAGCTAATATCGCCTATTTAACGGCTAATTTGATTAAAATTCACTTATTATCTTGGCCCGTGGTGAAATGTGGTATAACAGGCTAAATTGTACAACAAAAGACTAAAGTTGTCAAGTCCCAAGTGCCGATGCTTGACAAAGACGAAGCTCTGTTGTATACTGTTGTTACTGATAGGGGTAAAAAACTTAATTTTAGGCTGAAAAAGATGTATAAAATGATTCAACTGACTGATAAGGAACTAGAACTCTTAGCCTCTATGATTCGGTATTATATTGACCAAAAGAGGAACAAACCTGACTTTGAAATCAATAATGCTCACATTATGCTACGTCATATTAGTGGGAAACTGTCCCATAACAATAGAAATCAAATAGCCTTTTTGGGGAAATGAACCCATCTCATTTATCAAATGAAAAAGAAATCAAAAAAAATGAAAATTAACGAGTATATGTCATCCGTTGCTACCTATATCGAAAACGAATATGGGCCAGACGATGACTTTAAGGAATTAACTATGGATGAAAAATATGCCATCAAGATGATGCTGGCATTTCATTACCAAGAAAATAATAGCATCAATAATGCAGCTAGTGATGTTATTAGTTACATTCGTGATAATAGGAAATGGATGAGGGAGAATATTAAATGATTGATAATGAAACTCTACAAAATGTTGTTATTAAAGAATACGAAAAGTCCCAAAAGGATATTCAGCCAGTATGGGTGGGCGAAGGATGGTACAAGGGTACTCCTAATTCTTTTAACTATTTCTCTTCTGGATTTGAGGCGGGCATGGAGTTTTATAAACAGTTAAATATAGCTAAACAAGTAATGGTTGAGGATAGTGAGGCTCTTAGAAATTTAAGTAAATAGATTGGAAAATAATGAGTAGTATTGTAATCAAAGATAGTTATAAGGCTGATGTTTTCAATTTTGATGTTGAGCAGAATGGGGGTTTGTCAACTTTAACTATTAACAATGTTATTTCTTGGCAATGGATTCAGATGAAATTGACCAAGGATGAAATTCGGGGATTAGCCAGTTTTCTTAACCAATTTGTAGAGGACAACCCATGAACGATAAACTGAAGAGTAATATCAGAAACTTTATTGTTGATTATGATAATACTGTGAGTGATTTTAATATGGCTGATTATGATTTGTGGCTTGAGACTGCTGTTAATCTTTTACAGGAAGTTTTGGATAATAAATAATGACTAAACCCCTTAATGTTGGAAAAGTATTGGTAGAAAGACTAAAAAGATTTACTGAAAATATGGAGACTAAACTAATGATTGATCAAAAAACTTGGACAGACCTTTTGGGAGAGCCTCAAGGTAATGAGAGTGTTGATGGGAAAGATATTGTGAGGGAAGTTAGTCTTCATAGATTTAAAATATTGTGGTCATTTGATAGCAATAAAGAAGCTAATTGGATTTATACTTATTGGACAACTATGGAGAATAACTAATGTATACAGTTTGTTGGGAAGATACTTACGGGGAAAGGTTTTGGGAAGTAATTAGCGGCGAAGATGCTATGAATATTAGAGTTCATGAGTTATGTGAATCTGGTATTGTCGAAGAAGAAGATATTGTTGTGGGGCAAATTATCTAAAGTGGAGAATAACTAATGACTAGATTAAATTTGGATTTGACAACTAGACAAATTAATATTCTATTTAAGGCTTTGGAAAGTCTTGAGAGAGATAATAATGTGGCAAATTTTGATAGTGATCTTAGTGATGATATTATTAAATTGACTAGATATTTGGATAGTGTAGTATTTGTTGAGAATAAATAATGACCTATCCAAAAGTAAGAGAATTAGTTGCCTCATACTGGTATAAAAACTCAAAGGCTATTCCTATAGAGTTTACTATTTATGGAGGCAGTAATGATGTTAGTTCTACTGAGTATAGCTATTATGATGTTTATGATCGTGGTGGAATTCTTATTGGAATTAATTTAACTCCATATTCACCATTTGACCACTTTCCCTCATACGATGAAGTATATGATTTGATTAAAGACAATCTGGAGAACAACTAATGGCTGGACTTGTATTGTTTGGTATATTAGGATATATGGCTTGTATACGAATTTATGATTGGTGGAATGGATATGGGGAGTTATTTTAATGACTAATGAAGATAAAGAAGACTGTTTAAGTATTCTCAAAGATATCAAAGATATGTGTATCAAATGTGATTATCACGACGCTAAAACAGCAGAATTGATACATGACATAGATATGTCGGTTCGTGCGGTTATTGAGATTATCGAAAACAAACCAATTCAAATTGAAAGAATGTTCTAATGATAGTTCATATTAAAGAAGAATTATCTAAGCTAGATCGTAATGATTTTATAGCAGTTAATGATCTTGTTGATAAAATAATTTTTGATCTTAGTGATCTTCTAATTGATGTGGGCGATGAAATTATGCTTGATGCGGCGAAGGACTATATGATTGACCTTATTAATCCTGAGTTATTGGATTTTGATAATGACCAAAGCTGAATACAAGAAGTACCATTCTAAGGTAGTAGAGTATATTTATTCAGAATATAGGGATTTTCATTTTCATAGGATGAAGAACGGATCATTGTTAATTCAATTAAGTCCAATAGACAAGCATCTATTCCATTTGCTTATTAAAACTCTATCTAATCCAAAAGATAGTATCAATAATGTTGCTGCTCATGTAATTGAGGCGATGTATATAAACTTGTGGAATAGGTCTAAGTATGACACTTCTCAGAACTTTGATTCTTGAATATGACACTATTGAGATTCATTATAATGAACTTTTGAAGAACAAACCTTACTTGATCAGGGTTTTTAGCTATAATAGTAGTGACCCTACTGAACTCAGAGTGGATGAAAACCAAGTCAACAATCTATATCAAACTCTTAAAGAATACTATCTATTATGATTAATCAAGAAGTTTTAAACAAAATGAAAGAACAATATGAAAAAGCTAAAGCTCTAGCTAAAGAAGTTTGGGATGATGGAGATCATGAGGGAGATGCTAATGAGAAATATTATTTTGAGACTGGATTTATTGCTGGGCTGGCTTGTGGACTAAAACAAAATTTAGAAGAGAAATAGTATGAGAATCATTAATGAAAGACGATCTCAAATAGATGGTAATCCCCTAATATCTTGTATATTAGAATATAATGGTAAATTATTTAAGATTTCTGATTGTCCAACTAAATTATTTATATGGTCAGAATTGAATGGATGGCTATTTATAGATTATGGAGACACAAAAGAAACTACACAAAAAAGTATAGAACAATTTTTGTGGATAATGAAAGCATACACAAATGAAAACATTTGATATATCAAAAGATAATGATATTTATCTACAATCCCCAACTTTAAAAGAAGTATTAAGAGCTGGTGAGGATTTGTGTCATCATTTAAAAGTTCCTTATGATCCTTATAAAATTAGAATAACTACTGATTATGGAACCAAGGTAGTAATTTACTACAAGGAAAATGACAAAGACTAAAGATTTTCAAAAACAATTACTCTACCTTATTGGCAAAATAGAAAAGATAGAAGATTTATGCAAAGAAGAGGTTGCTGAACCATTCGGGCCTCATCTTGATACTATAGACTTTATGAAGGTGCTTGAGGGTAGTAAAAAATTAACATATTCAGAAGGATTAGAGGCTGGAATATCTCATATGGCAAGACAAATATTAAGGATTCTTTATGATGAACGAAACTAATTTTGATATTAGACCAACAATAATAGTATTAGGAACAGTTATAGGGCTATTATTCTCTATTTTTGTTCTTAATCCTATTCACAAAAAAAATATACAAAAACTATCAGAACCACCACTGATAACTTGTAATCAATGTAAAGGCTCTGGAGAATATCCAACAGACATTAATAAACTTATGATGGATGCTAGTTTGGCATTATTCATAAATCATCATCTTATGGTTGACAAGTGTGAAAAGTGTGTTAAACTACCCTACGGTGATGGTTACGATTATTGCGACATTGTTCAGAACAAATACAAGATTTTACTTCAAGAATATGGTGCTGCTGGGCCAAAAATAGATATGGCGGCTTGTGAAAAATGTATGGGAATGGGCCAATTTACCACAGTGAAAAAAGATGGGTCATATATGACTCAAGAAGAATATAATGAAACCAATTGAAGTTGGATTTGATGGAACTTTGAGTATGAAAGTGGGAAGTAATATTCCTTTTTATAGATTGGCTCGTTCTATTGACAAAGATAAGGGGCCAGATGTTTGGCATACTTCTTGCAATGACAATATTAATGGCAAGATTACTAATACCCTTATTTGGTGGGGCAAAGAGGACGAGCCTGAGTTATTCTATCGTAATAAAGATGGTAAGCTGTTTACTGTAAATTTTGAACCTTTTGAGGCATAGTTCGTGACTGGTTTAAATATTCAAGCCCCGTGGTCTACCCTTTTAATTAATGGTCAGAAAACGGTCGAAACCCGCTCCTATCGACTCCCACAAAGACTAGAGGGAGTTGAGTTGGCACTTATTGAAACTCCGGGGAAATCGGCTAAGTTTAAAAGTAGAATTATTGGAACAATTACTTTTAGTAGTTGTTTTCAATATCAGAATAAAGGTCACTGGGCTTTTGATTACGAAAGACATTGTGTTCATATTACTAATGAGTATGGTTGGAAAGATGATAAGCCTAAGTTTGGATGGGTTGTAAAATCTGTCAATAAATTTGAAAATCCAGTTGACCCTCCAGCTAAACGTGGTATAATTTATGCTAAAGACTGCCTTTTGGAGAAATTTATATGAGATGGGTTTTTATTGTTGCTAGAAATTCTACGATTGAAAAAGTTAAAGTCTTTGATGATTATTTTCAGGGAGAGATTCACGCTAATGAATATCTTAGGATAGGATTTGGGGTCAATGAAGTTGATTTTCCAGAATATCGTAAGGGAGAGTATTATCAAAGTGCTGATTCTGGAGTGAGCGTTGGTCTTTATAAGGATAATACCTAAAAATTCAAGTTGACCGCTGAGTATGACGATGTATAATTCAAGAGTATCGAAAGGTTATTTTAACAAACACAAACCGGAGTTTTATTATGAGCGTTTTTAAGATTAGTGTTTTGGTTGCTGCTTTTTTGAGCTTTGCTCTTAGTGTTGGTCTTTGGTTTAGCGGTATGCCAGAGGCTAAAGATAGTGGACTTTTTGTAGGTTTGTGGGTTCCTAGTATTCTTAGTCTTGGTAATCTATTCTCTTATAAGGGAGATTAATCATGGAAATGTTTATTTTTTTTGCAGGTCTAATAATTACTCTGATTGTTAGCTCTGGTTTGGCTATTAGTATTTTGTTTTTGGGTGACATGAATCCAGACTCTAAAAGAAATCGTAGAGTTAACTATACATTGTCTGATTTGAAAGATAATGAAAATCTGAAAAAACTCATAGCAGAAGTAAAGGACTATAAAGAAAAAGTTCTTAGCTGATTTTGTAAAGTTGGTTGTTGACAAACGCCGATAACACAGTATACTTGGGTATCCTTTGGAGAAAGTTTATGAGTCCAACAGTTCAACAAAAAGTTCAAGATTTGATTGATAAGTATTTCATTGGTGAGAATAATTACTATCTGCTTATCAAACAAGATCACCTAAACAAATTCTTGTCGGAATACAACAAGATTATTATTACTCGTACCGTAGAAGTTTGTGGCCTACATTAATAAATTGGAGAAAAACATGACAATTCAACAGCTTCGCAATAGTGGATATAAGGTTAGAGTTCTTCACAATCGGCTTTACAATGGCTATTATAAGTGGCAAGTGGGCAGCAAGTCTAGTGGTGAACAGGGCTATGGGCCTATTGATCCAGACACTAAAGGTGGGTCAACTCAAATTATAATTGATGGCCCATCTGGCGATCACTATGATGGACTCGCTATTTGCAGCAAGAAAGAAAACTACAATAAGAAACTGGGGGTTAGAATTGCTCTTGGACGATGCAATATTGACAAAACTTTTTATGTTAGAGCAGAGGCAACAAATGAGTAATGAAGAAAAGATGGAAGAGATTAGGCGGCTATGCTTGGGTATTATGCAGGTTTGGAGCCAAAAATCTACTTATAATGATCCTTATGAGGATGGACGAATTGTGGGCCGCTCAACATTAGCAGAAACTATTCTGGAGATTATTAATCATGGCTAAGAGTTTTGAAGATTTATTGAAGAAAACTTGTTCCAAAGATGTTATTATTGCAGGGTATAAGAAAACTATGGATTACTGGGCAGAATATATTGGTATGCCTGATCTATTTAAAAGTAGTGATATAGTTCTTCCTGCTGGTTTTAGTCCTAAGAAACTTTCAAAGATTTTCAAACCATACTCTATCACAACTAAAACGGTTAGTTATTATAGTCCACCTAAGAGGCGTGACGTTTCACGACGTTGGAAATGAGAACATTTAAAGAAGAAGTAAGAAAAGTCCTTGACGATGTAAGCTGTGATATTTGTGGAAAGAGTACCACTAACTATCCAGATGTTGGGCCAGATTATGCTACCCTAGAATCCTATTGGGGATATGGCTCAAGTAATGATGGTTCAAAATATGAGATTCATATATGCGAGTTTTGTTTTGATGAAACTCTAGAATTTCTCAAACAAAAAAGAAAGAGTGTTTTGGGGCCGTTTAGCTACCCTTTTAAGCCAGACCCTTTGGATGGAGTATGAAAAACTCAATAACCCTAATTGGCGATGTTCATGGCAAGTATAAGCGTTACCATGAAATTATCAGAGAAACAGATCGTCATCCTTATACCATTCAACTAGGTGATTTTGGTTTTGATTATGGTACAGTGTTTAATGTAGATGATGAGAAACACAAGATCATAGGAGGCAATCATGACCATTATGATAGGATTATTCATATTCCTCATTACTTGGGAGATTATGGTTTCACCACATTAAATGGAATATCATTCTTTTTTTATCGTGGAGCCTATAGTATTGATCGTCAAGATCGAACTATTGGAATAAATTGGTGGGAGCAAGAACAGGTTACTATAGACCAGTTCATGAAAGCAAGAGAACTTTATAGAGAAATTAAGCCCGACATTGTTTTAACTCATGATTGTCCAGATGAGGTTAGTCTAAAAATATTGGATCGTAACCAAAGAAAATATGAGAACCTAACAGGATGGGCTTTGCAAGAGCTATTTAATATTCATCAACCTAAGAAGTGGCGATTTGCCCACTACCATAAGAGTTGGAATATGAATATAAGTGGCACAGACTTTAGATGTTTAAATGAATTGGAAACTGAACTATTGACAGTCTAGTATCGGGTAGTATAATTAAGATGTTGATGCCGAAAGGTTGGGGTCGCGGGTATCCTCACAATCAACAGCCGTAGGTTTTGTTTGCAGAAAAGTTTTCGTAAATGACCAAAACCAATTCTGTCTTAATATAAAGGGTTAGATCATGTGGAATCATAGAATAATTAGACATATCGAACATAGAACTCATATGGATGATAGTATTTATTATGCTATTCATGAAGTTTATTACGATGAAAATGGAAAAGTAAAAGGCTGGACAGAAGAACCTATTAGAATCTTGGAAGAAAGCTTAGAAGATCTGAAAGTTACCCTACAAAGACTAATAGAATCTTTTGATAATCCTGTTCTTGATGAGGAAACCAAGGAGGCTATTCTGTGACAGAAAATGAAAAGTTTGTCATATTCTGGCTATACAATACAGTTGCTAAAAGGATGCCAGATAATCCTTATGGTTCAAACGATATTTTAGTCAATGGTATTAACGTAACAGAAACCGTTAGAAAACTATTACAAGATAGACTATTTGTATGAACGAAATAGAAAAAGCTAACATACTTGAAATAATGAAATTGTGCAATCGAAAGATTCAAGATCAAAAAGACCATGAATCTACTACCGGATATGGTGAAGATTATAATGATGGTAGGATTGTTGGCGGTGCTGCATTAGCACGAAAAATACTAAATATACTAAAATACATTGAGCTTTAATCATGAATACATTACCAGATAGCAAAATTCCTTGGTGGGATAATCACTATGAAGATGTTTATAGTGAAGAAGTAGAAGATGGTTATCCTTATGATGTGGGAACTAAAGTACAGGAATAAATTATGTGGTTCAGACCAAGATCAAGAATTCATCATTGGAATTGTTCTAGGTTCGCGGATTTTGTTCGCGGAGAAAAGAAACCGTTTGCTTTAGAGTGGGGCAAATGGGATGAGTGGAAAAAAGAACAAAGAAAGAAAAGACCAATTCGATTCTGGTTATCTGAAGAAGTATTACCTAAACTACAGGATTTGATCTTGTTTCCTGTGGACGTTTACACTGAGATTAGGTATTATATTAATAATCGTTGGATAACCAAAACACACTATCTAAAAACTGGATTAGAGCCAGGACATTACTATGAGCTTGATTACAGAATTCTTCATGGTTTGTTTAATGAGCTTGTGGATTTTGTAGAGATTGAATATGCTCATCTAGCAAAATGGTCTCTTAAAAAGGGTGCTAAAAACTACAAGTTTAAGAATGGACGATCCGTTGAAGCAGGATTAGCTTATCTAAAATGGGCTTGCTCTTTAAAGTATACCAAAGATTGGGGTATAGACAAAAAAGACCCAAAGTATGGAAAGCCAACCCATCAAGCCGTTTCTGCACAAAAGATCAAAGAACTTTATCTCTGGTGGAAAGATCGTCCGAACAGACCAGAACCTATGGACGTTGCCAAATTATCTTGGAATCAAGATAAAGAGAATAATTTGATGGACGGTAAGATAACAAGAAAAGAATTATCTCAATTCAAAAAACTTGAAAAGATTGAAATAGACTACGAAAAAGAAGATACCAAAATGCTTATTGAACTAATTAAAATCCGCAAGGAGTTATGGTCATGAGAAAAGTTAATCTAGAACACGATCTTATCAAATCGGATTATATTACAAATAAATGTGCCAACAGTGAATCTTACAGCCAAAATCTTTATGCTGCTATGTGTAACAACTTATTCTATAAAGATGATGAAGAGTGGAGTTGTTCTTGGAGATATGCTGGGGGTGTTGTGGCAGACATTAGGACTGTTGGAGAAAGCTATCTTGACTTTTATTGCAGCGGAATAGGTAGCGGTCGTGAGGGATATGTAGGCGAGAGTTTTGTTACTGATGAAATTCGATCAGACTTACTACAACTAGGATGGACTATCAAAGAATATCCTCAGAGCGAACAAGTTGATGCTATCTAGGGAGTTCCTATTAAAAAGAGGGTACTGCTATCACCTTGGTTGTTTTAACTGTCCCTATGGTGACGATCCATAGGGCTTGACAAAGGAACCAAAGGACGTTAAACTAGAACCTAACGACGAATCATCCACTAAAAAGGAAAAGCAATGAACGAGTCAGTAAATCAAGCTATTTGTGATTTCTACAATAGCGTTTGGAATTATATGAAAGCTGAATATAAACCAAAGTGGGCTAGGCTTTATAATGCTGAAAAAACTTTGGATGAAATGATTCAAATTACTGGGCAGTATTATCTTGGTGGAAATAATGTTGTAGATACTGCTGGAGACATTGTTAGGCTTCTCAAAAAGAAACATCAATGAGCTATTCTGAATTTAAAAACAAAGTTGATCATTATTATAAACAATATGGTCTGAGATATGGTCAAACAGTTATGAATACTTTGTCAGAAGTTTGGCCTGATAAGCACAAAAAATTAATCTCAACAGATTTAGATTGTTTTTACAACGACAAAAGAGTAGAGACAACACTAAGCTACCTAGAAAAAGCATGGAACCATGAACCAAGTTGATAAATCTAATCCTTTCTTTGATATTGATACCTATATTAATAGCTTAGAAAAAACTATTGAACAACAGAAATATACTATTGAGTCTCTTAAAAATGAGATTAGAACCCAAAGAAAAGAAATAGGTTCTTTGCGAGAAGAACGCAGACGATTATTAGATCAAGACAAGCCTCCGATGTTTGACCACAACCTATGGATAGAAAATGGAGATGATAATGAAAGATAAGACAGAAGTTTTTGCTATTGGTACTGATGTTAAGTTGGCTGAAGATGTTTTTGGCAAGGTAACAGGTATTAATATTCGTGGCAATAATTCAATCAGCTATGAAATCGGTTGGTGGAATGGACGAAGCTATGATTGTAAGAATTTTGCTGACTATGAAATCGAAAGCACTCTTTCAACAACAAAGCAAAAAATTGGTTTTGTTTGAAGTATTGACAAGGACTGACCGATAAGATAGAATGAGAGAGCGAATGGATTGGGATTTTACTTGGTTAATCGAACTAACTTTAGTAATTATTGTATTTTTTGTTTTTGGTTATTTTTTAGGAGTCTATTGGTGAACTCTACAACTACTAATTTTCATGACCATATTCATATATGGCTGGATACTCTTGAGATAAAAGCCAAACAACAAACCTATGGGGATGAACAAACCGTTTATTATTTCTTCAAAGAAAACAAGAAATACTACAAGATTACTCAGGTTTGGGACGGCGTTGAAACTATTCATGCTTTTGTAGATAAAATTAATGGAAACATTTATAAGCCATCAAGTTATAGCACTCCCTATAAAGATGCTAGATACAACTTATTCGATGACCATAAAAAACTAATTGATGAATGTGACTGGGCTGGACGTTATTTATACAAGAGGACGGGATGACTAATAAAGATCAAATTAAGAAAGCCCTAGAAACAATAGGAACAGAAAAAGCACTACAGTGTTTAATTGAAAGTATTGACGAAAGTACAGACTGGAGTAATGCTCCTATCTGGAAATTTAAACTTATTGAAAATTTAGAAGATGCTTATAACTCATACATGGATCAATTTAGTAAGGAGATAACTAATGCGTCTTGATTTGGCTATGGGATTAAAGGTTGGAGACAAGATTGTTAATGTATTTATGGATGAGCTTGTTATATCAGCAATAGACCATAGTTATGATCCTAAACCACCAGTATTTATTGCAGTAGATACTATGCTACAAAAGCACTATTTGTGGTTTGATGATATTTATTATCCAGACTTGTCTGATATTTGTGACGAAGAAAAAAGTTTTGTTTTATGGGCCAAAGATAATAAACAATTTGTTGGAGAAAATTCTCGCCTATTCAAGACTGTTTATATGCAGGGATTCTCTATGGGCTTTGATCATAAAAGAAAATTATCCTATGAAGAGGCTATGCAAAAATGATGATCTCTGAAATCAAAAAGTGGGCCAAAACCCAAGGCTATGAAGTAATTAAAGATAAAGAAGATGGTCTTTATTATTGGGCTAAGTTAGATGCTGGGCCAGATGCTAGTGGAGTAGCAAAAAGCGTTAGTAAAGTAGCTACTGCTATTTTTAATCATATGACAGATGATAAGTGGGTTGAACATCAAACTAAGTTTAAAGAAGCAAAAGATGACGTTAAATTTACTGTGAGCGACTATGGCTCTTAAAAATCTATATATCGACAGAGAATGGGAAACTAAATGTATAGATAAAATATGTCAAGAAATTTGTCAGAACAGTCTTATTAATCTAGCTAGTAAAACAGCAGTATTGCAGTTAAGTTATGAGTATTCTGGATTAATGGCTCAACTAATAGCTCATAAATTATCTAATAAGGATGAACCACTAGACATAGAACCAGTTAATATTCCATACAAAGATGAATTTGAAGCAGTTATTCATCCAGATCAATTAGACCCATACTATTCATTAATTGTTGTAGATAGTGGATGTTTGAGTGGAAATAACTTTAGAAAAATAGAGAAAAAGCTTTTAGATTATGGTTATCCAAGATCGCAGTTATTTTTTACTTGCATAGCTTGTGATCTGAATAGCGTTTTTCGTCCAGATTTTTGTCCAATATATTTTGATGGAAATAATCAAATCTGTCACTTCTGGTGGGAGACAAGAACAGATAAGTTTAAAAGATGAAATACGTTAAATTTATATCTAAGTCAAATGAATGGTTTGATAATGGTACGGAGGTTTTTGATGCCACAATATGTGATTGGGGTAGGACTCTAAAAAGAATGTCTATAGAAGATTATAAAAACACATGGATTAAAGCAGGTCATATACTTGGCAGAGGACTGAAAAATGGTTTTTGGGATGAAGAACTTTGTCCATTAGAAGAGTTTGAAATACTATATACAGAGGATCAAGTATGAGTGTAAAATTAATTTCAGTGACTCCAGACGCAGAAAAACTTATGGCTTATTGTGCCAGAGTAAGTAATCCTAGTGGACAAGATCGTGATGATTATGCAAAACTCTTAGGTTATTGTATTAAAAATCAACATTGGAGTATATTTGAACAAGCTTTCCTAACTGTAGAGATCAACACAACCAGAGGATTAGCTGCACAAATTTTACGACATAGAAGTTTTACTTTTCAAGAATTTAGTCAGAGATATGCGGATACTACTCTGTTAGCTGAAGATATTCCTTTGTTTGAACTTAGGAGACAAGATACTAAAAATAGACAAAATAGTATTGATAATATACCAGACGAGATTAAAGTTAAGTGGAACAGTAAAATTCGTGAGCATTTTGCTAAAGCTAAAGCTATTTATGACGGTATGATAGCAGATGGTATTGCTAAAGAATGTGCTAGATTTGTGTTACCTCTATCCACCCCGACTAGGCTTTACATGAGCGGATCAGTACGCAGCTTTATACATTGGATTGAATTAAGAACTGGTCACGGCACTCAAAAAGAACATATGATTATTGCTAATGAGGCTAAAAATATTTTTTCTGAACAATTTCCCACAGTATCAGAAGCACTAGGATGGAAGAATGAAAATGTATAACATAACAGCACAAGTTTATGATTTACACGATCATTCTAAACAGCATCTTTTAATTAATCAAGTTATGGATGCAGCATCAGAAGAGGATGCTATTTTTCAATTTAAAGATCAGAACCGTATTAAGTTTCAGGTAGTTAAAATACACTCTGTAGAGCAATTTGAATATGGAAACCAAATCTAATCTTACAATCAAGATAGTTAGAGAATTACTAGATTATGAATTCTCTGTGCTGTTATACAATAAAGAACAATTGCCAGATGCTTGCGGGGGATGGTGTTCTATTGATGAAGATGGTAAAGAATTTGCTATCGCTATGAAACATCACATGAGTTTTGAGATTATTCTTCATGAATATTGTCATTTCTTACAATGGAGAGATGATCGTAAATTATGGAATAGAAGTATGTTAACATATGATATTCTTTTTGACTGGATTAGTTATCCTTCATTAGTCTATAGTCCATTTCTTAAAGACTGCAAGATTACTTCAGAACAATTAGATCAAAGTTTACATGATATCTTAGAGATAGAACACGATTGTGAAAGAAGAGTTCTTAAATTAGTTAAGAATTGTCCTATTGAAGATTTTGATACAGATAAATACATTCGTGCTGCTAATGCTTATTTGTGGAGCTATCATATTAATAGAGAATTAAGAATGAGACCCAAAACCCCAATATATTCACAAGAACTGTTAGAGCATATGCCTAATACTTTTAATAATGATCTGTCTTTTTATTTAGACAAGTATAATTTAACTGATCCTATTCGACAAGCATTGTTGGCTGAATACGAATAGCTCTGGCGTGAAAAATAAAGATTGACACGCCGACTTGCCGATGATATAATGTCGGCTCACACAAGGAGTATACGAATGGGTAGGATTGGTCTTTGCTGCATTTCTCTCAAACTTAAAGAACAAGGTTTTGGTCATCAGACCATGACTTTTAAGCGTTTCAATTCTTTGTTGCGAGAAGAAGCATTAGAAATTCTTGGATCACGAATTCAAAACAATCTGATGGTTACTGACAAGACTATCAAATTTTGTGCAGAAAATAATTATGTTTATCGTGTTAGTAGTGATATTTTTCCACTTATTACTTATGACGAAGCTAATGTGAATCTTGAGGATTTGCCTAACTATGATGCTATTCAAGACGAGTTTGATAATATTGCACAGAGCATATCCTCTACTAATGTACGGGTTTCTGCTCATCCTAGTGAATTTAATAGTTTGTCAAGTCTCAACGAAAAAGTTGTCGAAAAAACAATTACAGAACTCAATTTCTATAGCAGTTTCTTTGACAGAATAGGATTACCAGCAGACCGACGATCACCCATGAATTTTCATGTTCATAATAATAATGGAACCAGAGAAGAAATTGCTCACAGATTCTACAACAACTTCAAAAAACTGGACAATAATTGTCAAGCCCGCGTCACAATCGAAAACGACGACAAACTTAACTGCTGGAGTGTCAAAGAACTAGTAGATATTTTTCATCCGATAACCCGTATTCCAATATGCTTCGACTATCTGCATCATAAATGTCATCCAAATGGTCTTACAGAATGTGAAGCAATTAATATGTGTTGGGATACTTGGCAAACCACTCCATTATTTCATTATAGTGAGAGTCGCCCCGGTAATAATCCACGGGCGCATTGTGATGTTCCTACTCAGCCTTTTGATACTTATGGTCTAGAATTTGATATTGATTTTGAGGTCAAAGGAAAAGACCTAGCTATTGCAGAATATAATGAAATTTTAACTACACTGTCTAAATAAGGAGATAATTATGGCTCAAATAGGTGCAATTTCAATTAGTCCGAATGTTAATACCCAAGCAATTATTAACTTGCTAAAGGAAGATAAGAAGATTACTATTGGTCAGGAGCAGACTGCCGCTGATGGCTCTCGCTATATTCCAATAGAAAAGAATGGATAAAAAATGAGTGCATGGCTTATAATAGTAACAGGATGTATTTACGCTTTCGTTGCTTTTGAACAAGGTATGAAGGGTAATTATCCTCTTTGTATTATGTATATTGGATATAGTTGGGCTAATATTGGAGCTTATTTGTTAGCGATATCATCTAACTCTGGAAGATAGGAGCAATAATATGAAAGAACCAACTAGAATTAAATTAAGTCCAGAAACACCAACACCCAAAGAACCACCTAGATATAGACTACTATCATCAGATAAACCAGAATGGAATATTTCTGGTCAAGATAATGATGATATGTACATTGAATCTGATTTGGATGAGATAAACAAAACATTGGATAAAATTAATCGTGAAGATAATTCATAAAACCATCAAGAAAGCTTACGAAAATTGGAATCCTAATTCTTTAATTCGTTGTTATCATTATGCGGCAGTTTTTGATGGAACAAGAATGATTGAGTTTGCACAGAATAATCCTATCAAGATGAGTACGAAAGCTTTTAGAATAGGAAAAAGATTTAATATCCCCAAATACTTGGAGTATCCATATGTACATTCAGAATCTCATCTTATTTCTAAATTACTTGATCGCTATAATTCCATTGATCCTAATTGGAGCATATGTGTCTTACGAATTAACAGACAGGGATTAATACTTGGCAGCAAGCCCTGTGTTAACTGTTCCAAACTATTAAGTGCTGTTGGACTTAATGAAGTTTACTATAGTGACGATAATGGAAACTTCGTTTGTCCTACTAAAACCATCAAGATTGATTGCTCTATCATACCAATTCCTCAAGTTTCCTAGTTGACAACGCCGATTCTTGTGATATAAAACACTTGTTGTCGCCGCACTACTTTGGAGAAATTATGAATTGTATTTATTGCAAAAATTGTGTTGGTGTTGAACGGTATGAATTTCTTATTGAGACTAATCGTAATATAGTTTGTAAAGAATGTTCAGCAGAGCAAAAGGCTGTTGGATTTATGGATTGGGGACATAAGACCGCACCAAGTTTGGTTATGGTTCCCAGTAATGCTAAGGAGACTATTAGGATTTTGGATAGAGCAAATCGACGTGCCAGATAATTTAAACGGAAACAGGAGAGCTAGATGATTAGCGACTATGAAATTGAGAGTTTGCTTTTTAAGCAAGTAGATAAGCCGAAAAATCATTTGATGACAAAAGTTATTAATGTATTTCATGACTATTATCGCATTAATGTTTATACTCAAATTGAAGAAGATGGATTGCTAAAAAGAAAAATTTCTCAAAGTTACATGACAACTTTTAGAAAAGACATTTTGACAATTATTCCAGATCCAGATAAAAAGCCAGACGATCTTAAAAAGAAAAGGTGAGTTATGCCAATAGCAACTTTAAAATTTAAACTACCAGAAGAACAATACGAGTTTGATACTGCTACCCAAGCTAGTGATGCTAAAAGAATGTTGTGGGATTTTTCTCAACAATTACGATCTTGGCAGAAATATAGCAATGATTTCACCGATGCTGGTGATGCTCTTGATAAGATTAGATCAGAATTTCACAGATTAGCTACTGAATATAATATCAATATAGACTAAGGAGATTATTATGCCACTTTTTGAAGTTAGTACAGTTTCTTTGTTTCGTCACAAGTATGTTATTGAGGCCAAAAATCTTGAACACGCTTATGATACCGTACTTATTGACCATCCAGAAGCCCTAACCCAAAAGTTTCTGGACGAAAATATTATTGATGGTCGAAAGATTGGTCGCAAAGAATTTGAAAAACTTTGTGATGATTCTATGAATGATAGTAGCGAATTGAGCAATGCTCATCTTGGAACAAAAATTATACATAAGGTAAATTACAATGAGTCCTGAACTAGCAGATAAATTAATCTCAGCATATCCTGAACAGTTTAAAAATCTTACATGGATAGAGTGTGGTGATGGTTGGTTTGGTATTTTGTCAAGACTTTGCTATATCGTAGATTGTCGTCTTGTTTATAAGAAAAAACTTAATGAACCTCTAGATTTTTTCTATTGGAGTCAGATTAAAGAAAAGTTTGGTGGTCTAAGAGCCTATGCTTATGGTGCTGATGACTTTATTAGAGGAGCAATAGAAATGGCAGAAAGTATGAGTTATATTACCTGTGAAGTAACTGGTGAAAGGGGTAGGATTAGAAAACAAATGCTCAATGAAGCACAAGAGCCTATTCCAGCATGGATTAAAACTCTTTGTGACGATGAGGCTAAGAAAGAAGGATATGTAGTATGACTTTTGATGCTATAGTTATTAGCGATATTCATTTAGGGAGTAATGTTTGTCAAGCTAAAACTTTGGCATCTTTTTTGTCTAGGATTGAACTTGGAGAGACCGATACTGATACTTTAATTATTAATGGGGATTTATTTGACAGTTGGGATTTTCGTAAACTTAAAAAAGACCACTGGAAAATATTATCTCAAATCCGTAAAATCTCTGACACTATTAAAGTTATCTGGATTAGTGGCAATCATGATGGGCCTGCTGATATGGTTAGTCATTTGATTGGGGTTGATTTTATGAATGAATATAGTTTTATTAGTGGAGATGAAAAAATACTAATTTTGCATGGAGATATTTTTGACAATGTTATCTCCAGATATCCTAGACTAACTAAAGTAGCTGACTATGTTTACCGATGGTTACAAATCTATGCTGGATTATATTTCTCCAACCTTGCTAAACGTAGTAGTAAAACCTTTTTAAGATGTTCTCAGGAAGTTTGTGATAGGGCTAAATCTTATTGTTCCATTAAGAAATGCGACTCAATAATTTGTGGTCATACTCATTTAGCTACAACAGATGTTTCTGGATCAACAAACTACTATAATAGTGGATGCTGGACAGATCATCCTTGTTCATATATCTCTATTAAAGATGGTCACATTAAAATAAATTATGTGGATATTCTGTAGATTTTTGAAAAATTCTCAGAATCACTAAAGAATCCCTCTTGACACTGCCGATAACTGATGTATACTTAGAGCATAACGTCAACCAATACAGGAGAAAGAAGATGGCAAAGGGTCAAAAAACTTGTGATAAGTGTGGAGCCTGCACAGGCCCGCGAGCTTATATGTGTCCTAAATGCAATACTCCCTTCGTCTTTAAGGCAAAGAGTAAAGAAGCAAAGAACACAAAGATAATTAGGGACTTTAATTGGAAGGAACTGATCAAAGGCGACCGCATCAGAGTTGCTGGAGGCCCATATTTTGCAAGGGGTGGTGACTTCATCCCGATGGGTTATAGGGGTCGTTTTGTTGTAGAGGGGATTGACCAGCATGGAATTAAAGCATGGGGTCTGGACAAGCACCAAGGCTTCTGTCATATTTATATGGGGCCAGACTTTCAGAACAAAGAAACCCACGTTTGGAAAATTAAACATAAACTCTTGAAACTGAAACCAAAGGTAGAAGTATAATGAGTCTCACCCAAGAACAAAAAGACCAACTTAATAATTTGGTTGATTGTAGAGATGATATGGTGGATACGCTATATCATATCGAACGTATTTTAAAAACTTATTTTCCAGAAGAATTCGAGAGAGCAATTCAATTCTATCTGCCTCAAATTACCACTGCTCTTTATGAGGATAAAAAGTGGCTAAGTAGAGGCGAGTATAGTTTGCAGAACACTATTGACAATCTGCTGGAGCGGTGTAAAATTGATAGCGATGGCAAGGGTACTACAAAATATCTTTAATTGGGAAATAATAATGGAAAGCTATAGTATTATTGATTTGGAAGGTTATGCAAAAGCCATGAGAGATGGGGCTGCATCGTCATTTGAAAAAGATTATACAGAAAATTTGGATGAGTTCATTTCTATTGGTCAAGTGATTAATATGATCAAGAAAAATAATCTTGGTCTAGATGAAGAAGGTAATTACCTTATCAATGAACAGATTTTTGATGATGTATTCAATGATATTAGAGATTGGCTTTATGGAGTTGGTCTAGCTAAACTTGCTTCAAAAGGATTCGTAGAATGTGCTTGGGATAATGAATCTAATGATATGGTTTTTTGGCTGGCAAACAAAGACAAGACAAGTGTTTCTGCAAAACCCTCACAGGATAACGATGACTAATTATATTAAGATTAGAAACCTCAAACTTTTCACGAAAAGTATTAGAAAAAATGTGGTAATGGTTTTCCCTAAATCGTATCATAATCAAATAAATAATCTGATTTCATTGGCTCAGGCAGAAAATTTGGTTAGAAAATATATTGAACCGGGATACAACGATGAATTTATTATTTCTGAATATAATTACAATCATCTTTGCACAGAAATTAAAAAATGGATTTACAACTCAAGCTTGAGTCAAGTAGCTTCATCTGGAAAAATAGAGTGTGCATGGGACGATGATTCTAATGAGATGGTTTTTTGGCATCCAGAGTCTAACGAAACATTCAACACTATTAAATAATATGTCAAAAGAAGAAATACAACATCTAAAAGATCAGATACATGATTTGAAGGAATATCTATATTCTGATTTATGCAAGGCTTGTGGGGATGCTGCTTTATCTCTAGATAAAATTAATGAAAGACTAATTCAACTAGAGTCACAACAAAATTCCTAAAGGTCTTGACAGTGGTTGGTCGATAGGATACAATAACATTACGCTCCCGTGCCGGTGGTTCCCGGCAGTTACTCTTATAAGGTAATCCGAAAGGGGACTTGGTTCGATTCCAAGCGGGAGTATTTCATAAAATAAAGGGAATTATTCATGAGACTGCAACCACTAACAGTTATTTTTGCAGGATTATTCCTAACATCATTAGGATTTAATTTTCTTCTCTATTCAGATATTCAAAGACTCAAAAAGCTGGACAACAAACCAGCTAGGATTATTATAGAAAGACAACCAGAAATTCATATTAAACCAGAAGTTTGGGGGTATACTAAAGAACGGGCGATTCCTGGTATCGACAGGTAAAAAGAAATATAAATTGCATTGACTGGTTGATCGACCGGCCAGTATAAAAGTCGATTAAAAAATGTTAATTGGCGAAGTTTCAACTCTCGCTCTCGCTGCCTAATTAGTTAGGTAATGAGTGGGGCGACATGAGCCTTATTACCAAATCATGATGACTCCGATAATCGGATATGGAAGTCTAACCAGACATAAATAGGAATGATGATTGTACTCAATCTGACGCAGATAATTCTGATAGCTTTGTTATTTGTGTGATAACAAGTAACTAACAATGTAGAAGTTTATATAGACGTTTACACTGGACGGGGTTCGATTCCCCAATCGTCCACTTAATATTATGAGAAAAATTTGTACTTATTGTGAGAAGCGTAAAAACCTAGCAAGTTTTCCCAAACACAGTATGTACAAAGATAATCTTGATAGTAGATGTAGAAAATGCGTTAAGAAACATTCTAAGATTAGAGTTAAGCTACATAAAAAAGCTCCCCCAAGACCAGAGATTTGTGAGTGCTGTAAAAAAGTTCCATATAAATGGGCTTTGGATCATGATCATGATGATAATAGCTTTAGGGGCTGGCTCTGTGAGCCTTGCAATACTGGTATAGGTAAACTTGGGGATGATTTTCAGAGTATTGTGAACGCTATGAATTATTTTCTTTCAAGACCAAATCGTAAATAGACGATACTTGACAAGAGGACTACCCTATGGTAGAATTTGGAAAACACAGGAGAAATTAGAAATGTCGTTTGAGCATCTTAATGGTTTTGTTCGTGATCTGAAAGCAACTAGCAGCACGCTTGATAAGGTTGGAATTATTGAGGATTATACTTCATCCAATGATGATGGAGCTAAGTTTATCAAAAAGATTCTGCTCTATACCTACCATCCCCTTTGGCAATATAATGTGACCAGCGATAATCTTAAAAAGAAAAAGCATCTGCGTGGTCGTGTTTATGACTGTATTTTTAAATTGCTGGATGATCTGAAGAATAGGAAAATCACTGGTCATGATGCTATTGGAGCAATCAATACCTTTATACATAAAGATACCTTGCAAGGAAAACAACCAGACAAAGAGTTTGAAGATCTAGTTCACTGCATAATTGATAAGGATTTGAAAACCCGTGCTGGGGATAAGCTAATCAATAAGGCTATTCCAGATCATATCCCCACATTTAGTGTTGCTCTAGCGGACAAGTATGTTCCTAAAATTGTAGACTGGAAGGATGGATGGTATGTTAGCAGAAAGATTGACGGTGCTAGATGTATTGGTATTGTTGATACTAATGGCGATACTACCTTCTATTCCCGCACGGGAAAAAACTTTGATACTCTTGACGTTGTTAGCGGTGGGATTAAAGCTTTGGGACTTACTAATGTAGTTCTTGATGGAGAGCTTTGTCTTGTGGATGAAGATGGTAACGAGGATTTTCAAGGGGTGATGAAGGAGCTTCGCAAGAAAGATCATACCATCCCTAATCCTTCATATAAGATTTTTGATATGATTACTCATGATGAGTTTTATAGCCAGAAGGGAGAATATAATAGACCTTTTGGTATCAGGCTCAAGAATCTTACAGAAATTATGAAGAAGAACGAGTGTCCTTGCTTGACGCTATTGGAACAATCTTTGGTTAAGGATGAAAACCAATTCCAAGAAATGATTAAACAGTCTAGCCAGAATGGCTGGGAGGGTCTTATGCTTCGATCTGATGCTCCATATAAAGGCAAACGATCCAAAGACCTACTAAAATATAAATCATTCTTTGATGACGAATATGAAGTTCTCGACACTGAAATGGGGCCATTCCGTTATGTTAAGGATGGTGCAGAATGTGAGGAGACTATGCTCAGTTGTGTAACCATTAAGCATAAGGGTTATGATGTTAGGGTTGGGTCTGGTTTTAGTATTGAACAAAGACAGGAGTTTTATAAGAATCCTAAGAAAATTCTTGGTAAAATTATTACTGTCCAATATTTTGAAGAGACAGAGAACGAAAAGGGTGGTATTAGTCTAAGGTTTCCTACATTTAAAATTCTACATGGAGATGATAGATCAATATGATAGTTCTTGATTGCGGTAAAAACACCGCCACTATTTACAACTCAGATAATGATACTTGTAAAGTTATTAGTCACCTAGACGTATTAAATCTACCAGAAGAATTAGAGTCTGGAACAACTGTGATTGCAGAATATGCTCATCTTGGTTGTCCAAGACAAAAGTATTCTTTGTCTCAACCATTCACTGAAAGTCTTTTACAAGATTTGTATAGTAGATTTGCTTCAAAAAATATCAGTTTGAAACTATTTCCTCAACAATCTACTCCTAGAGCAACAAGTTTCTCTGGATTAGCAAAGTCTGATTTGGATGATCCAAAGTCTATTTATTTGCTATTAAAAAACTTTCCTCAAATTTCATTGATGAATCCACCAAAATCATTTAAGATAGAAAATATTGTTGAAGAAGGTTGGGCTTGGAAAGATACAACAAATAAAATCTTAAATGTTGCTAGACGATACTCTTATGAGTCTGACGAAGATCAGAACTCAGTATTCATTAAAGAGAATATACAACATATTTATGACATTTTATCTCCTGTGGCTAGGGATGTTTTTGGACTTCAGTTATTCAAGAAAACATCTAAGCATGGAAAAGAAGGAACTATTAATCTTAATAAGATCAATATGTGTCAAATATATTCTATTCTAGCTATACTCAGAGATTTTGATGGTCAATTAAGACTATATAGAAATAGCAATAATTTTCCTGGCAATAATTTCATTAAAAGATATGTAATTTGTATGACTCCATTTCATTTTAGGGGTGGAGTTGCAAGAAGTAACCTATATTATCATGGAGCTATGAATTGGATTATTAAAAAAGCAAAAGAAGATCACAATATCAATCTAAAAAGAAAAATATCTGTGACAGATGACAATGGGGATATCTCAGAAAGAGTGATTCGCAGAGGACATTTTACACCACAAGAGGACACTATTTTTCTGCAATATAGAAAACAATATTGTAAATCAATTTTTGAGCTTGTTAACTTTTTCAAACAACATTTAATCTCTTAGACAATTCAATGGCTCATTATTAATACAATTCAGATGCTCATTGTTTTTGAGATTATGTCTATCAAAATTCATCTTGTTATTCCAAAAGAATTCACCGCATCATTTTGATAGAACGAGCTTAATATTCACATCGTTATTGTTAATAACAATTCAGATCGTTATATTAAGTTCAAATATTTTCGTTTTTGTTAGTAATAGCAGAAGAATTCAATCTGTCATTCCAAAAGAATTCACGGCATTATTTCAACTCTTTTACTAACAAAGGCGAGAATATATCCTGGTGTATAAAGATATTCCTACCCCAAAGGAATTTATTATGCACAAAATAGTTATCCGGTCAATTTTTTACCATTGGCTATTCCTGTTCATAGGTATTGCCATAGGATTTATCTGTAATTCTGAATATGTTGGAGAAAAATATGTTGTTGTAGAAAGATCAATAAATAACATCTTTTTCCCAATAAAATACAATGAAAGAATAGAAGCTTGGGTTAAAGATACTGGACGTATGAGATTGTGGGCAAATTTAAACTGTCCAGAACATTTTGAGATTATTGATGAGCTAGTTAAAGGAGAAGAGTATTATTGGGCTATCTATAAAATTAAAGATAAAACAGGAAAAGAAATAAAAGATATTGGTAGCATAAAAGTTAAATGGAAAACATGGGAATACCATTACAAACTAGATGAAATTATAGAGGGTTCGGAAATAAAAAAATTAGACTAGCTCAAGAAGTGGCTCTTGACAAGACGATAGGACTAGTGTAGAATACCAACATACACTTTGGAACCAAACTTTGAGGATAACATGACAGAGATTGTTGTTGAGAAAAAGCCGATTGTGATGAGTACGAGCAAGGCCGATGAGTTTTTTAAGAACTTCCCCAAGGATAAAGTAGTTGCTTATAAAGACTATTGGGAAACTGTTCGTCCCAAAACAGACGAAGATATTTTTCGTCGCTATCTATTTTCATACTGCTCCGTTCATACCACTTGGCAGGGAAATGTCAAGGGCTATAATGCTATCAAAAATTTTAGCGACTGGATTGACAGTAAAGAAATTCTTTTGGAAAAGCTTCATAAGAGCGGTGTTGGTCTACACAATAATCGAACTAATTATATCTGGGATTTTAGCACCAAGTTTTGGGCTAATCCTAAAGATTTTTATCTTACCACTAAGAAGTATCACGTTAAGAAGCGTGATAGTATTCTAAATAAGATTAGTGGAATTGGATTGGCTAAGATTAGTTTTGCTCTTGAGATGATTCATCCTAATGAGGCAAGGGTATTGTGTGGAGATATTCATCAGCTTCGGCTTTACGATGTTGAGGCTCTGAAGTATAATAAGAGCAAGGTTGGTTCAGAAATCTATAAGAAGATGGAACGACACTGGATGGTTAACTGTGGCAAGTTGAAAGTCCCATCTTATGTAGCAAGGTCAATCTATTGGGACGATCTTCAAAAGAAAGAGGATAGTCGTTACTGGAGTTATGTTCTGGAGAGTTAATTATGCAGAATGGTAAGGGTTCTAAGAGAAGAGTTAGTTTAGTTTCTCAAGATACTTGGGATAAAAATTACGAAAGAATTTTTAGAAAGAAAAAAGATGGGAAGCGTAACGAATCTAAAAGAAAATAAAACACTGTTTATTCCGTGTTCTTGTAAGAGTGAAATTTTAGTGATTGAATATGACCATGAAATTCAATTGGCTGATTTAGCAATATTTGAGAATTATACAAACTACAGTAATAAGATGTCATTATGGCAGAGACTAAGGTATTGCTATAAGGTTTTATTTGAAAAAAAGCCATACGCTGATCAGATGGTGCTTGATAATAAACAACTCAAGGATTTACAAGAATTCCTAAATGAACTTAGCTTATAAGGTGTATATTATATGGTTATCAAACTCATATCAAGGAGGCTAATCATGGTTGTCAGAACAGCAACAGAATACATGAACGATCAATTAGCTAACAGAGTAAAATCTCTTCAAAAAGCTTTAAATCAAGCTGAAAAAATAATGAATACCCTTGAGTTAGAAAATCAAAGATTAAAAGACGCTCTTAATAGCCTAGCGTCAGAAAATAACAAAGGCTATGATCTCAATAGTGAGGCTTTTAATGAGCCAGTGCTTACAGTCTAAGAATAAGAACAAAAGAATAATAACACAAATTGGAGAATACGAATATTTGGTTGAGGGAGAAAGTGATTGGGCTAGATTTGGTTGTCAATCAGACATATCAGTAATAACTTCTGCTAATCTAGATGGTGGGCCATTTCTAATAGTGGGTGATTCTTTCTTGGGCAAAGGAAGAATATCTTTAATACAAAATATTGACAGTGGGCGTGATGGGTATATAATAATTAAGGTTACTCTATACTCACCAAAGGAAAAATCATGATCTCAGAACTAATTCCTGTTATCGGCTACCATCAAGCAATGTTAGTGTCTGGTTATTCAGACTATCAGATTCAACAAATAATTAAGGGGTCTACTTATGAGTCAACTTCACAAGAGTAATAAGAATAGAGTTTTCTTGGGTGTTTGTGGGGGAATATCAGAAAGTATAGGAGTGGATGTTTCTGTAATAAGATTGGGATTTGTTGCTGGTGCAATTTTTACTGGCAGTATTCTTTTCTGGGTTTATTTAATAATGGCGCTGGTTCTTCCAACAGAGGATTAATACAATGGATAAGATAGTTGGTCAGAAAGTATTTTTTACTGCTGATCTTCATCTTGGGCATCGGAATATCATAGGATATTGTAATCGTCCATTTTCTAGTGGTGGAGAGATGGACTCTAAGATCATTTCTTCTATAAACGAAACGGTTGGACAAAACGATATTCTTTACGTCATAGGAGATTTCTGCCATAAAGGCGGAACTGCTCTATCTTATAGAGAAAGAATAGCCTGCCAGAATGTTCACATTATTCTTGGCAATCATGATGAACCAACTAAATTTACTAGTGGATTCTCTAGTGTCTCTGATCAGAAAATGATTCTATATATTAATCAAAAAATATTCATGTGTCATTATCCTATGAGAAGTTGGTCTGGTAGCTATAGGAAAAGCTGGATGCTTTATGGTCATGTTCATGGTAGACTACATCGTGAGGACGTTGCTTCTGGAAGCCTCACGCTTGATGTAGGAGTCGATAATAAAAGAGATGGGGTGGAGTTTGGTACTCCTTGGAGCTTTAAAGACGTTCAGCAGCAATTTCTGGCGAGAACGAAAAAAAAATCAAGGTCGCCCATTGACATTGACGATACACTGTTGTATAATCGAAGGAACAACGCAAGGTAAGATCAGTCATGCGACTGAGCCTTGCTTGTAAGATTGGTTAATAATTTGGAGGATTTTATTATGGCTGAAGTTACTACTACAGAGAAGCAGAGTCGTATTCGTTGCAGTGATGACCAGTTCCTTGAGGCAGTTTTTTCCAGCAAGACTTATGCTGAGATTGCGTCAAAGACGGGTCAGAAGATTGCTAGTACGATGGCTCGTTATGCTCGTACAAAGTCCGCTCTGGTTAAGAAGGGTATTGAACTGCCCGCAATGGAGCGAGCAAAGCCGGTAAAGACTGTGGATAATGTTGAGGCTATGGCTGAGACTGTTCGCCGTCTAAAGGCCGCTCATTCTAACGGTTGATTTTAAAACCAAATGCTTCCAACTACATCCCTCATAAATATTATTAGAGACAACATAGACAAAATCTAACCAATCGTTATGATATGTAGTTTGGAAGTATATGGGGGCTTAATCCAACGGCAGAGATAAAGGACTTATACAATTTGAGTGCGTAAAGAGAAATCTTTAATGTAGAACCTGTCAAATTCGGTGGAGGCTTAACTGCTAATACCGAGCCAAGCTTAATAGAAATATTATGAAGGTGTAGAGACTTGACGGCAGGAACCTAAAACGAAAGTTATGGTTAAGGTAAAGTCCAGACTACAAACAGAAATGGTAACGAAAGTTATAGTAGTAAGAAAATCCTTCAAGTATCGGTTCGAATCCGATAGCCCCTACTACCCTTTTAATAAATGAGTTTACTCTTATGACTTTTGACCACTGGATAAATGAAACTGAAGGATATAGCGTCAGACACGAAAGAGCTATAAGCGACATAAGAAATTGTGTTGCAAAAGGGAAAACTGACGATATAATGAAATGGTTGATGGCAGCGTATGCTATGGGTCATGAACAGGGTTATGATACTGGATATAATGACTCTAATGAAGATTGTAAAGAAAAGTTTGATGAATACCGAATGGGGGATGACTTTTAATTATGCCATATAATCTATACAATCTAACTATTGACGATATTGAAAAAGCTATTGAAAGATATGTTAATGATGAGTTAGTTGAAACTCAAAAAGGTTTTACCATTAAGTTTATCATTGAAGAAACTTATCAGAAGGATAGTTTAACAGGCTACTATAAGCCTGAATTAAAAGGAGCAGAAATTACTGTTTTAGAATGAATGGATCTTTTAGTCTAGCAAGAGCCAAGAATGGTTGTGATCTTATTCCCAAGCTTGGTGAGTTATTTCTATATCAGTATGATAGTGCTGCTGAGTTGTGGGATACCAGAATTGGAGACGGCAAAACTCCAGCAAAAGATTTGCCACGATTAGCTAACTATGATATATACGAAAGAGTAGCTAAGTTGGAAAGAGAAATAGAACAACTTAAAAATCGTAGGATATAAATATGAATAAAAATTCTGATCCTCTTGAAGCTATTATTGATTTTGCATGGAGTGCTGGTGCTGATCTTTTCTTTGTTCAAAATGCCAAAGACGAACTTAAAAAACTAAGAGATAAGAATAAAGAATGGGCAGCAGAAGTTTATAGAGCTAATGAATTTGCTGTTCAGCAAACTAATGAGTATCTAAAAATATCTCAACAGATGCAAGCTTTAAAAAATTCCCTTGAGTCTTAATAGGAAAAATCATGAGCAATAGTTTGTGTAATGGTAGAGTTAAGAATAATAATCCTAAATCCCCCATAGAATATTTCTTGTTGGTTACTGTACGAGAGTTCAGCGACTATGAGGGTGGGTCTTATATAGATGAGATTAAAAGTGCTGAACACTTTCTAGATTCAGAAGAAGAGGGTTTGGATGATCCTTATTACCAGATCTATGGAGAAAGATACTCTCACGATACTGAATATAAGTCTATTTTTCTTGGTGAATTTTACACTCTAGATAAGGCTAAAGAATTTCTCTACAATCTTACTGGCGAAGTTCCAGATATTATTTCTTATTGATATGATAAATTCTAAATATAAGATTGATTTATCTGACTACTATAGTGAAGATGGTGGATACTGTACTCTTTTTAAAGTATCTCATCAGCCATTTTTAGGCTTTAAAGAATTTATTTCCAAGTCTAGGGCAGAATATGCCAGAAAAATTCAGATTAAATTAAACAAGCATAATCTTGCTCCCAAGGTATGCTCTCAATTATGCAGGATGGGTTATGAGCCGTTCTTTCCTTATCAAGTAAGTGGTTGGGGCTATATTACTGAATTGGCTAAACCCACTAATGTAAATATACAATTATGGAAAATACAAAGACTAGTCGATGCTATTTACGATAAAACAAAGTTAAAATTTTGGGACTGCCATTCGGCAAATATTGGCTATATTATAAGAGAAGGAAAAAAGAAATTGGTTTGTATTGATACAGGAAAAGAGACTTGGGATGGTTACGCTAATTATTTCGGTAACTCTGATCCTGGCCCGAAATGTTCTTATTGTTTAAGATACCAATGTAAATGCTTAGAGGAGTAAAATGCCATATATTAAAGAAAAAGACAGAGAAGTATTAGATCATCATATAGATACTCTAATTTTTGTGTTCAAATGTTCTTTAGACGGAGAAATTTGCCAACAACAGAATCTAACAGATAGCCAAATGATGATGCTTTTAGGTAAAATAAATTATTGTTTTTCTAGGATATTAAGTGGAGTCATGGGCGATGTTTCCTATTCTAAGATTGCTATGATTACTGGTGTATTAGAAAATATAAAGCAAGAATATTATCGTAGGGTGGCAGAACCATACGAAGATAAAAAGATAGTCGAAAATGGTGATATTAAAGAATATAAACGCCTAAAATAAAGAGACCAAAATGTCTAAAAATATTGATGATGTAATCAGAGAAGTAATGAAAAGTAATAAGGAAATTCACAATATGGATACTCATTTAACTAAAGATATTCTTGAAGTAAAAAAAAGTATTAAAAATATCGAAAATAAAATGAAAACTTTAGAAAATAAAATCGAACAAGCTATAGATCTTTTAAATACATTCACTATTCTAATTTCTGATATGGATGATATGGATGACTCAGATATTGACGACGAAGAAGAGAATGAAGATTGGACTCCTTATGATCAAAAAGAAGATTATGAGCCAGAAGATAATGATGAAGATCAATACTGATGGCTAGTTTAGCTCTAATAGTAACGATTATTTTTTTATCTGTACTAATTATAGGGCCATTAAGTTATTTTCTCTCATTATTTCCTTGGATGCCAAAATTTGTTGTCTGGATCATGGGACTACTCTGCATATTCGTTGGAGGCATGACATTCACGTTGCCTGTGGTCTTTTTAAAAGTTTTGGGTCTGATAGACATAGCCATAGGCTTTAAAATAATAGCCGACAGACGAGAAAAGAAAACTGATGCTTGACAAGACGGTTTGCCGATGATATACTTGATCCATCACAGGAACGATAACACTTTTGGAGAAATAAGATGAAGTTGGCAGATAGGACGATTGAGACTCACAGCGTTGGAGTTGCAAGCAGGAATCAGTTTAATATTGCTCAGACGAGCAAAATGTTTAAAATCCTTTCAGACTCTCTTTATTCTGATAAGGTTATGGCTGCAATTCGTGAGCTTTCTACTAATGCTTATGATAGTCATATCTCTGCCGGGAATAAGAACCCCTTTAAGGTGACTTTGCCCACTGCTGCTAATCCCACTTTTGTGGTGAGAGATTATGGTACTGGTCTTAGTCAGGCCGATATGGAGGACTTGTACACAACCTATGGAGCATCCAACAAGAATGATAGTAATGATTTTGTTGGTTGCCTTGGTCTAGGGTCTAAGAGTCCGTTTGCCTATACCAAAAGCTTCACTACTGCATCATATTATAACGGTAAGAAGTATACCTATATTGCGGCGATTGATGAGAGTGGTGTTCCTACTCTGAATCTTTTTAATACTTCAGATACGTCTGAGCCTAATGGTCTTGAGATTAGTTTTGCTGTTAAGCAGCATGACTTTCAAGAATTTACGGATAAAGCTAAGAGAATCTTTCATTATTTCCGTATGAAACCCATCCTTGAGGGTGGTATCGGTAATAATCTTCAAGATCATAAGTATAGCAACACCAACATTATCATTAGTGGTGAAGGTTGGAGGGTTTGCCGACTCAACAATGATAATAGCTATTTTCCTAATGGCTATCATCGAATTGATAGTGGTATCGTAGCTATCATGGGTAATATTGCTTATCCTGTTCAGGCCGCACAGATTGTTGGTCAAGAGAAGGATGAGATGCCCGATCATATCCAGAAGTGGAATAGAGCTTTCCAGAAAGCAGATATTGATTCTTGGAAGAGCTTCGTGGGAGAGATTCTTAACTCTGGTCTTTATCTTGAGCTTGATTTTGGTATCGGTGAATTGGAGATGGATGTTTCCCGTGAAGGTTTGCAGTATACCAAGGATGTTATCAAGACTCTGCGTAAAAAGACTCAAGAAATTTATATGGAGATGAAGGAAGAATTCTCCAAGAAGATCAAATCTGCCCAGAATAAGGTAGAAGCAATTACTTCATACTATACTATGAATGAATTGGCTGGCGGCTGGGGTGTTGGTGCTACTTGGACTGATCCCAAGGGCAAAGACCATCCTATCAACTCTGGCAATGACTTGGAATATAAAATTCCTGCCGGTAAGAGTCTGTACGTTTTTAATTATAAGACTGCTGGCTATCGTTCTCGTCGCCAAGTTGCTATGACAGATAGAATCCATCACGAAACCCTTACTGGTAAAGGTTCCTATTATTGGAATAACCAGAAGAAGAAGGGTAAGATGAGTTTCTTTGTGTGTGATGTTGCTAGTGAAGAAAGTGCCAAGAAGATTCTTACAAGGTTTTGTAATGCGAACGATTGCTTTGCTTATCTGATGATCGACACTAAGGATCATACAAAAAGCAATGAGGGTTTTGATCAACTGATCGAAGATGTTGGTGCTGAAAATCTGCTAAAGGTTTCAGACTATAAGCATCTGACACAAAGTTCTGGCCCAAGAAAGTCTTACAGTAGAAATTCTAATGGTAGTGTCAGTGATCAAGATGTATTCTTTATCTATGGTCACGATAAGGACAGTAAGCAGATTACAAATCCTTATAATGATGCTACATATTTGAGAATTCTGTCAGAAGAACAGCTAGAGAATTTTCTGGAACAAGATGAGATTGTTTATGTTCCCATGCTGAGATATGGAACTGAGTCTGAGTCTGGTTGTCCAGAGATTTGTAGCATTACTAGAACTCTCCAAGAAGATACTCTGAAGAGCATAGTCAAGGATTTGGTTGGCAATAGTAAGATTTATGCTATCAAAACAGCTTTCATTAAAAAGCTTGAGAAGGATGGTTATAATCTTGTTAACTTCAATGATTTTTTGAAGCGTCAACTCAAAATTGTAACACAAAAGCACTTTAAGAATCTTGGTTCTATCAACAAGCTTGTTGAATATTGCAAGAAGGATTATGCAACAGAGGAGAAGAATGGTGGGGGATACAGATATTATCAGCACGGAACAACGGATAAGCAGTTTATGTTTCATATTCTGAATATCTTTGGTCTGGATTATGATAAGTTTATTAACAACAAGACTCTTGTTGATTGCTTGAATAAAACTATCCTCACAGAGTTCTTTGCTAATACTGTTCATCTCAGTCCTTTTAATATTCCACGATTCAGTCAAACAGAATATCTTTCTCATATCTCTAGGCTTATGAAAGAGGCTGGGATTGAAGATGTTGACAGTAAAGAGATTCGTAATGCTAATTTGGCCTATAATACTTTGACACGTATGATTACTGATCATTTGTATTGTGTGCCAAATACAGACAAGGCAGAAGGTTTTGTCAAAATTATTCGTGGAACTTCTACTCAAGATATTAAAACATGGAAAATCTCTGAGATTAGGGAAAAGATTAAGACTGAGGTAGATAAGAATCCTATGCTGAAACTTATTATGGGCAATCATCAAGTCTCTGGTAATCTGGTAGATCTTAAGTCTAGTCAGAATCCTATTATCGAAGATCGTTCATATTATGGAAAACAGAGTAGGGATTGGGTTGAACAAATGAGCCAGGAAAATATTGACCTATTTAAGATTCAGTTGAGTAGTTTGATCAAGTAGTCAGAAATTTCTCAAGACCCCTTGACAAGCTTGCCGATTAGTGTAAAATGACAGTATCACAGGTATCGTAACTAACACAGGAGTTTGGATTATGGCTGTTCCGTTTATGTTTGTGGATGGTAATTTGACGCTGGTTCTTAATAACCAGAGTTATCAGGTATTGCCGGATCATATCAACTATAAGTTGATTCTGGAAAGACTTCCCTCTGCTACGGCAGAGGAATTGTTGGAAGTTGTTGATGTTCAAAAGGCTGTTGTCTCTTTCAGCGATGGTCTTGTGGAGATCAAGAATGGACAGGTTCTTTATGAAGGTGAGGAGGTTCATGGTAGTATTAGTAAGAGAATTTTGGAGTTTATGAGCAAGGGATTGCCATTCCAGCCCCTCGTCAATTTCCTGAATAATCTCATGGAAAATCCAAGTATGCAGAGTCAGAAGGAACTGTATGATTTCTTGGAACATGAGCATCTGCCTATCACTGAGGACGGTTTCTTCCTTGCTTATAAGGCTGTTCGTTCAGATTTTAAGGATAAGTATAGGGGAGTTTTTGACAATAGGGTTGGTCAGGTCTGCACAATGCAACGAGCAAAGGTAGATGATGATCGTGGTCGTGGTTGTTCTAATGGACTTCATGCTGGAGCATTGAATTATGTTGCTGGTTATGGTAGTCTGGAAGCTGGCGACCGCATTGTGATCGTCAAGATTAATCCCAAGGATGTTGTCAGCGTCCCTAGTGATTGTAACTATGAAAAGCTCCGCACTTGTCGCTACGAAGTAGTTGGCGAGTATGAGGGTGAATTGCTCAAGCCTCTTTATAAGGCTGATTTTAGTCAGGACGATTATGACAATGATGAGGATGATTATCTGAATGATTATGATGAGAGTTATTGGGATCAGTTTGATGAAGAAGAAGAAGAAGAAGAAGATGATAATGATGATGAAGATTATGACGATGAAGATGACCAGTATTGATTCTTGATAGTCAAGGTGGTGTTTGGAACTTGTAAGATAGTACCTATATAGTTTTTACTATCATACAATAACGGTTCGATTCCGTTACCATCTTTTAAGATATTGCTTTTGATGGTAGTGTTTACTGTCCCAATATCAAAAATGTAGATAGGAAGTTGGAAAAAGGAATAACAAATGTTTAGCGATACTTTGACTTTTAATCCGTTCGATAAGACTCATAGTGCTATTGGTACAAAAGATCAGATTGCTTTGCGAAATAAATTTTTTGATTCTTTTGGTGGTCAGCAGATTTTTTGCTATAATGGTGATCCTCGTAAGAAGATCAGTAGTATGAATCATACAGATCATCTTACCACTGTTGCTATTGCCAATGATAGTCAAGGTGCTGATGCTTACTTCTATGTTAATGGTGGACGTAAGCAATATGCTATTAGTAGAATTCGTGCTTGTTTTGTTGATATGGATGCTGGACGAGATGATCAGGGTCGTTATTTTAAGCCCAGTATCGTCATGCAAAAGAAAAAGGAATTCTTGAACCAAATCAATAACTTTCCTGTAAAGCCAAGTTGGGTTGTTGATACTCGTAATGGTTATCAGTGCTATTGGATTCTAAACCAAAACAATATAAATCCTCACAAGACTTATTGGAATGGTATTCAAAAGAAACTAGTAAACCACTTTGGTGGTGATGCCCGAGCTATCAAGATTAATCAGATTTATAGAATCCCTTATACTTGGTGGAGGAAGGGTTGGGAAGGAAAACAACCTTATTTTACTAGTATTTTGTCGGGATCAACTGGTGATTGGGTAAATATTGAACAGCTTAAAGAAGCTCTTGACGGAGTTTCTGCTGTGGTTAATATTGTTGCTAATAAGACTAGTGACGAATGGTTTAAGGAATATGCTAAAGCTTATAAGAGATCCGATGTTACTGGAGTTCCGGTTTCAGTTAATGTTGCTGCAACTATTGCCAGTCAGATGAACTCTTTAAACCCTAACACCTATACCAATAGCACAGACGATATCAAGAAGTATAACAATTCTAAGTATGTTTATACTAGTAGCGGCGCTCTGTTCAATAAGGCTTATGGTGATCCTACTCCAGTATCTCCTGTGGTTGAGGATGATACAGATTCTCTTGGGACGCTTCCTGCTGACGCTGGAGGCGAGGATTTAGATCTTGACGGTTCACAGACCAAGCTTTTAAAGACGGTCGTGGAGTTCCTTAATCAAGTCTCAACGCCCCTCTACTTTAGCAACAATAGATTCCTATCTAATGCTGCTAAAGAACTAGCGTCTAAGATCAGTGACAAATTTTGTATCGGTTGAGGGTTTAGTGTCAGGGGTATTGGGAGTCCCATACCCTTTGACACAACCAATATATAAAGGAGAAAACAAATGGGTAGACATACTAATCCACTTTTGCAACTTTTATTATCTGATGAAGAAGCGAAGAAAAAGTTTATTGAATTGATGAGCGAGCTAGGATCAGCAAAAGATCTTTATCATTATTTTGAAGAAAACAAGTTTTATGGTAATAAGTACTATCTTAGTTGCCAAACAATTAATAATATCATAAAGAGATTAGGATTTAAAGGCCGCAGAGGCCGTAATCGCCACGGAGTTCCTCAAAATAGATATAGCTATAGGTAAATACTATGCACGAAGATTATGAAGAGGACAACTACGACAATCACGATAATAGTCAGGACAATTTAGAGAGTCATTATAAAAAATACTTCAAGTTTGATCCCGATGCTTGGGACGCTTGGGGAAAAATGTTATATGATGCTTTGAATGAAATAGTTGAGTATCCTTCAAATGTATGGTATATTGGCCCGAGCTTTCCGAAAGGTTCGTTACCTGTGAATGATTACTTCTCCAAGTCAGGGAACTTCAAAAATTCACTGTATTTGGGGAATAATCATTATAAAGAACCAATATACAAAAAAATATACTTTGTTCATGATAAATTGAATAGTGAGTATAAAAATCATTTAAGAACACATGCAGTTCACTTTTTACAACAACCAAACTACTATAATGGTATGTTTGATATTTTAAATTGAGGAATAGTGATGTTACCAGCAACATTTTTATATTTATCGATGTTTTTCAGTTCATTGACTGAAACTTCTTTTATTGCTTATGATTTAGCTACCCATATGAGCAAAGCACAAAGGGTAGAATGGTCAAAAATGACTGACGATTCTGGTAATGTGAGATTTACTATTACTTTTCATAAAATGCCGATATTAGCAGAATTAGGTTTTGAAAGAACTTTTGTGGACAAACACAACAACTGTCAGTCAGAATTAAGGAAATGAATATGAATACTTATTTTGAAGTAAAATTTAATAGAGTCGAATATAATAAAGTAGTTGATAGTATGTCCGAAGTAATTTTGTTAATAGCAAAGAGTCTAAATGAAGATAGGGCTATAGCAGAAATAGTTGTGGAGAAAGACAAGAAAACCGATAGAGTAACAACCATTTACAAACCAGACTTCTCTGCTAAACTCAGATGGACAGAGATTCCTAAATACGAAGGAGAAACTCTGGTATCATGAGTAAAGATCAGTGGTTTTTTATTAATGATTTTGATGAATTTGTAGACCATTCAAGGTCATTAGTCTTTAAGTTTTTTGGAGAAGTCAATAATATAGCTGATGATTCAATGACAGCTTCATTGGCAAAATTGAGTCATGAAGAAATAAAGGAAATGGATGAAACTCTGACTCATGAAGAATCAGCAACTATTATTAAAAATCACGCAAAACAACAAATTAATAGAAAAACAAAACAAATAAGATATTGTCTTACAGATAAACTATTACAATCAATTATAGAAGATCTGAATAGTAGAATGGTTAGCAATATATTAAACTCATTGGTTAATAAAGGTATTCTTGATAGTGCTTATGATGACGAACAAAACGATTTTATTTTTTGGGTAAAAGAAGAAAAACAAAAACCTGAAAATAATTGAAATTGGTTGGTAGTAACACATTGGTTAAATAACATTTACTTTGGAGATAAGATAGTATGGCTAATGCAATTAGGCCCACGAAATTTAGTGAAATTACTGGTCAGTCAGAGGTTATAACAAGACTAGGAATTATCGTTGCAGGCTGTAAAAATTCAGCGGGCGTGATGCCTCATGTTTTAATAGATGGCCCGCCGGGGCTTGGAAAGACCACCATTGCCAGTGCCATAGCAACAGAGATGGGAGTGAATCTATATACCATCAATGGAGCGGGCATCCGCAGTATTAAAAATATTCTTCCGTATCTTACTGGCATGGAACCAAGGTCAGTATTATTTATTGATGAAATTCATAGACTTCCTAAAATTGTTGAAGAATTTCTATATCCTGTCATGGAGGATTTTGTTTTAAATATCACTGTTAAAGGTGATGATGATAAGGATAAGCCAGAAACTATCGAACTGCCAATGTTTACTGTGGTAGGGGCTACAACTAGCGGAGGTTCTCTAAGTCAACCTTTCTATGATAGATTTCAAATTAAAGAACATTTGTCTTTCTATAATGAAACTGATCTAGCTAAATTAGCCCGGTTAAACGCAACTAAGCTCGGACTAATGATAAATGATGATGATCTTTTAGAAATAGCCAAAAGAAGTAAAGGAACACCTAGAATCTTAAATGCTAGGCTTCAATGGTATAAGAACTGCGTTGCTTATTACCCAGACAAAGTAATGACTGTTGATGATATTTTTATTAATCAAGGTATTGATAAAGATGGTCTAGATGTGTATGATAAGATGTATCTTAAGGTTTTAGCTAGTAGTAAGGGTGCTGCTTTGGGACTAAAGAGTATTTCTTCTTTGACTGGTATTGCTATTGAAACAATTGAGAATAGCATTGAACCTTATCTCGTCAGAAAAGGTTTTGTTGTAAGAACCCAAAAGGGAAGAGTTATAGGCTCATATAAAAATGAATGAAATATCAATATCTATAAACTTACCAACTATGATTTTTTTCTCAATCACACTCCTAGCAATAGGGGTGTGTTTGTTTTTAATAGGCTATTTTTATGGTTTGTCCAAGATTGGTAATGGTGTATCTAATTTAGTTATAGATAGGCCGAAAAACTTTTTTGGCCATAATGTTACAAAAAATAACAAAATATCTATTGACAATACTAAAGTTGTAACAGATATAAAAACTGATAATTTAGAGAAAAAATATGAATCTTTGGGCGAAATCAAAAATTCTGAAGATAATATATCTGAATCAATCAATAAACTGAAAAATTTAAAGAGGTGATTTATGGCTGGATGTGGCTTAGACGTTGGTACAAGCTATATAGTTTTATCAAGAGAAGAAAATAATAATTTAACATACAAAGATTTTAGAGATGCTTTTTATGTTATCAAGCCTACAACTCCAGTTGCCACCAAGATGATAGAAAAAGGATTAACTGGGAAAGTATTTATTAAAGATGCTGACGGATCATTTATTTTGTTGGGTAAAGACGCTATAGAAAAAGCCATAGAAAGAAATGATACAGCAAAAAGACCTATGTATAAAGGGGTAGTATCTGCTAAGGAAAAGGATGCAAAAAGGGTGTTAGCTTTTATTCTTAAGGAAGTAGTCGGACAAGCTTCGGAGCCCGGTGAAAAGTTAGTCTTTTGTGTTCCCGCACAACCAGTAGATCAAGAAGATGAAGATTTTGATGTGGGATATCATGAAGATGTTGTAAAAACTATTCTTGCAGAATGTGGCTATAGTGCTAGAGCTATTAATGAAGCAGAAGCTCTTTGTTATGCTGAGTTAGAAAACGATGAGTACACAGGTATAGCAATTAGCTGTGGCGCAGGAATGACGAATGTTTGTGTGATGTTAAACGGCGAACCAACAGTAGTATTCAGCACAACCAAAAGCGGAGACTGGATTGATCGTATGAGTGCTGTGGCAACAGGAGAGCCTGACAGTGTTGTTCAAGCAGAGAAGGAGGGTGGTGGTTTTAAAATCGGAGAGCCTATAGAAAATCCAGTTTTAGGTGCGGTGTCAGCTTATTATGAAAGACTAATTGATTATACGACAAAACAATTGTCTGCTGCATTAACTGGGCATAAATCTTTACCTAAATTCAAAGATGCTTTAACCATAGTTGTAGCCGGTGGAACATCACAAGCTAATGGATATATCGAAGAATTTACTAAAAAATTAGCAGATAATAATTTTCCGCTTAAGATTAAAGTAGTCAGACATGCTGCGGACCCCTTACATGCAGTTGCTAAAGGATGTTTGATTGCGGCAAAGGTATTATGATCATACTTTAATTTGACCATCATCAAAATAAGTTGGAACAACATCCCATCCTTTACAAACCATATCTACGCATGTCAAATTTGAATCTGGACCAAACCAAGTAGATGGCATTAAAACTTGTCCTTGTTTTTTAGATAAATAAGCTGACCACCAAGAAAAAGAAGAATTAGATAAAATAAAATTATTACACATAGATAATATCCATAGTATTTCTAAAGGTTCTGTTTTATCAATAAAAGTAGCATTTTGCAAAGTTATATTTGATCTGCACCAATCAATATCATCGCTACATATGATGTAAGAATCAGAATGAATAAGGTTTGCACAATAATTTATATACTCTATAGAAATAACTGGATGGATATTTGGATAATATAAATAATCTCCACGTCTAACATGTATGGCTGTAGTGTTGTTGGACATTAGATGTTTATTGTTTTTGATAAAATCATCATTGGGTCCAAACATAGAGCATATTAATGGTCTATGGTGATTGAAATATTTATCTGTTTGACCATATCCAGTTAGAATTAAATTTTTATTTGGAAGAATTTTAATTGGATTATAGTTATGGGATACCGAGATGTGAGTGTAGTCTGAAATATCAATATCTAAGTATTGAATATTTTTTAGAATACTATTTTTATATTCATGATAAACACCAGGATTATCTTTATGAATAAAAAATTTTAAATTATTATCTATTGAGATAGCTGTACAGTATGCTATTTGAAATAGATTATTCCCCAATCTCCCAGCAAGATTACATGTTATTTTATTTGGCATAGTCTGGCAATTCTTGGTAATAATTATTTATAAATTTTGGATCTAAAATAATTTTTCCTTCTTCTTTATTTACCATATTATCTATTTTGTTTAGTATACTATTGCCTGTGCCTAGTCCAGATATATGATAAGTATTCATACCCCACCTATATATCATTGTTGGTTTTAGTGTTGATGTATAAATTTTAGCATTATTTTCAAAAGTTATTTCTACATCTTCATTAGATGTTTTATCGGGAAAAGTAATTCTATCTAAGTATTTTTTTGTATAAATATTTCCATTATTTATATTATTACTAATTTGAATAAATTTATTATCAGTAAAGAAATAGTGTCCATTAGATCTATAAATCTCATATTCAGGATTGTTCAGTATATCATAGCACGCATTTTGTATAGCCCAAGGACATAATAAATCATCATCATCAAGCCTATAGATATTATCGTATTGACATTGTTTGTAACCAAATTCAAGTTTAGCTGATAATGACTTGAATCTATTTTTTGTATTTATGATTCTAACGTTACAAGAATAATTTATTGAGTACTCAACAGATACTGAATCATTAATTATTACCATCTCACAATCATATTTTGATTCATTTTGAGATAAAAATGAGTAAATAGCTTCTTCAAGAAGACGGTATCTGTGATAAGTTAAAGTTAGTATTGAGATCATAAAGTTATACTTATACAATATTTAATATTATTTTTATACACTAATAATGTGTATATTGAATTAGTTTATATACTATATAATAGGTAATTTATGTTTGGATTTTTTAAAAAAATAAGATATGCAACAAGATCTCCTAAATGGGTAAATGTTCGTAAAGAGCATTTAAAGAATTATCCACTATGTGCAGCTTGCGGAAAAGACTCAAAATTAGAAGTTCATCATAAAATTCCAGTACATATTAGTCCAGAACTTGAATTAGAACCTTCTAATTTAGTTACATTATGTGCTGATCCTTGTCATATTATATTTGGTCATTTAATGAATTTTAAAAGTTACAATAAAAATGTGGTCGAAGACTCTATGGTGTATTTAGATAAGGTAAAAAATCGACCAAAATAGAATGTCGTATATTTTGCCCAAGGAGTACTATAATGAAGATACTCACTTTTTTTATGGGCTTATTACTAATTATTAATTCAACAGCAATATCTGGAACAATAGATCCAGCAGTGCCTGATGAAAAATATATCGAATATGGATCAAAATTTGACCATACCGGAGAAATAGTTTGTTATGATAGTCAGGGTATGTCTGTTGGTTCTGGTGTTGTATACAGACCTCATTGGGTGATTACTGCTGCTCATGTAGTTAACCAAATGACTAATCATTCTTTTGTGTTAGATGGGAAGAAATATAAAATTACTCAAATTATTTGTCACCCTGAGTATAGAGAAAATTTATGGGGATATCATGATATAGCTCTTTGTTTTATTGAAGAAAATATTGATATAAATAAATATCCAGAATTATATGAAGATTCGGACGAAGCTGGTAAGGTATGCGCTATAACTGGAATGGGTTTCACTGGTAATTTTAACACAGGCGTAAAGATCAAAGACTACAAAAAAAGAGCAGGATCAAACATAGTCGATAAAACAGAAAGAAATACTTTAGTCTGCTCTCCTTCGCGGCCCGGTCAAAAAAGTACAGAGCTTGAATATCTAATTGCTTCTGGAGATAGTGGAGGTGGTTTATTTATTAATCATAAATTAGCTGGAATAAATTCTTCTGTAATGGCAGTAGATGGGAAACCGAATTCTAATTATGGAGACGAGAGTTCTCATACAAGAATTAGTTTATATAGTAGTTGGATCAAAAAAGAAACTGGAATCTTAAATGAAAAAAAATAAAAATAACTGTAAATTATTACCACATATTAGAACAGATTTGTATGGCTTATCTCCTGATAGTATGCAATTTTTTAGTTGGCCTATTAAAAAATTTGATGTAGAAAAACAATGGAATCATTCTCAAGGAGAAGGCGTTACAGTAGCGGTGATAGATACTGGTTGTGACGTAAATCATGAAGATTTAAAAGATAATATTATTGATGGATACAATTTTATAAATCCAGGCAAAGATCCTGTAGATGAGAATGGTCATGGTACACATGTTTCAGCTACAATAGCAGCCATAAATAATGGCATAGGAATGGTAGGAATTGCTCCAAGGTCGAAAATCATGCCTGTTAAAGTGCTGGGTGCTGACGGAGCAGGTAGTAATATAAATGTCGCAAACGGCATTGTGTGGGCTGCTGACAACGGAGCAGACATCATAACCATGTCTCTTGGTTCGGAAAATCCATGTGATCAGATAGCGCAAGCTATAGAATATGCAAAAAACAAAGAGTCTATTATTTTTTGTGCTGCTGGAAATAGTGGAATAGAATCAGGTATAATGTATCCAGCTAAATATAATCATACAATTAGCATTGGTGCCATAGACGAAAACTTAAATATTTGTGAATTCAGTTGTTGCGGAGATGAGCTTGATTTCTTAGCGCCCGGCCATAATATAGTTAGTGCAGTGCCTAACAATAAATATGCTTCGATGACTGGAACCAGCATGGCTAACCCATTTGCGGTGGGGTGTGCCGCTTTATTTTTATCATATGCTAGAAAAATTAAATTCTCTTCGTTAGACAATATGTTAAGAAATACAGAAGACTATATTTCTATTTTTGCAAAAAAATCTTTGAAACTGAAAGATAAAAAATACTCTGGCAATAAAAAATACGAGGGGTATGGTATAATCAGACCCGTGCTCTAAGAATATTATTAACCCAACCCCTGCATAATACATATGTTTTTTCATAGAATCTGTCAAGTTTTAGAAATTGCAATCCTTTCACACTTGACTTCCACTTTCTTGGATTGTACTATAGAAGACGAGGTGTTTTAGCAATGTCCGATCCAGATTTTGAAAATCGTAAAACTTCCAGGAGACAAAGTCTCCAACAGAAGTTGTCTATGAGACATAATGACAATAATGATGTTCGCGACCTAAAAAAACTCAAAAAAGAGTTTAAAAGAAACAAGGAATCTTTAAGACAGGAAGAATTATGGGACGATTGGGAAGATGAAATATCTTGAAGAATTAAATCCTGGCGACTTATTTTTGTGGAATAATGATAAATTTATTTTAACCACAGATTTTAAGCAAAGCAAAGAAGATAAATCTAAAAAAATGGCCATAAATATACAGAATGGCTTTGTTCAATGGATTATAGAAGATGCTATAGTTGAAGACTTGGATCTTTATTATCGTGATAAGGATGCTAATATAGTAGCTTTAAAGGAAAGAAAAAATGAATATACAGAGAAAAATAATAACTTTCCTTAAATCTTTAGCGTTTCATGTTTGGGGTGGCTTCCCTAAATCCACACAGACAGAGATTGATAGTAGATTGAACATTTGCAAGAACTGTGAAATGTTTGATAATACTCATAGTCAGTGTCTCGTGTGCGGGTGTAATTTAAGTTCTAAAAAAATATTCATGAACAAATTAGCCTGGGCCGACCAAAAATGCCCTCTAGACAAGTGGGGTGCAATAAATAGGAGTAAAAATGCAACAGCAAACAACAACAAATAATACATATCAAAATACTTTTCATACTATTAAGAATAGAAATATTTTTAGTTCAATAGTTGATAGGATTAAATCTGAACAGAATGGAGCTACGATAATAGTCCCCCATGTTTGCAATAATGTTAACGCTTTTGGTGCTGGTTTTGCTGGTCAAGTAGCAGATCTTTATCCAGAAGTAAAAGCTAATTTCCATATGCTTGGACAAAAGGCTAAACTCGGACATGTCCAGTTCATTAACGTTAGGTCAGATAAAAAATATAGACATAGTATTATATTTGCAAATATGATAGCTCAGAATAAACTTATTAATGCCAATAATAAACGACCCCTCAACTATGCTGCGCTAGCATATTCTATGAATGAAGTCAAGTCTTTTGTAAAAAAATTACAATCAAACAACGAAACTAACAAAGTAGAAATACATGCACCAAAATTTGGTAGCGGATTAGCCGGAGGTAATTGGAATTTCATTTCTGAATTAATTAATGACGTTTGGTATGATTTGCAGGTTTATATTTATTTACAATAGAATTGGAGACTATATTATGTACTATTGTGCTCTTTGGATTATGCTTATTTTGGGTGTTATTAAGGGCTTAAATAATTTATACGGATTTAACAGGAATTAAAACTAATTTTTCTATGAATAGATTACGAAATCAACGAGTATATTTAGCTGGTGCTATGGATAGAGTTGCCGATAGAGGAGCAACATGGAGAGATAATATTACTCCTTTTTTAATACAAATGAGCATAGAAGTTTTTAATCCTATTACTAAGCCAACTAATATTGGATTAGAAGATAGAGATGTTCATAATATTAAAACAAAACTAAAAGAAAAAGGAGACTATGATGAACTCACTAATATGATGAAAACAATCAGACGAGTAGACTTAAGGCTCGTTGATATTAGTGATTTTTTAATTGTTAACCTAAATTTAGACACTCATCCATGCGGAACATACGAAGAAATTTTTCTAGCTAATAGGTCAAAAAAACCCATATTAGTACATGTAGAACAAGGCAAAAATAATGCTCCAGATTGGCTATTCGGTACTATTCCTCATCAAATGATTTTTTCAGCTTGGGATGAAATCAAAGAATATTTGCAACATATTAATAGTCATGAAAATATAGACACTCACCGAAGATGGCAATTCTTTTTTGTATAAACATACAATGGCTAAATATTACGTATCTTCTGGCCAGATTAAGCATGTTATTAATAGAAAAACTCACTCATCTGCTATAATAGATACATTAAAATATTATAGAGGAAAAGGATTAATGACAGCTCTCAAGATATGCATAAGCGAATCTGGTTGGACTAGAGGACAGATATGCTATGATATTGATTTTTTCTTGAAGGATATTACATGAAACACACAGTAAGGCCCGATGACACAAAAAAATTAGATTATATACCTCCAAATAAAGTCATTATTGGAGACTCTAAAATTCAGGGCAGAGGGGTTTTTTCTTTAGTTGATATTAAGAAAGGTGAAATTATAGAAAGATGTCCATTGATAGAAATGGAATATAGATCCAAATATCAATTAGATCCTACTATTTTTGCATACTTATATGCTCAACCTCCATGCGATTGCGAAGAATGTACTAAACATGGATTTATTCTTAATATGGCGTTAGGATATGGGATGATGTACAATCATCAAGATAGTCCAAATGCTTTATGGAAATTTAATTATACTCAGTCTCTTGGAGACGTAATAGCCATAAAAGATATCAAAGCAAATGAAGAAATTTTTGTTAGTTATGGTAATTGTTATTTCAATAGTAAAGACATAAGTACAGGAATAGAACAGGTAAAAGCATAATTATGTTAGACGAAAAAAATATAGAAACAATATCTGATGTAGAATTTTATTCACCATCTAAAATTATTATTAAACCATCTACTATACATGGAAGAGGAGTTTTTTCTACTCAAAATATCTTAGAAGGAGAACTAGTAGAAAGATGCCCCATGGTACCTCTAGGTTTTAGGTCTAGATATCATAGTGATCCTCAAATATATAACTATTTATATAGCCAACCTCTTTGTGATTGTAGAGAGTGTGCTTTGCATGGGTTTTTCTTCCATATGATATTAGGATATGGCATGCTTTACAATCATCAAGATGATGCTAATACAACATGGAAGTTTGACTACAATAAATCTTTTGCTGATGTTATCGCTAATAGAGACATAGAATCAGGTAGTGAAATTTTTGTAGATTATGGTGTGAAATACTTTTACAACAAAGAAAAAATAGAACGAGATCATGCAAAAAATAATCAATGAACTGAAATTAGATTTTGATGACGTACTGATTAGACCCAAAAGATCCACACTATCAAGCAGATCTGAGGTTTCTTTGATCAGAGACTTTCATTTCAAACATTCACTAAGAAAGTTTTCTGCTGTTCCTGTTATTGTAGCTAATATGGATACTACTGGCACTTTTGATATGGCTAATGTTGTTTGTGAACAACAAGGCATGGTCGCATTACATAAGCACTATAAACCAGATCAACTGGTTGAATATTATTGCAATAGCACTAATGATCATAAAGAATTAACATTTTACTCTACCGGAACTTCATCTTCTGATATTGAAAAACTTACTTATGTATTTAATGCGATCAAGTCTAGAAAATGTTTATTACCAAATATTTGCGTCGATGTGGCTAATGGATACAGTGAAAAATTTGTAAAAACAGTATCTCATATACGAAAACTATATGAAGAAATTATTATTATGGCAGGAAATGTCGTAACTCCGGAAATGGTAGAGGAATTAATTCTTCATGGAAAAGTAGATATTGTTAAGGTTGGTATAGGACCAGGATCTGTTTGTACAACCAGATTAAAAACTGGAGTCGGATATCCTCAGATATCTGCTTGTTTAGAGTGTTCTGATGCTGCTCATGGTCATGGAGGACATATATGCGGAGATGGAGGATGTAAAAACGTTGGAGATATTTGCAAGATTTTTGGAACTAATGCAGATTTTGTAATGGTTGGTGGACTTTTTGCTGGTTGCGAAGAAAATGAAGGAGAATGGCAATATGAGTATCAAGCTGGATTTGGCGTAGGATTAGCTGAGCCGTTTTGGCAACCATTTTATCCTGGTCATGATGGACCAAAAAGAAAAACAAAACTCAAATTTTATGGTATGAGTAGTAAAGAAGCTATGAATAAACACCATAATGGAGTAGCTGATTATAGAACTAGCGAAGGTAAATGCGTAGAAATACCATACAAAGGTCCTGTTAAAAATATTATATCTGATATTTTTGGTGGTTTACGAAGTGCTTGTACCTATATAGGAGCATCAAAAATAAAAGACTTTGGCAAAAAAACTACTTTTATACAAGTTAATAACACACACAATAAGGTTTTTGAATGAACATTAATTTATATGCTCCAATAGGCGTCACTGGATATGGTAATGTTGCTGTTAATCTTCTTAAGGAACTAAATAAAACAGAAAATGTATGCCTATCTCCTATTGGAACACCTAGACCAGAAACACAAGAAGATGCAAATATTATAGAGGAGTGTTTAAATAAACAATCAATAATAGATTACAATTCAGTTTGTGTTAAAATTTGGCATCAATTCGATTTAATAACCAAGGCAGGAAATGGTAAATATTTTGCTTATCCATTTTTTGAACTTGACACTTTTAATGATCGAGAAAAACACCATCTATTATTTCCAGATGAACTTATTGTTAGTTGTGAATGGGCTAAAAATATTCTTGTTAATCACAATATAAAACAAAAAATATCTACAGTTCCTTTGGGCATTGATCCAAAAATTTTCTATCCGATACAAAGAGATAGTAAATTACCTAACTATATTTTTCTCACTATTGGCAAATGGGAAATAAGGAAATCCCATGATGTTATTATAGAATGTTTTAGTAAAGCTTTTAATGAAACAGATAACGTTGAGCTATGGATGATAACCAACAACCCGTTTCTGAATCAAGAACAAGAGAATGAATGGTTAATGATGGTTCAACAGTCTAAATTAAGAGATAAAATTAAAGTCTTCCCAAGGCTTGCTACACAAGAAAATATTGCTGAAGCCATATCATATTCAGATTGTGGAATTTATATTTCTAGAGCAGAGGGGTGGAATCTTGAATTACTGGAAACTATGGCAATGAACAAACCAGTTATAGCAACAAACTACTCTGCCCATACAGAATATTGTAATTCTAATAATAGTTATTTAGTTGATATTAATACTACCGAAAAAGCTATTGATAATAAATGGTTTCATGGAACTGGTAATTGGGCTAAAATAGACGATATCGCAAAAGACCAAATTATTGACTATATGAAATATGTGTATACTAATAATATTAACACTAACCAACACGGACTTGAAACAGCACAAAAATTTACTTGGGAAAATTCGGCTAAAGCTTTATTAAGGTGTATAAATAAATAGATCCAGGAGATACTATATAATGCCCATTCCACAACCACATAAAAATGAAGATAAAGAACATTTCGTTTCTCGTTGTATGAGTGACGAAGTTATGAAAAAAGACTATAAAGATGGTAAACAGAGAGTTGCTGTTTGTCTTCAACAAACTAAAAGCTCTTTAATAGAAGAAGTACAATTAAATTTAGCATATAGACAACATGAATACGATGATAATTGGGATGAATGGGTTGTAGAAGTTGAACCAGATGTTATTTTTGATGAAGATGAGAGTTTAATTGCCGCAGAAAATGCAACTAAGAAAAAAGTTAAACTCAATAAGCCTTTTAGAACTCCAAGTGGACCCAAAAAATTTAGCGTTTATGTCAAAAATGACAAAGGCAATATTGTAAAAGTAAATTTTGGCGATCCAAATATGGAAATTAAAAGAGATGACCCAGAACGCAGAAAATCTTACAGAGCAAGACACAACTGCGATAATCCTGGCCCCAAATGGAAAGCCGAGTACTGGTCTTGCAAAATGTGGTCAAAAACTAACGTGAGTGATTTAACATAGGAGACTGAAATGTCAGAGAAAAAAACTATTGATCAACTACTTAATGAACAAAATCAAACAAAGGCTCAACAAGTCGAAGGATATACCTCAGACACTGTTATAGAACTAATAAAAAAATCACTCAATATTCACTGGCAACAAACCACTGTTTTAACAGCCCAAGCAGAACATCTTCAAAGGTGGGGTTATAAGAAATTAGCAGCAATTATTAAAGAAGATGCTATTCAAGAACAAACACATGCTGCAATTAATATTAAAAGATTAGAATTTTTTGATGCTGATTATCAACCATTAGTACTAAATCCTCCCGTTTGGAAAAGACATGATATGGTTGCGATGATTAATTATAACCTCGCCTCAGTAAGAGAAGCATCAGCAGCAGAGAGAGCAACAATAGTTGCTGCAAGAGCAGTAGGGGATGAGATAACTGCTAACATGTTTATTGAGCTATTAGAAGGTAGTGAAGATGGTATCATTCTCTATGAGGGTTTTTTAAAGTTGATCGAACAAATGGGTATAGATAATTTCTTAACACTACAAGTTTAATAAGGATATTTATAATGGATAGAATTCACAACATACTAAACGGTATCCAAGAATCTGTCTCTGGACAAAAGACATTTGATGGCAAAAAAAGAAGTGATCTTAAAGATAGTGATTTTCTTTTTCCAGAAACTCGTTCTTTTCCAATAACTACTCCAGCAGACGTAAAAGATGCTATTAGTAATTATGGACGAATGAGTGGCAAGATGAGTTATGATGCTTTTTTGAATAAATTGTATAATATGTGCAAAAGAAAGGGATCAGAATTCGTTGCTGCATTACCAGAAGCAAGTAAAGAAAAATTAGATATAAAATCAAAATCTGATACTATTTTTGACGATAGACTAATATTGAATCCGGACCCACAAAATACAAATAAAACTGATTATATTGAAGATGAATCTGATGATGATAGCATGTTGGAGCTTGATGAATATAAAAAAGAGTATCTTCAGATGGTACTAGGGTCTTTAAATAAGATATTACATAACGTATCTGATATTTTAAATAATTCTGATCTGGATCGCGTAAAAGAAAATTTGACAGAACCCTGGCTTCAGGGTATGATTGCTGTTGTTGATGACAATGTGAGCACAATTCATGATTTTGTCAAGTTCTATGACTCCGAAGACGATAGTGAAGAAACAGAAGCCACTCGTAAAGAAATAGATCGTCATCGTAAACATCATCATAAAGAGAAACCAACCGTCAATCTTTCATACAGAGGGTCGCCTACTATAATAACTCATATTAATGTGCCTCATAATGAACAGAACGAACATGAATCTCATGAAGAACCCAACGAAAATAATGAACCAACTGAGACTAATGAAAGTCCTAGCGAGAGTCCATCCACAATGGCAGCGCCAGATGTAAATAGACCAGGACTATGGGAAAACATTCGCAAAAAGAAAGAAAGAGAAGGTAAGAACTATAAGCCAGCAAAGCGTGGAGATAAGGATAGACCAGATCCAGAAACATGGAAAAATCTAACCAAAGAAGACAAGAAGAAATAGTTAGTTTGTATTGATACTAGGACTTAAATAAAAGGACATTAAAAATGGAACAAGAGTTTGAGGATCTGTCTACATATATTACTTTAGCAAAGAAGATAATATCCAAGTTTGCCCCAGGTTTTTATTCAACACTAAGACAAGAGTTGTTGTCTAATGAAGACGCTATTGCAGATATAGCTTCTGCTATTATGGTTGGAGATTGGAGATGGGACAAAAATCGTACTGGATTCGATGGAAAGTCTAAGACAAGATATTCATACAGAAATCAATGTGGTATTTGGGCCATTAAAACCTACCTATCCGGCAAGTACAAAAAGCAAAATAGTCACTACTCATTAGATAATCTGAATAAAGATTCAGATTTTAATTTCTCAGATAATATTGCTGATAAACCGGAATACGATCCAGCTACATTAGCAGAAGAGTCTGAGTATGACAAATCATTGAAAGCTAATATAGATACCATTTTATCATCTGGTTTAATTTCCGAAAAACAAAAGGAACAGATTCAGAAATATTATCTAGAAGATAAAACTCTATCTGAAATCGGTAAAGAATTTGGAGTAACTAGAGAAGCAGTTAGACAAAATATTCAGAAAGGATTAGCTAAAATAAGAGAATATGTTTAATATTAGTATTCAACTTTATGTATTATCTTTTGATTTTGAGAAAAACGAAAGATGTTTTGTTTCTACTGATAGCAATGTCTACCTACCTCTTCAAAAAGAAATAGAACATAATTCTTTATCTATTGAAGATAATCTAGCAGAACTATTCGAAAAACATATACAGCTTGGTTTTGGTTGGGTTAAACATATTATAATAGGTGTTACTAAATTAGACGAAAATATCAACATGTGTTATGCATGTTCAATTCCTCCTGGTACTCCACTAATAAATTCCTACTATAAAAGTAGTAATGTAGCTATTATTAATCCATTAGCCAGAAAAGCACTATTGTATGTTTAATTTTTTTCGTAAACAAAAAACACTAGAAGAAAATAAAGTAATCAAAACTCAAGTAGTAGAAAATATATCAACCAAAACAGAAGAAAAAAATAAACATATTTGTAGCATAAATGTTCAACTTAATATAGATAATACAATAGATATAGTATGTCATTGGCCTGATTTAGATAATCTAGATGAGTTAATTATAAATGACATAGCTAATAAATATGCTACAATGATTTATCTATTAGATAGTGGATCACTAAAAAAAGACATAGCAGATACTCTATCATCTATATGTGAAAATAATATTTATGACACATATTTTTCTCGTCAGGTTTTGACAAGGTGGTTAGAACTATTCGAAAAACAACATTTGGCCGATTCTAACCAGCCACTAATCAAGCCTTCTAGTGTATTTAAAAATTACTCAGGGAAGTGATTTTAGAACCATTAAGGATAGATATTGATGAAAAATATTTATGGAGAAGATAATCTAATTGTCTGGCAAAAATGGTTTGATCCATTTGGCAGCGATGATTCTCCACCTAATATTTCGTATTCTAAAAACCATGACGAAGAATTAGATTCTTCAGATATTGCAGATTCTCATTTTAAAGATATTTCAGCTAGTCAACCCATGAGAGCTATCTCTACTCCTATGGGATTGATACCATATACAGAAAATACTGCTTGTAGTAAAATTTTTAATTTTTGGGTTGGACATACTAACTTTAATTTAACTAATCTAGTAGTTGAAATTATTGAAGATACAGATGGCGTAGAAACTTTAGATATTTTTACTAGATATAGATTTCGTATAGCAATAGGGAAAAATTTTGATGATGCAAGAGTAATGAAAGCAATTAATGATCAGGTATATAAATATTTAGGAAATTAAATAGTGACAAATACATCAATAGATAATCAAATCAATGATATTCATAATTTTAATATTGATGTAAAAAACAGAGAAGTGTATTTGCATTCATATATTGATTCTCAAGAAGAAGGCGGAGTAGATTATAGGTCCGCAGTAATATTTGAAAAAAATATCAGATATTTTAATACTCTATCATATGATCCAATATTAGTTCATATGCATCTACCAGGAGGAGACTGGCAAGATTGTTTGGGCATATATGATACCATAAGATTTTCTAAAGCTAAGATTATTATTTTAGCCTATGCCAAGGTAGAATCTTCAAGCAGTGTAATATTACAGGCTGCTCCACTAAGAATTTTAATGCCAAATACAAATGTTATGATTCATTATGGATCATTTAGTATGGATGCAGAACACAGTAAAGCTGCCGCTGCTGGTATTCAATGGAATGAAAAAGAATGTGAAAAAATGATTGATATATTTACTGATAGATGCATGGAAAGCGAAATGGCCAAACAAAAAAATTGGAAAAAAATGATGGCAAGAAAACATATCATTTCTCAACTAGCAAATAAATGTGATTGGATTTTAACAGCTAATGAAGCCGTAGACTACGGCTTTGCTGATGGTGTATTAGGTAGTAAGAAATATCCTACTATGGAACTACTTAAAACACATAAGTTTAAAAAATGATTATAGAATACTGCTTATACGACATCTCTCTTTCTGATGAAGAATTTAAACAAAATATAAATTCTGCTATTTCATATAAGCCAAAATCTGTATCTGTTTTATCTTCTTATGTTAGATTAGCTAAAAATTTATTACCAGAAGATATTACTCTTTGTTCTTCTATAGATTATCCTCTTGGTACTTCTGATACTAAGAATAGAAATATGGCTATCGAAACATCAATCAAATCTGGTGCTAAAATTATTAATTTGGTATCACAACCTTATTATTTTTGCAACAGGAAATATGATAAATTCAGAGATGATATTAAAAGCAATTTAGAAATTTGCAATAAACATTCTGTTGAATTAAGATATACTCTTGAATATAGAGTTTTTACCTATGAATTATTATACAAAGTATCTCAAATCTTACTAGATATTGGGGTGAATACGATATATCCATCGTCCGGGTATTTATTAGATGATATTAATGACAATATTTTAGCCACAGCATTAATTAATAAAAAAATACCGATTAATATTATTGCTAATGGCAACATATGGAATATTAGCCAAATTAAAACAGTTTATAAGGCCAATCTTTTTGGTATTATGGTCAATTCTATTAATGCTTTAAAATTATTAAGTGAAAATAATTCGTCTTATTAAAAAATAGGGGTATAGTATAATTAGTCTTTTTCAAACATACGGAGAATATCATGGCAACATCTAAAGTTAATGGTTCAGACTATGCTGTTCCACCTAATACAAGAAGTAGTGGATCAGTTAATAATCATGGTGTGGTTGCCAGAGGCGGCTCAGTTGCTTCCGGTAAGCTCACCAATGTTGGAGTATCTCGTTATAACTCAACAGTTTTTGCATCAACTGTTCTTGATAATAGTTGGGCAGATAAGGCTGTTTCTGCCGGTATCTTTGCTTATGGAGATAGAGATGGTGTCGCTATGAGAAGCACATCTACTCTAAGTGGTATCTCTAATACAGTACTACGTAGTGGAGCTAATGTTCCGGGTTTAATGAGAAGTATCCACAAGCTTGAAGTATTAAGAACTCGCAGATTTACTAGTGCTATCAGAGCTAATAAGTATAATAGATTCACTGGACAGTTTGAAGTTGGTTATCCAGTAGTAGCTGTTGACTCACTAACAACAGATAATGCTGCGAACCCAACCAGAGGCGTCCCAGGTCAAATTGTTTACAAGCTTGGCCAGCCTGTACCATTTACCCAGAATTATCAGTCTGAATCTTGATTCAAATAATTTAATTAATAAGAAACAAGGCCACTTACACCTAGAGTGTCTGTGGCTTTTGTTTTTAATGGAGAATATTTATGAACGAAGCTCATGTGTGGCAAATTATTGCTTCTACTAGTATTGGTATTATAGTAACACTCATTACATTTTGGGCTGCTTTAGTGCGTAATATTGTAACCAAGTCTGAAATTGAAAATTTAATACAAACCCATTCTCCATATCTTCAAGATAGACAATTTATAATGGAAAGATTAGCTAGTAATAAAGAAAACCAAATCGCTTTTGCTACTGCTCTGCAAAGAAATAGTGAAGTTATGAATGAGCTTAGAATTCAAATGACAATATTAACTAAAACTTTGGAAACACTAGAAGACAGAATAGATAAAAACTAAGTATTGTAATTTAGTGTATTAAACCTTATAATTACCTCTTACTAAAAAGGAAAATGATATGCTTATTGATGAACAAAATCCGAAACTAGGTGCAAATCTAGACCTTAATAGTTTTAATATTGCAGGCACAGGTTCTATTGATGCTATTGGGAGTGGAAATTTTACTCAAGGTCTATATATTAATAGTACTGGAGTGAGCTTAAACAATCACACTCATCTGATAGCAAATATAAGTGGATTGCAAATTGCTCTGGATAATAAACAACCATCTGGCAGCTACGCTCTATCTAGCCACACTCATCTAATAGAAAATATTAGTGGATTGCAAATTGCGCTGGATAACAAACAACCATCTGGTTCTTATGCTCCTGCTGTGCATACTCATACCTCTTCTGATATTATAGGATTCAATAGTTCTGTTAGTGGATTGCTTCCTGTCTTAAATGTTGCTGGAAGTAGCAATATCGATGTTGTTTCCATTAATAAAACATTTACTATTACTTCTACTGGATTAATTAAAAGTGATGTAACAAACATCAATAATGCTTCAATTGTTAATAATATTGTTGTAATGAGTGAAGCAAACTACAATTCACTTGCTGTTAAAGATTCCAACACCATTTATTTTGTAACCTAATATGAATATTAATTTAAAAAACTTACTTAATGCATATGGTAAAAATGCTCATATTTCTAATATTCCAGATAGTAATATCAAGTATGGATCAAATAATGGAATAGCTATATATAGTGGAACAAACTTGATTAAAAAAGTATATTATGGTACAGTAACACTATTTGATAGCCATATTCATGCTCAAGCAGAAACTATTATTTCTTGTCGCGATAATGAAATATTAAAAATTAATAATCTTTATATTACAAATATAGATGGATTAAATAATGCTACAATAACAGCATACATTAGTCATAACGATGAGACCCTAAGCTATATTGCTAAATATTTCCCTGTAAATGCTAGTCAAACAGTTGATCTTATTATAGGACAAACATCATCAATATATCTTACAGAGGGTCAAAGTATTAAATTAATTACCAATGTTAATAATTGTCTTTCTGGTTTTATAAGCTACGAAGAACTATCTTAATATAACGGAGAAAAATATGCCCAGACCTTTTACAGATATCTCAAAATCAATTAGTACTAATCCTATTAAAAATGGAACACTAGTAACTTCTACAACATTTACAGGAAAATATTCTGTTAATAATAATTATGTTAAAAATACTCCAATTATAGATACTATAGCTAGCAAATATGGCTATAGATTCTATAACGGAATTTTTGTACAATTAGTTGGTGACCAAACACTAATAGGTGGATAATGAGTATAAAAAGAATAAATCAATTTCCAGAAGGTAGTGGCAGTCTAACCTCAGATGACGTTTTCCTATTTATGGATGATCCATCTAATAGTGGAACCACTAAGAAAATTAGTTTGAATCAAATAGCAAATGCTATTGGGGGAAATGCTTCAATTCTAAAATCAACATATAGTTCAGGAAATGAAGGCGGCGAAATACAACTAGCAAAACCAGTAAACAGTTCATTGAATGGTGATGTTGTAGTTGATGTTTATCAAGATAAATTACGTATATTTGAAGGTGGAGGAAATTCTCGTGGAGGTTATTTTGATTTGACCACAATGGGAAATAATGCATCTACAAATTTATCTAATTCAACTAACGGTACAAGTTTTCAAATATCCTCAGTAGACCTTCATAATGGAGGAGTACAGAATGCTCAAGTTTTAAAATTTGACAATTCTAACTATCAATCAGTAATTACAGGACCAATCCCAACATCAGGTAATACAGCACAAAGATTAATCATCCAGGGTCAACGTGCGCAAGGTGGGGGTGAGGGTGGAGATGTTTATTTATGGGGTGGTGATGCTGATATTAATGGTGGTGATATTAAAATATATGCTGGTGATGCTGATAGTAACGAATCCGGGAATGGTGGATATATTAATATTGACGCTGGCAATGGACATGATAATGGTGGACAAGTTAGTATTAGTGCTGGAAACTCTTCTGTCCAAGGTGGAAATGTTAATATTCGTGCTGGCTATCCGAGCGGGAATGTTGTAATTGATGCTAATGGAGGTAGTCAAAGTTGGAATTTTAAATCAGATGGTACAGTATCCTTACCATCAAATACTCTAGATGGTGGAACCAATAGTATAGATATCAAAAGCTCAAACTATGCTGGATTATGGTATCAGTCTGGTCCTAGTGGAACACCAGATAACTATATAGAAAATCCAAATAATAATAGTGAAGCTTATTTTTGGACAACATATGATGGCACACATATTGAAAACTATAGAGTTAATGACGGAACCAATCCATCATTGAGTTATGAATGGCATTTTAGTAATGATGGTAAATTAAGACATCCAGATGGAACAACTAATAGCGGAGGAACTGTGGTTGCTCCTGGAACATATGATATACAAAGTATTGAGAATACGCTAATTCAAACCAGCGCTAGTGCTCAAGCCAAAACTTGGGACTTTGGTACAGATGGTGGTTTAACACTACCAAAAGGAAGCATACTAAGCGAAACAAATAATACAGTGTCTTTAATGCCACCAACAGCGTCTTCTGGACAGAGCTTGGTAATTCGTCCAACCGCTGCACCTTGGAGTATTAATTCTAGTAATTATATTGAGTATGGTAATTCTATCACTATTTCAGTTACTATAAATGGTTGGGTTTATTTTGGAACAGTAAACTATACAATCTCTGGTGCTGGAGTTACTTCACAATCATTAGGTCGAGAATTAACTGGCAAAATAACTTTCTCAGGCATTAGTGGTCAACCAGATACAAAAAATATTACTTGGACTATACCAGCTAATAGTAATATCTCCGAATTTACTTTTACATTAACTAGTGTTGACGGAACAAGACCGGGTCCAGATGTTGCAGACGCAAACCTTTATCCAGAACTATATTACAATTTTGAAGAATCCAACGGAATGCCTATTGGTCAATTTATTACAGTAACCAATAATGGAATATCTAGTTCAGAGCATAGTCATGTACATCTTGTATCAGGAGATCCTTCAACAGTTGATATTTATTTAGGTGATGATGATCAATACGTTAAGATTGAAAAAAATGGTGGAGATGTGATTGTTGGCACCAATTCAAATACTCACCTTTGGACTTTTGATACAGACGGCAAATTAATATTACCAGGAGGATATGCTCAAGTTGTTGTAGAGGGTGATGCTGGGGTTCGTATTGGAACAGCGGAAACTAACGTTGCTCCCAATAGCCAAATTAAAATCGGCGGTGCTGAACATGCGTTTGAAATCTTTGGAGGGCCTCCTGGATATAGCTGGAAGTTTGAAGGAAATGGTGAACTAACATTACCAGCTAGTGGTAGTATCACATTCCCAGATAATACCACCCAAACTTCTGCTGGCATACCAAGTAATACCGGACTAGTTCCAAATTCAGTTAGTATTACTAATATGGTTAGTATCTCACAAAGTAATTATGATGCGATAGCAACAAAAGACCCTAACACATTGTACATAATTAATAACTGAGAATTCGCATGACAACAATAAATAGCGAAATATTTTTAAGCAACTCCAACATAACCTCTGTTAAATTAGGAAATACTGGTGTTTCTAAAATATTTTTAGGAAATAATATAGTATTTGAAGCTACTGACAACTGCCCTGACTCAACGTCTAGCGTTAAAATGACAGGATGGTTTGTTGGTGATCGAATTCTATCTCCGATTGGATATGCTCCTTATGGACGTGAAACTTATATCTATGGGGATGAAGCTGTTCGATATGAAACTGGAGTATGGATTTATACTAATACTGGAGGAGAGATTGTTAGGGCATATAGTTATGCTGACCGGCCTTGGCTAGTAGAGTGGCCGTCCCCATATGCTGCTGAGAAAGTTCGTCAAGATGGTACGTCATGTGAGTCTGCAAGTACAACAACCACTACAACAACCACAACAACCACCACAGAAGCACCAACTTTTGGAAGTTCAGGATTTCAGTGGATGACAATGAATTCTATTACAGAGTCTACAGCATCAGGGATTGGTCAAAATAATATAACAATAAATGTTACCCAAAATGGTGGCGGTATGTTTCTACATAACGGAGCGGTCGGAGCCACTAATTTTCCAATAGAATATGGAGTACCAACTGACGGTAATCAAATTGCAAACACTCAACCCGGAGTATTTACTGCAATATTTAGTTCACCCGTTACAGATGCTCTTGTTGCATTTGCCAGTGTCGGACAAGCAGGATTACAAGTTCCTGTTATGGTACTTGATGAGAATTCTAATCCAAAACCTTTTACTCCAATTTGGTCGTCCAATGCTATTATTCCGGGTACACAAACAACGTATTTGAATCAAGTAAGTCCAACTCAATACACACAATTTGTTGGAGAAGAAGGATACAATATTATCCGAATTGACGGAACAATGAGTAGTGTGACATTCAATTATGGCTCCGCTGAATATTACTGCACAGTTTGTTTTGGATTTGTGGATCAAAATGTTACAACCACTACAACCACAGAAGCACCAACAACCACAACCACAACTACAACACCAGCTACAGTATCGCCAGGAGCTAATTCTGCTAATTTTAATGTTTGTGCTGATTGGGATGGCGCGGATGGCAATGTTACTACTGTGGGAAGTAATGGTGGACCTAGTGCATACGGTACTTATGATCAAAGTGGACAGGTTTTTGAGTGGAACGATTTAGATAACACTCCCGACTCGTCTCGCGGGTTGCGGGGCGGCAATTGGTACTTCAACAGTCAGTTCCTCTTGTCGTCCTCCTTCAACAAATTGGAAGACCCGTCGTTCAAGAACTTCTACATCGGTTTTCGTCTCGCTAGTTCCTTCTCTATACTTAATCCTTTAAATCTTCCTAACTTGGTAGCTGTTAGTGATGTTAACAACGCTTCTGATACTGCGGGAAGCATTGGAAAAGGAGGTGTAAGTTACAATTATGCTATAGGAAAATATCTTGTAACTAATAGCGAATATGTAGAATTTTTAAATGCTGTTGCTGCAACCGACACATATTCTCTTTACTACTCAAGGATGGCAGGTGATATAGGTGGTATCACAAGATCAGAAACTAGTGGAAGTTATACTTACAGCGTAAAAACTAATTACGGAAACAAGCCGCTCAACTGGGTAAGCTGGTTTGATTGCGCCCGATACTGTAATTGGTTACACAACGAAAAACCAACCGGGTCTCAAAACAGCAGTACTACCGAAGATGGAGCTTACACATTAAATGGTGCCGTTTCTGGAAATGCCGCTGTCAGAAACTCCGGAGCAAAATACCACATCCCCACAGAAAACGAATGGTATAAAGCGGCTTATTACAAGGGTGGCGGGACCAATTCTGGGTATTGGAGTTATGCCACCCAAAGCGATACTAATCCAACTTGCGTTAGTGCTGATGCTTCCGGTAATGGAATAATACCATAGCCTATTGGTGTATTACTATCTTAGATATATAATCTATTTTTAATTGGAGTTTAAAATGGTCAAACCTGGCTATAAAACTAGTGAATTTTGGTTCACTATGGTTAGTTTTATTTTTAGTGGTTTGTATCTAATGGGAATTATTGGAGAAAATTCTCAAAAAGAAGACTTGATTCAAGAAACTAGTAAAGGACTAGAAGCTACAATATTAATTATTGGACAATTAACAATACTATTTAAATATATCAAAGGAAGAACAGATCTGAAAAAGACTTGGTGGAGCACAGCAACTCCAGAAGAAAGAAAAGAAGCAAATAGAAAGAATAGCCAGCCTTTAAGAAAAAAGAGAAAAACAAATGGAAAACCAAAACCAATCAGTAAATGATCTTGGATATTTAGTAGTCAAAGCTAAAGAAATACTTAAAAGCGCAAAAGCAGTAGCAATGCCACAGGCTTGGAATGTTTTACAACTAGCCACAGCAGAAGTTATTCAAAACATAGAAAATAATAATCCCTCTCTTAAAGGGGTTGATAAAAAAACACTTGCTATGACTATGATCTCTAAGTTTTATGATCAAGTATTTACAATAATAAATTTTCCATTTGTGCCACAGATTCTACAGCCTATTATACAGAAGTATGTGAAACAAATTCTCATGCTATTAGTCAGTGCAACTATTGATGCTTTGGTTACCACTTTCAGAAATAGTGGAATTTTTGTTGATCCCAATACTAAGGTCGATCCTGTCGTTGATAATACGCCTCCCGTTTCAGACAAATAAGGAATAATAAAATGAATTTTACAGAGAGCTTTCAAGAATTTAGTAGTAAACTGAGCACAACGGATTTGGCTCTTTATGCCGGTGTTGGTCTTGTATTATGGGTTTTGTTTAAGGACAAGCTTAGTCCAGTACAAAAGTTTCTTACTGGTTTAGTTGATAAGTTCAAGGGTACTACTAGTAGTTCTACTTTACCATTAGTAACAGTACCATCAGTATCTCCAGTAGTTGTTCCGAAAAGCACTAATGCTGAAGATACCTTTTTTAAACTAGTAGTTTCATGGAAACAAACTCGTGATCTAGCTGTTCAGAGCGGTTGTTCTGAAGCAGTCAAGGTTGCTGATCAAATGTTTCCATTTTTAAGCCCCAACGTATGCAAAAAAAATGAGGATAAGGTATCATGAACCAAAAAAATATATTACTAGGATTAGCCGCTTTATTAATTGTTGTTGGTTTACTTAAGCCAGAGTTTTCAAATATTCTTGGCCCAAACAAACCAGCAAAAGTAGATGTTTTAGAATTATCAGAACCAATAGATCCAGCTGTTAAAAAAGAAGCAGATGATGTTGTTACAGTTCTAAAAGAAGCTGGTGCTAAAGTAGATGCTAGAAGATTAAGAGATTTGTATATGGATTTGGCAAAGCTCGTTGAGCTTGACGGAGAAAATGAAGTAGTTAAAAGTACAGAAGAAATTCGTCAAGCTAATAGTTTGGCTGGTGTGATGCTTAGACTAGATATTAAGGGTAAGTATCCTGACCTAGCTAAAGAAACAAAAGAAGTAGTAGTTGCTTCTATTGGTGATGATCAAATTCTTTTATCAAAAGAGCTCAGAGTTAAAGCCGTAGAAGGTCTTAATGCTTTAGCTTGGGCTTGTAATACGGGGTCAAAATAATGCCAAGACTTTCTCCTAAAGAACTATATGATAATTATCGCAAGGGATTTAGTGGATGTATCTGGGAACAGCACGTCTACGATCATTTTATGGAGAATGCTAAATATCCATTATTTGGCGATGCTAGTAAAAAAATTAGTGGAACTGGTAAAGGTAAACTTTCAACACCATACAAAAGCGTGTTACGATTTGAGAAGAATCCTTATAATGAAAGACAAACTGTCGGGGATTGTGTGAGTCATGGAACACGAAATGCTTGTGATATTACCCGAGCAGTAGAAATTGATATTGGTAATGAGAGAGAGGACTGGGTAACAAAAGGAGCAACAGAAGCTATTTATGGAGCTAGAGGTTTTTCTGGAGAAGGAATGAGTTGTGCTAGGGCTGCTGAGTTTGTTAGCAAGATTGGCGGAATTGTTCTTAGAAAAAATTATCCCGGCATTGCTGACTTTAGCAAATATAATGGAAATCTAGGTGCTGGTTGGGGAGGTAGAGGACTTCCAGATAAAGTATTAGATTTAGCCAATGATCATCAAATTAAAACTGCTTCATTAATAAGAACAGTAGAAGAAGCTCGTGATGCTCTTGCTAATGGTTATGGAATAGCAGTATGTTCTAACTATGGTTTTAGTAACACCAGAGATAAAAAAGGATTTGCCAGAACATCTGGCAGTTGGGGCCATTGTATGGCTTGGACAGCTTGCGATGATACTAATGGAGAGCCAGCATTTCTAGTACAAAATAGCTGGGGTAAATGGAACGATGGAGGACATCCAGAATGGGGGCCAATTCCAGACGGATCATTTTTAATTCATGCTGATGATGCTGCTGGAATGCTTTCAATGAATGGCTCTTATACATTCAGTGGTTTTGACGGTTTTCCTCTACAAAAACTACCAAGCTACGGATTTGAAGACTATCTATAAAATTCGTAATAGGGTATTTTAAATAACGCCTAATATTAGGTGTATATATTTATATATCTCAATTCCTTCTATGGAATAATTTTATGAATTTAAGAGAAAGACTAGAACTCAGAGCTGTTATCAATATGATTATTGGTCTCATTGAGACAATTACTAAATTGTTTTCTAAGGCTCAAGAAAAATTTGGACCTAAACCAAAAGTAGACACTCCAGTTAAACCCAATAGGCCACGACCACTAAAAAGGGTTATTGACACTATTGATAATGTTATACCTCTTCCATGGAGAGATAAAGATGAATAAATTATTTGTTGGTTTATTTTGTGTTAGTCTGTTGTTTACTCAGTCTCACTACTATGGCTCAACAACGGCTCCTGTAACTCTTGCTGGCGGTATTATTAAAGCAAAGCATGTACAGGAAGCTACCCAAAAGTATAAAAGAAAAGACTGCCCCATTTGCAAGGGAAAAGGTTGGTATATGAGCGGTGACGGAATTCTTAAAATTGATTGTAATTATTGTGAAGCAGACAAAGGGTCTGTGTCGGTAGGACCAATAAAATCGATCACACCAACAGTCCCCAAAGTCTATTCTGCTCCAATAGATTGTCCAAATAATCAATGCCCTATTAATAAAACACCAAGGAGATAAATACTATGGCTGATAATGAAAAACTCAAAGCTATAGCTATTAAAGTTTTAGAAAAGTCTAGAGTACCCAAAGAAGATAATTATGGATTTGCTATTGTTACTATTTTAATGATTATTAGCATAATTTTAACTTGTGTGAGAATACTCCAAGAGTGTAATAAGAATAAACTATCAGTACAATCTACGTCTGAAGATAAATATGCTATGTATGGCGAACAACTTAAAACATTTAGTGAAAAACGTGGTTGGTTTACAAAAATGAGAATTAAAAAAATTCTAAGAAGAGAAATGACAAAAGAAGATTATGAAAAATATTCTTTATCAATATTGAATGCTTTGTTAGAAAAAGGAGAAACTCTCACGGATGATGAAATTAGTACTTTAGTGGAGGCAGCAAATGTTTAATTTATTAGTATGGTCTATTTATGGTTTATTCACAGGAGCAATTGCTAAAAGTATTGTTCCGGGCGAAGAAAAGATGGGATTTTTCCAAACTATTGCTTTAGGCGTTGCCGGATCTTATGTTGGAGGATCGTTGCTATATCTTTTAGGTCAATATGAAAGCGTATCTCCTGCCGGTGTGATTATGGGAGTTATAGGATCGGTTGTTGCTTTAGTGGTTTATAATAAACTAACTAAATAATATCTAATAGTACTATTAAGATTAAATCTAATATGACTATAGTGTATTGATAGATATACTATATTAGGATTTATTTAGGCTAAAATATGTTTACTCCAAGACAACTATATATTAAATATTCTTTAGGGCCTTGTAATGGATCAGTAGGAACTGGAACTCCTTATGATTTACCTAGATTAATTCAATTTTTAAAACACCTTAAATATCCATGTGTTCAATCGGCTCCTCACGCTACTGTTGTTCCATCAGAATCTAATCCATTAGGCATTCAAGGAACAGGAACTAATAAGATAGGTATTCCATATAAATTTTTGTGCAAAGTTGATCCTGAAGCTTTTACAGAGATACAACCTTCAATACAAAGCGGAACTTCACATGGAATTAGAAATGCTTGTGATATTACTAGAATTTGCGATATAGAAACTTCAAATAATAAAGACTACAGAACTTGGATTAGTAGAATGGCTACAGAATATCTAGAACATTATGGAGGCAACTCATTACCAGACTGTTTAATGGTTCTTGGCCCAGACTTAGTCCCCGAAGCAACTGCTGAATATAGAGCAACTGGGTGTGGTATTTTGGGAGCTTGTTTACCCAATACTCAATATGGTGCGGCTGGAGCTAATCATGGTTGTGAAAAAAGACCAGGAGAATTAACCGCTAAATGCACGAGCTGTGGAATATGTAATGACTCTGATCCTACTGACCCATGCTGCGGATCTAGTTGTGAAGATTATACTAATAAATGTTGTCGCGGCATTCTAACAAACAGAACGGATTTCTCTTATATTGTACCTTCAGATGATGGATATTTTGGAGGTAATATATTTAGTGGTTTTGTTGATCAAATATTAAAACATGTTGGTATTTTACTTAGAAAAAGTTATGGTGGATATGCTAATTTTATAGATAATAGCGGGTCAAATTTTTATGCTGCTAGAGATGATGTTTTTTTAAAGTATTTTCAGGGAATAAATGGATATAATTATACAAATGATACCGCGAGCGCCATTAATCAAAGTATTCAAAGATTTCGTACCGTTGCCTTTCTTAATCAAAATAATACCACTACAACAGTTAATACTATAAAAGACTTATTATTTAATGGGTATGGAGTAGTATTAATGAGCAATGTCGGCTTTCCAGATTCCAGAGATTCTACAGGATTGAGCTATCCGGATAAAATTTGGTATCATACTTATTCTATCATAGGTTATGACGATACTAAAATAGAATACCCTGAGTGTGTTTATATACTAGCTAATAGTTTTGGAGACTGGAATAGTGGTGGACATCCTAGCTGGGGTCCTTTACCAGCTGGTAGTTTTTTGGTTACAGAAAGTCATTTAAAAGGAATGGTGGCTTTTAATCAATCTCCAAGCCTAATGGGATGCAGGGGTGGTTATTGCCCTCCTCCTTGTTCTCCTGAAATGGTTTCATTATATGCAGGATGCACAGAGAATAATAGCTGTGTTCCTTTTGAATGCTCTGATAGACAACGAGCATTTGGTATGGCATTTGGATTATCCACATCAGAAGGTTTTCCAAAAAGAACATTAAATTATCAACAATTTTTACCTACTAATAATTGGCGTTTGTTTGATAATAGTTCAGAATTGTATTTTGATGAATAGGAAACATCGTGACACAATCTAATTGGTGCGATAAGAATCATTGGTATCTTGACAACACACTGTCAACTAAAAGCACGCATATACCAAAAGATACCATAGATGATACTAATATTGTAAAAAAAAATTACACATATGTTATTGCTGAAAATGCATGTTTTCAAAAAATACCATCTTTAGTATGTAATAATTTAACTATTATAGTTGGACAAAATGTACAACCTAATGCTGCAGGATCTTTTATTTGCGCTCTATTAGAAGCTAGTAATGTCATTTGTGGTAAAAATATAACATTAAGTCACTGGGAACCAAATACTTTTTGCGAATGGACAGTATCTTCTTTAGCAACATCGTCCGGTTGCGCCATAAATTATCTAATAATAGATGCTAATTCTAGTTCTGGCACAGGTTTGTATACTGAAGGATCATCACTACAAAATTGTTATATTAAAACCAATAATTTATATTTATACAATACTTCAGTATCTTCTTCTACTAATTATGTAACTAAAATTCTATGCACTTCTGGTACTTTTGTGTCTTCTACTATTAATGACAAAGTTATATGTGAAGGTAATTTTTCTATTAGTGGAAATACTATTTTTGGAGGAAGCGGAAATGGTTCATTCATTTTTAATGAAAACTCTATTAATGCAGGAAAAATAAATGGGTTGACAACTTTTAATGATAGTAGTATTAATCAAGGTATTGTATATAGCAATGTGTTGTTCTCTGGAGCAAGTAGTAATAATGGTATAATTGTTGGTGACTGCGTATTTTTAAACGGGACAAAAAATCTAGGCACGGTTTCTGGCAATGCACTATTTAGTGATTCATCTATTAATAGTGGCACAATTATCAATAATAGTTTTTTTAATAGCGGATCTATAAATGCTGGTATTGTGTCAGGAATATCCAAGTTGGATTATGCTATCAATAATGGAACAATATCAGAAAGTTATTTCACTCATTCAATCAATAGCACAGACGGGATTGTGACGGGTATATCTGTATTTAATCAATCTATAAATAATGGATTATTGAATAACAAATATATAAATTTTTCTTTTATCAATAATTCCATAAATAATGGAACAATATCTGGGAGTGTTACTTTTGATTCTGGATGCATAAATAGTAATATAATTACTAATTCAAGCGGAACTGTTATATTTAGAAAAAATTCTATTAATAATGGAAATATTGAAGGTAACCATATTACTTTCACAGACGATAGTGAAAATAATCATAGTATAATTAATTCTAGCGGTTTAACAATTTTTAGTAAAAATGCTATCAATAATGAAAATATTATAGGGTCGGGATCTGTAGAATTTTATAATTCATCTCTCAATAATACTAATGGTACATTTAATAGTGGAAATTTTTATTATGAATCTACCAATAGTGGAACACTTAATATAGCATACTTTTATCAAAATGCTGCAAATTTTAAAACTGTTAATAGTGGTATTTTTAATGATTATAGTATTAATAAACCGGAAGGATCTGGTAATAATTTATGTTTTAATAATAATGCTATCAATTTTGGTTTTGCTGGAATAGGCAGTTTTGCTAATAATGCACAAAATTATGGTACGGGCTATAGTCTACAATTTTGTCATAAAGCCATCAATGCTTCCGGTGGAACATCTTTAAATTATATAGTATTTTGGGGTAATTCTACTAATTTAAGTGGATCAATAAATAATGAATTTGCTAATTTTCATGAAAATTCTAAAAATTATTCGAATAGTACACCTGATTGTCGATTCATTTTTCATGATAGGTCTGTTAATTATGCTAATGTATATTCTGGTATTTTTAAAGATTTTAGTAAAAATAGTATAAATACTACTGGTTATAATTTAAATTTCTATGATAACAGCACTAATCATGGAACAATAACTAATTTAGGATTATTTAATGATAGATCATCTAATAAAGGCACATTATTTAATACTGGAATATTCTATAATCTTAGCTCTAACCAATCTCTAGGAGTATTACAAAATTCTCTCTTTTTAGATTATTCTTCAAATATTAGTAGCTATCAATTTGATCATACCAAAATTCCTATAACTATACCTCAAATTATTTTTTCTGGATATTCTATAAATAAAGGCAATATAGTTGATTCTTATGTCCAGTTTGGAGACCATGCTTCTAATCAAAACACTATATCGTGGAATAGTACGCTACTATTTACTTCGTCAGGAATATTCTTTCCAGAATTAGATAACAAAGGAAAAATCATCTACCGCCACTTTTCTGGACCAAATGGAACATACGAAACCGATGTTGATGAATTCATACGAACATTTTATAGGTGTGCGGGTTCTTCTAGTGATTACTCTTGGCCACAAATAATTTTTAATGACTACTCAACAAATTCTGGAAATTTAATAGGCTATTATAATTATATTTTTAATAGTGGTTCATCTAATTATGGATACTTGAATACATATCCAGTAATACCTAATTTACATACTGTAGCATTTTTTGATGGAGCTTTAAATTTTGAAAGTATAGTTAATGGCAAAACAAGTTTCATTAATAGCATTAATAGTGGAACTGTATTATTTCCGTATTTTGAAAATTCAATTAATTATGGAGATCTAATAGGATCACCAACTGAACAGTTTTATCTGTGCAATGATTCTTATTTAGATGGTGTGTCTGTAGTTGAATTTATTAATTCAACAAATTTTGGAAGAATGAATCTGTTTGGTTCTTTTAATAATTCTATTAATTTTGGAAATATCAATAGCAATGCTAGTTTTAATTTGGGTTCTATTAATAGAGGCACAGTAGTTGGGGATGGTGAGTTTATTAATGGATCTTGTAATTCCGGAACAGTGCTGGGAACTATCACAACAGACAACACTTGTTCCAACTGATTCAACAAACTTGCCAAAAGGGATCACGACCATATGATATGAGATCATGAGACCAAACTGGCAAGAATATTTCATTGGACTAGCACAAGCTGTTGCGATGCGTAGTCACGATCTTCAAACACAGCATGGGTGCGTTATTACAGATCATAATAACAGAATCCTTGGGGTTGGGTATAATGGTTTCCCTAAAGGAGTTGATGATTCTCTCTTACCTAAAACGCGCCCTGATAAATATCCATGGATGATTCATGCTGAACGTAACGCTCTATCTAACTGTACTATACGTCCAGACAATGGGATTGCTTACGTCACAGGACAATGCTGCAACGACTGTATTATGGCGCTATGGCAAGAGGGTGTTACTAAAGTTTTTATGAGAAATAATCATGGGACCCATCTTTTTGACAATGAACATCAAGAAAGATTTAACTTGTTTGTTCGTATGAGTGGTATTAGTATAGAATACATTGACCCAGATCTTTCATGGATTAGGAGTATTCAAACTTGATATCATATTGTATTACTGTTTATAATGAAGCACAGGAATTGGTCAGATTAATAGCATCTATAAGACCAGCAATATCTAGCTCTGACGAAATAGTAATTGTTCAGACGCATAAAAATGAAAATGAAAAAAATAGCGAGTCTTATCAAGAATTAAAAACTATATGTGAAAGACATGCAACTAAATACGGCTCTTTTCATTTTGAAAATAATTTTGCCGACCTGAAGAACTACATGAATAGTTTAGCTTCTGGACAATATATTATCAATTTAGATGCTGATGAAACCATGATTCCGTTTTCCCTTGAAAAACTACTACCATCCATACTAGAAAATGATATTGATTTATATTATCTGCCAAGAATTAATATAGTTACAGGTATTACCCAAGAAGATATACAAAAATGGTCTTGGAAAATCAATGAAAGAGGCTGGATAAATTGGCCGGACTATCAACCCAGAATCTATAAAAATAATGGATCTATCAAATGGGTCAGCAAGGTACATGAACACCTAGAAGGTTTTCAAACTCATGCAATGATAGAAGCAGATGGCAAGATAGCTATTATGCATAAGAAAACTATAGATAAACAAAGACAACAAAATAAATTATATTCCCAAATAGGTAGTAATTAAATGATATACGACTGTTTTATTATTCGAGACGAACTAGATATTTTAGAACTAAGACTAAAAGTACTAAATAATTTAGTTGACAAATTTGTAATCTGTGAAGCAAATAAAACTCATACTAATATGCCTAAACCATATTTCTATATTGATCACCAAGAAAGATTTTTGCCATGGAAAGATAAAATTATTTATTTGCCATTGGAATTAGATGACACTGGTCTTGATTTTTCTATCAAAGAAACTTCTTATAATCCAAAATCTGCTGCTTTTCAGTTTGAATATTTACAGAGAAAAGCTTTGTTTGAGGGAATAAAACATTGCCAAGATAATGATATTATTTTTATGGGGGATTTGGACGAAATACCAAATCCAGATTCATTATCTATAAATCAGCCATCTGTTTGTGTTATGAAATTTTTTTATTATTATGCTAATAACCAAAGTATTGGCCCAATAGATAAAGATTGGTATGGAACAGCCATTATTCCTTTTCATGTCCTGAAAGGTAGATTTAATGGAGACATGCAAAAACTCAGAAATGAAAAACACTTACTGTATCATTCTAATGATGGTGGATGGCATTTGTCTTATTTAGGAGGCAAAGATGCTATCAGAACTAAGATACAATCATTTTCGCATACGGAATATAATAGCGAAACATTCTATGGAGATCAAAATATAGAATATTGCTTAGAAAATGGCATTGATATATTCCATAGACAAGGTATGAATTTTATGTTAGTAAATCTTGAAGATACTTATCCAAAAACTATTAGAGATATTATAAATAATTACCCAAACTATACCTATAAAAGGAAAGATTGATAATGTTCAAGATCCACCAAGAAGGCTATTGGGAAGGGGAGGAATGTCGCTCTCATCATTATTTTGATCAAAAACTTAATCAATCTATAGTCAATTTCTTTAAACTAAATAATATTCGAACCGTATTGGATTTGGGTTGTGGTTTAGGAGAATATGCTAAAGTTTTTAATGATAGTGGATTTAGTTGTGACTGCTATGATGGCAATCCAGACACACTATTATTAACAAATAATCTATGCTCATGTATAGATTTATCAAATAGCATCTCACTTAATAAACAATATGATTGTGTCATGAGTCTAGAAGTAGGAGAGCACATTCCGGCAACATATGAAATGATATTTATCGAAAATATTGTGAAACATACAAAATCATATATCTTATTAAGTTGGGCTATTCCATTTCAATCAGGTGATGGACACGTAAATTGCAGAAGCAATAGTTATATTATTAATGCTTTACAAAATTATGGTTTTGTCTTTTTAGCCGATGATACAAACTCCATGAGATCCTCAGTCGATCTTCCTTGGTTCAGAAACACTATTATGCTTTTCCAAAAAAACTAAAACATTTAATTTGAAAGAAATGAACTACTATGATTAATATCCCCAAAATTACTTTTTGCATACCATCTAATAATAATCTAAGATATCTTAAATCTTGCATTAAATCTATTAAAGAAAATAGTTTTCGTAAAGATCATGATATTATCATCTTTGTAGACCGAGACAATGACGGCACTGTAGATTGGCTATCAGATAATCAAGAAAATTTTAATTATAAGTTCTTCCTTAATCCTGAGCTTAATACATCTAAATTTGGTATAGCTAAAGCTTATGATTTTTGTATAGATAAAAGCACCACAGATATTTTTATGATCTTTCATGCAGACATGATACTAGGAAAAGATGCAGACTATCATGCCCTAAAATACCTAAAAGAAAAAACCGTAGTTTCAGCAACCAGAATAGAACCTCCACTATTTCCATCTGCTGGAGAAAAAATTATCAAAGATTTTGGTTTATGGCCAGAAGATTTTAAAGTAGATTTATTTAATCAATTTGTTAATGAACAAATAGATTCTAATACTAATAAAACTACAGATGGTATTTTTGCTCCATGGATGATGTATAAAAAAGATTTCCTAAATATAGGTGGACATGACCATCAGTTTATATCATGCAATGAAGATTCTGATGTTTTCAATCGTATGATTTTGAATAACTATGTAGCAATACAGCCTTGGGATTCTTTGGTATATCATTTTTGTGGTCGTGGTTTTCGTTTTGAGAATGATATTATGGATTATAATCTTAAAAAAGAAGAACAAAATATCGCATATAAAAAATTTGTCAGAAAGTGGGGTTCTCCAGTACGAAGCACTCAATTGCTAAAACCTATTATCTCTCCCAAGTATGATATAGCTATACTAATTGATAATATGTCTTATTCTGACTTAGAAATCATAGAACCTTGGTGCTCTCACATCTACTTCTCTTCGACAGATAAAAATAACATAACAAAACTTATAGAACAAGAAAAAAATAACAATGTGGATATTTCTTATAAATTTACAGAACTATCTATAGATGCTGATATTGATGGCTTGAGTAATGACATTATTATATTTAGTGAAGATAATACTTTTAAAGACCTAAGTATCATACAGGATGCCAACTTTATTGTTTCTCAAATTAATCAGGTTGGAACTTTTAAAATCGAAAATATGATATTTGTGATTAGAAAAATACGAAATATTTTAATGAAGCACGATGAAGAATAGTAAACTGCAAAATATTATTAATCAATCTATATTTGGTTCCATAGGACATATTGGATCAAAAGTAGATTTAGATAATTTTATCTCATATGTAAAATATAATGCTAATTTTTTAAATTCTTTCCCTCAGTTAATTTTTAGTTTCAATGGGGACTTAGACCTTATTAAAGAATGCAATAAGATCACCTCAGTGATACAGTCCCCATTAGAAATATCTATTGCACAAAACTTGGGCCATACATTTGGAACTTTTTTATTAGATCATAATCTTTTTGAATTAGCTCAAAAATATTCTTATAAGTACCTATGGAAGTTTTCTAATGATGTTATTGTTAATAAAGGTATTTTTGAAACTGAAATTACATCAGACATAGATTTTTATTATACAAATAATATAGGGTTTAATGAATTTAGATTTCAGACACCAGAAGAGTTACTAAAAAATATAGTAGATCAAAATTATTACTATCCACAAACCAACCATTACATTATCAAAAATTCAGCAATATTTCATCCAACCAAAGAAATGATTTTACAACTAAAGCAGGAATTCGACAGGATTAGAAAAGAAAAACCTGACATAGCTCCCTGGCATGCTATAAGAGGATGTGACTGTGAGTCTATGTTGATGCAAACAGTAGAAAAAAATGGTTTTTCTAAACAGTATTTATTGCCTAAAAAAGATACAGAACTCTTGATCAATTTTATTCAAACAAATCAAATTCATGACGGCAGCCACAAAAATATTATGTTTAGTAGTCTTGGAAATTTGTGTCATTTGCAATTTCCAAACCATCCAGTATATGTTATATAGTGGTGTATTGATGGTATCAACTACTATCTAAAAAATATAAGGGCAGCAAATATGATTTTTGATGAACAAATCACAAGAAAACCAGACAATTATCCATGGACTCAAGAATTCATAGAAGCAATGCACACTGGTTTTTGGACCGATAAAGAATTTAATTTTCAAAGCGATATTCAAGACTTTAGAGTTAATCTTTCCTCACAAGAACAAGAAATTATAACAAGAGCACTATCAACTATAGGCCAGTTAGAAATTTCTGTTAAAAAATTCTGGGCAAAACTAGGAGATAATCTCCCACATCCATCATTAAATGATATGGGTTATGTTATGGCCAATACAGAGGTTATTCATGGGGATGCATATGAAAGACTATTAGAAGTATTGGGTATTCAAAATAGTTTTGACGAAATTCTAAAATTAGACATTATTAAGGGTCGCGTCAACTATCTAAGAAAACATCTTCACAAATTTCATAATGACAACAAAAAGCAATTTATCTATTCTTTGATTCTATTTACTTTGTTTGTTGAAAATATTGCTCTATTTTCACAATTTTATACCATTGGTTTTTTTGGCCGATATAAAAACTTATTAAAAGATACCAATAAACAGGTCGAATACACTTCCAGAGAAGAAAATCTTCATGCTATTATTGGTATTAAAATTATCAACACAATTAAACAAGAATATCCCGAGCTGTTTGACGACGAATTAAAAAACAAGGTCTTACATGAAGCAAGGGATGCTGTAAAATACGAATGCCAGATCATAGAGTGGATAGTAAATGGCTATGATCATGAAAAGTTGAATTCTGACCTTTTGAAAGAATTTATTAAAAACAGAATGAATGATTCACTCAAACAAATAGGTTATGATGCTATTTTTGAAACTAATCAAGACATTATTGCCCAAACCACATGGTTTGATGAGCAAATTCTAGGAAATAACATGACCGATTTTTTCCATAGTAGACCAGTAGAGTATGCAAAATCGGCCCAAAGTTTTGATGTTACAGATCTTTTTTAATTAGAACGGAATCGAGATAATGCATAAGAAGTACTATTGGCTCAATTCACATAGTCGTATTTTTCTAGAGAGAGGCTATATTGAACAAGGCGGCACTCCAGAAAAAAGAATCAGAGACATAGCAGAAAATGCTGAAAAAATACTGCAGATCAAAGGATTTGCAGATAAATTTGAAGACTATATGAGCAGAGGATTCTTTTCATTAGCAACCCCCGTGTGGACTAATTTTGGTAATGCTCGTGGTCTTCCAGTATCATGTTTTAATTCCTATATTTCTGATACTATGCAGTCTATCCTCTATAAGGTTGCAGAAGTAGGGATGATGAGTAAGCTTGGGGGCGGAACTAGCGGATTTTTTGGTGATTTGAGAGCCAGAGGATCTTCTATAAGTGTTGGTGGAGAATCTAGTGGACCTGTGCACTTTATGGAGCTATTCGATAAAGTAGCAGAAGTTGTAAGTCAGGGATCTGCTAGAAGAGGATCTTTTGCAGCATATTTACCAGTTGAACATTCGGACATAGAAGAATTCTTGCAGATTCGCTCAGAGGGACACAGTATTCAAAATATGAGTATTGGAGTCACTATTGGCGACGAGTGGATGAAACAGATGCTTGCTGGAGACAAGCAAAAAAGACAAATATGGGCAAAGATTATACAAAAAAGATTTGAAACAGGCTATCCTTATATCATGTTTACAGATACAGTAAACAAAGAAGCTCCACAAGTATACAAAGATAAAAATCTTACAATCAAAAGCTCCAATCTATGTTCCGAAATTGAACTAGCTTCTGATGAAAATAATTCGTTTGTTTGCGTATTATCTTCTTTGAATCTATTACATTGGGATGAGATAGAAAAAACTGATGCAGTCGAAACATTAATTTATTTTCTAGATGCAGTAAATGAAGAATTCATACAAAAAACTAAAGATATTCCGTTCATGTCAACTGCTTACAATTTTGCTAAGTCACAAAGAGCTTTAGGCATGGGCGCTCTTGGATGGCACTCACTACTTCAACATAAGATGATATCTTTTGAATCTATGAAAGCTAAAGCCTTAAATACGTCGATATGGAAAACAATAAGAGAAAAAGCAGATAAAGCCTCTATTGAATTAGCTAAAAAATTTGGAGAGCCAGAATTATTAAAAGGATATGGTCGTAGAAATGTCACCACACTATCTGTTGCTCCAACAACATCCAGTTCTTTTATTTTGGGACAAGTAAGTCCATCAATAGAACCTTTGAACTCAAACTACTTTGTTAAAAAATTAGCTAAGGGTAGTTTCACCTACAAGAACCCACATCTGAAAAAACTACTTAAAGATAAAGATCAAGACAATGACGAAGTATGGAGAACAATCCTAGTAAGAGGAGGATCTGTACAACATTTGGATTTCTTATCCCAAGAAGAAAAAGATATCTTTAAAACCTTTGGTGAGATTAGTCAAAAAGAGATAGTAATACAAAATATACAAAGACAAAAATATATAGATCAGTCTATATCTCTTAACTTAATGATTCCACCTAATTGTCCAGCTAAAGAAGTGAGCGAATTATTAATTTATGGCTGGGAAAATGGTATCAAAACTTTTTACTATCAGAGATCATCCAATCCTGCTCAAGAATTAACAAGAAGCATTTTAACCTGTTCATCATGTGAGGCATAAGTGATTAAAATTAAAAAACTAAATGAAGTAGCAAAGGTGCCTGTTAGGGCTAATGAAACTGATGCTGGTGCAGATTTGTGTTCCGTTGAATCTGTTGTTATAGCTCCACTATCAAGGGCTTTAATCAAAACAGGAATTAGTATTGAAATTCCAAAAAATTATTATGGTAGAATTGCGCCACGATCCGGACTAGCTTTTAAAAATGGTATTGATGTTTTAGCTGGAGTTATAGACAGCTCTTACAGAGGAGAGATCGGGGTTATTCTTTTTAATACAGACAAAGACAATTATTTTGTAGTTAATCAAGGAGACAGAATAGCTCAATTAATTATTGAAGCACACTATAATATGTCTTTTTCAGAAAATGACAACTTAACAGATACAGAAAGAGGTGGTGGTGGTTTTGGTTCTACCGGAGTAAGTTAAGATTATCATTTATTTTTATATGGTGTATTATAAGGAACAAGAGTTATTTTACATCTATTAATAAGGGCTCACTCTTGAAAAAAAATAATAAAAGGTCATCTAAAAGACCTAGGGTTGTTGATGCTACTAATGAGATTGTGCAACAAGGAGCGGCTTATAGGAATAGATTAAAGCCAAGAAGTGAAAATCAAAAAGAATACATTAGAAGCATAGCTGAAAACCATATAACCTTTTGTCAAGGAGCAGCTGGTAGTGGCAAAACGCACTGTGCTATTGGTTTAGCTTTAGAATATTTACTAGATGACAAAGTTAAAAAAATTATTATCACAAGACCAATAGTTGAGAGTGGAGAAAAGATAGGATATTTACCAGGAACAGCAGAAGAAAAAATACATCCATATTTACTACCAATATTAGATGAAATAAATCATTTTATCTCAACAGCTCAATATACTTCTCTTAAACTAAATAATAAAATAGAAATTGTTCCACTTGGATTAATGAGAGGTAGAAATTTTAACAATTGTTTTATTGTTGCTGATGAATGTCAAAACGCTTCTTATGAACAACTTAAAATGTTAATAACAAGACTAGGCAAAGATAGCAAAATGGTTCTAACAGGCGACATTGGTCAGTCTGATCTACAAAGACATCTCCAAGGAGGATTTTTAGAGATGATAGAACAACTAGAGACTATAGAAGGAATAGCAGTTGCCAGACTACAATTTTCAGATATTGTAAGGAATCCAATCATAGCAAAAATTCTTGTTCGTTTAGACGCTTACGAAAATGAAACCACAAAACAGTAAATGCCTTGTTCTTAATGCTGATTATACTCCATTAGGTATAATTAGTTGGAAAAGAGCTTTGGTATGGTCTATCAGACATGCTGAAAATCCACACATAGGCATGGAAATCATAGACTTCTATAAAGATGATTATATTTGTGGTACCAATAATAAAAAAATTCCAATACCAGCAGTTGCTAAAACTGCTAGATATTTCAGGAACAATAATCAAAAAGTAAATTTTTGTAGAAAAAATCTTTTTATAAGAGATAATTATAGCTGTCAATATTGTGGTATTAAAAAACATATTAACGAATTAACATATGATCATGTTATTCCTAAGTCTGTTTGGACACAACAGATGGGATCTCCTACTTGTTGGACAAATATAGTAACAGCATGCGTAGGATGTAACAGAAAAAAAGGCAATAGAACCCCAAAACAAGCTAACATGCCCTTAAAAAGTATGCCCGCAATACCCAATAAGAGTCCAAAATACTTGCCGATCACCAGCCAGCTCTTTAATATAAGAAGCGACATCCCTACAGAGTGGGCTGTTTATTTACCAGAATCCTATACATAAAACATGCCTACTTATTCATATTTTTGTGATAATTGTCAAACCAAGTTTGAAATTTTTTCTAGCATCAAAGACTATGTAGAAAATGCACGATGTGAATATTGCAAGAAGAACAAAGATACCCATAGACTATATATTGAAGACATATCAACCCTAAGTACCTCTATTAAAAAGAATGATAGCGAACTCAAAACAATAGGAGATTTAGCAAATAGAAATAGAGATAGACTAAGCGAAGATCATAAAATAGAATTAGACAACAAACATAATAGCTACAAAGAAGAAGTCTCTAAAAAAGAACTACCAAAAGGTATGTCCAGGATACAAAAACCAAAAACTAAATATAGATGGAATGGATAAATATAAGGAATTACACAATGGATAATTTTATTTTCAAACCGAGTAGTTTATTTAATAGTAAGTCAAATGATTTAGAAGTAGCAGAGTATTATACTTTTGCTGATTTAGGCGACTTTATTGATTCTGAAGGAAACAACAGAGCAAAAGAAGAGAACGATAAAGTTGTTGCTAAAAAAACGACAAGAAAAAATGGTTCTATAAAATATACAATTAGATTAGGCAACGATAGCAAACTTTATAATCCGGCATCTATCTATGACAATAAACAAGATCATACTTTTTTAGACAGAATTTGTCGATCTAATGATAGATTTAAACAAGTTAATCTAAAAGTTTTTAATCTATATCTTCAGTTTCTAAAAACCAAAAACACAGCATGGCTTAATAATGCAGAAAGAGAGAACGAGTAATGGCTAGAATTAATAAAACACAAACATATGCTATATTATGGCTTAATAGTCAGTCTTATGATAGTGCTTATATTGAAAAAGAACTTGGTGTCACAAATAAGCAGATTGAAACTGTTTTAAATAAGCTTAAAATTCCAGAAGAGCCACCAACAAATAATATTAAAACATCATCTTCTCCAGTTGGACAATCTAAGTCTAAAAATCTTATGATAACGGAGAGTGCATCTAGAACAAGAAGTGTTGCTATCATGACTAAAGAAGCATCAGAATTAAACGATGCTCTAAAAAAGAATAGTCAACCAACTAAATCCGAAAATGGTATTTTTAGACCATTCAACAAGTAATATTTATTATGGAAACATTGCCAACAAATCTAGACGATATATATTCTTCTCTCTCCAAAGAAGAGAGGGATGTATTGGACAATATTCAGAATAAATTATTAAAGGCTATGGAAATAGCCAAAGAACAAAAATTTGATCATATAGACGAAGAATCTCCAGAAAATGTTCCAGATTTTTCTCAGAAACATCCAGAGATTATACACCCCAAACATATTTCAAAAGCCCCACATGAAATACTCATTACGGTTAAAGCAGAAGTTTCTGAAATTAACGACCAAGGGTATATAGCTTCTACTAAAGATATGACACATAATTATTATCATATCCCAGTCCCGGCCCAAGTAGATTATGAGCCATATACCGAAAAGTTTTTTGCTCTATTTACCAAATCCCTACAAGATATCTGTCAAGATCTAAACGTCATTCATAAAGATTCCCTAAACAATAAATAAAATGGCAGATAAGTACTTATCAAAGTATTCAAATGGAAAGACAGTATCTCCTGCTCAATTCATTACTGAGATAATCTGTGAGAGAAAAGCCCAGTCCGATAAACAGGATCTCCATTATAGATTTTGGGTTCATGATAAGTGGGCTGCTTTTTATAAGAATCAGATAGCATCGGCTCATAAATTACTAAAAAAGAATTCTCCTAATGCCATCATAAGAGCTCTAAATACAGACACGGGCAAAAAAATTTATTCTTTGCGAGCACCACATCTTGCAGCTATCATAGCAGAACAAGAAGAATTACTAAGCAAAGAAAACACTAGCTTCACAAAAGATATTACTAGAAGCAGTGATGTAAAATTTACGACTTCGGAAAATAAAGCATCTAAAAATATTATTTCAAAACTTAAGGATTTAGACTATGGCTCTTAAAGAAGATATCACAAAAAGCTTTGGCGACAACATTGTATTAACTGGCAATGCTATAGTAGACAAAAAACTTATTACTATTCCAGTTAGCCCGTCTTTAGATATAGTTTTAAATGGTGGTATACCAGAAGGCAGTTTTGTTATATTAACAGGACAACCAAAATGCGGTAAAACCACAACTTCCCTTGATTTCTGTGCTACTGCTCAGAAACCAGAATATGCCTATGGTTCTTTTAAAGACGGAAGAGAAGTGTACTACCTAAATATCGAAGGTAGATTGAAGAAAAGAGATTTAGAAGGTATACCCGGACTTAATCTTGATAAATTTCATGTTATAGGTTCTCAAGAGGGTAAAATCTTACACGCAGAAGAATATTTACAAATTGGTGAAAGAATCATTAATGAAGTACCAGGGTCAATTGTAATCATAGACTCATATTCTGCATTATGCACAGAGGCGGAAATTACATCAGATATGGATAAAATGCAAAGGGCAGATGGTGCAAAGCTGTTGGCTAAATTTTGTAGAAAAGTATCTAATGTTATTCCTGTAAATAAAAATATTGTTATCGGTATTACCCATCAGATGGGCAATCCAGGAATGGGTCATTCTGAATGGAAAGAAAAATCTGGTCAAGCTATTGCTTATCAAACAGACATCAAGCTTAAGGCTAAATTTTTTACTCCTTGGGTTTTAAGTGCTGATAGTGCTCAAATTGGACAAGAAATTCAATGGCAAGTAGTCTGTTCTGCTCTTGGCCCTCCGGGAGGAACTATTACTAGTTACATTAGATATGGACAAGGTATTGATAAATATACTGAGTTAGTAAGTTTAGCTTCTGATATTGGTCTTATCAATAAAGCTGGTGCTTGGTATACTATTACTGGCGTGGAAGGTAAACCAAAATTCCAAGGAACAGAAAAAGTTAGAACATATTTATTGGAACATAAAGATGTATACGAAACTCTTTGGACATCAGTTAAAGAGACTATGGGAATAAAATAAATGACCGTTAAGGACTTAGATGGACATTCTCACTCTTGGCAGCTTACAGGAAATATGGCTAAGGGGAAAGTCGATTACAAATCCAGTTTGCACTTGAAGGCCCGTGAGCTTATTACTAATAGCTACCCAACACTACAGATTCTCGAAGAAGTACAGATACAATTAAGAAAAGGTGAACTTCTATATCTAGATTTTTATCTGCCTTTAATTAAAACATGTATTGAAGTACATGGAGAACAGCATTATAAGTTTGTTGGTTTTTATCATCATAATATGCTAGGATTTGTAAGAGCAAAAAAGAGAGACGGCGAAAAAACAGAATGGTGCCATCTAAATGGAATTAAACAAATTATTTTGCCTTATGACGAAGATATTCAAAAATGGCAAGAAAGATTAAACAATGAGTAAAACAGCAAAAGAAGAATTACAAGACTGGGATAATATTCTTGATGAATACGAGTCCACAGTAGGTTTACCCAAATACAATCCTACGGTATTGCCAGAGGAAGAATTAAATAAGTATCTTACTATGAGTAGAGATGAATTAGAGCGAACCACTCCAGAAGATTGTGCTCAGATTTCTTACAGACTAGCACAATTTTCATTTCATATTCAAAGAACTATAAATAGAGAACTAGCCAGACATAACTGGTCAGAAGATACTACTAAAATTGTCATCGCAGATGAAATTAATTCCTATAAAGGATATGGATATGTAGAGAAATCATTACAGGCTATTAAAAATAATGAAAAAGCCCAGGCATTAAATAAGATCCGTATTTTTGCTAAACAAAGAACGGATAGGCTGTCATATCTTGCTAATTCAATTAAGAACTTGTCCGATATTTTACTTTCTATTCAAAAAATTAAGATGATGAAAAATGGATAATATAAATTTAGATCCTCAACAAATTCAACAAATGATATTATTATTACAGGCTATGCTTCCTAAGCCAGGTTCTGAGGATACTAATAATCAAGAAATGTCTTTTAAAGTTGCTAAGGCTCCAAAGGCTACAAAATCTTCTAGATCTAAAAAATCATCTGAAGTTGCTGCTCCCTCAAAGCCAGCAAGACCCAATAAATTTGAGGATATGCCAGAAATAAATATGCATAAAGAAGATATAGCTCTAGATAAAAAACTATCAATATTACCACCAGTACCCAGAGCTAGAAAATTTGCTAAGATATCTGCAATATGCAGAGTTTGCGGGAAAAAAGAAGAAGTTAATCCAGCTTTGATTACAGATTCAATTGATAGATATAAATGCAACAAATGTTCTACAGGAGCCGGTTGAGAAATGATTTTATGTGACGCAGCAGCAGAAAGAGCTGTTCTTTCCGGAGTTTTTAATTATGGAGAGGATGCCTATTTGGATATTGCAGATATAGTTCAGGAATCGTCTTTTACTATTGATAGCAATTCTATTATTTTCAAATGTCTCAAAACTATTTTCGACAGGGAACAAAGACCCAAGATTGATATTGCTACTATCTTTTCTGTTGCTGAAGAATTAAATTATGGTCATATCTTAGCCAAAAAAGAAGAAGCTCAACACTTGAAAGCTATTATGGATTTTCCAGTTAGCCTTGAGAATGTTAGGAAATTTGCAGCTAAAATTAGAAAACTAGAAATTGCAAGACTATTAAGAAAACAACTAGAACTAGCACAAGAAAAAATATTAGACGTTAATGGTACAGAACCCATAGGTAGTATTCTTGGTATCGCTGAAGAAACTATTTTTAATTTCACATCTTTATTAAACGATGGAGATAATAATCCAGTTACTATAGGACAAGATCTTGATACCTATATACATAATCTAGAACACAACAGAGTAGATCAAGTTGGTATCCCTACGGGATTTCCTGTATATGACCAAGCTATAGGTGGAGGTTTGAGAAAAGGAACAGTTAATGTTATTGGGGCTAGACCCAAAACTGGTAAAACGCTACTGTCAGATAATATGGGTAATAACATAGCCAAGCTAGGAATACCTGTACTTAATATGGATACAGAAATGAATAAAGAAGACCATATTAATAGAATATTAGCCATGATGACAGAAATTGAAATTAATGCTATAGAAACAGGTAAGTTTGCAGAATCTCCAGACAAAAAGAATAAGCTAATAGCGGCGGCAACAGAATTAAAAAAGACTAAGTTATTTCACAAAAGCATTGCTGGTCAACCATTTGAAGATCAGCTAGCGATTATGAGAAGGTGGGTACTAAAAGAAGTTGGTCTTAATGATGATGGCACAGCTAAAGAATGTGTAATTTTTTATGACTATCTAAAACTAATGGATAGTGCTGGTATGAGTCAGGATCTTAAAGAATATCAGGTATTAGGATTTATGATGACTTCCTTACATAATTTTGCTACCAGATATAAGGTGCCTATTGTTGCATTTATACAGTTAAATAGAGATGGTATCACAAAAGAAAGCACAGACTCTGCCAGCGGATCTGATCGTATTATATGGTTATGTAGCAACTTTAGTATCTTCAAACGAAAGACCGCAGAAGAAATAGCTGAAGATGGACCAGATAATGGAAATCGTAAATTAGTACCATTAATCAGTAGACATGGAGGAGGATTAGACGACAATGACTACATAAATTGTTTTATGAAGGGTTGGTGTGCTAAGATTACTGAAGGTAGAACAAGATTAGAAGTCATGAACAACAGAGGCAACACATCAGATGGATTCGTCGTTGACAATGAAAATGCAGAAGAAATATCATTCCAATAAAAACGATCAGGCAAAACTAAAAATAGTCTGTGATGATATTTGTGATAATATCGATCTGCTATTGGAGAGTTTTGATATCGAATATAGGTCTAACGGCAAAATGGTGACAATGGCATGTCCCATTCATGGAGGAGATAATATCTCTGCTGTAAATCTATATCCAGAAGGAGAAACTTATAGGGGTAACTGGAAATGCAGAACTCATGGTTGTGATAAAGTTTTTAAAGCTTCTGTACTAGGTTTTGTTAGAGGAATACTATCTCATCGCAAACACGGATGGATGAAAGATGGAGATACTACATGTTCTTTTAATGAGGCTTTAGACTTTGCTCTAAAATTTATCAAAAAAGATCTTAGTAATATCAAGATATCTAAAAGCGAAAGAGATAAAAAAGCTTTTACTAATGTGATCAACTATGTTAGTAAAGCTAGTCAAGAAACCGCACAGACGGCTCAAATGCCAACGAGAGAACAAGTTCGTAAATCACTAAATATCCCAGCTCAATATTATATAGATAGAGGTTACTCCGAAAGCATTCTAAATAAATATGATATTGGATTATGCGATAAGCCACAAAAAGAAATGTATAATAGAATCATTGTGCCGATATATAATAATGATTATACTCATATGATTGGATGTAGTGGCAGAAGCATTTTTGAAAAGTGTCAGAAGTGTTCTAGTTATCATGATCCAAAGAATATCTGTCCCTCAAATGAAAAAACATGGTTGTTTTCAAAGTGGAAACATAGCACCGACTTCAAAAGTCAGAACTCTTTGTATAACTTCTGGTTTGCTAAAGAGCATATAACCAAAAGCTCAACAGTGATTTTAGTAGAAAGTCCTGGTAATGTGTGGAGATTAGAAGAAAACAATATCCATAATAGTGTAGCAATATTTGGTTCTTCATTAAGCGACAGACAAAAAATTATCTTGGATTCGTCAGGAGCTATGACTATTATAGTTCTAACCGACAATGATGAAGCTGGAAATAAAGCTGCTGAACAAATTAAAAATAAATGCCAAAATACATATCGGGTTTTTGTTCCCAAAATATCTAAACCAGATGTTGGAGAAATGAATTCTCAAGAAATAGAAGCAGAAATTAAACAATTTATAGGATCAATATCATGACAAGAATTATAGCTATAGCGGGCAGGAAACAATCTGGTAAAAGTACCTCTTGTGATTTTATTAAATCAACTATCTCTAAGATCAATCCCTTAGCATCCACCAAAATATATAGCTTTGCAGATCCTCTCAAGCAGGATGTTTGTATAAATATACTGGGTTTAACATATGATCAATGTTATGGATCAGACATTCATAAGAATACTTTAACTAGTTTGAGATGGACAGATATGCCCGGATATAATCCTAATATTGTGGCTAAAAACGAATACATGACAGCAAGAGAAGTGATGGAATTTGTAGGAACAAATATATTTAGAGTGATGAAAAATAGTGTCTGGGTTGATGCTACACTCAATAAAATTAAACAAGAAAATCTAGACTTGGCTATTGTTGCAGATTGTCGATTTCCTAATGAGGTTATGGCTATCAAAAATGCTGGTGGGTTTGTTATCAGACTAGATTATGATCCATTTAATTCTACTTCAGACAGTGAAATAGCTTTGGATCAACACCTATTTGATTGGAATCATTTTGATCTAGTTATAAAGAATAGTACTATGACTATAGATCAAAAAAATGAACAAATATTAAATTTTCTATCAGACAAAGGAACACTACCATTATAATAACATATTTTAGAAGCTCATCATACAATACTCACTCAATGTGTGAGCAACAATATTTTCTTGAATATGTTTTAGGCTATCGAGGTCCGTCAGGACAAAAAGCCGATAAAGGAACCATAGTTCATAAGGTATTAGAAATCCTTGCAGTTATTAAAAAAGCTCAACAGGATAGTATTGATACTATAGATGACGATGTTATTGGCAAATTAGAAGTATCTAATTACAGTTTAAATACAATAATCGAAAAAGTATATAAGCATTATACAGAAGCAAATTCTCATCACAAGTGGGCCTTAAAAGACTACAAAGACTGTCATGCTTGGGTATATAAAGCTATTGAATTTAATAATGGCATGTTTGATCCTAGAAACAGAAATATTTTATGTCCAGAACAACACTTTGATTTTGAAATAAAAAAACCGTGGGCTCAATATTCATATGACACTCCAGAAGGGAAACTAGAAGGATATCTTGCTTTAAAAGGCACTATTGACTTGATCACACTTGTTAACGATACTACTATAGAGGTTATTGACTGGAAAACTGGCAAAAGACTAGACTGGGCAACTGGTCAGGAAAAGACTTTGGAAAAACTCCAGAATGACCCTCAGCTTAGAATATATTATTATGCTATTACTCATTTGTATCCTCATATTAAGAATGTAATTTTTTCAATATACTTTATCAATGACGGTGGTCCATTTTCAATATGTTTTGACAAATCTGATTTAGCAAAAACAGAGGACATGTTGCGTCAAAAATTTGAAATAGTCAAAAAAACACAGAAACCAAGATTAAATAAAAGTTGGATGTGTACTAAGCTATGTCATTTTGGTAAAACCACTTTTGAGAATACTCACATAGAAGCTCAAGAAGAATACAGAGAAAACCAGACTTGTTCAATTGGTTCCAAGATGACAAAATGTGAACAAATTAAGCATGATATAAGTCTTTATGGAATGAAGCAAGTTGTAGAAGAATATAAGAATCGCAATCACTCTTTTGGAAAATATAAAGCTCCAGGAACTACAGAATGAGTTATTCAGTTTTACATTGTCATAGCATGATGTCTCTGTTGGACGGACTATCCAAGTTTGATGATCTTGCATCAAGATGTAAGGAAATAGGAGCAACAGCGTGTGCTATAACAGATCATGGCAATATTGCGGGTGCGGTTAAATTTTATCAGTCAATGAAAAAAGCTGGCATTAAACCCATCCTTGGTTGTGAATTGTATATATGCGAACAAAGTCCTACCATCAAAGAAGTTAGCAATAAAAAACTTAGCCATTTTTTGGTTTTGGCTAAAAACCTCAAAGGCTGGAAAAATTTAATCCAGCTAGTTTCCTTGTCCAACAGCCCAGACTTTTATTATCACAAGCCACGCCTCGACCTAGAGACTCTGGCGAGATTCTGTGACGGCAACCTCATAGGAATATGCGGCCACCTTGGATCACTATTGGCCGATAAGATAATGGATGACAATAATGAATTAATTAATGATCATATTAATATAGGAATAGAAACTGCGGAAAAGCTCAAATCAATATTTGGTAATGATAATATATTTCTGGAAGCACAATTAATAGATAAAGAAAATCTACCTATTCAAGAGTTTTTAACTAATGCAATTAGAGAGATTGGTCAAAGGACTAATATTAAGATCATAGCTACTCCTGATGCTCATTATGCCAGAAAAGAGGATGCTGTTGATCAAAGAATTTTACTATGCAATAATCTTAAAATGACATTACCAGATATTAGTCGTAAAATTAGCAATAACGAAGATATCCCTATGGGCTGTTTCTTTTTGTCCGACAATTATCATATTCCTTCATTTGAAGAACTACAAAACATTCATCCCCAAGAAGAATTAGATAATACCAATTATGTCGCAGACCTTATAGAAGACTACAACATTCTTGCTAAACCCAGATTGCCACCCTTTGCTTGTCCAGCAGGATATGATCCAGACACATATCTTAGACAGTTATGTAGAGATGGGTGGAAACAAAAAATTGCAAAAAAAATACCAGAAGAAGAACAGAATAAATATGTTGAAAGAATCAAATATGAACTAGAAATCCTACAGGGTGCAGGGTTGTCAAGTTATTTCTTGATTGTGCAAGATATCGTGAACTATGTTAGGAACCAAGGGTGGCTTCCGGGTCCGGGCAGAGGAAGTGCGGCGGGATGTTTAGTGTCGTACTTAATTAGTATTACTAGTATTGATCCTATAAAATATGATCTTTTATTTGAGAGATTTTATAATCAAGGCCGACAAGAAAAAGGACACGTTTCATTACCAGATATTGATGTTGACGTTCCAATTAATAAAAGAGAAGAAGTGATCTCATACATTAAAAATAAATATGGTGCGGACAAGGTTTCTCAAATGGTGACATTTAACACTATGAAAGGCCGTGGAGCTATTAAGGACGTATTAAGAGTGTATGGGAATATATCATTTGATGAGATGAATAATATCACCAAAAGTATTCCGGATGAAGCAAAAATTGCCGACGAGCTTCAAGAAATGAAAGAAGAAACAGGAGAAGCTTCTATTATTAGGTGGTCTTTAGAAAATAATGTAGAAAAACTCAAAGAATGGTGCTATATTGACGAAAATAACCAATTACAAGGACCACTTGCCAAAAGATTTGAACAGGCTATAAGATTAGAAGGTACGAAAACCAATCAGTCAAAACATGCCGCTGGCATAGCTATAAGTGCTGAGCCACTACAAGAAATTTGCCCCATGGTTTATGACTCAAAAAATAATCAACTAATTGCTGGTATGGAAATGCAAGACCTAGAAGCTTTGGGGGTAATTAAATTTGATATTCTTGGTATCGCTATGTTAGATAAAATTATGACTATTCAAGATATACTAGAAAAAGGAGAATAAAATGATAAAATTTATGGATTTGGCGGCCGGGTTGAAGTTCACAGCTAGTCTTAATGGAGGCCCTATTACTGAATATATTAAAATTCAAGAAGAACGAATAAGCTGCTGTTCGGTACTAAATGCTCAGACAACAGGAGCTAATGGTCAAAAAGTACAGTTTCTTCCATTAGCTGAAGTAGAAGAAGTTAAAGAGGAAAACAAATAGTAATGATTAATTATAACAAAATTTGTGTTTTTGATTTTGAAACTGACGGATCGGACCCAAAAGTCTGTAGTCCTGTTCAAATTGCTGCAGTTATTATAGATCCTATTAAGTTAGAGATAGTTCCAAATTCTGAATTTAATATTTTCTTTAAACCAGAAGTTTTAGCTAATGACGAAAACTATAATTATACAACAGACATATTGGATTTTCATGCTAAGGTTAGAGGATCTTCCAAAGAAGATATCCTGAAAGAGTGGAAAGCTTATCCTGCACAGGAACAATCTTGGAGACTATTCATAGACTACCTGTCTATGCATCACACAAGATCAAGCAAGAAAAGCCAGTTTAGTGCTCCGATAGCTGCTGGTTACAATATTAATAGGTTCGATCTTACTATCATTGATAGATTAAGTCGAAAATATGGCAATGTAAATAAGGAAGATAGGTCTGATGTATTTTTCCCTAGAGATGTCGTTGATATTATGAATCTTATTTTTTATTGGTTTGAACATAATAATGATTTAAAAAACTACACTTTAGATTCTATCAGAGATTATCTTGGTATTAGTAAAGAAGGTGCTCATGATGCTCTAAAAGACGTAAAAGATTGTGCAGAAATACTAACTAGGTTTATGAGACTGCATAGAAACTTGGGACAGAAAGTTAAATTCAAAGGTTCTTTTTGCTGAAGATAAAATGACTAAAAAATTTCAATATAGTTGTGGTTGTTCTTTTGATATTATCGGTGAAGATAATCATAAAAACCTACAAATAAAATTTGAACCAAAAATTGAAGATATTAACTTAGACTGCCAAAAAACTTGGGATCTTATTTCTGATGGAAATACCAAAGGATGCTTCCAATTGGAGTCTAGACTCGGCAAGTCTATGGCAAAAAAGTTAAAACCCCAGAACATAGAGCAGTTATCTGCTTTAATTAGCGTTTTACGGCCAGGATGTTTGGAAGCGGTTAGAGATGGAAAAACTGTTTCTAATCATTATATAGATAAGAAAAATGGTTTGGAGTCCGTAGATTATTATCATCCTTGTTTAGAGCCTGTTCTCAAAACAACATATGGAGAAATGATCTATCAAGAGCAAGCAATGGAAATTGCAAAAACCGTTGCTGGTTTTGATCTTCAAGAAGCAGACATGTTAAGAAAAGCTATTGGAAAAAAGAAACCAGAAGAAATGGCCAAGATTAAGATTAAATTTCTAGCCGGATCTGCAAAGAGCGGCATGGTTTCTACACAACAAGCAGAGGAAATTTTTAGTTGGATTGAAAAATCACAAAGATATTCATTTAATAAATCTCATGCAGTATCTTATGCTGTAAATTGTTATTTGTCCGCATATACAAAAGCACATTTCCCAAAAATATTCTTTGCTGCTTATTTGAGATTTGCCAAAGACAAAATTGATCCTAAAGCAGAAATAAAAGAGTTAGTTCAAAATTCCAATGAAATGGATGTTGCTGTATCTATACCAGATATTAGAAATCTTAATAAGTTATTTATTCTCAAAGATGATAAAATATACTTTGGATTAACAGATATAAAAGGATTTGGACAATCTGTTTTTGATAAATTGATATCTACTATAGATAGTAAAAAAATTAATTTAGATAGCATGACTTGGCCTGAAATTTTACTACATGTGTTAATAAACCTTAATTCAACATCCGCTAAGGCTTTGATACAGGGTGGTGCTTTATCGTTTATTGGCAAAAGCAGAACAAGTATGTTATTTGAACTTAGTCTTATTTCTGAATTAACAAAAAAAGAATCTGACCATATTATTAGTAATATACATCATCACCGTACCATCGGAGATAGCTTACATGATTTATATCATAATGGAAAGTCTAATAAGAATAGAAAAGCTATTATATTAGGATTAATTAACAATTATAATAAACCACCATATTCCTTGGAAGACAATCCAGAATGGATATCGGATACTGAAGACTCGGTTTTGGGATGTAGTATTACTTGTTCTAAAGTAGATATGTATGATATTACTATGACAAATACAACGTGCAAAGACTTTAAAACAACTTTGAATAAAGATAATATTATTTTGTGTGCAGAAATCGAGAATATCGGCGTCACAAAAACTAAAACTGGGAAAACTCCAGGTTTAGAGATGGCATTTGTTACATTAAGCGATGGAACAGGAGTATTAGATTCCGTTGTATTCTTTCCAGAAGCATACAAAACGTATCGCAACACACTATTTCCTGGAAATGTTATTATTGTTAAGGGGAATAAAGCAAAAAATGGCGAATCTTTGATCGTAGAAAAGACTTATATTCCAAAGACTTGACGCAATCGCACTGGTTTCTATAATAGTTCAGTGTTTGGTTTTGGTTTTTTAAAAAAGGAGAGATTGATGAATATCAATATTTTACGCGGTAATTTAGCTAGAGATCCCGAACTTAGAGTTGTGAACACCGGCGGTAAGCAAACCTCTGTAGTGAATTTTACAGTTGCTGTTTCTAGGGAATACACAAAGTCAAATGGCGAAAAGGACAAAGTTACCACGTTTGTGCCATGTGAAGCATGGGATAGTGGTGCAGAGATTATAGGGCAGTCTTTTAAGAAGGGCGATTTAGTTTTAGTAGAAGGCTCTCTTAGAAATGACTCATGGGAGAAGGATGGAGTAAAACATAATTCTCTTAAGATTAGGGTTAATAATTTTTCAAAGATCACAAAGCTTTCTAAGAAGAAGGAACAAATAGAATCTGCTGAAGAAGAAGTTGTTAACTTCTGATCTGATTATCTCATCAACAGGAACAAATAAGGGGGATGAAATACTCCCCCTATATTTTTATGTCTAAGAAAAAACTCAAAATTTTAATGTGTTCTGAAGCCAGTTTTCTTAGCTCTGGTTTTGGTACCTATGCTAAAGAAATTCTCAAAAGACTACATGCTACAAATAAATATGAGATAGCAGAGTTTGCTTCATATGGCAAAGTTAATGATCCAAAAGATACTGATGTTTCTTGGAGATATTATGCTAATGCTGTAGATGATAAAGATCCAAGACATCAAGAATACAATAGTTCTGCAGAAAATCAATTTGGTAGATGGAGATTCGAGCGGGTTTTATTAGACTTCAAGCCCGACATTGTATTTGATGTTAGAGACTATTGGATGAATTCATATCAGCAATTTTCTCCTCTTAGACCATTTTATCATTGGGTATTGATGCCCACGGTAGACTCAGCTCCTCAGCAAGAAGAATGGATTGATACCTTTTTACATGCTGATGCTATTTTTACTTATTCTGATTTTGGTAGAGACACTTTATTAGAACAAAGTAATAGAAAAATTAAATACATAGATACTGCTTCTCCAGGAGTGGATCTATCTACATTTAAAATAATAGAGAATAAATCATCAGTAAAAAAAGCTCTAGGACTAGATGAGCAGTCTTTTATTGTTGGTTCTATTATGAGAAATCAAAAAAGAAAACTCATTCCTGAGCTATTTGTATCTATAAAAAAATTAATCGAAAAATTTCAGAAGGAAAACAATCCTTTAGGAGAAAAAGTATTTTTATACTTACATACTAGCTATCCTGATGCTGGATGGGACTTACCCCAACTTCTAAAAGAATACAAGATTGGTAATAGGGTATTATTTTCCTATAGCTGTAAAAACTGCAATTATTTTCAGCCATGCCTATATCAGCATCCAGTGTCTTATTGTCCCAAATGTGGACAAAAATCTTTTAGTATGCCCAATGTTAGTTCCGGGGTTTCATCTAATATTTTATCAGTCATTATCAATAGTTTTGATATATATGTACAATATGCTATATGTGAAGGATTTGGAATGCCCCAAGTTGAAGCTGCCGCTTGTGGTGTCCCAATAGCTTCTACAGATTATAGCGCAATGAGTGACGTGGTAAGAAAATTAAATGGCTATCCAGTGAGGATTAAGCAATCTTTTAAAGAACTAGAGACCAAAGCGATCAGAGTCTACCCAGACAACGACCACCTTGCTGAAATTTTATATAACTATACAAAATTACCAGAGTTTTTGGTAAATCAAAAAAGATTTGAAACTCGTAAATTAGCAGAAAAATATTATAACTGGGATAATATTGCTAAAAAATGGGAGAATTACTTTGACCAAGTGAAATTAACGGGACTACAAGGACAATGGCAAGAAAGCTTAAATGTTCTTCAGTCTATCAAAGAATTGCCCAAACTTAATAGTAATTATGATATATTAACCCAGTTGGTGTCAAAACACTTACCAAACCATCAGATAGCGTCATCAATTATACTACTCAACTTAATTAAAGATCTGGATAATGGTTTTGCTATCAATGGAATGCATACTGAGCAGTATACTATGTCTAAAGCTATTGATATTCTTAATAATATGATATCTAATAATAATTTAGCACAAAATGCTAAAGATAATCATGAGAATCTAAAACATGAAGATTTTATTGAATACGCAGATATGAAAGCTAAATTACAATGAATGTACTTTTCGTAGGTCCATATAGGCAACAAGACGGCTGGGGGTTAGCCTCTCAAAGCTATATAAGAGCCATAGCTTCTCGAACTTCAAATATAACAACCAGACCAGTATTTTTAGCTGGTGGAGATGCTTCTCCTATTGATTCTGATCTTTTGGGCTATGAAAATTCTATCTACGAAAACTATGATATAGTAATACAAAAAACACTCCCACACTGCTTATTTTATGATCGTAGATTCAAGAAAAATATAGGCTTGTTTGTATTAGAAACTAACAATATTTCTAATTCAACCAGTATTGCTTCTATTAATAGAATGGATGAAATATGGGTACCAAGCAACCAAGAACAAAAATGTCTGATAAAATCTGGTATAACCAAACCAATTAAAGTTATATCTCAACCCTTAGATACAAATTTTATTGCTCAAAATAAAGATCATAAATTAGACTTTAATCATATTCTTAACAAGTCTTTCAAGTTTTATTTTATCGGAGAATATACAGAAAGAAAAAATATAAAAGATTTAATCATTGCTTTTCATTTAGCTTTTGATATTTCACAACCAGTTACATTAGTACTAAAAACTAGTATTTCAGGAATGTCTTCTAATGAATCTTATAAAACAATAGAAAAAGATATAGATAGTATCAAAAAACAACTCAACATTAGTAGTCGCTATAAAAAAGAAATATTAGTTACTGAAAAATTGTCATACAAAGACCTAATAGGTCTTCATAATTCATGCGACTGTTTAGTAATGCCTTCCTATGGAGAAGCATTCTGTAGACCAGCTGCAGAAGCTCTATGTTTAGGCAAAATGCCTATTGTAACAGATAATACGGGGATGGTTGATTTTATCAACAATGATAATGGTTTTGTTGTGCAAAGTTCCAAAGTTCCTGTTGTAGTATCTAAACGAACACTATCTGAAGATTTTGATATATACAACGCACAAGAATACTGGTATAAAGTGCAAATTTATGATCTAATAGATAAAATGAGGACTGCATATTCATTGTATAAAGATAATCGTAAAGCTTTTGAAACTAAGAAAAATATTGGCATGTCCCAAATAGAACAATTCAGCTATAAAAACATAGGACAAAAATTATGTATTTGAGCTTTGTTAATGGAAATATATTACAGAAATTCTCTAAAGATAGATATAATATCGTATACTATCCTCAAAATAATTTATTCGACTACTCTTTGATGCTTAATGATGAGTATAATTATTTTATTTTTGGAAACAATCAGAAAGACTATTATATGCCAAATATTATAGATCTTCCACAAAGTTATATATCATTATATAATTATAATTTGTCGATGACTAATAATATTATTGGATATACAACAAATAATCTTAAACAATTTCATCTAAATACTATTATTTTTACGCATTCATATAAGCCTCATTATATTAAGAAAGAGGATGCTTTATTAATTAACAAGAGACTAACTAGAGAAACGAAAGTTTTCTTTTCTGAAAAATCAAAAGAATCTTGGGGTCTGAGAGATAATGCACACGTCATAAAATATGGAATTCCACAAATATTTAGCAATCAGACAAAACAAAAAGACAGAAAAGACGTACTGCTATTAAACTATGAAAATATGTCACATAATCAACAATTATATCAAACCATAAATACCGAAGGATATTCTTGTGATATTGTATCCTCTTGCACAGATGTATCTTTAGACGATATTAATAATACATTCAATCAATATAAAATATGTATTGATTTAGCAGATCATAATATCTTCAACCTAATGTGTTCAATAGCTGCGGGTTGCTCTGCTATTACTATAAAAACACCAATGCTACATAACGAATATTCTAGTGTTAACGGTTTGTTTTTGATGGACTCAATAACTTCTGTGGTATCTCAAATCAAGACCGTTATTGATCTGACTAATGATGAAAATAGCGAAAGATGTTCTAATCAAGTTTTAAACACCTTTAATTATGACACTTTTAAAAATAGCATGAAAACCCTGATAACGCGAGCAAACTCGGAGACCTTTTTATTATGATACCACAGATTAATATAGTTGTTAATAGCCATAATGAAGTTAAAGGATTTAATAATGTCAATATTAAAGACTTAGAACAAATCACCAACGGTTATGTTAATAATATAGTTTTTACTTGCATTGATGAACTTGAACAAGACCAAAGGGATCGTATATTTGTTTCCCTTTTAAAGAAACTCAGCCATGGAGGTTCATTAACTATCAAGTTTCTGAACCCATATGCTATAGCTCATAAGATTAAATCTGGATCAATGGATGGAAGCGGATTTGCCAGTTCAATTAAAAACATCAAATCGTCATGGACAGAACCAGACTTTCTATCCATAGCAGCTTCCGGACAAGGATATAGATTAATCAAATTTCATAATGAAGACCTATATTCTATAGCAGTTATTGAAAAAAATAAATGAACAAAATTGCTTGTTTTATACTATCGTATGAAATTACAAAAGGTATGAAGTCTTTTGGTCCTTTGGGATTATTAAAAGCTAACCCATCGTCCAAAGAACTCATACTCTGCCAAATTGATAGTTTAAATAAACTTTTTGATCATCCAGACATATATGTAGTATCTGGTTTTGGTTCAGATAAAATTCATAAAAAAATACCAAATTCTATTTATAAAATTTTAAATACTTCACATGAGACCAAAAATCATGGATATGCATTGCGTCTATTATTATCTAAAATAAAGCATTCTGAATATTGTGGATGTTTTATTATGAACGGAAGTGTTTTGTTGGGAAATATTAATAAAAATCAAATATTGTGCAAAGATTCTTCTTGGATATTATCTAGAAAAAACAAAAAATCATTATCTAAAGCAAAATTTATGGGACCGATAATGAATGATAAAGGCAAATTAGATTATATTTTTTATGATGTTGGTGAACACAATTGGTGCGATACGGTATATTTTTGCAGAGCTGATTTATTAAAACTTTCGGTTGATTCTTTTTATGACAATATGTTTTTATTTGAAATCATAAATAAGTCAATTGTTCATAATAACATACAATATGACGAGGTTGTTGTTCCAAATGATTCAGTTATAATGATTACAGGAATAAAGGACAAACATAAAATTAAAGTATAAATTATGAGCATAAAAACATTAATACACACAGCTAATGAATCAGATTACCAGTTCTTTATAAGAAACTTATATGAACATGAAGATAAATTGGAGTTGGCTAATGCTAATATACATGGGAATCTTTTAGATATTTATTATCAGTTAAGATCTAGCATAGTAATACTACCAGCTAGCGAATATACTCAAGAATTTCATGATTTCATTACAGAATATCATAAGCAAACTAAAGTAATTATTTTTATCAATACGAATATTAAAAATACTCAGATTTTTCAATTCTGGAAAGAATGTTCAGTATTATGCGTAGGGAGAAGAGAATATTTTGGGGATCACTATGACGAAACCAACTGTTTAGCTTATGACTCTTTGTATGATCATAATACCTACAGCTACACAAACCAAAACAGAAATAATAAAATTGCAGTGCTATTATCCCAGGATGATACCAAAAGCGCAGTTGCTATAGGATCATTACTATATCCAGAAACCAATGAAAAGCTGGTATTGTTCAATAGTGCTACATACTCTCATCCACAAAATGTGGGATTTTTAAATCCATCTGATACTTGCGTGGTATTAAATTCATATAAATCATTAATAGATCTCGATGATAAGTTTTGCTTAGAAGCACAAATTTGTAAGATACCCAATATATCCACAGATGGAGATATATTATCTAATATTCAAAATTCTGTCACTAAAAAATTATGTGAAAATATTGAAAAGTATTCATATGATTCATTTATTGTAAATCAATTTTTACCAAAAATTATAAAGGTATAACAATTATGGATATAGGTTTTTATGTTTTGGATATCGAACCTAGTAGTGCATTTCAGAATCAGATATTATCATCTATCAATGATTTGTGTAAATTAAGACCCTATGACAATATTGTTTTGTTTAATAATCAATTTAATAAACTAGACAATAATCATAAATATTATATATTGCATATTCAACAAGCTAAATATTTTGACGGGATACTATTTGTGTTTGATACAAAGAGCGCTATGCTTACACAAACTTTTCCTTGTCCCAAAAAACAAATACTATATATCACAGAACCAGAGTGGTCAAAGAATCCATCTTTACCATATGGCTTTTGGTATAATATCTATATGAAAGAGCAAAATAATCTTATAGCAAATTCTCAAGAAATATATGACTTATTAGATATTTGTTGGAAAAAACCCATCAGTCTTATGCCGTCACTCAATAGCAAGGAATTAGATAATGTCATCTCTCAACTATAGTCAATTATCAGATAAGCAAAAAGTAGATGTATTACAAAAATACTATGTAGAAAAAAAATTAAGTTTTCAAGATATAGCCGGAATGTATAATACATATGCTAATAAAATTAGAAGAGATGCTAAAAAGTTAAATATCAACATAAGAGATAAAAGCGAAGCTCAAAAAAATGCTCTATCAACTGGTAAGCATAAACATCCAACAAAAGGTAGTCAAAGATCTGAAGATACCAAAAATAAAATAGGTTTGTCTGTTATGGAATCTTGGAATACTTTAAGTCCTGATGAACTACATCAAAGAAAAGAAAAAAGCAGAATCAATTGGGAGCAAATGGATGACGATGTCCGAGCTAACCTAATCAAGTCTGCTAACAATGCTGCTAGACTAAGTAGCAAAACTGGCTCAAAACTAGAAAAATTTTTACTAGATAAGTTATTACAAGATGGCTATGTTGTAGAATTTCACAAGGAACAATCTTTACTAAATACCAAGTTGCAAATCGACCTGTTTCTTCCTACAATGAATGTGGCTATAGAAGTTGATGGGCCGTCTCACTTCTCTCCCATATGGGGAAGTGATGCTTTGGCAAAAAATCAAAAATATGACGAAAAGAAAAATGGATTATTAATTGGTAAAGGACTTAGTTTAATTAGAATCAAACAAGTAAAGGATTTTTCCAAAGCTAGGGCCAATATTATTTATCAAAATCTTGCTGAAGTTTTACAATCAAAAGCTTACAAAACAAATACTATTTTAGAAATAAAGGACGAATAAAATGATGGTAAAGGGAAAGAAAGAGACACTTGAAGAAGTTCCTCAGACACTTAATAAGATTGAAGAAAAGACTATTCCGTCTCCTAATGATCTGGCCTGGACTGACTATGTTTTGGGTCTTTTGTCTGAAGATGAAAAAATTAGTGGAAATCCCACTACCGATGGACTAAGAAGAGTTTTTGAAATAGCTTTAAATTGTACAGTTATTGCCTCGGTGAGTGATGTTGTTCAGACCCCTGAGCCAAATAATGAAAAAAGAGCCACCGTGGTTCACTCTATAACCTATATTTTAAATGATGGCGACCCACAGAAGCCAGAATTAAATGCCGTGACCATAAACGGAGCTGCGGACGTTTTCTGGGGTAATTGTGACAAGGTATATCGCAACTACCCGGTAGCTGTAGCAGAAACACGAGCTGAGGGAAGAGCTTTAAGAAGGGCTCTAAAACTACGCAAAGTTGTGGCAGCAGAAGAAATCGCCAAAGATATTGAAGATCATCCTGATGAGAATTCGGTATCAAAAATTAGTGTTAATCAAATAAACTTTATAGATGTGATTGCCCAACGACTAAATATTAATGTTGTCCTATTAATAAAAACACTTGCAATATCCGAAGAAAACGTTTATAATATCTCTCATGAGAACGCTGTGGGCATTATCAAACAACTCACAACTTATCAGCAGGATATGACTAAAATTCCTGAAGAACTACTAGGCTATCAATCAAACTGGAAATAAATCATGAAAGTATTTTATAAGGCTAATGATAAACTGTCCTTTGAATTAGAAGCTTCTGGTCAAAAAGAAGTTTTTAAAGAACTAGCCTTAATTCAAGAAATATTCTCAGAAGATAAATGTGGATTGTGTAAGAGCACTAATTTAAAGTTTATAGTGAGAAATGTCGAAGGTAACGACTACTATGAACTTAGGTGTGTGGATTGCGGAGCGCTTTTGGCCTTTGGACAGCACAAAAAGGGTGGTACGCTGTTTCCAAAAAGGAAAGATGATGATAATAATTGGTTACCTAATAATGGTTGGCACAAATGGCAAAAAAATCAGTCAGAAAAAAGCTAAAAAACAAAGCAATAGCATCAGAAAAAATAATTTATTTTCTGTATCAAAATGGCTTTTTACAGAGTACTATTGTACATACTATAGTTCTACTAATAATGGCTTTAATAGTTGTTAAAGAGATAGAAAAAAAGCCCATCAAGATCAACCTCTCGTTTGCTTCAACATCTGATCAAGAAAACTTATCTCTAGATAGAGTCTTAGAATTTCCAAAAACAGAAACTCAAGAAGAATCTATTGATGTTTTTGAACAACAAAATAATTCTAAAATTGTGGAGGCTTTAACATCAGTCGATACCTCAGAAGATATTTCTATTAAGGATATAATATTAGATAAGGAAAAATTTGATCAATCATTCATAGATGAGATACCCCTGGCCCATCTAAATAAAGAAATTAAAATCAAAGAACAACAAAATTCTACTAGAAAAAATCATAGTGTAACAAATACCAGACAATTTGGTATAGCAGATACTAATCAATTGGAAGCGTTGTCAAAAGCTTTATCTGATAGAAGAACCACTCACGGTAATGAAAATCTATTTGCTAATAATAACGGGTCAATGGATATAGGAAATAGATTAGCATTAGCTGGTGCTAAAACTGGAGATATACAAATTTCTATAGCATGGAATACCACTGATGACATTGATTTACATGTTGGATTTAATAATGGAGCAGGAGTAACCTCTCACATATCGTGGATGAATAGATTTGGTCATGCTGGAGGAATGTTAGACGTTGACATGAATGCTAATCCAACTAGACTAGTTAATAAACCTGTTGAAAATGTTTTTTGGCCAAAAGGTGGAGCCCCATATGGGGAGTTTATAGTTAGTATCCATAATTTTAGAAATTGGTCAGGACTAGCTGCTGTTCCAGTAATGGTTGTTATTGTTCATGAGGGTAAGACCACAACTTATCAATCTACAGTTACTACTAATAATACTAAAGAAATTGTTAGATTTAAAAGAATACCAAAATAAAAACAATAATCAGTTATTTATTGGTCCCCACTTATTAGCTGGGCAACTTTGATCTTTATGAGCTAACTTATTCTGATGATTAGCTTCGCGAATAACAGTACATCCACAAAGTAAACAAGAATTATTTTGGAAATATTCACAAGTATTACAAATACCTAGCCTGTGTTCTATCTCTTCTTTAGAGCATAGATTATTTTCATTATTGTGATTAACTTCTCTAGCTACTTGGTCTTTTGTGTCTTGTTGTAACTGATCTAATAATGCCTCAGATATTGCTTGTTTAGAAGATCCTGCGTGAATCGGGGGAGCAACAGAGTCTCCCGTGTGCGCTTGGTGAATCTTGGAGGATAGATCTTCCATTTTTTTAAAACATAATATCTTAGTATCCGGTGACTCTAATCCAACGGTCAAACCACAGTATTTACATTGAAAAAGTGGTTTATTATTGTAAAAAGTATTTAATGGTTGTAAATCACAATAAGTAGAATTAATCATATTCAATCCTGTTAGCTCGACAACATGCTTGATCATTATCACACTTAGATGATGATCTATTATAGCAATGAGGACCTGTTTCGCAATCATCTGTTTTATATTTTGATCTTAATGATAAATTATTAGTGTCGCAATGAGAAGAAAACTCATTACATTTAATAGATGTATCTACTCCTTTTAATATATCTTGAACATTTTTAGGTCTTCTATAAGAGTATGTGTAAGACGCTGTCAAAACAGTTACTGTTGCTTCTCTGAATTGAGGATCAGTAGTTGTTGCTCTATATTGGATAGCTGGATAACTAATTGATCCAAAATTAAGCTGACTGCAACTTCCGGGAACAACTCCCTCAATAATATCATTAATATCATATGTATTTATATTATTTTTACAAACAGCTATATTCATATAAGCTTGTTTCATATTAGCTTTCCACTCAGACACATACACTCTATTGGCATCATTATTAGAAGTTTCTATAGGAAAATGCACACCTATATCGCAACCAACTACCGCTGGTGGTCCTAATCCACTAGTATCTCGATCATAATGAATATTAAAGTAATTGCCTGGAGTACATTCACTACCTCCTGTTTTAGTAATACAAGTATGCCACGGGAAAGAATCTGGTGCTGGTTTTCCACATTGGCCATATCCACAATTGCTACTACTCCAACCACGACAACTATTAGCATCTGGACATAGTTTACAAATATTACAATATATAGTTTGACAACCACCCAAACTCACCGGGCCATTTTCATTAGGATTCCCCTGTAATAAATATCCAAGAACACACGTTCTTGTTTCTGTGATAATATCCCATGGTGGAGATTGGTCGGTCATAACAGCTCTATTTGGCCCAACATCGCAGTAAGAGCATTCGCTGGTTAAAGAGTCGTTTACAACAAAACTATCATCTGGAACTGTAACTTTTAATTTAGGACAATTATTAATAGTATTATCAAAACATTGTGATTTATTAGGTAATGATATAGTAATATTATTATTAGTATAATTTATAGTGCAAATGTGTGTGGAGCAATTTGCCGTGTATGGTAAATTATTATTTATTGTCTCTATTTCATAAATATAATATCTAGTGGGTTGAGATACTACACAAGAATACCATAAACATTCCTCATTAGCTGTTAAAACTCCAACTGGTCCAGGCATTGCATATTCTCCTGTTTTATTACAACTAATATTATCAGAGATAATATCTGGATCTCTTAATTTACCAACTAATTTTCTTTTATGTCCTTTTAAAGTGATACTATGTCTAGCATATTCAAAATTATAATCAAAATCACTATATTCATAATTTAATGATTTACAGGCGCATCCATCAATCTTATCAGAGCTTCTACAATACCCATAAGAATAATTATCACATTCACAAGAGTCTCCGGTGCTACTTGGAGATGGTGGCCATTCGCTACCAAAAATATTATATCTTTGATTATCGTTCCATGTATTTTGTGCAGTTAAACTGAAGCATGTGCCACATTCTGATGTAGCGTATCTAGGATTTTTAGAATATCCTATTACATCATCTACTATAGTTCCACTATCGAAACTTTCCAATGGACCATAGTTAGTATTTCCAGAATCAAATTGTGGATTTACACTAGCTCCATTCCAATGACAACCTCCTTGAACTCCACGACTCCATCCATTAGAACTAAATGTAACTTTTTTAGATCCTATACCCTCACATCCATTTGGAATAGAAATAGGTCCAACACCTCTATTTGTACACTCATCATAAGGCAATGCATTTGGAGCACATCCCCCATTATGAGCTATATATACGTCTTTATGACCATATATATACCGAGTATCAGGACAAGGAGCACCTCTTGGATTTGATTCATCTTGCCAGTATGGAAAACTAGCCTCTGTTCCATTTTGGTCAATAATAATAGTAGCTGATGTAATTTTATTACTCAAATTAATACTTTTTTGAGCTCTTTCTTTACAATTACCTATCTGAGTGTAAGTTTGATTAGAAGCTGGGGAAAAAATAGAATTAGTAGACACTACCAAAGATTTTGATCTTGTTTGTTCTTCATAGATCTGACCAGTAATCGATATTCCATTCATTTCAGCTACAATATTAATTTTTCCATTGTTTCTTTGAATGCTAATAGATATGGCAGTATTCTCAATTTCGACAGACACTCTTGCTCCAACAGCAGCTTTACCATCTATCGAAATAGATCCATTAATTTGACGCTCCTTTGAAATATCTGCCCCAATATCTAAATCATAGGGTATATTTTTATATAAATCTTTAGCTTCTATTTTTGGATCAGAATACTTTATTAAATCTATTAAAGTTATAGGATTTTCTGATTCATCTATTCTTTGTAGATTAATTTTTTGTTTTTGGCCATAAACTAATCTAAAAAACATTTCATTAGCTAATGAGTCTGTGTTTTTAACTAATGTTGTATGGTCATCTACTATACTAGAAGTTAAAGTATTTTGGTATTCTTCATTTAATATAGAATATCGATTAAAAGATGGTCTTGGAGTATAGCTTGGATTAGACGATACTGGATAGAGCGGATTGTCTGGATCTAATTCAAATCTTTGAATATAATGTAATTGATTATTACCAATTGGATTATATAAACCAGCATCATAAGAAAGTATATAAGGAATAGTATTACTTAAAATACTAATAGGTTTTGTTTTTTCTACAAAGATATCATATTTCCCACTATAATTTGACCAGCCGACAGTATTTATTCCACATAGTCTACTATCGCAATTACCAACAGTATCAGTATCACAATAAATAGGATATCTAGCAAAAGGTCTTGTAGTAAAGTTTGTTTTTGTAAAATGATTAAAGTTAAATTTATTAGAAGAAAATTGAATATTAGTTGATGGAATAGATGGAGTAAAGGTTCTTAAGCAGTTTTGTCCATTAAATAAAGTAGTATGGTTAACTTCTGATAATTGCATAGGGACATCATCTATTCTTAAAGTATTACTATAGAATACATCAGAACTAAAAGAGATTGCTGATCTTAACATATTACCAGTATTAAAATTAATCCAAAACTTATTAGGAGTAGTTGAGGGATTTATAAAAGAACCCCATTCATGATTTGTTGGAAGATTTGCATGTATGCCACTAATTATAATTGTGCCGGATATGATATTATTGTTATTTAAGAAAGAACTAATATTGCTTCTAAAATTATTAGTATTTTCTCCGGGAGCTGGTATAAAATTTATATCCATAAATGGTAAAAAATTATGATGATTAAACCAGTCACTATCAATTAATGAGTCATTCAATCCAATATTATATTTTTGATGTATGGTATAATATACTAGTCCTGTTTGAGATATATTTAAGGTTTGATTATTTGTTTTTAATAAATAATTATATAGTTTATATTTACTATTATTAATAACAATTTTATTAAAATTATTATTGTAAGTACTATTTGGATAATTATCTCTTAAATAATTTTTATTATATATATAATTACTTAATTCATTTGTTAATTTTTTATCAAAATCTATCAAGTCAGTCCACTTAGTAGAATAAATCTGATTATTTAATAAAGAATCAGATTCTGATTTTAGTGCAGGATTAATATTTTTATATATTATGATTGAATCGATACCTTGGCTTCCTCCTGGTTGATCACTAATTTTAGTAAAATCTAAATATGCTTCATCGTATTTTAGTTCTTTATCAAAAGTTAAAGCAGTATATGTTCTAATGAATTGATTATTATTTTTATTGCTATTATTAGACTTAATAAAATTATTATTTTTATCTACATATTTAATATAGATACTTTTTTCAATAATTTTACATGTATATTTTTCTCGTAAGTTTTTTTTGTTAATAACAACAACTTCTTGATCACAAGTTTTTTTACTGTTGTATACATATCCGGCTTTATTATGCAGGCTGTAGTTGATGTGTAGATCGCTAAAGTTAGTATATAAATAATTATAATCAGATAGTCTATATGAAGAGTAGTTATTTTTAGATCCACCAATGTATCTCCATCTGGTACCATTGGTCAATACAACATCGGGGTTTTGTTCTGAAATAAGATCTTGTTCATCTGAACTAAGATTAGTTATGGAGTCAACCGCAGCAACAGTAGCCGTATCTTTTTCTGCGACATAAAAATAAGATCTAATTCCATCAACTAAAACCTTTTTTATATTGTTAGATTTAGTAAATGATATATGGTATATGGGATAATTATTATTAAAAGCAAAAGTTGAATTACCAGTTGGATAAAAATTATATACAAAATCAAATTCTATAGGCTTTTTAGGACAAGATGGCAGCCAAGAACCAGGAGATATTGAATGATTTTCTTGTTTTAAATATTCAAAAAGATATGGTTCTCCTATATATATACTATCTTCATTAATAAATCCAAAAGTATTTGGAACAGCATATTCATACCAGCCGTCTGGTAATTGTAAGTATAGTCTTAATTTTTTATGGTTATCAAAATTATTAATTTGTTCTATTACTTTTTTAAATGATTGATTGATATCTCCAATAAAAATACTGCCAGAATTAAATGTCTTATCCGATCTAAAGTAGTCTTTATCATAATCTATATAATAGCTATTATCAGTTAAATCATGATTAATAGATGTTTTATTATTAAGGTTTGGATCACCGATAATTAAACCACTATTAGGATGAAAGAAACCTTTGGATAATGTTCCCATAGCGGATGGAGTTTTGATAGCAAAATTTAAAATTTGTTTTCTTGGAATTCTACTAAATTTAATTGGAACAGAGCTTATTTCATCTCCTCTGCCACCAAATATACTATGTGAATCACAGAAATTACCAACAGGAGGATAAAGAATATATTCAGCACCCAATAAACCTGCTAAATATGGGTTCACAAGTTTAATAGATACAGAAGATCCCAAAGATCCTCCTTTGTCTATAAATTTCTTTTTTTGTTGATCATATATAGTAATAGAATCATTAAGCTTAACTAAGTTTGTATATCTTTGATATCCCAAATTAGAAGAACTAGTCATTTCACCAGTTTCAAAATCTTCTTGACTATTCGTTGGTTTAAATAAATCAACTCCCTCCAATATCTCTGCCCATATATCAGCATGAATAGTATCATAAGATGGTAATGTAGCTGACCATGTTGTTGCAGCATAGTTATTTAAAGTAATTGTTACAGATTTTTCACAACCGTAAGGATTTAGAGGATCAATTTTTTTTGATACTACAGATAAGTTTGTGCCTATTGCTGGATGATTAGGTATAGTATTACTGCCTATCATGCTACTTAATTGATCGGATGAAAAACCTCCATATGATTGAATTTTTGGACTATTAACAGTCGAAAGCCCCGGAGTAAATAATACAGGATCGTTGGTGAAAACTAATGGAGAGTTGCAAGTATAAGGATATTCTGGTATAGTATTCAAACCAAAACACTTGCAGCTATCTTTTATAGGAAATGCTCTACAGTTATAAGAATCCGAACTACTACCTCTTAGTTTTTCAATTTTTACATTAAAAATTTTTATACCAACATCTTTAGTTTCAAAAGTTAATGACAAATTACCTTGAGGCATAGAATTTATACCTCTGACAAATACTGTGGATCCAGAGTTATTAAAAGCACTAGCATAAAATATACCACCCTGACTATGAAATGCTAGTCTGTCTATATGAGGATTAAAAACAGAAACAGGATATGATCTTTTAAAATATTTGGAGCCATCTAAAACAAATCTACCTAATCTGGTTCCAGTAACATTAGCTCCGTCGCTGTTATTTGCTCTAAAAGCATCACGAGCATCACACCAACTCTCGGATCCCTGATATCGATCACAAATTTCTGTTATATTTATATTAGGTAATTTATAACTACTATCCTCATCACAACGACTACAGTATTGACTTAATGGAGTACTATTGGTAATAATTCTAGGATAATTATTTTGCAGCGTGTAGCATCCGCTGCTGTATACATACTCTTTGATTAAGCTATTATTGAGATAAAAACCTGCCATTCTAGCAGATTGATATTTCTCCATAGAAGACCCGACACATCGTGCTTTATATTTAGTTTTTGTATCGATTTTAGATTCTAAAACCAAAGACCCTAAACTGAATTTTTGATTGTATGCAAAAACTTTAGAAAATATATTAGCAGAACAGTCTGTTGTGGGAGTACAATTAGTACTATAGAATCTTGTATCCGAGACATTATTAATAACCATATCAAAATCAAGATCAATATAGCATTGAGAATTTAGACTATTGTTAAGAGTGAGTGTGCTTGTTGTATTTGGTTCACACCATAAATATGGTCCATATTTATCTCCTAAAGTATTAATAAGATCTTTTTTGCTTTTTATAAATCCAAGTCCGGCTATTGATCCAATATTTGAAGTTGACATATCCTTATTAAAACCAGAAATTTGTTTAAAAGAATTAATAGTATAGTCATAGTTATTATTTCTCTTTAATAGGTCTATAGTAATTTGATCATATTGTGGAGATGTACACATCAGCGCAGCTAGTTCAAATTTAGCTTTCATTGACATGTTGGTTTCGTCAAGTTTATCCGCAATATTTATTCTATCATAGATATTTCTAAAATTTTCATATAAATTTGCTGATATATAAACAAAATTAGATCTATGAGGTATCACTCCAGTAACACTATTTCCTTTTAATAACTTAAGACCAGATGGACAATTCTTTATTTCATCTGTGATATTATCCGATGATGGAGCAAGCTCTGGGCCTTCGTTGGTGGCATAAAATACATCTCCAGGAGATATATATAAATCAACCCCCTTAATTGGCCGACTATCTATAGCATCTTTATCATAATATCTATACCAACATAAAATACCAGAATTATAATTCCATTTCCAATGAGAGCCTATTTTTTCATTTTTTACAAATATATTGTCATATGTGTTTCTAGAAAAGCCATATGGTGTTTTTTGAAAATTTTCTATAGGTGGTAATAGGTCGTTAATGTTTTTTGAAACTAGTGTCTGATCTGACTCGCCAATAAGACCAGAGAACATAGGATAATATGGATTCAGTCCTGAATATGAAGGGTTTAACTGCGTTAAAATAAAATTACCACATGTTTTACTAACTTGTAAAGATTTATTATATGCTTTTTTATGCTGATCACTAGTATCATATTGTGAAGTTATAATATCATATGGAATTTCTCCGATACTTTCTTTAAGTTTCCAATCAATCATGATTGGAGGAGAAGATGAAAAACTACTAAGACTATTATTTGGAAAACTAATAAAATGTTGGAATCCTAAACCAGGATTATTTGTAGATGGAAATTGATATAGGTGTTTAAAATCATAAAATTTGGTTAAACTAATTTGATTGAGAGTTGGTATCTTTGGTAGATAATCATCTTTCTTCATCATTGTATCACAAGCGCCGTTACAACAATTAGAATTAATATATTGAGATTGTAATTGTCCATAAATATTAATTACTTGACGAACATTATTATCAGTATCTTTAAGTTGCCAACTTTTAGAATATGACATTGTTGGATCACAATAATTACAAATTAAATTATTATCTGTTTCTAGAACATCATAATTATATGGTAATGGAGCACAATTAACTGGATCAAAAGACGATGAAACAGAGCTACCAGCCTGTGAAAGAATATCTGCTTTAGTTAGGGTAGAATCAGTTGATTTAATAATTATTGGTAGCCAAATACCACTAGTTTCAACATTAAAAGATGGTACTAGTCTGCTTAATCTGCTTATGTCTATAGAAGCATTAGTATAATTAGCATCAAATAATAATGGTCTATTATATATATTACAACAACTCATTATTAGCACCTATAAGATTGAAGCACCCATCCACTGCCTATGAATGTAAAGATACCCATATCCCCCTGAGAGACATTAAAACTTAATGGATTGTTATATGTTGTTGTATATCTCTCATCTGTAGTTCCTGTACTATAAACCTTATAGATATCAACTGTTGTTGAGCCATTAATAATTCCAGAAGTAATATATGGGCGATTATATATTGGTTCATAAAAACCATTTTTACTATCATATTTACAATAAATTTGCGCACCTCGTGGTGCTGGATTAATACCGAGGGTATCCTTGACAAAAACTAATCTTCTTAAGCCATCTGGTAAAATTTCATTAGATGCAATATCTCCAATAATTTCTCCTCTAGATGGTTGATTACCTATAAGATCAGTTTCTATAATAATCCATACAGGCTTATAATTAGATCCTACTGTCCAAACTCCAGCAGCAGCGTCCCATCTTAGATCTACCGGCCCAACTGGCCATGTTCCTGGTAATTGTCCCCAACCTTTATAGAAAGAATTTTCTTTATAGGGTTTAGTCCATGTTCCATCAGGTTTTTGCGTTTGATTCTTATACAGAATATTATTATTGGAGTCTTTAACTACGGCACCGTTTTGTATTTTTGGCTCTCCAGAAGCATTTGGTACAGGATAGCCCTCTAGATCATAGCCCCAACCATGTACCATTAAGGGGCCTCGTAAACCAAAAAATCTCATATTATTTGCTGGAGTAATAGGCATTTGTGCAACACCATTGCTAGCACAATAATCAACATAGTTAAGGTCATATGCTGCAAAATTTTTAATAGGATCGGCACCGAATGAAGGTTTCAAAGAGTTTGCACCCTCTGGAACACTTAATCCAAAGCCAACTAAGTCTATGCTGTGAACAGTAGTATCTCCGGTTTGTCTATTTTGAACGCACCCAAATTCCCCACTAGATAGTAAAATAGGATTTAAGGTTGCATAATTAATAATTGGATTGCCACTTATGCCGCTCAAAGCATTTAAACTATTTCTAGAAATAATAGTACGATCATCTCCACTAGCTAAAACATATGGTGGAAACATTTCTTTTGGTGAGGCACTAATAAATTTTCTTTTATCTTTATCTTCCTGTGTTTCACAAAATGGACAAGGAGTAATAATAGTTGTAGTTTTTGTATTAATAATATCAGCTAATGTTGATGGAAGAGCATTTCCTCTAACATTTAATTTATCATAGCTATAGCTGTTTGTTCCTTTACATGATGGACATCCACTTCGAGGATATTTTGTAATACTATATGTAGAACCATAAGGAGTTGGATAAAAAGATATTGGAGACAGTATTCCATCCAAGCTCATGAAAGATTTTCTATCATAATCATCTTTGAATTCTCTTGGTAATTCTTGAATATCCTGTACAGCAACATTGGTAAGATATCTTAACATATCTTTAGAATTATAGTCAGCGCCAAGAGAGTACGGCTTTTGAGACCATTCTGGACCAAAACCCAAAGAAGCAACAGCATCAGTGATAGAACTATTTTGATTTAGTTGTGGGTATGCTCCACCTGCTAATACCTCAAAGGGACTCCATCTCAATGGTTTGGGACTATCTGCAGAGCCGATACTATTTAAAGCAGCAAATGTATTTTGTACTGGGCCGTTTATTGCATTTATTCTATTATTAATTTCTTTTTTGCGTTTATAGGTCTCCATACCTAGTTGTTTAATTCTGTCTGCATTTTCTTTATTAAAGAAACCTATTTTTCTAGTATAAGTTCTCATATTATATGTTGTTGAAATACCACCTTCGCTAACGCTAATGGTTAGATTACTAACAATAGGTCCAGCTGTGGCATCAGCAGTAAGAGAAAGTATACTGCCCATACTGTATGCATTACCATCATTACCAGTAAGAACCACCCCAGGTACAGTAATAGATCCTTGTTCTGTTACTTGTTGATAGCTGATATCGTCTCTAATCCTATTCATAACAGCAGCATCTAGGGGATCCATACCTCCGTAATTCCATGGAACAAGCTCATCTTGTTCTTCTACTCTGGATCCACCCACTAAATTATTTACAAAATTATCTACATTACTATAGCCAGGAAAAATTTGATCACCAACTAAACCAGGATGATTAATCCATGGTCCATATGTAGCTAAATTAAATTGTATGGGAATTGCAGCAAAAGCTGGACAAGCTGCTTTTTTCATTATCGACACATTTTCAGCGGAACTATTAATGGACAAGCTTGGTGGACTAGACTGCACCAACCTACCTGCTCCAGCAATACCCCAATGAAATAATAGTGTATTTATTCCTATATTTTGTCTAATATTATTTCCTGCTCCAGCTCCGTTGGGTCTGGTTGGTCTTCTGCTCATGTCTGGATTGAGTCTGCAAATAGCATCGTGCAAAGTAACAAAAAATAAAGAATCATCAGCATCATTTTTACCGCCGCCTATTGAAATCTCAGCCGGTAATTTCACAATAACTCTTGGTTGATTATCTATATAAATTATTTGTTCTTCAACATCTGACTTAACATACATCTTATATACCCAATTGTCTGGTACAGATACTCCGTGAGCAGTCTTAATTCCTAATGCTGCTCCAGCAAAATTACCTCCAGATAATCCTGCTCTAGCTTGTGCAGGACTTTGGTATGGTATGTAAACATAATTTTCCGAGGGAAGAGAATGTTCAAGAGGAAAATAGAAATACTCTCCTTGTCCCAATCCTGCGCTAGCTCTTGAGGTTCTGAATCGAATAGAATTTAAAGCAAAAGGATTATTCCTAATAGGATATAAATTTTGCATAGCCCACATATCTCTGGTTGCTAATTCTCCACAGGCATTAAATCCTAAGATAGGTTTAATTTTACCATCATCTTCTGTGAATAAATCTGCTGTTGTTGAACCAATAACAATTGTATCGTCAATAACATTACCATATTCTTCCCAGGCTCCATCTTTAGATACCTGCCAATCAGTATATATTTTACCAGATCCTGATAAAGAAACATTTCCAAATGTAATTTTTAAATCTCCTTCCCTATACCATCTCATTTTAGGAGTTCTGACCATATATTGTTTACCATAATACTCCTTAGCTATATTATCAAAAAAATGATGAATTTTTTGTAAATCAGCATATAATAATTTCATATATGGTTGAGCATTTTCCATTTTGATAGCATACGGTCTAGGATCCTGAGACTGAGTCGCTGAAGATTTTTTAACAGAATTCCAGTTTACAACTCCTAGTCCAGCAAGGAAATTTTCTTTATTAGCAAAAGCTCCGTATGTTCTTTTGAATGCAACATAGATTAAATCAGCAATATCTGTATTAAAAATATTATCAAAACAATAACTAAACCATGCTTCAAATCCAGATCCTGCTGCTCTTATTTCATTTTCTAATACAACAAATTCCCCATTAGACATATATGGTTGAGATAATATTGTAGTAATATCATTAGTTCTAAATTGTATTTGTAATTGACCTGTCGCCTGATCCCAAAATACTTTTCTTGGCTCATTCATATTAACAGCATCGGTTTGATCTGTTTGTAAATGGCCGTGTGTTCCAAAATATGGACAAATTAAATCATTATATAACACATAACTAGTTCTTGTTAAAGGACTAGCGTTTGTTGGTTGTGTAGGTACGGTTTCTGTAGGATAATAATTACCTAATGGAATATCAAATGAATTACCAAAAGTAACTTGCGTATTAAAGTCGGCAGCGGTATTAATTTGACCAACTGCTGATCCTCCATCAGTAGATAATTGAGAATATCTGGTGCTCCCCTCATTTGGTACTCGTATATTATTAGCAAAAGAAGAATCTATAGGCATGAATGATCCAGTTCCATTATTAGAATATGGATCAAAAACCATACTATTTTGTTTTATTGCTAAATGTATGGACTGAACTTGTAATAGTCTTTTTTGTTTACCTCCTATATACATAGCTCTAACATTTTTATCAGTAAATTCTTGTCCATAACTAAAATTACTAACTTTTAAACCTTGATTTACTAGATTTTCTACAATAGTTTTAATAACCTCTTTTTGAGGCTGTATTCTTTTACTAACTGTTTTTATTTTAATAATACCAGAATAGTTGGCATTAGTAGAAGGTTCAAATGACACATAAAAATCATAACCAGAACCCTCACAGATATCAGTAATAAATTGTAATATATTAATAGTAGCAGATGGTATATATAGATCATTAGGTGGAATAGGAACTTCGCTTATATCAAGATAAAATAAACTTCTATTGATACCATCAATAGCAGCAACGCTCTTACAAATACCGCAATCTTCAAGAGTAACCGAGGTTCCAGTTGAAGATGTTACTATGTTCTGATCTGTAGTACAATAAGTCCCATCTGTTTTTACTATATGTTTTCCAACTATAAATCCATATGGAGAATATTGATTCTTAGTACCAGTAGTTAAATCTTTAAGAGCATTATAAATCTGTAGAGCTGATACTCCATTAGATGTTTTTCCGGCCGTGCCAAATCCCATACTTTCTAGATAGCCATAAACATTAAATACATTAGGCAAATTACCGTGTTTAATATTTGCAGAATAAGCTCCTGTTGTTAAACTAGGAACAGCAATGTCGTCATTAATACTAGTAGAAATTGATCCTGTGTAATTATCAATTATAAGCCAAGAGCCAGAAAGTAAACTAGCATAACTCCTAATCTCTACATCATATAATGGAGTTCCTCCTTGTCCACCCATAGCTTTCCATCCGTGAATGTATCCTCCCATTGCTATGCCATCAGCAAATTTAAAGTAAACAGGAGTTCCTATAATATCATATCCGTCTCTGATAATATCTCCTTGATCATCTTTCTTTGGCAAGCCTAGGAAGCCAATATCAGGATCTAGCCATAATTTGCTGCTTGATCCATCTGATTTATATAATATCTTACCACTATCAATATCTGTTGCAGATTGTGCTAGTTCAGCAGTAATGTCTTTGTGTAAATTTTTATATTGGTCTACAGATGCTGAATTTTCATCCGCTGATACTGTATATTTCGTATTTATACTACCATTGCTGGTGCTGTTTTCAGTATAATACTGTGGATTGCTTAATTCTAATGCAGATGACCTGAGAGCAGGGTCATTAAATGAATTAGATATTTTTTTATCATTATTTGTGGATGTAACTCTTGAATTTAATGCTCCAAACTGATTAGCTAAAGGATGATAAGACTTATCATCTACTAAACTAACTGTTAAAGTGCTTTGTTCAGCACCCCATCCTAAACTCATATTAAAATTAGTAATACTACATCCCAAAAATAAAGTTTGTTGATATGGTCCAACTTCTCTATATGAACCACCACAAGTTTTAACTGTTCTTGGCATAATTATTAGTCCTAAATACTATGTATAACACTTAACCCATTCCCATGTTTTTTCCTTATTAAGTCTACCTTCAGAAACATTCCAATTAGAAGTATCACTTTTAATATAAGCTCTTATGCCTCCATTATTAATAGTTGATCCAATTTGTGGATTAGTTGTTAAATTTTGAGGATTAAAAGAGTCTACTAATGATGTAATAGCAGAGTAATGTGTCGGGTTAAAGGTAATATCTCTTAAACTACTAGGTTTAGGAAAAACTACTTCAAAATTTACTCTTCTAGTTGATGAAGTGACAGTTCCTAAATCTTGTAATATTGGTCCAAGTTGTCTTCCTAAAACAAAAATAGATGCTATTATTGGAGTTGCAAAAGTATCATCCACAGATAATGTTTCACTTATTGATCCTGGAATTAGGTTTAAAGGTCTATTATTATAACTAAAATTATAGGTTATGCTACCCTCAGCTGGATTAAATCCTTCTGTTATTGAGATTGGGATAGGGTGCAGCATACTTTCATTTCTTCCAAAAGCAGTACTAAAATTAAAACCACAAGAGCTGCTATTAGTAGTTGATGCCGAAGGTATAAAATTACGTGCTCTATTATAAATATCGCATTTAATTCCACTATATCCACTCATGGCATTATAAAATTTATATCCATTATTACTAATTCTAGTATTAGCAGTATTGATTTGTTGTAGGGAGCCAGCCAAAGTATTATTGGTTAAATAGGGAGCTCCTGCTGAAGTATAAATATTACCACTCTGAAAAGGCTCTAATCCTTTGATTGTACCCTGAACAGTAACAGTTCTCATCATAGATTGGTCTAAAGAACTTTCAATAGTAAAAGATTCTGTATATGGTAAAGCTCCAGCTGGAACACCTATCCAATTATCTGTTATTCTATACGACCCCTCCGTATCGCTAGTATTAATGCTTCTTACAAAATTATATAAAGTTAATCCAGCAATAATGCCAGTATATTGTGGAGTTATTGGCAAATGAAAATTCACCCATTCTTTAGCATGTTTTACTGGTGTTTTAGTTCCGCTAACCTCATTATTTTGGTCTGGAATATATTTACCAACAGCGCCTAAAGTTCTGCTAATTCTATAGAAAGGATAATTATTTCCTTGAATGAAGGGCACTGATCCAAATCCTACCATTCCAAAATTTATCGGAGTATTACTATAAGAATTTTCGTCTATTGTTTCTATATTCCAATCATCTTGTGTACTACTAACATAAAAAATACCACTACCAGTATTAGCTATTTCTGATGTTAGATCAATACTATAATCAATTGTTGTTGTCCATTGGTTTTCAGTTTTACTAGCATTATATCTTCCTATTTTAATTCCACTAAATATTGAACTAGTAGATCCACAACTAATATTTAGATTACCTCCATCTTTAGAAAAAACTTGCCTTAATCCACTTTCTAGTGCTAATAATTGATCAAATCCTTTATCTCCGCTTCCACTATAAATTTTTCCTTCTAAAACAATAGATGCTGTGGTTCCTATGTGTCGTCCGCCACCATCTCTTTGAAACTCTTGAGATATTGATACTGCCGGAACAGGATATCCGCTGGATCCAAGAAAAGCCCAGTTATTATAAGTTATTGACGCTGCCATATTTTTAATCCTAAATATTGTCTTAAATAAGATAATTTATCTTGATCCAGTTAAAAGACCGGCCGGATGATTTAATTGATTAATTTGAACAGTAGCTGACCATAATGCTGTTGTATTTGAAACTCCTGAAGCAACTATACTAAGTCTAGGAACTGATCCATTGGTCGAAGTATCAAGATCCAATCTAGTACCAATGCCCATGCCAATTGGTAGTCCTGGAAGTCCAGCAGCAACACCGCTTTGGTATACTTTGGTAGTTTCATCTCCTAATTTTGTAAAAATATTCCCATCAGTTGATCTAAAAATAGCTCCTTCAATAGTCATCGCAGCGGCAAAATTTCTAGAACTATCAGAATTATTATTATCATGCCATAATACAGAAGCTATTATTTTATAATTCCAAACATTATCATATAAAAGACCATTAGTATTTTTCAAAGTAACTGTATTATTTTGAGATTCTTGTCTTGGGTTATCTTTAGTAAAGTCTGTGGTTAAAGGCACAGCATTAGCTCCAAAAGAAGGGGTTCGACATCTTAGATAATATTGAACATATTGACTTGAACCAGTATATTTTTCAGTTTCGGTTCCACTATCAAGAAACGAACCCCCAGCAAAAGCATGGGTATGATATGTATCATTTATTTTTGGACGATATCCAAATTCTATTCCTGGCATTGTTTTTAAATTTTGGCTGGTAGTAAGAGGGTCTAGTTGTGGAATTTTTAATCCATATGATAAATCCCAACTACTTCCATTAAATATCAAAAATCGACCATTTCCATTTACTGTCAGAGATTCTCCGCTTTTATTTGTTTTTGATAGTCCAAATTCTACTTTAAATGCATTGTCTAAACCGAGCGATTTAGCTTCTGCATATAATGGATACATTCCAGTAAATTGTGTTTTTAAATCTAAAGTACTAAATCTAATATTTCCACTAATATCAGTTCGTAGATATAGTCCTTCTGTAGTTCCTTGTCCAATTCTTAAACTATCTGTGGAAATTTTACCATTTACAAATAATGCACTATCATTGGTCTTAGAATCATCTTTTACATAATTAACTATAACATTTCCAGTTGGACCTATATGAAAACCTCTCCTATTATTTAACTGACCAGATTCAATAACTGAAAAAGTATTAGATAAACCAAGATTATTAAAAACAGTATCAATATTATTGTTAGAACTGAGTAATATATTATACTTTGTATTGGGTATATTAAGATCTAAAATATCATTACTTACTACTCCTGTTGATCCTAATACTAGTGTTGACTGATTATCTATCCATCTGAAAGATGTATTTCCAGTAGCCCACGATTTGTCATTTGAAAATAGAATACTATATGGTCTTAAAACAGCATTTGATAGTTTGCCGCTGCCATCTACATACAAAAATGTTCCGGTCAAATTTCTAGGAGCAGTAATATTATCATATACAACTAAATTGTTTAGTATGCCAGAGTTACCACTAGTATTAAAGAAATCTATTCTGTGCTGACTAAAATTAGTATTAAGCAAAACTTTAGCAAAATCTGATCCACCACTGCCTCTAATTTTTAATCCATAGGTTAAGCCCTCATCATTAACCAACAGGCCAGATGATGTGATATATAAACCATTGTCTCCGCCTAAATTAAAATTAAGAGATTTACTAGATGGATCATAGTTAATTTCTGATATACCACTAGCAACTTTATCATTAACCCTATAAAGTAATGAGCCATTATTTCCAGAAGTTCTGAATGGCAATTGCCATGTTCCTACTCCATTAATATTAGATGTTAATACATATTGATCTGGTGATGAAAATGCTATTCTGATGCCACTAGTATGAGTAATTCCGCTAACAGACAAATCAGAAGTTGGATTATTGGTATTAATACCTAGATAATTATTGTTTAAATTAATATTCAATATGGATGAGCTGTCTGTGCTAGACTTAACAATAATGTTATCCTGCACTGCTCCAGAGTTAAATACTATTTTATCATTGTCTAATATTATTTTATTTCTATTATTTGTGCCAATATATAGAGTATTATTGGCTACTCCACTCATGCCAAATCCTACCACAACATTTCTCACGCCAGAAACATTATTATTATATCCAACAATAATACCACTACTAAACATATATCTATTATTAGAGCCAACAATTATATTATCTGATCCATATACTGGATTAGTTTCTGGCCCACCTAATCCGTTACCTTGTTGATATGGCATTACTAATCCACTAATATTAGTATTTGGTTGATTGTTATCATCAAAACTATTATTAATAGAATAATATCCATTATTAGCATTAATAGCTATGGCGTTAGTAAAAGTTAATGTTGTAGTATTATCTATAGAATTTTCTACGATATCAGAAATTTCTCTTATGAAAGTATTAGCCACAGAAGGAGGATTTTGCAGACAAAGGAGGGCGCTGTCTCCTATAGTATATTTATTAGCTACATTCAATGATGGAATAGTAATAGTATACGTTGTTAAAGTATCTGTAACAAATTGATGTCTGATAAGACCAAGCGTATTATTTCTTCCATAAATTAAATTATTTATTCCATGAGATTGATTAGCTGTACCAATAACTATTCCACTAGACACTAATTGATTATATCCTATAACAATATTTCCGCTTCCAAAAACGTCCATTTTACTATTGGCTGTATTAAATATCACAGACTCATGGCCTATAGCAGATATCTTGCTACCTACTGCTCCTAATTTATCTCCAACTAGGAAGTTAGAATTTCCCATACTATATGTGTTGGAAGAGTTTTTAAGATTATTATATGACCCTATAACATTAATGCTGGATCCTGATGCAAAATTTTTATTTCCTAATAATACATTAGTATTACCATTTTGTATTACATTATTAATACCAGCTATAATAGAATTATTTATAGTTCCAGAAATACGTCTGGGTGTGCCGCTTATTGAACCAACAGAATCAATATAGACCCCTGTTTGATTATTCAATACTCCCATTACTAAACTATTATTGCTTGTTAGTGATACTGCATTGGTATTTCCTAATACTAAATTGTTTGTAACAGTACCACTAAGATTATTGGAGTTGCCTAAAACTAATGAACCAGCAATATCTTTAGTAGTATTCGCTTGTCCTATCAAAAGCAAGCTGTTAGGATTTCCGCTAGATAGATTGTTATTAATGCCTAGTAAAATACTATCTTGTAAACCATTGTTTGTTTTATTGCCTAGTCCAATAACAATAGTCTTAGAAGAATCTTCAGATTTAATATTATTACCAACAAAAATACCACTAGTCATATTTAGAATTGACTGATCGGACCCTATGCAAACTAAACTATTGCCTATGGCGCTGGTTGATCCTCCGTATATAACGCTGTTACTGCCGGTCAAGCCAACCATCGAACCAACCACGCTATTATTATTACCTGATAAATTATTAAAATTTCCAATGTAAATATTGTTATTTCCAGTATTACTAACATATGATCCAAGAGCAATACCAGATACTCCAGAAATCATTGAGGACTGAACCAAACCAACAACATAGTCTCCATTTAGTTGATTTGAATTACCAACTAATACATTATATGATCCACTTAATGAATTATCATTTCCTATAAAAATATTATTTAAACCACTAATACTCACAGAATCACCAACAGATATATTGCTAGATCCCTGTATACTAGAGTTATTTGTTAAAGCAAAAATTTTGGTACCACTAAAATAATTAATATTACCAACTGATACTCCACTGATCGCTAGTCCACTATTATATGCTCCTAAAGTTGTGAAATTATTTCCAAGTATATTATTATTAGTTCCAATAACAGTATAAGAGTATCCGGATACTGTATTACGACCACCCAATACTACATTTTGCAGATTAGCTGAAAATACTGGTTTATTGACTCCTCTCTCATCTACTGTAAAAATAATTTCTCCGCTAGTATATCCTGTGCTAGCATCAAGAATTTTGGACATAATTTGTCCATAGACGATTTCATTATAATTAGAGTCTCTACCGGCCAAATTAATTATGGCGGGGAAACTTCCGCTTACTGGGGTGATTTGTGGATTATGTACTAATAGCAAGGTAACGCCAGTGGGGCAGTTAGTGATGCTTTCAACTATTAGTCCGTCTTTGGCACAAGGGGCAACAACATGCAATACAGCATCTGGCAATCCTGTTCCAATTCCCAAACGACCAGCAGAAGCATCAAAATGAACTAAACTATTAATTCCAGTCCCTCTAATACTAAAATCAATATTAGATTTATTATTATTGAAAATTGTATTAATGCCAGGAGTATCAGATAAAGTGATATCCGGGGTTAAACCAGATCCAATGTATAAGATACCAGATATAGATTCGCTCATTATAATTATCCTTTAAATTTTAAAATTATCTACGTTTACCAACAGCACCTTCTGTATCTCTATGCAGATCACCCATTGCTGCATTAACTTCCGATAGAACTATTTTTCTTATTGATTCATCCATTAATGCCAAATATTGTGCTCCATTAAAGTTAACATTAACATTATGTTCACCCTTCAAATTAATAACAGGATTGATATTTTTTAATTGGTCAATAAAGCTCTGGAATGTTGCGGTAAACTGGCTTAATCCATCAGTATTTGGAGAAGCTGATCCACCACCAGTAGATACACCACCGCCACCACCAGTTTCATCTGTTGGTTGACCTCCACGGTAGAGATAATTAACTTTACCGACCTGACCACCATTAGCATATCGATTATTATTAATAGCTTGTAATAATGGTAGATTTCTTTGTGTAGAAGTTCTATTGACTACAAATTCGCCGGGAGTTAACATGGCGGGAACTGTATCTGTTCCTCTGGAAATTGGTGTGAAGGGGAGTATATTTCCTCCAGCAGCAGCATATACCATGCCTCCATATCTTTTGTTTACCGGCTCTTTCTCTGGTGGCTTATCAGCTCCTTTCTCAGGAGTAGGTGGTGTTCCAGCTACCGCACCAGTACCAGCAGCTTGTGTACCTCCTTGTCCTATATCTGCACGGAATTCTGGATATTTCTGAGCTAGACTCACCCAGGCTTCATGTATTGCTTTAGCTTCGGACATAGCAGCTTCTTGTCCTTTTAATAATTGCAATATATTAATATCACCAATTTTTGTATTTACAGCTAGCTGATTACCTTTTAGTGTTGCATATGCTGAAGAGGCATTACTATATACTCCTGTTAAATAATCTACTCGTTTTTTGTCTTGTGTAAATTGTGTTTTTGCTGCATTATAACGAGCATCAGCATCTAATTTACTCCATACATCATTATATTTCTTTTCTAGGTCACCAGAACTGATGTTTGAGAAAGCTGAAGAATCCAAAGCCTCAAATAATGTTTTGTTTGATTCTGCTTGTTGTTTAATAGTTAATATTAATTGACCAGCTGGACTTTGAGATAATGCTTTATCTCTTTGAGCAGTTTCTCCGCCAGCTGCAAGATAGACTACTCCGCCTTTACTATATGCTTTGGTTTGTCCATTATTAATAGCTTTTAATAAAGGAAGATTAGCTTGAGTAGCTGATCTATTAACAACAAACTCTCCCGGTGTCAACATTGCTGGAACAGTATCTGTACCTTTTGGTTCATAAGGAATTAACATGCCATTACTAGCATATACAATTCCTCCGGTAGACATTTGTTTTGGCTTAAGTGATAATGGGCCTTCTACTTTTTCAGTATTACCAATAACAAAATATCTATAATCATCAGGCAATATACCATCCACACCACTATCATTTTTTTGCTTAATCTCTTTAGCTTTGACCTCTGTATAATAAAGACGACGACCATTAGGAGTATTTATATTTTCTGCTGATATTGATTTTATATTAACACTATCTCCACCCATGCCTTTGATGATACTATGTGAACTAATGATATTTTTAATATCTTTAACAAAAGTTTCTATGTCTCCTATTGGTTCTACATCTTTACCTTTAATAAAATCCCATTCTGCTTTGGCCATAGTATTTGTTTCAAACAATTCACTTAATGAAATACCTAATTTTTGAGCTTCATTTTTAACTTTCTCTTCAATTTGAGCTATAAATTCTGTCTTCATTATTCTCAATTTTTCTCTGATATTATCAGCTAATTCAATAGCTTGCTCTTGCCTGGGCTTATTTTGAATAATTTCGTTTAGATAAGTTTGTCTTTGTTTATCAAATTTTTCATATTCTTCTATTTTTTGTTTATTAGCAGTATCTCTAGCTTCTTTTTCTTTTTTAATTTTTTCATCTGTTTTTACTTCTTCTCCTACGGTTTCATATTTACCAGTTTCTTTATTTTTTATTGTTTTTTCTACTCTCCTAACTCCTTTAGATTCTCTATCTTTTATATTTTGTTTTATTTTATCAGCATAGGCTGGATTATATTGCGCTCCCACAATATCACTCAAATCTATTTGTATTTGTGACAAAACATTATCAAAAGCACGACCACCCTCTGCTAAATATACAACTCCTCCAGTTGCATACTGTTTGGTCCCACCGCTATTGATAGACTTTAATAAAGATAGATTAGCTTTAGTTGCTTTAGCATTAACAACAAATTCACCAGGAGTAAGCATTGCGGGAATTGTGTCTGTTCCTCGTGGTTGGAAATTAACTAAAGTACCCTCTGAAGCATATACTATGCCTCCGGTATACATTCTACGAGGAGAGTTTTGTCCTTTATAGCTTACAGAGCTTGTTGTTTTTTGACCCTTTGCATACTTATCTCCTTTACCTATATTTTGATGATAGTTATATTCTCCTAAAATTCTACGATAGTACTTATATGAATTCTGGTACTGAGTTTCTATTCCACTCATACCTCTAACTTTTTGGTCAGAATCCATTCTTGCTTCTCTAACTTGTTTGCCGCTATATCCCCCTTCTGGTGGAGAAACTTCTTTTCCTTCAGCATTTGTTCTAATGAAAGGTTTGTCAAACTGATCAAGAATAGAATCATTTATCTTAGTAAGAGGCTCTCCTTTTGCCAAAACTTCACTATAGTAGTTAGTCTTTAAGGTTTGTAATTTACCTACCATATCATCTATATTAACAAGAATATCTTGTTTTTCTCCTATCATTATAGATCTATTACCGGTTTTAGATAGATTGATTAATTTGCTTAATTCAGTCAAACTAGTAATAGCTGCTCCATAACTGGTCTGCATAATTCCTAAAGTTTTTTTGCTGGTTTGTTGAGTAGCCTCATCTGGACTTTCAATTAATTTTAGTTGATTATAATCAGACAATTCTTTAAAAGCATTATTAGTTTCTCCATATATAGAACCAGCTAATCTAGTGATTTCTAATTGGTCAGATGCTCCCTCATTAATTTGTTTTTCGTCGCCCAATAAATTTTTTGGTCTTCTTGTGTCATAAGCTGTAACACGAATATTATTTCTAGAGTCTGTTTTATCATTAGTATAGAATGCAGGAGTAATAAATTTATTCTTTATGGGTTGTTCCGGAGATTTACCCGATGAAATTAAAGATGCTAAATATTCTTTATATGTTAATTCATCATAATAATCTAGTTTGCTATTATTTGCTGCTGGAATCATTATAGCAGAAAATGGCTCTTTACTTCCATCAGATCCTTCCTGAGCAGAAAATTCTGTAACAGGATTTTCGGACTTAGGCATTTGTGGCTTTGCTTGTTTCTCGTCCGGTCTTTGTAATGGTCGTGCTGCTGGTATACTTCTTTGACTTTGGCGTGCTGCTAATATATCTCTAACCACAAAAGCTGTTTGAGTTAAGCCATTGATACTAGCAAATCTACCTCTCTTGGGTTTTACAACAACATCGTCCAGTTGTTTCCTAATCTGTGCCAAGTCGTCTGGTTTTATACCATATTGATGAGCTACGTCATCTAATATTTGCTGTCTTTTTGCGGCTGCTGCTGGGTTGCTCGGTGTCGCATTAAGGATATCATATTCTTTATTGAAATAATCATCAAACATCTTGTTGGCATCTAGTTTGCTAAAATCACCACTAACATCTATTCCTAATCTAGCGAATGTTTCTTTAGTCTGTGCTTGTGCGGCAATGTAAAGAGGTGAATTATCTGTGAGTTTTGTTAAGAGAGCTGGATCAATGTAGTCTGGACTAGATTTCAATAAATCATCAAAATGAAATTGAGCTGCTTTAGATCGTACGTCTCCTAATGTCTGTAGAGCAGAAGCAACATCACCAACAGCTAATGAATCATATTTTCTTTTTATTGCAATATTATACGCGTCACCAATATTACTATTGAATTTACTTTGAATTTCTGCTAATCTTTCTAATGCAGCCGGAGCGACAGATCTTGCTGTTCGTCTACGGTTATAATCTTCAACAGCATCTCCAATTTTTTGTCTTATAGAACGCCTACCACCAACTACTTTTCTAGAATTTGAACCAGCTTGACTTCCTAAATCATCTGCGAATTTAGCAACAGCATTTTCTGGAGGTATAACATCTGATCCAACAGCCATCAATCTAGTTAAGCTTGAATCGCCAGATTTTATAGCTTCTGCTACTACTTGTTTCGATAATTTTTTAGTTGTTATAGTCGCTACTGCTTTACTGATAGCATTATCAGCAACTGAACCACCAGCAATTTCTGCAGCAAATCCTGTCCATTGTCCAGCCGCATATGCTTCTGGATTTTTCTTAATTTTTTCTTCTATATCTGTTTTCATAGAAGATGGAAGCATTTTATAAATTTCTTGATTTAGGTATTGCCCCAATTGATCACCAGCTAATCCACCGGCTACTGCTCCACCAACGCCGACAACAGGACCTGCTATATTACCTGCAATAAATCCTAGACCACCCAAACCTAAGCTTAGAAGACCTGGGATTGCTTTGCTTGCTATACCATAACCAAAAGCTTTCCAATCCCAATTCATAGGCTTAAAGCCTAGTGTTTGCTTTTGTATAAGAGCTTCTCTATCTATAGTACCTTGAGTAAATGGATAATTAGGATCTCCACTATAAAATTGTTCTTCTAGTGTATTACGAGATATTTTTCTATCACCGTATTTGATCTTATTAGCTGCTTCATAAGTTTGTATAAACTCTAGACTACTAGTTCCTAGTTTCTGTTTTTGAGGATCAAGCTTAGCATATTTAGTCTTAGCCGCAGCAGATAAATATTCTTGTATATGATGATCGTATGCAGCATTATAACTATCTAATTCTTGAACACTGATTTTACCATCTTTATTTCCTCTAAAATCAAGATAGTCAAATATTGTTCCTTTTGCTGTATATTCTTTATCGTCTAAAACACCATCTTTATTAGTATCATATCCATTAAAATATTTTGCTCTATCCATTGGCATAAAGTCTTTTTTAACAGTTAAACCGCCTCTAGCTAAATAATTAACAATTCCCCCAGTAGAATAATGATTTCCGTTATTAATAGCTTTGAGCAGTGGTAAGTTTTTCTGTGTTGCTTCTCTGTTGATTACAAACTCTCCGGGAGTTAGCATAGCCGGAACAGTATCTGTACCTCGTGGTTGAAAATTAACCATTTGTCCGTTCGCTGCATATATCATGCCACCATTTGCTCTCATTTGTGGCTCAGCCATTTGTCGTGCCTCAAACCATTCGGCCGATGGTAGCTGTCCGTATTTTGCAGAAACGCCTAGTTGTGAGTTAGCAAGATTAGCATTGTCTCTGACTTGATCAGCACGGCCACTCTTTATGGCTTGAATTACAGCATCAGTTCTGTCTTTTTCTGGTAGATTCTTATCATAAAAATAATCTTGTCCTGGCCAGCCAACTATTCCACCAGAATACCATGTTAGTAATGAACCTAGTGCATTATCTATATATGATGCTGTTTGTGGATCATAAAATGGCATACCCAAAGAATCTTTACCTTGAGATATGTCTGTTCTAAGCTTACTAATAATATTTCTTCTAGTATCAATATTTGTAAATTCGTTATATGGATTTAATCCAAGATCAACAAGTTCTGCATAAGTTTTTGGTACTTGATTTGTAAAGTCTTCATAGGTTAAAGATCCATCAGCTCCAATAGTTCTAATTTTTGATCCTTTAAGAGATTGTCCTAAAGTTGCTTTAAAATCTGATGATAGTTCTCTACTTGCTGCTTTTTGGAAATTTGCTGAGGCCCCTAACGATCTGAATAATGATTCCATATCGCCATTATCAAGCAAAGTTTTAATAAATCTAGTATTACCACCAGCAATACCACCAAAAGCACTAGTGGCTCCTGCTAGAAGACCATACGCCTCTTTAATAGAATTATACTGCTGCGGACTACGAGCCATATAAAACAAGCGACTAGCATATGCTCCAGCCTCATTAAATACATTACTAGCATATGCTGCTGCCTGCTTGCCCATATCATCGTCTTTTAAAGGACGAGCACCAAATCCGGGAACTCCTCTTAAATATCTAAAGGCCCAGCCGCTACCAAAACCTGGAATTTTTCTACGACCAAAAACCCCCAAAGCTCCTTTTGCTAGTTTTTGAACAGTGTCTTTAATCTCTCCTGGATTACCACCAATAATATCTGCTAGCTGATTAGGATTATCTATGCTTTTAGCTGCCCTAGTAGCAGTATTTTTAGTAGCAGAACTAAGATCTTTAATTGCATTAATTAACCAATCTCCTACTTCTAGATTGGCTCCTCTGGGTATAACGTCATTAAAAATAAGACTATTCATTGCGTCCGGAGCATTTGAAGCCAAGCCTAAAGCATTAGAAAATGATATAATATCATTGGCTTTGATTTGTTTAGATAAATTATCTTGTTTAGTTTGGTCATTATTAATTAAAGCATTATAATACTGATCTAATAAAGGAATAGCTTGAACTTTATTTAATAGATCCCCTGGAGTAAATTCTGAGCTATTATAAATTCTCTTCTTGTCAATTTCTAGTTGTTGAAAAATGTCCAGGGGACTCTTATTTGGTTCTGGAATAAAAATATCTTTTAACTGTCTTGCTGGGTCTTTAGAGAAACTTCTTGTCTTTTCATCCCATAATGGAGCACTATACTTCGTATACTCAACTCCATAGTTTAAGTCTAAATTCTTGCCACCAACAGGAATGGATAGTTTGTCCATTTTGAAACCAAGAGATTGCTTCTTGATCGGCCCATTTTTCATTTTATTAACAACATCTTCTTTAGCTTTTTCTTCAAAATTCTTTCCTAAAGAATCTAAGTCAATATTCATCATCCATGGAAAATGCTTGGGTGCTCCACCAGCTACTGTTGATGTTACATCAAAGAGATTATACAATTGCGTCAACTCTTTATTTTTTAATCCTGGATCTTTCTTATCAATAGCAAATTGTACTCCATTAGCCTTAGCTTGATCCAAATTTAAACTTTCAACAGTGTCTTGTAGTGTTGAGTTTATGTATGGAGTATTTGGAAAGACAAATAATGTGCGAGGTTTACCTAATGGAGCAAAAGTTTTTAATAGATCAACTTCTCCCGTTAGGTCTTCGTGACTAGATGTTCCATTATATAAGGCTGAAAATGATTGCATCAATTTATCATAACTGCCATTTACAGACTGATCAAACTTTACTCTAGTATCATCAAAATCGAGAGCTTGTGCAATAATATTTTTATTTTCATTGTGTTTCTCAATTAAAGAGTCAATTTGACTTCTGTTTTTAAGATATTTAGAATCAGGACTATTACTAGAAATACCGGGATAATACAATATATTATATTTAATGGCTGAAGATGGACCAAATTTTTTCCCAGCATAATCACCGATATCATAAGATGGTTCACTAGCAGATACAGCATCAACATGCCCCATACCAAAATATGTTGATGATTGCCAAATTTTATTCATTGGGGCGTTATTAAAATCAACAGATGGTACTGGTGGTGGACTACCAAAATACAAACCAGCCCTATGTCTTATCTTTCCATTAGGATTATACTCAGAATGAGTAAGTGTAGATGGCTCAACAGATGATGGAAAATCTCCTATGCTATCTAGTTCATTTCCTAAATTAAGTTTATCCAAAGATAATGTTGGATATTTTGCTCTTAGCTTAGTACTATAATTAGCTGCTTCAATTTTAGAAACTTTAGAAACCTCCAAATTTTCTCGACCAACTAATAATTTATCTGTTAATATGGGTTTAAATTCAGCTAAGTCTTTTGATGATTTATCTAAGGCAGTATATTTTGCTGTGGTACCACCATCAAATCTATCAGTAACTCTTATTGGAGCTGTAACTCCAGCAACAATCTCTCCACTATTGTCCCATATATTATCGGTTTTGAAATCTATAAAACCAAAAGTATTTTTAGGAGTTTTATTTAAACCATTTCTTTGTAGTCTAGTAAATATCTGAGGGCCAGCAAGTGCTTTTTCAGAAGCATTGTCTATTAGTTTATTATTTTTGTTTAAGTCTAGATAAGAATCTTGTGTTAAGTTAAAATTATCAGAATCTCTAGACGTGGTTTTCATAAAATCACTAACATATCCACCATCAGCATAATAACTAACCTTGCCACCACTACTAAATTTATTACTATTGATACTTTGCAATAAAGGAAGATTAGCCTGAGTAGCTGCTCTATTAACCACAAATTCTCCAGGTGTTAACATGGCTGGTACTGTGTCTGTTCCTTTAGGAGCAAAGTCAACATTCATACCAGCAGCAGCATATATAATTCCTCCTGAAGCTTTTCCAGCAGCCGGAACTGGCTTATCACCCAATTTATTTTCGATAGCTTTAACATTTGCAGCAATATCCGATAGTTCTTTGTTTTCAAAAGTGACTTTAGACTTTGTTAAAGCTTCTGCAAGAGCTTCTGCTGATTTATTCGCAATTTGTGAAGCTAAATTATTATTAAGCATAGCTAGTTGTTTATTAGCATCTGACTGTGTATTAATAGCCTGTTGATATTGCTGCATTGCAGCTTGTGTTTCTGGATCAGCTTGTGGATTTCTCAGAGTATTTAAAATCTGTTGAAAAACTGGAGATACTCCCTGGCCAGATTCTTGTAACATGCTTTCTAAAACATTTGCTTTAATATTATTTGCTTGTTTATTATCTCCTAAAAATGGCATAACATCTTTCAGAGCACTTAAAGTTTCTTTTCTATCATTAGCAAAAGCAACTTGAGCAGCTTTCATAGCTTCAAATCCTGAAGCCCCATTATTTAATGCTTCAGCATATGCTTTTTGAGCACTTTGAGAATTTTGTATAGTATTAACTTGACCCCTAATATTATTTTGTAGTCTACCAAAAGCAGCATTGAGAGAATTAAATTCTTCTGGGGTGCTAGTTACTAGTTTTTCTATAAAACCAACTTTGCCCTCATTCTTTTGCTGAGCTTCTTGAATTTTATTCAGAGCCGTCGAAGCAATGTCGGTATTCTCTGCTAAATTTTTTAAAGCATCATAATTTTCTCTTAATGCAACATTAGTATTTCTTAAATTATTTTGCATACGAACAAAATCATCAGCTCCTTGTGGACCTCTTTGACGAGCTATGTCTGATGATCCCTCTTGAGCTTTTCTAGTATTATCTAAACCTAAGATTTGATTAGCTATATCTTGTGGTCTTGTTGGGCCGCCTGTTTGTTGAGCAGTTGTGGCTTCTACATTTCTTCTAACATCCGATACATCTATAGTTTTGCCTAAAGTTTTTGCTAATTCTAGCTGTCCATCTGTTAGGATTTGAGTTGACTTTCTCAATTTTTCGTTGGTGTCTATTTGAAGATCAGCTAATTCATTCATTCTAGTAGAATAATTATTTAAAGCATTCTGCCAATTTTCCAAAGCTTTGAGAGCGACTTCTTGCGCTCTCTTACTGCTTTCTATAACTTTAGATAATTGAGGTATTTTTTCCACTAATTGAGTAAAATCGACTTTATCATCTCCACTCTTTCTCATATCTTCTAGAGCTTTAGATACTTCTCCTGATAATTTGCTACTTATATCTGGTGGAAGCTGTAATGAATCTAATTGTTCTTGAACAGCTTTTTGTATAGCAAATCCCATTTTCTCATTATTCGATTCTGGATTTTTTCTAATAGTATTATTAATAGTTGATAGTATACTACTCTCTAAATTGCTTCCTATGCTTAATAATCCTTTCATAACATTAGTACTACCACTAAACATGCTAGCAGCTTGAGATCTAGCAGAGTTATTTTCTGCTCCAGAATAAGCATTAGGGTTTTGTAGCACATTCATGCTATTTAATGAACCTGAACCAATTTTAGCTTCACCCTTTAGTGAAGATGAGGCTAAGTCTAGATCTCTAGACATCTGTTCTAGTCCAAAATTAGTTTTATTAATAGACTGTTCCATATTCTGAAACATTCTTTCCAAACTACGAGCAAAATTACTAGTTGAATTTTCTAATGATTTCATAGCAGCTTCTCTTTCCGCTATAGCTGCCTGTTTGCGAATAGCTGCTTCTGCATGCATACCAATAACTAAATCTTGTCTTGCTTTTTTCTCATCTGCTGTTAAATCTATATTATTATTAATAGATTGAATTTGTGCATTAACTGACTTATCCGCCATAGCCAAAGAAACAGCAAATTGATTAACATCAGTACCAGCTCCTTTAAATTCTGTAATCAAATCACTAATATTAGCTCCGCCCTTCGCTTTATTTGTAATTAATTTATTAATATTTTCTGCTACTGGAGTAAATTGTTTCGCAGACTCTTCGGCTCTTCCTGGTATTAAATCTTGCACATAGCTTGATCTTGTTTGTTCAGCTTGGATATTACCAGTCATTTCACTAGCTTTTTTACCTGCTATCAAATCCTGGATACCTTGAAGTAATCCGCCCTGATTGCCCATAACCTGACCAAAACCAGTAGATGCAAAATAGGCCCCTATTCCTTTTTTATCCAGAATATCTGCTCTATCGGCAGCAGCAGACTGACTACTAATCCCTTCTTTTTCATTACTTCCAAAAGAATCTAACATATTCACCCAAAATGTCTTGGCCATTTTACTATTAATATCCATACTAGCTTTAGCCATGTTGGCAGCTTCAGCAAGTTTAGATGTTATAGTTCTTTGAATATTAATATCTTTTATATCTTTTTCTAATTTGACAAACTCTAAAGCTGTTTCTTCTAAAGCACTATTTAATTTATTTTGTATCATCTTTTTCTCAAAAGCCAATGCTGCATTTTTGGCATCAATAAAAGCCTGACCGACAGCAGCAGCAGCAACAGCGGCGACTCCAAGAGATCCGGCCAATTTACCCAATCCTGGAAGCATATCCTTTACACCTCCTCCAATCATAGCCCCAGTAGCTAGCATATTAGTGCCACCTTGCAATCCAGCTGATAACTGAGCATTGCTGGAACTACTTTCAGCATTAATATTTTGAGCTATTAAACTGCCTATCATCTGAACACCAAAAGCAGCACCCATCATGCCTTGTCCACTCATTCTACCACCGGATCCTGGACCACCAGAACCCCTAGTTTCATTTAGTGTTGCTCTTCTAGTATCAGCTTCTTGTTTAGCTAATCTACGAGCTTCTTGTAAAATTCTATTTCTGTCTCCACCAAAACGTCCCTCTGCTGTGAGTTGTGTTCTTAATTCGCCTCTTCTTCTAGCTTCAAAGGCTCGGTTCATTTGCTCAAATGTTCTTGGATCTCCCATAGCAGTATTAATATATTGTCTAAGGTCATTACCGCTTAGCCCTGCTGTCTGTGTTGGTGATAATCCTGCTGTTCGAGCTGCTCTTCCATATGAAACGCTTTCTGCTCGTCTCATAAAATTTTCATCAACTTCACCTCCCCTTGCTTGACGTCTTTGAACCATAGCTTGTAAATTTTGCTGTGCGTTATGATCTATTGTTTCTAATTGACGGCCACTAACTCCGGATAATTGTCTTTGAGCCCTGACTTGAGTTGCTGCTTGCTGTCTCATATTAGCAAGTCTTGTTTCAGCTTCTATAACAGTTTGCATCGGAGCACCAGAAACTCTTAATCTTAAAATATCAGCTTCATATGCATTGATAGCTGCTCTAGAACTAATTTGTCCACCTTTGCGAATAATTTCAGCAGATGATGATGATGTTACTCCTAATTGAGTTAATGCTTCTGTTATTTCATTTAATTGAGTAACCACACCATCTGTAATGCGAACATTCTCTAAAGAAGCTTGTGCTCCTGGTCTAGCTGGCACTCTTGGACCACCACCTAAGAAAAATCTTTGAACAGCTCCACCAGATGAGAATTGTTGAACACCAATAGCACCGCCATCACTAAGTCCTAAAGCTTTTGTTGCAGCTGCGCGAATTATGAAGCTACCTACTGGTAAACCTATTGGCCCAATACTATCGCTAGTTCCTGTTCCCGGACCTTTAAAAACACTAATGCCTCCACCAGCAAATGATCTCATGCCATTACGATCTGCCCGATTCATTTGTCTTAATTTAGAATATCCTATATTTTTTGCTAACTCTGGAGGAACATAAGCTTCTCCAGAGCTAACTAGTGCTGGAACAGTATCAGTTGCGTCTCCTCCAGTTGAATATCCCTTAACATTTTTAAGATAAGTAACAATGTTGTCTTTTATGGTTGATGGACCAGCTAGTGTTCTTTTAACATCAGTTGGTATATTAGGAGGTAGTTTTGGTTCAAATTTTTGTGAGACTCTACCAAGCCCAGTCATAAAATCAAATCCATTACCCTTTGGTGATCCTACTGCTCCTAGTCTTCTTATAAATGCTTCTAATAAATTGCCTTTAAGTGATTCTATATTTTCTAATGATTGTGTGTTTTCTTTTAATTTTTTAACTCCTCTATATCTATAAACATCAATTCCTTCATCGGCTCTTTGTTTAGCAGCGTTTATGTTTCTTTTGTCGTCGTCAACAAAAATAGATCCTGGAGTTAGTTCTGCCGCTTTTAGCTTGGCAATATCTGATCCCGAAACGGTGGGACCGCCCAACCCTTTAAATTGACTATCTGTTATTGGTAAGCCTTTACTGCTTAACCATGTTTGAATTAAGGGGAGCGTTGCTTTTGGTCTAGCTGTTATTACTCGTATATTTTTTAATAGCTCTGGTTTTTTACCTACTAAAGAAACTAATTGACGACCTAGTACGCTTAATTTGGCTTTACCCAGAGCCTCAGTTACTTTGGGAATATCAGAGAATTCACTAAATCTTGGTTTTTTGGGATCTGCTAAAATTTTATCAGCACCAAAAGCTAATGTTCTATCGAAATCCAGAGCTAATTCTCTACCAGACTCAAATCCACTTAATACTGATCTGACCTTTTTCTTTTGATAAATTATTTCTGCTCTTTTTTCTTTTTTAGCCTGTGCCATTGGTATAGTATCAACAGCCTTATCAAAACTAGAATCTATACTACTAGCTCTTTTTTGATTTTTATATACTCCACTATAAATGCTAACAGTATGTTGTTTATTTGGATCTTTTAATTTGCTGTCTTGTATAGTTTGAATTACTGGCTGGGCTGCAAATGCACTGCCAAATAGTCCAGCAGCACCAAATACTAATCCTTTAGCTGTTGCTTTATTTTGTTTTCTTGTTTGACTAGCTTCTTTTTTGCTTGCTAATGCAGCTTTTTGTTTAGTAAATTCTGCTATAATAGCAGCTTTGCTTGCTGCTTGTTGTGGGGTCGGTGTTCGCTTATTTAGCGTTGTATATACTTCTGTGGCGCTAATACCTCCAATAGCCCCAGCTTTTTCTGCTCCTAATAATTTTATAATCTCTTGTGTTGTAGCAGGTTTACCGGTTGTTGGGGTTACTATTCCAGCATCAACAAATTTACGAATATAACCACCAGAAGATTTACCTAGTCTCTCAAGCTTGGTAAGCATTCTAGCTGGTCTTCGTCCCAAGATAGCTTCATCCGTGTCTCTCTGCGCCCTTAAATCTTTAACTCTATTTGCAACATCGGTTGGTGTTTTTGCAGTAACTCGACTAGGCAGTGTCGATAGTTCAGCAAGGGTTGATGAGTATCTTCCTGCTCTTCCTTTTCTTTTTTGGGCATTTTCTTGAATTCTTGCAAGAATACTGTCTAGTAATTTTGGCCTTTTTTGTAACGTAGCCATATAAGGTTTTAAATAAGCTATGCCTTCTGGAGTAAGAAGTTTTTTCATAGCTTCGATATCATTACTCATAATGGCTGCTCTGGCAGCAGTGCCACTAATGCCGTCTCTAGCTATTTGCATTGGTTCATAACCCTGTGAGCGATATCTGTCCATGGTAGTAGATGGCTTATCATCGCCCATATACGCAATGTTCTTTTTATTTGGATTTGGAACGATATAAGAATCATCTCCAACTTTAAAAACATTAGGAATAGAACCCGGAGCATTCCCTTTTGGCGCAGCAGAGACATTAAACCCTTTTGCTCCAAATACTTTTTGAGCCATTCCTACTCTTGAAGGTCCACTGGATGATGTTTGGGGTAAAATTGCTGTTCTTTCTGTTTGATCATCTCTCTTGAAAGGGTCTACAGGAGTATTTCCAGAAACGTATATCACAGTATCTTCTGGTCTAATCTTACTTTTCTTTGCTCCCTGCATTACTGCTTTCACATGGCCAGCTGTTGTTGGTCCTAAATTACCAGAAAAGACTGCTGTTTTCTCTGGAGTTCTTACTGTTGGTTGATTAGTTCGTTTTTTACTAAAGTTAGGACCAATAGCATATGTTACAATTTTTTTTTGATCGATTCCAGAAACTTCTTTAGCTGCCATATAAGCTTCACCAGCACCACTATCCAAAGAAGCTCCTTTAGTAGCTCCTGCTTTTCTTCCAAACAAACCGACACCAGTTAAGTCCCTGCTTTTACGATTCTCAATTAATACATTTTGAGATTCTTGAGTTCTAGATGATAAGTTGATAATTCTATCTGATTGAGTTAAAAACGCTTTTTGATTTGGTCCAACAACAGAAGTTGAGTCAATTATGCTATCTGATCGTAAAATATCTGCTTCTGTTAGAATTGGATATCTGTTAGTTTTGCGTAATTTTGCATTATCTGCTTCTTTTGCTCTTGCTCCACCTTGAATAAAAGTGCTCTTACCAGAACCAGCAACTCCATATACTGTGCTTAATTTCCCTAAATCTCCAGACTGTCTTCTCATAGCAGCCATACTAGATAGATGTGATTTATATTTATGCACATCTGTGATCTTCAATCTTTCCATTTCTTTTCTAACAATATCCATATTAGATGAATCATTTAGAATATCTCCATCTATATATCCAATATTGCGAATAGCAGTACCTCCAACTGCAAATTTTTGAATTTTTCCACCAAAACTAAGTTTATACTTGCCTTGTTTTTTTAACCATGAAATATAATCCGATTTATATCCATTTACATCTTTCATGTCAGATCCATGGATAAGATTAATAGTTCCTAAATTTATAGTATCTATAGAATTTTTATTTGGGCGATTCTCTTTAAATCCTAAAGATCTGTATGGAGTATTTTCTAGCCTATATCTTATTAATTTACCAAGTATTTCGTTATCGCTTGTAGAGCCAGATTTAAATTTAACCTCATAAATATTTTTACCTTTAATAATATCTATAGGAGCATTACTAATATCACTATATCCATTTGCTCCACCGTATTTCTTTGCTCCTTTGCCCATTCTTTGTCTAACTAAATCTTCCATTACTGAACCGCTTATAGCATCAAATTTGCCTCTACTAGATGATCCCTTTAGTCCTATGGGAAATTTAATTCCATTTCTCTCTAATCTATTTGTAATCTTAGGATAATCTTTATCTTGAAAACCATAATCCTCAAATGTCTTTTTTTGAATATTTGCAAAAACCCTGTCATCATTCTCTATGAACTTTTCAGATTGGTTTTGAAAAGTTTTAATTCTTTGTCCATTATCTGATCTTTTAGTTAAACTACTTAGTAATACTGGTTGAGTTAAACCTCCTGAATTTAATCTTTGTAGGTTACCAACGCCAATAGCTTTTACCGCTGGTTTGCTCATGACAAACTCACCAGGAGTTAATTTTGCAGAAACCGTGTCTCCGTTACCAAAACCAGGAACGTAGCCTCCAGAAGCAAAGTGTCTAATGGGTCCACCTTCAGCAGCTCTTTGTCCCGGTCCAACACCCCTAAAACCTCTTCCGAAACCACCAGCAAACTGAGTAACAGCCTGAGCCCCTCTGAGAGCAGCAAATAAACCAAGTAATGGAACAAGCCCCTTAGCTGCATCAGCAACTTTAATTAAGGCGCTAGCAAGATCTAGTCCTACTTTAACGATATTTTGAAAACTATCTGTATTTCCTATGCTACGAATTAATGCTAAAAATTCTTGTCTGACTTTTGCTATTTGAACTGCTAATGCCTGTTGTCCTTTAGCAGCATCTACAGCTAATGAACCTTGTCCTTCTTGGGCAACTTTTAATGCTTCTTGAGCAGTGCCGAACTGTTGAATAAGTGGTAGAACTTTACCAATCTGGCGGAAACCACCAAGTTCTTCGACTATAGAACTAAATTTCAGATCTCTAGGATCTAATTTGCCCAAACCTTCGCTAAGTCTTTGTACTGCTATATAAGGCCCAACGAATTTACCTTCTAAATCTGTCAATGTTACACCAAATTCTTTAAGAGCTTCGATAGTATCTGCTCTTTGAATTCTGGTAAAAATTGTTCTTAAGCCAGTAGCAATAGTTTCTGCGCTTTCACGAGTTGTGGCTCGTATACTAGTAAATACAGATATGAATTCATTTAAGGCTTGGGTTCCTTCGCTGACTCCTCTGCTAGAAGCTGCAAACACACCACCAGTACGTTGAATAGCTGTTATAATATCACTAGCTTCAACAGCAAATTTAGCCGATACTGCGTTGATGGAACCTAAGGCATTTTCTAATTGGCTACTACCTATATTAAACTGTCTCATTAGAGCAATAGATCCTTCAACAGTTTGATTCATGTCATCAAATGACGGAGCTAATGCACTTAGAGCTAATGCTTTTAGAGCTCTTTCAGTATCTTTAGCTGTTAACCCAGCTTGTGCTAAAGTTAATGTCGTAGAAGCTAATTCTGTTGATGAAACACCCAAAGAAGTAGATAGTTTATTAATTGTAGATGTAATATCTCCTAGTTTATCTTTAGCGTCACCAGTTACCTGACTAATTCTTGTAAGCTGTTGATCATATTCAATAAATGCGCTTACTCCATTCTTAAGAGCACTGGTAATACCATACGCCACGCCAGCCACAGTGCTAAATGCTGCGAAGCGTCTGATAGCTAGTCCTGCTTGTCTTCCGAAATTTTCTATTTCTCCTGTTGCTCCATTAATAGCTTGGCCGGTTCTAGCAGCATTATTGCCTATGTTGCCTAAGTTGGTATTAAGTGATTGTAATCTAATGCTAGAAGCAGACCTCATAGCTGCTGCTAAAGCATCTATAGAACTTGCTGCTGCTGTAGCATTAGTTGCTGTCTGAACCAATAAATTATTAAGTCTTGTTAAATTAGTATTATAGTTATTAAGTGTTTGATTAATACCAGCATTTAATCTTACATTAACAGAAACATTCAAATTGCCTAGTTGATTTCTGATTCTCGATCTTATTTGATTAACCGAAGAGGAAGAAACTGAAACTCCTACAGGAACTACTAATCCACTTAATTGTTGCTTTATACTTTTACCAGCAGATTTAACAGCAGCTGTGCTAACTCCAATATTAATATTCGCAGATATAGAACTTAGTGCTTTTTTAACGTCATTAACTATATTTTTAGTAGAAGTCTGATCAAGTTTGATATTTACATTCCCTGTTATTGTTCCTAGCTGTTTTTTTATCTCAGAAGATATAGATCTGAGATTGCTTTTATCAAGAACAGGAGTTATTGTTGCTGATACTGATCCTATTTGACGACGAATATCGGACACAACCGCCTTAATATTAGACGGTCCTCTTAGGTTAAGTTCTGCTGTTAGATTAAATCCTTTTGCCATAATTTAAGTACTCTCAAAAAAAGAACACCATGCTGCTACTAAACAACATGGTGCTCTTAACTGGAAAAACATACTATTAAAAATTATATTAACTAACTGAAGATTCAGCTGTATTGTCCTTGGTTTCTGGTTCCGTAACAGTTTTAGGTTCTGTGGTAGTATCATTTAGTTTAGTTTCTTCTGGTTTAGCTTCTTCTAAAACTACTGGTTTTCCTTCTTCGTCCAAAAATGGTTCAGCATCTACAATATAGTCACCCTCTTGATCTACTAAGTTACCATTCTTATCAACAAAATGACCTTCTTCATTAATGAATCTTCCATTCTCATCAATTAGTCTATTCTCAGAATCTACTAATCTACCTCGTTTATCAATTAGTCGTAGTTTTTCATCTACAAATTTATATTTCTGCAAGAATTTGTTTTCAGGCAAACCCCTCTCAAAATTATTATCCAATCCGTAAATCATACTGGCTAATTTTTGAGCACCTAATAGAGCCACTGGGTCGTCAGCTCTATTTAGATATTCTTCCAAGTTTTTAAAATACGGTTCATTACTATCTTTATACACCACACAAGCTGATACCAAATAATTAAATCTAGCATTATCAGCTTGACCTTCAGCACTATGATTATCTAGTGAGGTACGAACACTAATTAGGTCGCGTATTTCTGATCTTACTTCCTTCATTTGTAAAGCAAGATCTTTAGCGTCTTTTAGACCGAATCCACCCTTTGCTAACCTTTTTTCACCATCCAACAACTCTTGTTGCAAGGATGTGAACTTGGCCTGTTTTTCTTTATTCCACAGTCCTTGTTCTTCTAAAAGATCATCCATTTTTGCCCTAACAATACTCTTGCTTTTAATAGCGTCGGTAAAAGCTTGATTATAAGCTTTCTGAGCCTCTCTTTGGTCATTAAGAGACGGTGAACGTACTAGAAAATTCTTTTCGGTTCCATTAACTACTGCACTAAAAGTTTCGGTCTTCATAATTAATTGTCCTTCCTGTTTTGGTTATTATTAACCTTAAATGAATAATTATATTGATTTTTAAATACTCCACCATACTTATGAAAATCTTCTTTAAGATTTCTCATTTGCTGATTACCATGATTAAGAATTTGATTTCTTGTAAATTCCCAAATATCAGCAAAATATTCTTCTTTTTCTGTAAGGTCTCCATCTTTATTGTGGCCCCATAGATATCCTAAATTTTCTTCTATGCGAGCTAGTGTTCCTATCATGGTGGTCTCTATTCTTCGTTCCATATAAAATCGTAATCTTTCTGGATCATACATAATTTATCCTTTATCCTTTTAATTGTTGAATAATCTTTGCTTTAACATCGGGAAGCTGTCCATCACTAACTGGTTTATCGCTAGATAATACAAAATCCACTTTTTGTTTTATTGACGATAATGATTTTTCTGAATTTAATCCCAAAACGTCATCCGCCTGTTCCTTGCTTCCTGCCATTAAAAATACCTCTGAGGCATTTTTCATCTTTCCCGTCAACATACTATCTACACCCTTTTCTTGTTTTTGTTTTTGATTTTCTTGTTTTTGATATAACATCCAACCATCAAGAGCATCATCATCTGCTATTATATCATCTTTTGGACAATCAGGATGTTCATATATTTTATCATACATACAAGATATGTTTATCAAACTTTTTTGTTCTTCTGACCATTCTTTAACTGGTTCATCTAAAATATTGCTTTTATTATTACTCCAATAATTTCTCCAATAATCACTTCTTGCTATTTTTTTATATGTGGTAATATCTATTATATTTTTAGATATATGAGATACTATATCATTAAATAAATTATAAAGAATGGGTTCTTTTTTAAATACTAGTTCATTACTATCATGAAAATATAAAGTATTAGATATGATATATTCGTTTCTGATATTATCACAATAATGTTCCAAAGTTAAGTAATCTAAACTATGTTTTTTATTGTATGTTTCTTGAACATCCTGTTTTAAATTTTTAATTTGAGACTGTATTTTTTTACGTTTAACATTATCAAAATATTGTTGAAATAATGAAATTTTAGTTTTGTCTAATAATTTTTCTACTCTAGATAAATCTGATTTATAATTATAGTGTAATATATTTAATTCAAATAAAAAGTGTTCAATATCTTCTAAAAACCAAAAGTTATTATATAAATTATCTTCATATGTTGTGATATACAACAAATCCGCTCTCATTTTTAGAGCTAAAGAAGGTTTCCTAAGTTCATAAAAATTATCTTGATAACTAAATATATAATTACCAGATAATATCCTATGAACTAGTATTTCATTATTTCTGGAATCATTCACATTATATTATCTTTAGAAATAATAGAAGCCTGCAAGCTAGAAATGTCGCTTTCACGATCTTCTAGTTTTTTTTGCAGGCTTTCTATAATTTTCTGACTCTGTAAAAGATCCAGATACATTTTGCCAATAACGGCAAATATATCTTCCATAAAAATTTCCTTTTGTTCTATCAGGTGTCGATAGCAACTCCTGTTGGACCAGTATATGTAAACTCACTATAGGTTTTATAACTATATGTGATTGTAGCATTACCACCACCAGTATCACCACCAGTATAATTTACTGTTGTGAGCTTGTTCTTCTTGCCAAGATCGATTACTGTGCCATCGCAAAGTCTGACTATAATTTCCTTATTAGCAAGAGCTTTGGGATTACTGCAGTCTCCAGCTCCCTGACTAACTCCAACAGCGTCACCATGTTGTGTGGCAACTACTTCAATTTCTGTTGAAACTTCAACTGGGAACTTGATATAACGATAGTATGGAGTTCTTTGGCCTAGGGTACGAATTTGTTCGCGACCAAGATTCATACTAACCTTAACACTATTGATCTTAACACCTTCGGCAATACCACCAGAACGAGATGTTAAGTGACCGTCTGGTTCACTTGCGCCACCGGTTGGTAGTACTGAATTATTGCTCCATAAGCCACGACGAAGAATACCACGGTTTGGTGAGGTATCTGTAACATTTACTGTATTAAGAGGAGCGAGGGTTCCGGCGGTTGTGCTCCAAGTTTTATCATTACTCACTAATGTTACTTCTTCTGTGAAGTTGCCTTCTGTTGGGAAAGTATAACTAACAGATGATAAATATGCTGGGCTGCACTCAACACTAGCTGTTGGAGTTCCAGTAGCAGCACTATCAGTATCAGGATAAAGCTTTAGTACAAAACCACACTTTGTATTAGCTAATGAACTTAACGATGAAGAAACACCGTCCTGTGTATTCATGGTTAAACTATATAGAGTTGGAGTTCCATCGAGAACTTTATTTAAAGTTACTTCAACTTCTGGAATTTCTTCATAGTTATCATATAGCTGGATTTGTCCGAGTTGATAAACTGGCTCTAGATTAAAGTTGGTATTCATACCTACACTTTGCAAACCTTGTACAGTATGTAAATCTGAGCTATAAGCTCCAGCGAGGTCGGTTGGGCGTTTGATACCTACAGCTTGAACAGCATAATAAATACGATTTGACATGTTTGGATCTCCAGTTAATTGGCTAAATGATAACTTCTGTCGTCAACCTTATTGTACACCAATATAAACTTTTATTTTGACTTTCCATTTCTGAAATTGATATTTCTTTAAAATAGCATTTGTGCCATCTATAAGAAGGATTTGTTACCAAGTCATGATAGTTTTTACCATCATTATTTAAGCTGCCTCTATAATCTAGCGGATTAACTCCACTATTGACAACTTTATTAATATCGTATAACCAAATGGTTTTTTGCTTTTGTAATCTTATTATATCAGTAAGATGGTTTTTGTCATGCGAATTTTCTGCAAAAACATGCAATAAAATATCCTGACTAACAGCAAAGTCAAAAGCTCCTAATTGCCATGGTTGAGAAAAACTCCGAGCAACAGGCTCTATAATAATACATGGCATTTGAATTCGATGGTTAGATGATAAATTATAAGAACCTTTATCTCTTTGTTCCAAAGCTGGTGAGGGCTCATAGGTTAATCCCTGCAATTCGACCCAATATGGATCAGAACTACTTTTATAGGTTTGGCACCATCTATAAGAATGTTGTAATTTAACAGATGTTGTAGGGATTAGGGGCTTATTAAAAACTACCTGACCAAGAGGATAATTAATATAAAACCCTATTGATCCGCTTCCTGTGGGGGCTGGATAAGAAACATTATTAATGTTTATGTTAGTGATCTTATTCGGTTGCGAACCATTATAATCTACTCCGGTTTCCCAAACCCAGTCTTTTTTAGCGCTTTGCCATAGTTGACCCTTACCATATCCTGGCTGGTCAGATGGTTTTAGTTCATGAAAAGAACCACCATATAAGCCACTAGTGGGAATATTAACATTGACAAATCCACCAATATTTAATAGTCCCCAATCTAAAAACGTTTTAAGGTTTTCTTCTAGTTGATTTAATAAAGAATGTTGACCTATGTTTTCCACATTATTAAATCTAGTATAATTTGTAGACTGAGGGCAGCAGTTTGCGACATGGTTTTCACAATTACTCAGATCATTTCCACAATTTTTATATCGTATAGCAATATCAAAACATCCAATATTATCCGAATAACCTAAAGATGAATTCAAATCTGAAATTCCCAAATATAATAATCCAGATGAACTCGGAATATTGTTATAGTGATTTCCTATAAAAAATGGAGATCCGCTTATTCCTATTTTACCTAATAGCGCTCCACCATTAAATCCTGTTTCAGGATCTACTGGGGATATGGTAGACAAATATCCATTTGGGCCTGTTGTTCCTTTTGATCCGTTTCCATAAAGATCTATAAAACCGGATGCTGATATTTCTAAATTTTCTCCATTAGTATTATCTATATATATATTTGTATTTAATGGAGGCAAACCTCCTACTCCGCCATATCCTCCATTATTTCTCCAATTGGTTGCTGCATTTATCTTGTAATAATTTGTGCAATTCATATGTTTTTCTCAACTTCTTGTTGGATCAGATTGGGTATAGAACTATCTAATTTATCTAATGCTCGAACAACCCAGTTATTGTTGGATGTTCCGTTAAATTCCGGAGGAACTCTCCAATTTTGTTTGGATGGTTTCATGATAGCTAATCCTGTTCTCGAATAAGGACTAGGACCAACTTGAACTTCATAATTTCTAATAATAATTTTATTACCATTCAGTAATAACCACTCTAACCATGGTAATACTGTGCCTTTACTTTCGTCTACAACCTGAGCTGCTGCGCTACTAAGAACGTCACTATAATCATCCTGAATCATATTAATAGTAAATCCACCCTTTAAATTATATCCAACAAGAGTGACCGGAATAACTTCAACAATCACATGATCTGTCCATATTTTAACAATCTGATTAACTTTTTGAGCAGATTCTGGGATACCAAATTCATACTGTAATTTTCCAGATAATAATGATTGATATTCTGGCTCGGTAGTTATAGCATTGTATAATGCTCGTGATATAGATTCTTTTAATGGATTAATTGATCTACGAAAAGCTTCTGATATAGTATCTTTGATACTTGCTAGAATTTTATTTTTAATATCTGCTTCTGAGTCTAATAGTTTTAAATCTATTTTCATAGCTAAGCCCTAGACCACATGGTAATAATGTATCTGTTATCTCCCAATCCACAAGGTTGAGGATCTCCAGCAGTAGCATAAGTATATCCACCATAATTAGCAATATTTTTATCTATGGTGATATATTGTGCATTTTTAAGTTTGGGTAATAATGATATATTGCAGATGGTCTGGATCATGCCCCCAGCTATGTTCACAGAATCGTGGGACCAGTTGAACCAATATTTGCTATCAAATAACACAGCCAGATATACTATTTCTGTTTTAGCACTATCAATAAAACCAAAACCATTACATACTGGACAAATACTATTATTTAAGAATGGGTTAGGGCCTGTACCATTGTACTTATTTAAAGATCTTTGTGACATAGGATCATAAATACAATTGGAGCACAATTGATTATTTGATGAAGCATATGTTATTTCGCATGGTACAGATAAAGCGTTGTTTGCTAATAAAGCGTCTATGGCTTGATTGAAGGTGTTCTTAAACTGTGAAGAAATTAAACCCTCAAATATATTGGTCATTTTGAGTTCCTTTTTTGGTGAATTACAATTAATTACACCTTATTAGATAATACCAAATATAAGAGAGGGTTTTAATTGGCCAATCAAAAGCTATTCGCTAGCTGGTTGATCGGCGCCCTCTGGAGCTGGAGGAGCCAGAGTTTCTGCTATCTTTTGTAGCTTCTCAAAAAGAGAACCAATTGGTGTCATATCTACTGCCTTAAACACGCCTCTTTGAGATGCTGCATCAATAACAGCTTGTAGATTCAGGATGTCTCCGAGAGTCAAGTCGGTAAGTTGCATATTTTCATACTCCTATAAATTGATAAAACAAGTCCTAGCTATTAGTATAGTAGTTTTCTGTGAAATAATTGTCAAGTGACTGGTATTTTGTAACTATTAATGATTATTTTAATTAAAACTTACTGTTCCTATTCCTGCTGTAATAATACAAACAGTATCTTCTCCAACAGAAGTTGTTGTTGCTGTTAATCCAGGACTTAGGGTAATTGTAAAAATTTTTGAATACCGTAGGACAACAATACCAGATCCTCCATTACCACCAGCAGTACCAGCTGGGATAGTATTTACTCCTCCTCCTCCACCTCCACCTCCAGTGTTTGGAGCACCGGCAGTTCCAGCATTACCTGTTGAACTCGACCCACCTCCTCCACTAGTAGCGACACCAGCGCCGCCAGTAAATCCTCGTTTATCAATACCTCCAGCTCCGCCACCGGCGCGACCTATACTTGAGCCAGTTATTGAACTGTATACTCCAGCTCCGCCATTAGCTGTTTTGCCAGCTATAGCTGTATCGCCAGCACCACCCGCTCCACCGCCACCACCCGCCGCTCCAGAATTATTTCCAGCCTTACCAGTACCACCACCATAACCCTGACCAGAAGTTCCGCTAGCTCCAATACTACTACTATTATCTCCACCAGAACCACCGCCGCCGCTTCCGCCAGAGCCTGGAAGTAATGTAGCTCCTGCTCCATAACCTCCTCCTAATGCAGTAATCGTTGCAAATACTGAATCACTACCCGCTGTAGCATTTGCTATGCTAACAGCAGAACCACCAGAACCAATTGTAACTGAGTAATTTGTTCCAGTGTTTAATGTAAAATTACTTTCCGCGATAGCTCCACCTCCACTATTTTCCCCAGAAAAACTGCATCTATACCCACCAGCACCTCCGCCAGAGCCACGATTACCACCGCCTCCACCTCCACCGGCTATCACTAAATAAGCAATGGAAAAAGTTGATATTGCTCGTGATGGAACATTCACTAAACCAGCACCCTGTCCGTGCCATGAGCTTACTTGACTAGATGATAACATACGACGTAATAGATTAGACATTAAGAAATCCTATTTACATAACCTGAAATAGTAATAGCATTAATAGAACTTGCATAAGCCGCTATAACATTACCGGCACTACCTGTACCAGTAAGAATTAATCCAGGAATAACAAGTGTTAAACCTGAATTTGGTGGTATTGTGAGCTTTATCTCATTATCAACAACTGTAGTGCCTCCCCATTGTATGGTTAATACAACGTTTGATGCTGAAGAGTTGGTGGCATATAACCAGACCTCGTCTATTGCTGTCGATGATATTCCTGTGGTATGAATAGTAGTACCAACAGAACCAGAAGTATTTGCAGAAATTTTTATTGCTTTGCCTTGCGAACCACCAGATAATAAAACTTTAGAAAATGTAGCCATATAATACTCCTATCCGAAAATTTGATTTGCTAAGATATTTTGATCATCATTAACTGCAGATCCATTAGAACTAATAGTATAATTTCCACTAGAAACAGATATTGTTATATTAGAACCAGCAACTATATTTTTAACTGGTAAGATTCCGCTAACAGAAGAATTAAAATCTGTAATATCAGATGAAATATGAGCATGGCTAGCCGCAGCATAATCTATACCAGCAATTGCAATACTGGGAACGCCAGTGTCGGTAGTATTTTTAAGCAATCCTGTGTTTAGTCCTGATAGTGATACTCCATTAATTTTAGTAACTGTAGATATTAGGGTACTATTGCTATAGTTAGCTATTACATCGCCTGTGATATTAATTCCTGTGCTTGTTGATAATGAACCAAGTCCTAATACCATTCTCATATCCGTAGGTGTACTGCTAGCAATTAATGCTCTACCAGATGCTGTACATGATATTTCCTCAATAATACCAGCTCCAGAAGATGATCTTCCTAATAATTTATCAGCTGATGATACTATTTGTATTTTATTATATGTAACAACCCCACTAGATATTGTAGTATTAAATGTATCTGTGCCTGTTCCATTAATATCTCCAGTTAGAGCTATAGTTTGTGCATTATGAGTATGATCTTCTCTGGCATATCGTAGAGATATCCCAGCTTTTGCTATACTAGCATTTAATGGGGCAGAAATAGAGGCTTGATTAAGAATAAATGCAGTGGTGGCAATTTGATTTGTATTAGTGTCTACGGAGGCAGTAGGAGCAATAGGAATTCCTGTTAAAACAGGACTGACTATAGGAGCATATTGACTACTACCGACAGCTAATACTATACCGCTTACACTACTATTAAAATTAGTAATATCTGATACTAAATGAGTATGAGAAGCTGCTGCATAATCTGTTCCAGCTATGGCAGCAGAGTATGAGGATCCATTACCTTTAATCAATCCATTTAATACTGAATTTAAACCAAGGCCACCATAAGTTGATGAAATAACAGAACCATTCCATATGCCAGTAGTAATAGTGCCTAATGTAGATATGCTAGCTTGTCCAATATAGTTATTTGAAATATCTATACCATTAGAAGAAATACTAATTCTATCGGGTGTTCCTACGGCATAAAATGTATTGCCAGCCTTAGAAATACCAGAAGCGGCATATAATTGACCAGCTCCATTAAATTGTGTAAATGATAAATTTGTAGTACCTAAAGCTATGGGGTTGTTTGTGATGAGTACGAAACCACAATCTCCATTGTTTTCACCGTCTTCAACAAAAACAAATAAGCCAGCGCTAACTTTAGAGTTTGTATTAGCATCAGAAGATCTAATCCAAGAATCAACAGAAACAATATAAATACCGTTTTGACTAGCTGATGATTGTTCTTTAACTAAAACTCTATCTCCAATATTTAATACTACTCCATCGATAATTTGAATACCAGATAATGTGATATTTGATATGGTAGCTACTCTAACACTATCCTTAATATCTAAACCTTGTTTTGTAGCATCTACATATGTTTTAGTAGCAGCATCCTGAGCATTAATAGGATCTGCTAAATTAATAATATTTTGACTATTAAAATTTATATTAGATATGGGAGATGCTAGCTGATCAAGTCTGTTAGTTCTAACTTGAGTATCAAAATTATATATTTGACTAACATCAATTGTTGGGATATCACCAGATGCTAAAGTTCTGCCAGAAGTTACTCGACCTTTGCTATCTGTAGTAACTTTAGTGTAAGTACCAGCAATACCAGCGTTCGACAAAGTTAATACTACGGAGGTTGAACCAGTACCAGTAGCATCTCCAGTAAAAGTAATATTTTGATTACGAGTTAAATAGGATTGATTTTTAACAAATGCTGTTGTAGCAACCGTTGTTCCGCTATCAGATACCAAGGGAGTAATACTATATAGTCCGCGATTGAAAGTTTTAGCCCCAGTAACTATTTGGGTTCCTGTAGTATAGAAGATAGTGGCATTGCTATTAAATTCGGCTCGTGGCAAGAATGCTCCACTACCAGCAATTGGCACAATAATAGTTGCTGTGTTATTAAGTCCATTAGAACCATAGCCATAATAAAGCGTATAATCTGCTTCATTAAAAGCCAATTCTGCATTGGCCAAATTTAATGGAGATCCTGGAGCACCAGCGGCATTGCGTCGTTTAATTCTTATTATATTGGGCATAAAAACCGTATTTAATTAATTGTTTAAAAATTTCCGCCATCTATAACGCCATTAAACACGCTTTCTTGAAGATCAATAATATCTATAGCATAATGTTTGTGTCCAACAACAGAATATTGACCAACAGGCTGTGGAACATAGCCTATGGCTCCGGTAACATCAGCAAAATTTAATACAACATCTCCAGTTCTGTTATTAACAGATAATACACCACTATTACCTATTGAATTAATAATGACCGTATTTGTATATTCATCAAAAAATATATTAGTATATCCGCTACCAACAAAATTTAATTGGTCATTAGTACTATAATTAATAGTTCTATTTAATCCATCTCCTATGCTAAGTTGATGAATATGTCCACTTAAAGAATATAGTCCTGTTGGTTGTTTATTATCTAAAGAAAGTTGAAGTCCACTTATATCTGAAATAGGGTGTCTATGATTAGATAAACTATAATTTCCTGATCTTTGAGGAACAAATCCTAGTCTATTAACTATGTTTTCATATGTTAAAAAAGAATTTCCGGACTCAGTATCTATAATAATACTATTTGTATAGCTATCATAAACTATATTAGTATCACCAGAACCGACAATATTAAGATATTCATTATTAGATAGATCTATAGATAATCTTTGATCAAATCCGTCATGAATACTCAAAGAAACACCAGGATGAATAATTGAAGAAGGATCAACTCTAAGATAATCTAACTTATTCCATGAACTAACTCCGTCTCCAACTTTAAGTTTTTTGGAATCGCTTTCATAACCGGCCTCACCCAAAGCTAAAATAGGATTAATATCAAGCCACCCGCTTGCTGAAGATCTTCTTAGTCTAATCCTTGTATAATCGCTCATAGTTTTTTAACTCCCAGAATCATGCCGCTAACTTCTGGTAATTTCCATGGTTGATTGGTGGCTGGATTTTTAAGCATATAGTGTTGATAAGTTTGATATACTGTTTTGTTTACACTATAGTCTGGTCCAATATTAAGATAGTTGTCTCTTTGAGCCTTAAATGGTTCACTAGGAGGAGTAAAGTTTTTATTATATCGACATACTCCGTAAGTAATTCTATAATCATCTATATTAATATTAGTATAATCAGGAATAGAAGTTATTCCAAAGGGTAGTGACGGTGAAGAAAAATTATAAATTCTAGAGGTGTATCTAGCAATATCTTTTGTTATTCTAAAATTATCTATATAATAATTATTAGTATGTGTTGGATCAGGATCTCCTATAGTGAAATTGTTGATATCTAAATTATCTGGAGTATTCAAAACGCATGCCAATGGGTCTGCACTTGTTCCAGAAAAAATACCATTGATATAAGTATATATTTTTTTATTAAAAGATACTAAAGAAATATGAACCCAAGAATTATTTGGTATTTTAGGAATATAATAAGGATTATAATCCCAAGTAGTAAAATTATTACCATTTTTTACCATAGCTTTAAGAGCAGTTCCTGGAGCCCAGTACTCGCTGTAGAACCTAAGAGATATAATTAATTTATCTGAATTAAATATTTGTTTTGTAGTATTAGAACCATCATTATATAACCAAAATTCTATAGTAAAATCATTATCACCAAAATTAAAATCATCACTGTTGCTAAAACTTAAACTAGCTCCATTTGGTATGTAGATACTTTTATTTTTGAATTTTGAAGTATTATAACTTAATAAACAATTATTATTAGTAATAGTTTTAATATTTGGTGAATAGTCTTTAATAATACTTGATGTTGAATTTAGTAATAAAGAAACATTATTATAATATTGATCTAAAAAATTAAGATTATTAGGTTTACCTATTATAGCAGTAGGGGATGTTGTGGATAAATTTTTATTAGTTAAAGAATTCAAACTATATTTACCAATATATAAACCTTGATCTTCAGTTTCTCGATAACCATAATAATCATTAGTAGATCTATTAAAACAGTCTGATACAGAATAGGTATTGCCTGCTATTCCATTAAGATAACAAATTACATCTGAACCAGATGTTCTAACTACAGCAACATGATTCCAAACTCCAGTTTCAGCTAAACGATTAAAATACAAAATTTTATCACAATTACCTTGTCTTTGAAAAGTTATACCTTCTGTACTAGCCAAAAATACCTGTCCTATTGTATTAGGAATGGTACCATATTGACCATTGCCTTGATTTCCTGCACCTTCTTTATGAAAAAGAGATATTACTTGATTATGATTATTAAAATAAATCCAACATTCTATTGTAAATGGATTATTTCCTAAATCACTATGAGTAAAGTTTAAATACGAACTATTATCTTCAAAATATAAACTGCCTTGACCAAATTTAACAATATCTCCTTTTATTGTAGTATTAAAATTATTAATTAATTTAGCTATTCTAGTAGAATCAACTATGGGAAAAGAGTCTCCGTGAAGCAATAATGAAACACTATCCTCATATGGGTCATTAATCCCGGAAACAAACACATTAACAAATTTTGTATCTAAATATTTTTTACGAGCACTATTATATAGTTTTATGCCACCTACAGCATCATTAAAAGTTCCTCTCCAACTAGAAGCTCCCTCAGCATTATAATTGAAAGTATTAAAACTAATAGCATCTATAGTACCACTATTAATAGCTTCAATAGCATTATTATCGTAATCTAATGATAATAGTGCTTTTCTGTGACTAGTAGTAACACCCCAATCTAATACTCCGTCTGTTTTACCAACATTATCTAGTAATGAATTGTTGGCTCCTGGAACAAGAGATATAACTCTTGTGCTAGATCCCAAAAAATATGATGGCTCTCCAACATTATCAATCAATGCAATATCATCTAATAACCAATTTTGGCCACGCATATAATAAGCGCTATAAGTTGTATAATTATAATATGGGTTGTTATAAAAACCATAATCTTGTCCTTCTGATATAGCAGAAGAGTATGTTCTATTATAGAATCTAAGATTATTAAAATTAAAACCACTAATAGGTAGACTAGTTTCCCAAGATTCTCTAGGTATATCAATATTATTATTAATTATTGGTAAATTAATATCTTCCAAATTAACAGATAGTGTTGCCGGATTAGTTGATTGGTCAACGGCAAATTCAAAATGAGACCATCTGCTCCTAATAGAAGCATATGATGGAGTACTAACAGTATCGGCTATTGTTAGTATGGTATTATTGCTATTATATATAGAAGCTATTCTATATCTAGATAAAGTTTGAGAAATATTTAAATCAAAATACCCAAGGGTTTGATTATTCTGTTGTATTTCTAATGCTAAAGTAGAATATTCATTATTAAGGGAAATAAGATTAATATTTCCTGTAACTTGAACTACATTTATAGTCAATTGGGGGATATTCCCACTATTATAGCTAAATAAAGTATGTCTATGTGGATAGTCAGACAAGCTTCTATGTTTAGATTCTAAACCCAAACATCTCATACTAAAATAAGTAGTGTCTCCCGAAGGTAAAGGAAATCCGCTAGCTTGCAAATATTTTGGAGATTCTAATTGTAGATCCGTAGGATTATTAATATCAATATTAGTAAAAGCTAAAAAGCCAGGAGGAGTACCAATTTGAGGATAGCCATTATTTCCATAATTATCATAACTATAGTAATAACTACGACCAAAAGCATCAATATATCTTCCAATGGGTAAAATACCACTATTAGGAGAATTATAAACATAAGTACTAGCAATATCATCCCAAGCATTGTACGGTAAATATCCACCAAAAGCATATTTAGGATATGATTTATATTGACTGGTCCAGTAATTAGGATCTAATTTATTAAAAATTATTCCTTTTTCAAATCCTTCAAAAAATAATGTCGCCATAGTTTTCTCCGATAGTTTTATCTAAATTATAGTACCCCATAAGCATATGATCAGCAACTATACTGCTCAGTATATTGAGACGGCGTAAAATTAAATCTATATTTAGCCGCATTAGTTAAAATAAACTCATCAATATATCCATTAAATCCTTCTTTAGCATCTCCACCAAGAGTATTATCAAAATCAAAAGATGCCCCAATAAATAAATTATTATTATGTCCTAAAAATGGATATATATTACTGTATATAGTATTGTTTAGTTGAGATCCATCGATAAATAATTTAATTCTAGAACGAGATCTACAAACAGCTATATGGTACCATCTGTCAGATAAAAAGGTAATATTTGAACTTGTGATTTGAATAATATGTTTTGAGTTTCTGATAGCAAATTCTATACTAGAATTAGTTCTATATAATTTCCAATAATTATGAGTATCCTTAAAACTTTCTGCTAATGTTTGATTTCCTACGATACTATCAGAACCAGGTTTTATCCACATCTCTATTGTAAAATCCCCCATTAGTGACCATGAAGTATTGTTGCCAGCTTGTACTACAAGATGTGGCACTGTAGTTAAAAAATATTCTTCACTACTAGCTTCTCCAGACAAATATAAACTACCATTTTCATATTTATATTTTGTAGTCGATAAATAAATGCTGTTTATTTTAGAAGATACATAACTTACTAGTTTAGTATTACAAGAAATATCATTAAAATTATTATTAAATGGTAAATATAAAAGCATTGAACTATATGTAATATTATTGCCTATGAGAGTTGCGGTATTGCTATACCCATAAGGTCCTGTACCAGCACTATTAACAGCTGCAATTCTAAATAAATATGATGTGTTGTTGATTAAATCTATAGCTGTATATGATGTATTACTATTAAATCCATCCGGATATATAGTCCATGAGTATGAAAACTCTATAGCATTCTCAGTATATAAATTTATATTATTTTCTGCAAGTAGCGGATACCCAGCTTCTGTTAAAAGTATATAATTATTAGCTAATGAATATTCAATAACATAATTAGTAATAACACTTCTGTTGTTATTAGGAGCAGACCACGACAAATCAGAAAAAGCGTCTCCATCTGTTGCAAATATATTAAAAGGAGCGTCAGGAGGAGTAGCTGGCGGACGATACGTTAAAACATCAACTGATGCATATGAATATTTTAATAGTCTAGATGGTAATTGGTATGTGACTGTATCTACAGATAAATATGAATTACTGATAATGTTTGGTAATTTTTTATAAGTAATAGCATCAAGAGACAAATAAGAATTTAGAGAAGTTTTAGTCGGGGTGCGATATGTATGAACATCTTCGCCAAGATATGAATAGTGAAGCCTATATGGTTCTTTGTCATTATATGATATTGGATATCCAAAAAATGGAGGAAGTATCATTATGGTCCTCCATTAGCGTCAGTTGTATCTCCTGATAAAATAATTTTGTCTACTGTTGTTTTAACTAGAGTGGCTACAGAATATTTACCAACGAGCTTGTTATGACCAACTCTATTAACAAGTTGAGCGCCTGAAAATCTAACTTGTCCAGAACCCATTTGCGCTACTAAACAATTAAAGCCAACACTAAGAACATTACTAAAACTAACATTAATTGATGCTGTATCATTATAAAAACTAATAACTTTACCATTATCTGATTGAGTTATAGTATAGCTACTTGTTGTTTGATTACTTAATGAAGCAGAAAATCTTGTTAATTCTCCATCCCCTAAAGACTGTCTGCCAGTGAAAAAATTACCTCCATTTAATTTTGCAAATTCATTTGAGTCATGAGTAGCTATTTCTCCTAGTTCTAAAGACCGTCTTTGTGCCTCTGGGGACGCATCGTTAATGATTCTCTTTCCAGCTTCTGTTATATTAATAGCGCCATATTGATCTACGCCAGTGCCAACAATAATAGAGCCACTATGAATAGCAATATTGGATATTTTTTCTAATCTGCTACTATAAGGCTGAATGTCAATTCCTGGCTCTAAACCTGATGTACTAACTATAAGAGTATTTAAGTCTTGATCATTATAAGATAAATTAATGTGGTCGCCAGCTACTAGTAGATTAGCCACTCTGTCGTCAATAGACTCGTTAAAATTATTAATGTCACTAGTATTATGTCTGTGACGAATAGTAGCATAATTATCACTAATGACTTCTGAACTAATATCAACAGTATTAGAATTAGGGTAAAAAGTAACTGTTGTTCCACCATTGCCTATAATATTAAGAGTTTCGTTTTCTTTTATCTCAATATTGCCAACTAGTAATTTACTTAATCCGCTTCCAGGTGGCCCTTGTGGACCAATAGGTCCGGGTTCTCCGATGGGGCCGGACGGTCCAGGTGGTCCCATATCTCCGCTAGGTCCAACAAAACCCTGTAGTCCACGCTCTACATAAACTACTCCGACAGTGTTGTCAAAACCATCGTTAATTTTTACGTTTGTAGTTATAACACCATTGGCATTTGATCCATCTATGGATTGATTAATTACTAATATTTTAGAAGATGGTGGAGTTATATTTATTGTAGCCATAATTACTATGCCTGCTCTAAATTAATAGTTTTAATATCACTGCCGGTTTCATCAAATACTAATAGATCGAAAGAGTAATTATTTTTCCAATTATAATTACTATTATTGGTAATAGTTACTCTAAGAGTATCGGTAGTAGCATCATAGTTGTCTAACATGGTATTTGGTGATAATTGTCGATTAAAATTGCACATATTATTATTAATCATAATTTCTGGAAAATTATTATATACTGGTCTATTACCACCATCTATATTGAAAGAAAGAGACCATACTCCATTATTGTTTATAATTCCATTATCTATAACACTCTCAGGAAGTATAATTTTTAGAGGCTTATTAATATATAATGGTTTTGTAATACTATATCTTTTAGGATAAAAAGATGGCAAAGTAAAAATTGGCATTCCTGTATTCTCTACAGACATAATCTTATAAAGATAGTCTTTGTATAATCCACTTGGAATTCCACTCAATGAAAAAGACCAAGATCCTGGTCTAACATAAGTAGTATTTGCAATATTAATTTCTTTATGATAATTATTATAAATACTGCATATTCCAGAAATATTTAATCCACTACTATAGTTAATTTCTGGAGGACCAGAAAACTCTGCTAATAGGTATGATGCATCGCCACTAACAATATTAGTGGTATAAGTATAGGGCATTGTATTTAATAGTGTTGACGATGATTCACTAACTATATCCACACTATCTCCAATATTATATGGGATATTTTTATGTTTTATTGTAATCTGATTATTAGATATATTAGTGATAAAACTTTTATATCTGATAGTTGCTGTTCCGTTTATAGGAGGTTGGCCTGATCTATCGAAAGGTATTTTAATAACACCATTTATGTAATTATTATTATTTATAATTATAGTTGTTGCAGGAATGACCGTATCGAATTCAATATAGATGATATCGTCTACCAAAAAATTATTTTCAGTAAAAATAGATATATTTTGATTTTGATTAGTATATCCAGGATGATTATATGTAACATTTATAGAATCTGAAACGATTTCTTTTTGTATAACTCCTGAGATGCTCGGAGGATAATCTTGTGTGGTCCAATTTGTACCATTTGCCCGTTGATAGTATGGGAATGGACCAGAATCAGACTGGGATGGCATATATCCACCAACAGCCAATCCTTCATATCCTGAAATAGCAATTCCACTTAAACATGATATTGAATTTATTTTTACAATTGTTACTGGAGGAAAACTACTCTGAGTTATGGTTTGATTTTTAGTTCCTCCTTTGTGAACCCAAAAATATTCGTTTTCTGCATAACTTATAGAGTCTGGTTTATATGTTGGAAATATAGAAGGAGTATTATTAATAAATAAAGAGATAACTATTCCTGTATTTTCATTATTAACAAATGATATAGCCGAACCTGCACCAACTGAGTTAGATGCATAAACATAATTATTTAGTATATTTTTTAATCTATAATTGATATTAACAGCTCTTTGGTTAGCTAAGATATTTCTTTGTTCAGAAGTATTACCGTATACACATCTACTTCCAATAAAATACTGTTGTCCATTATATGAAAAGTCAGCTTCTGATGCCGGTGCTGGGTCGGTCAATTCTACTATTGGAGCAGGCAGTATTATGCCACTCACTCTTAAATATCCAGTTTCCCAACAATTTGATGTTTTAATAGTACTAATTGATAGACTATTTTGATTATAAATATTATTTAAAGGTTTTATAGATAAGGCATATAATGGATTATCTTGAGCACTAAATACTCCATTTGTTGGAAGAGATGCAATATAGGATGGTCGTATTCTGCCAAAAATACCATATCCTTCAATATCATCTGGACTATTATATGGTGATTGTGATTTGCTAGAAAATACTCCACATCCTAAAATAGACTTAGTAGTATTTATATCTATAGATCCGTTAAAAACTTGTATATTTCTAGAAGGTAATGAAGACTCTCGTTGTCTAACTATTCTTCCTGTTCCTGTGGTTAAACTGTGTCCTGGAATATTAATATAAAAAACAATAGAGCCATTAGTATTTGATTGTTGTAAAATATATTTTCCATTGTATGAAGTGTTATCAAATTCAAAATACATTAAATCTTTATCTTCTATTTTTCTATTTGGTAATTCTCCTCTTGTAAATGTAATGTAAATTTTATCATCACCCGATTGATAGTTTCCAGCAACATATTGAATAGGTGAAGTTTGACATTGGTTATGAGGTAGTATACTGGTGCAGTCTAGCGAGGCTGGGTCTGCTGGGGGCCATAAAGTATAAATATTAGAATCTCTAGTAGAGTCAATAGCCTTAGTGCCTAGTGGCTGAATAGATTCTCCTTGTCTTGATATTCTTCTTTCAGTATATGAGGGTTTTTCTTTGTCAAAATAAACAGTAATATCTATTGGTGATGGTGGATTAGGAGCAGAAGCGTCAACAAATTTAATTGTTTTTTTGGTAGATTTATTTCTAGCATCAAAAGTTATAAGTGTTAATTCTTGAGGATATTGTCCACCTCCAGCAAAAGTTGTAGGATTTCCATATATTGTTAAAATTCCACTAGATAAATTATTCCATGGTGGTTTAGGACTTGTTCCGGGAAAATCAATAGTATAATCTAATCCAGGAGGCAATAAACTATAGCCATTAACTCCACTAACTACCCATCCAGTAATTCCAGTTGGAATAGGACAAACTGCTCTTGATTTTGGTCCAAATCTATAAGATATTGGAACCATAGGAGAATTACATTGAGGATATAAAAGGACTGGATTAATTTCACTTTGTCCAATAAATTTTATGTCTGGAGCAGGATGAACTGAACCATTATCTGTCAATGACGTATAAAGTATGCTAGCAGATTTGGTATCTGATGTTAGATAAGTATTTTGTATTGTATCTGTATCTATTGCTGTTATTTTAAATGGTTTTAATCCTTCTATTCCACAAAGAGGAAGCCCTCTGAAACTAAATTTCCATTTTTTATCTCCAGCATCCCACGTTCTTGATACAAAACAAGAGCTTTGTTGTTCTAGTGGTAATTTTGGATCATATCCAGAACAGACAGAAGGTAGTCCAGATAATAAAATTGTAGGAGGAAAATTAGGATTTTCTAATCCAAATAATGTATTAAAAGTTATCTCCCAAGGGGATCCTTCTACTGCATTGTAATATGGATATACTATATTAGATATTTGGATAGGTAAAGACGTTAGAGAAACACTGTCTAATTCAATAAGATTTAGTTTGCCTATTGCTTGAATTTTATCTGTAGCTATTCCTTTGCATTGTACTGTAATAGAAGATTTTTGCGAGTTATTTAATGCACTATTAATATTATTGTATACTAGCCGAACATCCCATCTCTCTGTAATATTATCTCCTAAGTATGCAAATTCCCATGTTTTTAGATCTTTATCATATTTGTTATAGTATTTATTTAATAAAATAGTGTTTTCTTTAAGACTATCCGGAATAGAAACATTAGGAACGCTAGAGCTTGGAGCTTGTTTAATATCTATTGTTGATTGGTATGGTTGATTTTCTGTAGCAAAAATTGTTGGTTGTATATTATCTAAATATCTTGTTTCATTAAATAATATATCTATAGTATTAGATGTTTTATTAACACCATCTTCTGCATATATTTGTATTGTTTTAATGCCCAGTGAGTCTGTATTATTTCCGAAGGTATTTTTTTTACCAATAGCTATTACATGCCATCGTTTATTATTATCGTCATATTGATAACTTATGGAATATTCTAGTGGTTGATTTTCATATGTTCCTATTGTCGGTAAATTAGTTAGTCTTACTTTGGGTTCTATATCTGATCTATGAGATAGAATACCGTCTTTTAAGTTAAATTGTATAGACCATTCTTCCTCTTTATCATACAATAATGGTTGTATAATTTCAAAAGTATTAATCTCAAAATTTTTATATAGTGTAAGATTTATTATTTTATTAAATGTATAGTTTATCCAATCGACATCTTCTGATGAATTGGCCGGTGGTTGATTTAATGATATTGAAATATTCTTATTTGGATAGTATCCTGCTGATCCTGATATTTCTATTGTTATTTTATATGTATTAGATATTGTGCTATATCTTTGGGTAACAATATATGAATAATTTTCATCATTGCTTAATGTAACAATCAAATTAGTTTGTTCAGAGTTTATGGCTGGTATATAGAAATCAAAAGACACTACCTCACTATCTGTAATATTTAAATAAATATTGTCATTTAATTTAATTGGATTTAAAATATATTCTGGCTTGGATGTATTTGCTGGAATAATATTAATAGTTCCAGTATGAGATGCTAATATTTTTTCAGTTAAATGATCTTTAATATATAATGTTGGATGAAAAATTCCAGTATTGGAACCAGCAGGACCAGTAAAAATAATAATATTATTACTATCATATTGTTCAGTCGGGGTCGTATATTTATTTTCAGGAACATTATTCATACTAATATCAACAGGATCTGGTAAATTATCAATATAGTATACTAAAGACCATTGTTCTGTATCTTTTTCATGAACATAGGCGGGTGATGGAGATGTGATCTTAGGCTTCTTAAAAATATCTAATAGAATATCTTTAGCATAAGAACCAGTTTCGTCACTAGCTGTGATAGTAATAGTTCTATTTTCTAGTATGCTAACAAAACTATTTACTATAATAGTAATAGTCCATGTTCTATTATCATAATTATATAAAATATTATCAGAATCAATAGTATAGTCAGATATTCCAAAAATATTAAGTTTAGGAGCACTCTTAGAAATACTATTAGACCACTTGCTAGCCCCATTTTTAATTTTAACTTTTAAATATATTGGTTGTGTATCTGTAGAATTTAATGAAATAATATTATCTTCTGTTACTGGTATATAAGAATATCCAAAATCAAAAGAGTATTCTATGCTATAAATTTCAACAACATCAGGATTAAGATAAAGCAACTGAGTATTGGTTTGATTCTGAATAGTGGCATTATATCCACTATAAAAAGTATTAGAATAATTATTTAAATGTATTAAGTGTTTCCATCTCTTGGATTGATCATTATATGAATCTATAGAAAAATCAAATAAACTATTATCTGTTCCAGAAATGGCTAAAAATCCATTTGAAGTATAAAAATTATTATTTATGTTAGGATTTCTATTAGATTTCATATTGAAATTACTATCAATAAGCATAACCAATCCACTACGATTAGCATATTCTGAATTATATGGAATATTCAAAGTTATAGTTTGAGAATTAATTTTATCAGCAATATAATATGAGTCATTTAATTCTGGAGCATTATCAGAAAAGTCAAAATATAATTTTTTATCAGTTCCCCATGGTCTTGTATATCCAAAACCATCTGTTGTTTTTGATAAATTACTAGTTTTTCCAATATTAATTCTATTAATAGAGTCAGTAACATTATTAAATTCTGTGTTAGAAAAACCCCTAATAGATACACACATTGTTCCAGAAGCGCACGAAGAGAAATTTGAAGATATAGTATAAACTCCAGTTAATGGAGGATTTAGATATTTACCATCAATATCAGCTGGCCAAGAAGCTGGCATGTCACCATAAGAATGATAGTATATATTATTAAAGTATGGCATAGTGCAATATCCAGAAACTGAACCAATAAAAGAAAGAGAGCCTGAGTTTGGTAACTCTTCATTATCTGCTAATCCTAAAGAATCTGCAAATCTAAATTCATTACCCTTATATGGATCATTAGGGTTGTTATGTCTGGGCGGTATGATTTTTGGTCCATTGGTGATAATACCTGTGATGGAAGTATTATTAGTGCCTGTTCCTACTATCTGAGCATATTGACTAATAAGGGCTTGATTGAAATTTGTTTTACCATTGAAATTAATAATTTTAATTTGATCATTTGTGTTAAGATAAGATCTTGGAGTTGATAAATTATTAACTTTAATTATACTTCCATTAAAAAATAACTTATTATTTTTAGACTTAATAGCTCCATTTAAACATGTCTTTTCAGTTAACGTCATAACTGGTTTAATATAGAATGTAGTAGCTAAAGAATCTCCTTCAAAATTTGGGACGGTATTATTTAATTCTAGTTTGTATTTAGCTGCATTTTCAGAATAAACAACATATGAAGAAATATTAAAAAGAGCATGTTCTGTTGATCCAGGAACTGCTTCTTTATTAGTACTAATAATAAATATATCTTTAGGCCATGCGGCTATGCTAATATTAATATTATTCTCTATAATACGATTATTATTTGTTCCATCTTCATTAAAATTTGCAGGATCCGAATATGAATTACTAAAACTAAATAAGACATTAGAAGAATTTTGAGTTGGACTAAATTGAGTAATAAAAAGAGAGCTTCCTGGACGACATGATACTGATCCATGAAATTTTATTATCTGAGCATCACACCCCATTAATAATAATTTTGCATTCAATTCAGTCTCAGAGTGTGGAACTTCACAAGAAATTATATATGGATATTGTTGAGTACCATTTCCATTATATAATATATGATTTGAATATTCTATTAGTTGATATGGAGTCTTATTTAAACCACTAAAATTAATTTCTATTCCTTCGGCAGGCCAGTTGGGTATGGTATTATTAAAAACTGACATAACAGCACTAGGATATATGTTTCCTGGTAAAATATCACAATATGATATAATATTTTTATTTTTACCAATTAATCCATTAAAATAAAATCCATTCTGCAAATCTACAAATCTAGAACCCTCTAATAATTGTCTATTTGTACATCCTATTAAATTATTTGGTTCTAAAATATACTGCGGTGGCCAAATGGGGGATGTATCTTCTGCTAATGTTAAATCAAAAATTTTATAGCTATTATTTATAAAAGTGCCTGTAAATGCAAAACCATTAGTAGAATAAGATCCTTGGATTGGTTGTTCAAAATAATCTGGTCTATTATTTTCTTTCAATAAATAATTTTGACTATCTTTAACAGTTATTTTATTTCCAGTAATCCTTAATATATCAAAAAGATTATTTTTAGGTATTCTATTATTATTATTATTTACAATTGATGTAAATTTAATGGGTATTTGATTAAGTATATTACTATCAAGAATAGAACATCCATGATTTTGATCAAGATTTATTAATAAAGACCCAGTTGAATAAGGAGGTATTGTATTAAAGAAGTATCCATTATCTATCTGAAAAGATGTATCTTTTACTCCACTAATGTAATTATATGGTTGTGATTTTGGTAATATTGAATTATTTGTTGATAAAAATTGTAAATAAATGCTATTCTCATCATTTTCTAGATATAAATCATTTTCTGGATATACAGTAATTGTAGAGTATCCCACATCTGTATAAAAAGAAACTATTCCAGTAGCATAATATCCAGTAGATGATACATATTCATTAGTTTCACTCTCAAAACCTTTGGTATTAAGTAAAGTATAATTTGTTGGACACCATCCTGATGTTTCTGTAGTAGTAAAAGTTTTTAAATAGTCAATATAATATTGTCCAGAGGCTGGGGTGGGTGCGGTGTGTACGGCTTCTATGTTGTAGGACGTTCTTGTTGCTGAAGAAGACAGGACTATTGTATTACCGCTGGTATACAAAGAGCAGGCAACAGCATTTTCATATGATCCAGAAAATGGTAAATTGATTATAATATTATTAGAAGTAATAAATTGTGCTCTAATATTTTCATTATCCCAACCGGATAAAGAAGAAAAAAGTCTAGTTCCAGAATATAAAACATTTTTTACATTAGAATTTGTAATAGATATTATATTAGATCCAGAAGTTACAATAGCACCGAATGATACAGGATCAATTATTCTATCTATGGTTGCTCCATTGGGAAAACCAGTTGATATAGAAGTTAAACTAAGTCCTGGCACTAAACTTGATATACTTCCATGTATATTTGTAGTAGGAAAAGATAGATTTTTTTGGAAGCATTCAGTAAGAGCTTTGCTTCCACTAATCATAGTACTATTAAAACTATTAGAAGAACTATTAAAAATAAAATAAGGACTATATCCTCCATCAGTTGATAATTCACCCACAAAAGTATTATATGAGATATTTTTAGGAAAATATATGTTTGATAAATTAATGTTATGAATATTAAATGAAAAATTATTATCTGCAATGTAATTTGCTATACTAGATACATTATTTGTAATTGAAAGTTTAAATATATCAGAAACTATTAAATTTTGACCAGTTGATTTAACTAAAATATTCAGAGTTCCAGAATTTTCTGCTAATGGTATGCCACTTAAGGTTTGTGTTCTGTTATTAAAAACTAACCAGCGAGGAAGAGGATTTCCATCAGATAAACTTATTCTAGATATTGAAGTTCTATTAGGAAAAGCATTATTAGGAATATTAAATTTAAATAATTCATTAATGCTAGCTCTTTGATCTGGAATATAATTTTTAATATGATCTCTGATCTCTGTAGGCTCTATATATAAAGTAAAATATTTTTCATAACTTCTACCAGACATATCAGATGTTTTGATTCGAACTTTATAAGTATCTTTATGGTATGTATCACATATTCTTGGAAAAATTTTATATGTTAAAGTAGAATTTGAATCATTGATTACTGATAGCCGCTGCCCGCTGGTAGAATAGCTAAGATCAAACTTATATTTATCATTAATTTTTTCTATATTAACTGGGAAATATGTAGCATCAGGATCTATACCAATCGGTAATGTAGAAGTATCTGAATTAGCTATTTGTGATGGATAAAATACATATCCCGCACCGCTTTGTATGGGATAGTTTGTCCAAAAATAACAACCACTCTGTTGTAAATCATAGTCTAAACCATATATTTTATTTTTTATATATGGTATATGCAGTAAATTAATAACTTTATATAAATAATCAAAATTTTTATTACAAACTAAATTGATATCTATGCCTGTATTTTTGAATTTTAAATAATTATGTATCCCAGATTTATAAATTTCAAAAGAATTATTGTCTTCATCTCCATATCCACAAGCAAAACTATAAGTAAATGGTACTGATGGTGTTGTTATATTTTCTAGGTTTTTATTAAAAATTGATATTTTACTAATTCCACTAACAGAAGGATATATAGTATATATGCCATTATACTTTTTATATGCTATTGGGGATCTATCATAAGTTCCTTTTTTTGATCTTTTTGGATTAATAGTTAAGCAAGCGGCATTGCTGGTAGCGGGGCTAACTTTAATAGGGGTTCCACTAAAAACAGGAGCAACTCCTGAAATTCTAAGTCCGACAGTTTGCCTATTACAATATCTTATTGGATATGCTCCGGATAGACTAAAAATAGGTTGTTGTCCATATCCATCTATACTCAAATATAATACCTGAGAACTTAACACATGATCAGTATAGTTTTCAAAAGTTATAAATCCTGGACTATTTATAGTAGTGGGACCTGGAGTATATGATAATCCAGTAAAAGCCGTATTCATAGTTGCTGTATTGCTGGTTACATTTGTTACAACTCCAGTTTGTGTTAAATTCCCGTATAACCATGGATATGGGCCAAAAGAAACTTTCATTCCTTTTTGAATAATGCCTAGTACATTAGATGGAATATTATATACATCCGGAGAATTACTATATACATATCCTCCATTGATCGTAAACTTATTGTTATTATTAAATCTATCAAAATCATCAGGATCAATGATAATTTGATTTCCAGTTAAATAACCTTTCCAACTATTTTCTTTGATCACAAAATGATTTTTATCTATAATTTCAACAACTTCATAAGATTGAGAAACTGGTCTGTGATGAGAACCAGAAGTAAATACAATATTAGCTAAGCATCCGGTAGCCATTCCATGGTAGTATGACTTAATATTTATTTTGGGTGAACCAGAATTTTGTATGGCCCATCCACTAGATATCGGTTTATTAATATCTAAAATCATTGAACCATCATTAGTTTTGAAATATGATCCATTTGCCGTAATAAACTGAGGAATAAACTTATAAACAGACTCTGTGTTCTGCACAACCTCAGGAAATGTTTTTAATGGAGGAGTTGTTACTTCTAAATTTTGTATAATTGTATTATTATCTAGCTTATAATGATAATAGTGTCTTCTTTGTTGAGAATCATTATAAATTTCTGTTTTATTAGGATATTTTAATATAGAACTACTATTAAGCGTAGATGATAAATTATTTGGATCTTTATAAGTAGAATTTTTAATTATCCCACTGCTAAAAATAGTCAATGCAGCATTAAGTCCAGCTGCTTTATTTATTAATACTTCTAATGAATATGCTATAGTTTTATTTTTAGGAATATTGATAACTGGACTCATGCTAACCCAAGAACCATTAGTCTCATTTCTATTTAAACCAAGAGCTATTGTAGAATATTGACCTTGTGCTATTTGATTAGTAGTCTCAAAATCGGCAAAAGCACCAAAGCTGAATTGATTAGTGCTCCACGAATATCCATAAGTACCAGCTGCTATAGAAGAGTCACTAAAGGCTTTAGATCCATAATTTAATGCAACACTATTATTAGATTGTATTAGATTACTATTTCCAACAGCTAAAGAATCATCTCCCAAAATTTTATTATTAGATCCAATAGCGGCCGATCTATTGGCATAATTTCCACTATTATTTCCTACTGAAAAATTAAAATTATTATTTATCTTAACAAAATTAGAGGTTTGTTGTATGATTGAATCACTAACTGTGCGACTAGGATTGGTTGTTCTGTTATCAAAGATTGCTATGTATCCTGGTGTTCCTTCCAAATTATTAAATTGTACTTTTGCATAATCAAATAAACCAGTCATATTTTCAGCATTAGTATAATAATCTGCATCATGACCATGTAATAAGTCTACATTAAGATCATATACCATACCAGTATTGCCAGCCACATAAAAGGGTGGGGTATTTTGATTGATTGATGGAATTATGCTTATTTGATTATTGACTGTTAGGGGCTGTGCAAAAGTTTTACTTCCACTAATAGTTTGTGAATTTATTCTACTAACATACAAACTATCTGCAACCGCTCTCAAAAGAACTACATTCATATCTCCTGTTAATCCACCAACTACATATACTGCGTCGGCATTTCCTCCATCCATATCATCTCTAAAAGTATTATCTCCTGGTCCTCCATTAATTTCTCCTGTACTAGAAATGTTCGTAATTAATCTTAATTCTTTTTCTGCCGGATAAAATGCTAAAATGCCTGTTCTCTGAGTATATCCACCATAAAGAAAGCTAAATCCTCTAGGTTCGCTTGGCAAAATAGAAGATGTATTGGTTCCAAAAGTGGGTAGGTTGTCTCTTATATTTAGTATATTACTATTAAGATCAACATTTCCATTAACTGTAAGAGGACCATTAATAGTATCTCCAGTAGCACAAACAGGTCGATATCCAAGAGCATTAACTATATCAAAATAATTATTATCTTGTCCATTAACTACAATACCCTTATCGTTCACTTGAACTTTTGTGAATAATCCTGGAGTGGTTTGTACTGGTAAGCTATCTGGACTTATAATCCCAGTTTGATTTGCTAAATTTAGAAAATAATCACTATTAAGTCCGTCTAATAAGTCGGCATCAAGTCCAGAATCTGCTCCATCGTTGCCTCTGTGCCAAGGAGTATATCCAAGAATATTAATTATATCAGAATACGTTAAATTACTCCCTGATACTACTCTGCCTTTAGTATCTGTAGTTATTTTAGTATATGTTCCAGCATTTCCTGTGGCAGATAGTGAGATATTATTATTTTCTACCAGTATATCTGATGATTCCCCAATATTTAAAACTACAGATCCACTGGGTATGCTTAAAGATCCTCCTCCTGTTAAGCCTGATCCTGCAATAATATCTATAGTTGTTCCGCTAAGTAACAATCTGCCCGTGGCTAATGGAAATGATGAAATTTTGAATCCATCATAATATAGTAATCTATTACTATTAAAAGTTTGATTATTGGTACCGCCCTTACTTATTGGTACTACCCCATCAATACTTCCAAGATTTAATTCTACTTTACGAACTATAGTATCATCAACTGCTATCTGATTAGATTCATTGACAAATAAACCTTCTCCAACATTGACCCCTAATGAAACACTATTGTCCGTTAGCTCTCTATATAATCCTGATCCTGCAAAAACTCCTGTTATAGCTTTATTATATGTTCCACCAGATAAATCTGATAGATTAATAGATGAGCTTGATAGTTTATGTCCATCATAATATATAATGGTTCCACTATTAAAATTTGTATTATTGGTTCCTCCACTACTAATAGGAAGAATATCAAAACTAACTCCATCTTGTCCTGGTAGTCCTCTGGGGCCTTGTGCTCCAGTATCTCCTTTGGATCCTTTTTCTATAGATACAAGACTGATCTTATTGAGTCTATTGTCAGATATGACTATATTGGTAGTAACAACACTTTCTGGGTCTTTTTCTTGTGTTATAACCAGATATTTAAGAGGCTGTATTTCTTCATCTACTCTGACAATGCTCATATATCACAAGTTCCACAATCATTTTGCATATTTGTATTACAGTTAAAGACATCGTCGCCAGGAACGTTTCTGGCAATCAATGAGACTGTTCCTTGTAAAATTCTAAAAATTTTCTTTCCTCCACCACTATATAGATCGTTTGGTTCTTGTAGCTCAAAGTCATATTTTGCTGAGCCAAAATTATATTGTGCAGTTTGTTCTGCTGGTATTTTTAACAAAATTTTACCAAGTTTTGGATCAATAGTAAATTCATATTCTGTTGTCCTAGTATTGGTTACAAAAGATCTTACTGTTGGATTTGTAGGTTGGTCTTCTATCCATCTTATTCTAGCACACCAATTTGTAATATCTATAGGAATATTAGCATCGTCTCTATACTCAAAAGCTATAATAAAAGCTGTGCCTTTTTCTAAAGTAAAATTATAGTCTGCTGCTGGCATCTTATTATTTCCTTATTAAGAATAGAAGTATCTTGATCTATAATCGTGATTTTGTAAATATCTGGGGTTAAATTTATTACCAACAAATGGACCTAATACTGCAGCTATAGCAGTAGCGTCCTTTAGATCCCAATGGTATTTTAACTCTTCATATAGAGCGCATGGCCCTTTCTCTAATATCATTTTAAGTCCCTCTAGACTTCCTCCAACACTTAAACTAGCGGGTCCTAAAGAGGCCCTAATACCTTCTGTAGCAGCTTTGGTCCTAAGAGTGCTTTGATCAATAATACATGCTGTTTTTAAAGAAACTAATCCAATAAATATTTCGTCCTTATTTAGGGTAGGATCAGGAGTAATTGTTGGGCCAGTAACATCTACTGTATATTCATAATTTAAAGCAACATCAAATTGAACATATTTTGCTGCTACTGATACAACTTGTATTATTCTTTCGTCACTATAAACTGGCTGATCTGAAAAATCATTAATAAGAGTACGAACGATTATGGGTAGTTCTATTTGCCAAGACATTTGAGAATATCCTTTTAGAGGTGGCCAGATATATAATCAATAAATTATACACCTTTAAGGATATCCACCGTCAACTATGCCAAGATTAGTGTTGATAAAATTTAGAATGTTTTCGGCTGTTATTTTTTGTGTTTCTGGAGATGATCCAGTATTTTCATTTACCATAATCAAAAAATCATCATTTGCTAATCCGCTAGCTAATGGTAGTTCCGTTATTTTAGGCATACAATTAATCCATTCTTTAATTTTAATTATTCTCTACTATGATCAATCATAATATTCTTTACCCCATAAAGCAACCAATTATTTTAAAGTTAAATATAATATGGCTAATAATTATGTAAAATAAAGAACCACAGCACCGCCAACTCCATTATTATTAGTTCCATTCCAACCACCACCACCCCTGCCAGCTATGTTGCGAGTCCCAACGGGGCTTGAAGTAAATCCACCATAACCAAAAACTCCATCTCCACAATCACTAATTGATTGTCCTGCAAGAGCCACAGCTGTGAATAGTCCGCCTATTGAATTATTTGACTTAAGTCTCGGACAACCAGTTGCAGCAGCATTTCCACCAATGGCTCCACCTCTTAACAATGTTGTCCCACTCTGTGTTATAACAGAATAATCTCCTCCATTAGCTCCACCATCACCGCCATAATAAATTCCTCCGAGATTACTGCTAGCGCGCACACCATTTCCTTCTCCTGTTATTGTGGTTGAAGAATAAATAACTTGACTCTCAGGTCCATCGCTATTACGAACTCCTACTGTATAATAAACTATATCCCCACCAAAAACAGACCATGTTTTATATGCAGTACCACCGGCTCCCCTAAATCCATAACCAATAGCCCAGGCTTTCATTGTAGAAGCACCATTAGGCACTATATAAGAAAATGGAGTGTTACTATAGCTTGGATTTGTCAGAACAACTGCTATGGGAGAAAAACTTGGTGGAGATCTAAAAAATATTGGATGCCAATGTCTCATGAGAAATTTTGTATAATACCTCCGTACCAATTTGTACCATCGGATAAGAAGCTTAAAATATCTATCTTGTTTGCTCCGGTAGTTATATTAGGAGCAACTCCTCCACCTCCCCATTTTACTCCGCTAAATGTTGCCGTAAATGATCCTGTTTGTGTTATAAATAATGTAAGACTTGCAGCGGAAGATGCTGATGGCATAGTGAATATGCAATTATTATTTAATAATATTGTTTGAACATTACCATTAGTAAGAGATATGGTTTTTGTTGTTCCTGAGTTACCAACTGAATATAACTGATCAACCGTTCCTGTAATTCCTTGTGTTCCTTGTACTCCCTGAATACCTTGAGCGCCAGCTCCGGCGATCCCTTGACTACCCATAGCTCCTTCCAAACCTTGAATTCCTTGAACGCCTTGACTGCCAACGGTTCCTTGAACTCCTTGAACGCCGTTATATCCATCAACGCCCTGAGTTCCTTGAACTCCTTGAACGCCGTTATATCCGTCAACGCCCTGAGTTCCTTGAACTCCTTGAGCGCCGTTATATCCGTCAACGCCCTGAGTTCCTTGAACTCCTTGAACGCCGTTATATCCATCAACGCCCTGAGTTCCTTGAATACCCTGGACTCCAACCAAACCTTGACTACCTGCGAAGCCTTGAACGCCTTGTAATCCTTGGCTGCCAATAATACCTTGAACGCCTTGACTAGAGCTAATTACTAGTTCCCATGCGACCCCCGTCCATGACCAAAGACGACCATTTGCTTCATATGTTTGTCCTATGACTGGTGATGTTGGGGGAGATAGCGGCATTTTAATTCCTTTTTATTAGCAGTTTGGACCATTAAGTGTTGGTGGTGGACTTGAACCATTAACAATAAACCATCCAGTTAGCGGCGGAAGATTAGCAGATGAATCATTTTGATAAAGTCTATTAGGATTATCTGGGTCTGGATCTAAATCTTCTATGATCCACATGCCAGCAGAGGCTTCGTACTTTAGTTCACGACCACCTAAGCTATAAACGGGCCTTCCATTATAAACGACTCCATAATTAATGTAAGTATTATTTATCGTCGGAGTTGCTGATGTTGTGTAAAAATCATTGGACACAAATAAATCCTGCCCAGTGTCATTGTTGAACCAGTACGAGGATTGTCCTACTGGAGGGGTGCTAGAAGTTGAATAAATACCAGCAATCCATTCTGAATTCAAAACATCAGCAATATACCAATAAAGTATATCTGGTTCGCCATTGTAATAAATGGCATAGTTTGTTCCAGCTTTTGTATACTTTGGTCTTGTTACTCCAGCAAAAGTGAATGCTCCATCTTCACAATACTTACCACCATATGCGGTATTTGCTGCTACAAAATAGGCTGGTACAGAAGATGGGGCGGCTGTTGTAGTAGTGGTAGTGGTGGTTGTAGGCTCTGCTGTGGTTGTTGTTGTAGTCGTTGTAGTTGTCGGCTCTGGGGTAGTAGTGGTTGTTATAGCTGGTGGCCAAATAACTTTTAAAATATAGTTTTGAAAATCTGGATAAATATACTGTGTACTATGTGTGGCAGAGTCTGTACCATTATTTGTTGCGTAGGGCCATTTGTTTAATACAAGTACACGATAATATTTTGTACCAGTATCTGGCGATATTGCATAACCACTCAACTCGTAAGAGCCTCTAAAGTCCTGTGTATAAAGATCTGTCCAATTGGCGTCTTCTGTGTAGCCATTAGTAGCAATTTGAATTTTAACTGTTGTATCATTACCCGTATACCAAGAAACATCTGGCCCAGCATAATTGTATTCAGAAAGATATAGTAATACACTTTCATCTTGGATAGCAGAATATGTTTGAAAATTTAATCCGCTGTTAGGACCTTCTCTTGTGCTTCCACCTACCCATTGAGTAATAGGTTTATGCATAGGACTTAACTGAATAAATCTAACTTCATGACTTGTAAGTGTTGTTACGCCATCTTCTGCTGTAATTATACACCGTAATTTTCCAAAAGGAGTTTGCTCAAAAGGATTATTGTAATCTGTCATGAAATTATAAAATTTATTACCATTGGTAATATATGTTGAAGACGTTGCATTTGGAATATTACGCCAGTCATAGTTACGATCATCACCGCCAAAGTAAAGATTGGGACCATAAAACTGCCATTGGTATGTTTTTGTACCACCTCCCGCTACAGTAACGATGTAAGATACATCTTCATATTCTCCAGCATAATTGTTAAGTGGTTGACTAGTGATGGCGAATGGGATGTTTGTCGTGGTGGTTGTCGGTGAAGCCGTTGTAGTAGTTGTAGGCTCTACTGTTGTGGTAGTTGTTGGATTATAGGTATTTGTTGCGGTTCCGGGTCCGCATTCAAGATATGCTCCGACCCATTCATAGATTCGAGCAGTATCAGTAGCAAGGTAAAGGATTCCATGTGTTCCTTCAAGGGGAAAACCCAAAACATTTGCTGAGAAGAAAGCAGCTGCAATTCCCTGAATTCCCTGAGTACCTTGAACTCCTTGAGCGCCGTTATATCCATCAACGCCCTGAGTACCTTGAACTCCTTGAGCGCCGTTATATCCATCAACGCCCTGAGTACCTTGAACTCCTTGAGCGCCGTTATATCCATCAACGCCCTGAGTTCCTTGAAC